CACGATTGAGTAAAAGTATTCGTGCTTCGATTGGTACTTGGAATTGGAAGTATTGGTTAAAGAGACTTGAAATGCAGTGTGAATTAAACCGTGTTTCGTTCAGAACTGTTAGTCCTTATTATACCAGTACGACCTGTCCAGCATGTGGTCATTCCAATCGGGGGAACCGAAATGGAGAGAAGTTCTTATGTCAGAATTGTGGTCACGCTGACAACGCAGATGTTAATGCAGGTAAGAACATTTTGAATCGGTTTCTCACGGGACAATACGGTGCTCGTTACAAACAGGAAAATCAAGAGAATTTAGTTGTTACTAATTTTTTGTAGATTTTTATGAACGGTCATTATGGTTTCTCTCTTGGTAATCCAATTATTCCCGAATGGTGTAAAATTATCGACAAAATATTGGAACTATGTGTTGCAACTGACCCTGAGTTTCAAATATGTCAAGTAAAAATCAAATTCGGCACAGTACATTTCAATGTTCATAGTGAAATTATTGAAGATTGTCACGATGTGGATAGGTTGATAATGAGCACATTATTTGACCGAGCATTAATTTATTGACTTTTTTGTAACATTTTTTGAGCATTTACGTATAATCACGTATGAAAAAGTTACCAATCATAGAAATCACCGAACTATTCCTGGTCAAATCAGGATGGGATAGGACATTCGTTGGTCAGATAATCAGAGAAACTGACGAAGATGGTCTATCAACTGTCCGTGGCAACGTTGTTGTTAACGAAGGAATGATTTGGAGTGCTGCAAACACGCAGGACGAACTTGGAAATAATCTTGACGATATTTGTACAATGAAACTCGACATGAACCTTCACGATAATGTTGGTGTCAGAACTGTTGTGGCAAATACAGCATTTTTTATGAATTAAATGAAAGATTTTGAATTACTCAAGCGTACTTATCCAGTCAGTGAATTTGACCGTCCTTGTGATGGTTACGATTATATTTTAAAGAATAGTACTGAGGAAGAAAGACTGGAATGGGGAGTTAAAATGGATGAGTTGCAGAGGGTAATTAAGACAGGCGAAAAGTATATGTATCAAGTGGCAAGAGAAGGACAGTCATTCAGAACCATGTATTTATGCTTTACAAATTATGCGATAATAAGAAAATATATATTCAAACTGGAAGATGAGTAACACTGATGAAAGATATCGACAATATGTCGATAACTGCAAGAAGCAACCCCGCAGCTTTGGAGATTGGCTGAGAGTCACAACTATGTTTATACATCATCGTGAAATCATTAGACCTATGATAATTTGGTGGCAAGATTTAAGAAAAACAGAAGGACTTCCAAATCCCAAATTAAGATGAAACCGAAAAACAACATAAAACTTTACGATACCGTAAGATGCTTCCGTGACTGAATGGTTAAGGTGTCAGACTCTAAATCTGATTTGTGCAGGTTCGATTCCTGTCGGAAGTACAAAAATAATTGATAATTTGCTTGGAGATTAAAAATATTGTAGTAATTTTGCTCGTCATACAGTATTTATATATCTACGACAATTATTAACAATTAAATTTACGATTATGAAGTAGGTTAAATTAGTAACAGTAACAAGAAAAGACCTGGATGCAGGTTACCAATTAGCGCAGACTATACACAGTAGTAGTCGATTTGCGTATCATTATCCCGAACTACATCGGGAATGGATTGAAAAATCCGAATATGTTGTATCACTTTCCGTGGACAACGAAGAATCCCTCAATGACCTTTATAACAAATTAAAAAGCAATGGTGCTATTGTTGTGGCTTTTCATGAGCCAGACATACAGGACCAGTTGACTTCTATTTGCTATTATGGTACGCCAGTAATGCGTAAGCATACGCAGAAGTTAGACTTAGCACTCAAAGAAGTTGAAGTCGCAACTAAAAATTAAACCCGCAATTAAATTTAAGACCATGAAGCCATACTTATAGATTATCCGACCCCCATAATGGTGTGATTATTACCGAATTCGCAATTCGCAAATTGCGAATCAACCACAAAATCAATAAATTACACGATAAATTAACAATAATTAACAAATAAATAAATTTACACCAATATGGAAACAACAGTAAAATCAACAAAAATGACATCACACGATAGTGCTGATTTAATTAAAGGTATTGAAACCGCCTTAGACGTAGTTCTTGAAAAGGTTACAGAAGAAGATTGGAATCTTCCACTCATTAGTATTGACGACAAAAACTTAAATGCAAGAGTCATTCACATGACCTTAAACCAGAGAAAGAAATTAAAAAATAAACTCAATGGTTGTATATATAAGAAGAGTCTGAGAGCAATAAACACCTTCTTACATTTCTTACACAGACATGTGCTTGAAGAAAAAACTCCTGCTCCGGAAGTCCGTATTTCTGAGAAGGAAGTTAAAATCCAAGCAACTCGTAAGAAATACGTGGAAGCACGAAACCTTGCAATAAAATTGTACAAGGAATATAAGGACGAAAAGGGCGATTTTTACAAAAAGAAAATGGCTAAATAATAATAAAGGGGGAAAATATTAATCCCCCTTTTTTTATTTTTCCTTGCATATTTACTACGGATTGTGTAGTTTTACGCAAAATAATTTTATTTTAAAAACCGAATAATGTCAGGTACTACAATTCAAACCGATAATGACCGTGGAGTAATTTTCACACCAAAAGAAGAAATAAGTGTAAAGTCAGTATTGACTCCCGAAGAATTACAAGCAAAGTTACCTAAAGACGTAGAACTCCTTGAGAGTGATGCCGAAGTCGAAGGTAAATTAATGGATGGTATGGAAGAACTTGCTAAAGACCTCACGGATGAGGAAAAGAAAGCCATTTACATTCAACAATTAAAAGAGTCTCACATAAGATTCAAACCAATTAAACATGGCGTTACGAAAAGTGTTGTTGTTGGTACAGAACCTACGTTCTATGGTAGAAAACGTGTTCTGAGAAGCAAAGGAATTATAACAAATGTAACAACCAATCAGTTCGATGCAGATTATCGTAAGAAGCGTCAACGTAAAAATAAAATGGCGAAAGCCAGCCGAAGGTTAGCACACAAAAAGTAATGGGTGACAATACAGGATATTCCTTAGAAGGAAACGGTATGGACTTATCTAAATTAGGTCCAAACGGCAACTATTTTGCAGGTTCTGCAATAACAACCACATTCAATACAAACTACATGCAGGTCATTCCTAATAGTCACTATTATAGTGATTTAAATCAGTTGGTAACATACCTTGGCTATATACAAAGTTCGGGTAATCAATGGTATACTGCTTGGAGTGCAGAAGTCGAACAACTTATCATCGGCTTAGAAAATACAATCAAAAATGGTTATAAAATTAAAATGGTTGGTGATTCGGAACTTGATTTTAACGAAAGACCGTATCATGTTTTTATGTCAGTTGAAAGTATGATTGCTTTTATTAAGGATGTTGATATTAGTGCTGATTATAATGCCAATGAATTTTTAAAAGACTTTATCATTGCGATTGAGAATACTAAAAAAAGTGGATATAATTTAACAAACGGATTAAAAATGGAAAGAAAAGAGATTTACAACCGTCTTGATGGCGAAAGAGATTATCAGGACAAAAATTGGGGTTCACGCAGACAAATGGACGGAACACCTGATGAAGAAAAACCAGTTGCTGAGTGGATTAACTACATAGAATATCACTTGGCAAAAGCTAAAGAAAAAGTATATCATCTTGATACAGGTGGTGCTACTGATGAGTTACGTAAAGTTGCTGCACTTGCAGTACGTGCAATGGAAATTCACGGTTGTCCCCCAAGAGGCGGTACACCTGTTGTTGGTGGTGAGAAGCCATCGTGCGATTGCAAAAAATAATATTACAATAACGGAAAAAATGACAAAATTCTGGAAAACACTTGGCGTGATATTCGAATGGATTATGAATATCATATTTGCTGCCATACTTTTTGGTGGCGGTGCATGGTGCATATGGGAAATGTTTATTAAGTAATGGAACAACTTGTTGACTTAAATAATACGTTCTGGGATAGACTTCAAGAATACGTGACTGACTTACGTGTAGATGCACGATGGGTATTACGTGGACTTACTGACAAAAAATCTTATGGTTCACTGAGAATCGTGTCACATCCGGACTTACCGCCTGGACAACTTCGTGCATTCTTCACGTATGTTATGACCATTAAACCTAAGACTAAGGAACAGAAACTCAAGGCGATTGAGGACTACCAAATGGAAATAACCGAAATGGAAGTTTACTCGATTAACGATGACATTAAGACCGAAACACAGACTTATGTAGCACCATTTAAGGAACTTGAAGAAATGTTCGGTGTAAAAGTATTTGGAAAATGAAAAAAGAAATAGTAGAACTACTTGTCGATAACACGGGTGTTTCAACAGAGCAAGCAACTATTATTGCAAGAAAAATAGATAGACTTTATAAGCAGAGTCATATAGACCTACTTAAAGAATTTATCGAACACCCAACTAAGCCGGGTTATAAGCGACATGATATTCTCGATAGAATCAAAAAGTTAGAAAATAAATAATAAAACAGAATAAAATGGCAAAAAAAGAGAACGATTTAGTAAAAGAAGTATTAATGGAAAATCAAGAAAAAAAGGAAAAAGAAAAGGACTACAGTGCTGTTACAGGCAAGGGTGGTGGCTTACGCTTTAACAAAGGTAAACTGAGATACGACTTGGTTGAACCACGAGCATTTGAAGACTTCGTTCAGGTGCTTACCGATGGTGCAAACAAGTACTTCGACAGAAACTGGGAACGTGGTTTATCATGGACCTCAGTTCTGGCTTCACTTAAAAGGCACTTGGCTGCCATTGAAAAAGGTGAAGACTATGATAAGGAAAGTGGTCGCTTACATATTGCTCACGCAGCTTGTAACGTACATTTTCTCAATGCATTCTACTATAGCTTTCCACAGGGTGACGACAGACCTAAAAGGTTCTTAAACATCCCTAAAATCGGTCTGGACATTGATGGAGTGCTCGCTGATTGGACAGGTGGATGGGCAAAAATTTATCCCGAAGTTTCAGCAACACCATATTCTTGGTATTTTGACAGAGTTGTTGGTAAGCGTTTCAAAGCAATGGAAGCTGCAGGAACTCTCGATGAATTCTATATGAATCTTGAACCTCTGATGCAAGCAAAAGACTTAACTTTCGAGCCACACTGCTATATTACATCACGTCCTGTTTCACAAGAAATCTCAGAACAATGGTTGGATAAACACGGATTTCCGTCAAGACATGTTCACAGTATTCAGATGGGTGAAAGTAAAGTGGATGTAGCCAAAGCTGCAGGTGTTGAAATATTTATTGACGATTCATACGAAAATTTTGTTGCCTTAAACAACGCAGGTATATGTACATACCTGTACACAGCATCTTGGAATACCAAACATGATGTTGGTCATCTTAGGCTTAACTCGCTGAATGACTTGCCGTTGCTGAAGTAAAAAATTTGCATGTTTTTTGTAGTAATTATAGACTAACCGTCATTTGTGAGTATTTATAAATGACGGTTATTATATATAAAGCAAAATCATGGGAAATATTTTTGAAGACATAGTTCAGGACGTTGAGGTAAAGCCAAGTAAATCAAAACTTGTACTTAAATGGGTTGTTAGAATAGCGATACTGCTAATTTGTGGTGCATTTGTATTTGGTCAACTCAAAATAAAGAGTATGAACAAAGTAAATACTTTTGAAAAATCACTACAAGAAAATACTGAAGCAATTAAAGATTTAAACAAAAAGACAGAAGAGGGTTTTAAGGCGGTTAATGGTAGAATAGATAAGGCATATGATGATGGAAACAAGGTGTTTAACGATTGGACCATATTCAACAAAGACCAACTTAAAATGGTTATAGACTACGGGCAGACAAATAAAGAAATGTTGAAAAGAATGCTTGATTTAAATGTTACAGAAAAAACCAAATCTGTTGAAAATCAGGTTGAACAAGCAAAAAAGGACACAAGTACTTACAATTCAAGAATTATTGTAAAGCCAGTTATTAATCCAAAGAAATAATTTTATGCCAGTTACACCGAGAGAGTATAGTAAGGAAACATTTTTAACTTTCTTACATAAGAATAATGTTTCCGATAGTATTGTGAATAAATTTATGCAGTTGCCGGAAAAGGTTACAAAAAGAGGTAAAGAATTTAAATTGTTCATATCGTCAACATGGTACGATACTGGTAAGACATATTATAACTTCGAACTTAATTATTACTCAGAAGAACTTGTCGAGTATTTATTTACCTATAAAGTATTTGACGATGTGGAGAGAAGTATTAATTTTTTGCTTTGTGAATTAATAAATAAACACTATATTGCAAAACCAGAACACTGTAAGTAATGAAAATTTGTATAATATCGGACACGCACAATAAGCACAAGCGTTTAGGTCAACTACCTATTGCTGATATGATTATTCATTGTGGTGACTTTACTTCAATAGGTCAAAGCCATGAGATTCAAAATTTCATGGGATGGTATAGTCATTTGCCGTTTAAATACAAACTTATTATTGCAGGAAATCACGATTGGTTGTTTGAAAGAAATCGTTTAATTGCAATGGAAAAAGTGCCTGAGAATGTAACATACTTAGAAGACTCAGGTATAGAAATCGAAGGTATTAAGTTCTGGGGAACTCCCGTACAACTACCGTTTAATAATTGGGCATTTAATCGTCCGGAAGAAAAAATTAAACAGCATTGGGAAGCAATACCAGATGATACTGATGTGCTTATAACACACGGACCACCAAACAGTATTTTTGACTGGAGCATATACGATAAAATTCACACAGGTTCACCATCGTTATATTTCGAAGTACTGAACAGAATTAAGCCTAAATTGCATTGCTTTGGTCACATCCACGGTGGCTATGGAATTAAGGTAATTGAGAATACTACCTTCATTAATGCCTCAAATCTCGATGAAGATTACATGTGTGTGAATGCACCAGTTTTATTCGAAATATAAAAAGTCAGATGCGTCTGACTTTTTTGTTTTAATCCTGACTATTTATAGTTATGAAATCAGTTAATCGTATTATTAAAGAGGAAGTCCGAAGATATTTAAAAGAATCTGACGAAGACATAGATTGGGATTTATACGAAAAACTCGATGATGTAAAGCGTGAGGTTCTTGATGGATTTCTTAGAGACAGAGAAAAGGGAATAAAACAACAACCCTGGCAATTAGTGCCATTTGCAAGACTTAAGAAAATTTGGGAAGACTTTATGAACTACGGTGTTGTCAGAGATACCCGTGGCTTGGAAATGATTGAAGACATAATTCAGACCAACATTTTAAAACTTTACGTAAACACCGAATTATCGGGACATTCAGAAGCAGACCCGGCAGATGACTTTGAAGAATATGGTTATACCGACCAAGACAAAGAAGACTTTTATAGCTATATTGATAAAATCAGTGACTATGCTTTCAATGACTTTGGCGGCAGAAGATTAGGACTAACAACATTACTCGGTCAACTCAGAAAAGCACGTACACCCGAAGAAAAACTTCCAATTCTCGACCAAATATTAAACGTTGTTCACCAGACATCTGACTTAGCATCATACTTTGTAGAAGGTGGTTCATCGGCATTGAGCCAATTAAGCGGTAGTCCGTCTCAAGTACCTGCATAAAAATATTAAATAAATCTTGTCTTTTCGAAAACTTCGTCCTATTTATGGTAAAAAATTACTTTTACATAAATTCACGATTTACATGAATATCAGCGAATTATTCGAAAAATTACAAGACGACATTTCCGAAGAACTTAATGGAGAATTAATATTAGAGGGTAATTGTATTATCTGGTCCTATGATTTGGACCGTGACGGTGCAACACAAGATTTAGAGATTAGTGATGACGATGATGTTGAGTTTGACTTTGCATCAGCAACAAGTCCAGAAGAATTACTACAACAAGGATACGATGAGGATTTAATTGTAATTGAAGGTTGTATAGCACAGTTAGATGATTTTGCAGAATGGTCATATTCTGACCCAGAAATAGCAGACACCATAATTTCTTTTAAAATATTCTAAGTTTTCTGTAACATTCTCCTATAATTTTCGTATAATTGCGAAAAGATTTTATTATGGGAGGCAAGGCACTAAACAAATATGGAGTTTTCACCGAAAGGAAAAACACAGACGAATTCCTGAGACTTGGAAAGTCAATTCAGAATACGCTTGAATATTATTTTTTGACACAGCGTGATACTGAACTTGAAACTCATGTTGTTCGTTGTTATCGTACTAAGGCAGACCACGGTGACTTGGATTTGCTTGTGAAGATAACACCAGACATGAATATCGATTACAAGAGTCTTATTCATCTTATGTTCTTGCCAAAGGCTATTAACGCCAACGGTGGAGTATATTCATTCGATTACCAAGGATTTCAAGTTGACTTTATTCCTATTCCTGAAAGTAAGTGGGAGTCAGCTAAGATTTATTACAGCTATGACCCGCTTGGTAACATCATGGGAAAGACTTATCACAAGTTTAACCTGTCATATGGTTGGGAAGGTTTGTTCTACAAGTACAGAAATGCTCATGGAACAAACAGTGAAAATATCCTGCTTACTAACGATGCCCGTAGAATCTTCGACTTCGGTGGATATGACTACGACAGGTACTTGAAGGGTTTCGATACACTTGAAGAAATCTTTAGGTTTGCTATTGACAGCAAGTACTTTGACTCAGAAATGTTTCAAATGGAAAACTTGAAGTCAATTGACAAGAAAAGAAACCGTAAGAGAGGTTCATATCATTTGTTTTTGAATTACATTAAAGACAACGGTATTACAACAAGATACAGTTTCTGTGAAGATAAAGATTGGTATCTTACTGCTATTGAAACTGCTTTTCCCGAATCTGACCTTGGTTTAAAAATAATTGGTTTGAGGCAGATAGATAAGAAAAACAAACTGATTGCAGATAAATTCAATGGTGAACTTGTTATGGAGTGGATTCCCGGACTTAAAGGAAAAGAATTGGGTGTAATAATTGGCGATTATAAGCTATGGTGGGGAGAATACTTTGAAGAATTTATTCTCAAGACTGCACCCAGTGACATTCGGGATAACTTCATAGGAGTTTACAATAAGATTATTTCAACAAATAAAAAACTAAATGGCTGAAATTAGCGCAGGTAAAGAACGTAATAACATTCTGAAAGTCGGAAGTAAGAATCTGAACTCAGAGAATTGGAAGGTTCATCACCCGTCTGGAAGACATATGTTCACCTGTGGCGAAAAGAAAGCTAAGTGGTATGTTGATAGAGGGTTAGCTGATATCATTGGTAAGAAGATGATTAAGCTAACCTTTATTCCAAGGGGTAATGGCTTTGAAGATAACGAAGAGTTTGGTCGTAGCATCCGGGAAGCAAAATGTGTTGTAACGGGCATAGATGAAGGTCTGCAGAGACATCATATTGTGCCGTATTGCTACCGCACGTACTTCCCGGAAATCTATAAGTCTAAGAATCATCATGACGTGGTATTAATTAATCACGAAATTCACTCTGATTATGAGCAAATAGCAAATGATTATAAGGATGAAATTGCCAGAATCTACGGAGTGCCAACAATCGGTGAACTCAACTCACAATACACAGGAAGATTGCGGGAAGCAGGAAAAGAAAATTCTATCCTACTGAACGCAATTCACTCATTATTCAAGTGCTATGGTCGAGTAAGTGAGGAAGTTAAAGTTGAAAAACTTCACTTCATTGCGAACCGTATTGGTCTTGATTACGAAGTTGTCTCAAACTACAACTACATGCAGCTTTACAAAATCTATCTTTACCTGCAGGTAGTACATGAGAAGGAAATTTATGACTTCAAGGAAAAAAATCGGCAGTACTATGACCACGGATATCATGTGGTACAGAAACTTGACACTGAGGAAAAGATTGAGGAATTTGTGAAACTCTGGCGAAACCATTTTATTAACACAATGCATCCACAGTTTATGCCACAAGGATGGTCCGTGGATTTCCGAATTAAAACAAAAATTTCATAAATCTCTTGCACGTGTCAATTATTATAACTAATATTGTAATCTAAAAATAAATTCAAAATGAAACTATACAAAGCGTTAAAACTGAGAAAAAAATTAGTAGGTGAAGTTGCTAAACTGAAACAACAGATTCAAGCAAAAAACTCATTTACTGTGGGTTCGGTAGACCCAACAAAATTTAGTGTGGATAAAATCTATGCTGAACTCCAGGCAAAAATCAACGATTTGGTCGGACTGAAATATGTCATTAACGAAGCTAATCGTCCGATTCAGGAACAGATTTACAGACTTTCAGAACTTAAAGCACTGCTTGTTTTCTGGAATGGCGTAAATGTTCAAGAAGGCGAACACATGGTTGGATATTCTGAGGCTAAGACCATTGAGTATGTTGCGCAGATTGACGAAATCAAACGCAATCAGATGGTTGAAGACTTCCAGAAGAAAATCGATGTTATACAGGAAGAAATCGACACCTATAACTACACAACGGATGTTCCTTGGGGTGGTGTGAACGATGACCTTCCAGAAGGACCAAACAAAGTGGAGTAAGAAAAACTGGGGTGTGTTATCGAGTAGCGAAGAAGCAGAAGTGAATATACGTTAGCCAAATGGCTTCAGAAACTGATAGTGATTTGAATGTTCAAAAGTCAGTATTCATGTTGTCAAAATTTAAGTCTCAAAACTTAAAACTCATTTAACTTTCATTTTTAACTTTTGACCCAAAGATACACACTCCTTTTATTTTAATTCAATGGACAATATAAAATTCGACTATAACAACATACTTATTGTGCCAGAGGTAAATACAGATATAGAAAGCAGATATAAAGACATAGTTCTTCCGAACATGTTACCGCTTTTTACTGCCCCAATGGACACTGTTGTTGATTTAAGCAACATGAGATATTTTTTGGCAAACGGTATTAATGTTACTTTACCGAGAACAATTACATATGATTCGTTTCTCGAAAACACTAAAGTAAACACATCAATATTTACCCAAAACCTATTCATTAGCTTGGGTTTACAGGATATGGAGAAGCACTATAAGACTAACTTCAAAGTATTCCATAGGGATGCACATATTCTCATAGATGTAGCCAACGGTCACATGCAAAAGATTGTGGATATTGCAAGAGAAGTACGTAGACTTAGACCAGACATAAAATTAATGGTTGGTAATATTGCTAATCCCGAAGCATATGCTTGGTACGCAAAAAACCATTGTGTTGACTTTATCCGTGTGGGTATCGGTAACGGCAATGGCTGTCTCACTACCAAACAATCGGGAGTCGGATATCCGGGAGCATCACTCATTCAAGAAACCTATAAGGTAAAGCAAGATTTTATAAAAAATAATGTTGCTGGTAAAGTTCCTGCAATTGTTGCCGATGGTGGAATGAAAGATTATGTCGATGTAATTAAAGCATTGGCATTGGGTGCTGATTATGTCATGATTGGCTCAATCTTCAACAAAGCATTCGAAAGTTGCGCAAAGAATTATGTGTTTTATATTCCGGTAAACGATAAGATTGCCAACTATTGTTTTGACCATAAAATACCTGTCATGAAACATTTCCGTGGCATGAGTACCAAGGAAGCACAAAAAGCTATGGGAAAGACCAGTTTTAAGACTTCTGAGGGCGTTACGAGATACAGGAAGGTAGAATATCGCCTACAAGGTTGGGTTGAAAATTTCGAGCATTACTTGCGAAATGCAATGAGTTATGCTAATGCCCGGACATTAGAGGATTTTATTGGCAAAGCAGATGTTTGCCAAATTACAAAAGCAGCATATGATAGATTTAACAAATAGGTCAGTTGAAGATGTTAACGCACTTATACAAAAATATGCTTCTGTATTAGAACTGATTAAGCCACAACATCAGCCATCAATGGCAGTCATTCTCGAAGTCGGCATCAACCACGTTAAAGAAAATTATCCCATGTTAGAACTTGATTGGAAAGTCTGGTCAATTGTTCTACTTAAAAACAAATACTTAAGTGGTCATTTAAAGAAGGAATCCGATATTCCTAAGACAATTGCTGACTTCGTTCAGCATATTAAGGACAATTATGCTGATTACATTCAGCAACTTGGTATGTTTACAAATGAATTTGACAGAGACTATGCATTTCTTTGCAGGTATATGAAATAAAAAATCGGTAGAAATCTTCCGATAATCTACCGATTTAGTTTATAATCTACCGATATTACGCCACTTGTAGTTCCTCCAATTGCGTCTCGTATTTTAACTTTAAAATTCTTAGGTTTTCTGTTTTCTTGTCGCTGATGCCATATTTTTCAAAATTGGCAATTTTTGTTTCTAATTCTGCGATTTTATGTTCCAAAATCTCAATGTCTCTATCTTTAGCCATAGCTTTTAAGTTTAAGTGTATTTTATTTTCCTATAAATACTAAAGTGCTTGTATTTATACCCGACATTTAGTATATTTGTTGATTAAAATTTAAATTATGGAAAAGTATATCAGATACAAAAGATTCGCAGAAACTCACAATGAGAAAACATTACAAGACTTTTACGATAGGCTCGTTACAGAAGGTTGGGAAATCGTTTATTATAATGAAATCCGTCAACCAACAGGACAATTATCTGCAACTCCACAAGAAATAAACATTCATGTTATTGCTCTTTGTGGTAAAAGACAAGATAATAGTCTTAAGCCTGAAGTCTTATGAGCATTGATTCAGGTTACTTAGTTGAAACTAAGACAGGCAAAAAGGGAAGAACCTATCATCGTGATAAGAAAGTAAATGGCAAAGTTGTCGTTTATATTGAAGGCGAAGCGGAAACAACATTAAAAATGCTTTGTAATCCGGACAGCATAAAAATAATTGGATACGTAGATTAACTGCAATGGAAGAACTTAATTTAACACAGGGACACACATATCTTATCAGATATGGCGGTACTGAAACTCTTCATGAGATAAAAGTACTCACAATAACTGAAAAGGCATATCAAATCAGATGGCAGAGTGGTACAATTACATGGGAAATGAAAAGACGCATGGATAGTGATTATACTCTCTTAGAAGACATTAGCGATTTTCCAATATTTGTCGAAGGTACAACTATTACAACTACTGGAGAACCACTTAAATTCGACATTAAATGGTCACAATGCCACGTATGTAAAGGATTTGGCACAGTTCCAGACCCAGGCAGCACCACAGGCAACAAACTATGCCCATTATGTTTTGGTAGTAAAATGGTCTCAGATACGGTCCAAGTAAAGTCTTAATTAAATCTCAAACGTATTTATTGGAAATAGTGTGTCAACATGCTTTCAATAATACAGATAATTAAGGAAGAACTACAGGATTTTTACGACTATGGCGATGAGCAGAGCATGGTCGATAGGTATTATGAAAGAAACATAAGTAACAAACCTGCAACCCAAACACCTAAAGAACAAATCAATGCTGAGTTAATTGGGTACGTCACAAAACAATGGGGTGCTAAATTAAACGAACCAATTCCTGTATACAAAAATCCTTCACGACTAATTGGCTTTGCTGCCAATGCAAGGGGTGTTTTATTAGAAGATGGTACATTCTTTCTCGCTCCGACTCCAAGTGCAATGCATGACAATATACTGGACATGCTTGCTGAGAAAGGCATTGTTCCAATGGGAAGAATACACGAATATTTCAATTTTTATCCAGATGAATTTATTGCGGTACAAAGATTCGGCACAACCGATATGTTCAACCAATCAAGTGCATATGATAGGTTTCCTGAGTATTATCAACAAATCTTCGATAATGCTAACAGAAGACAACCATACGAATTTAAGGAAATTCAAGACGATAATGTAAACGAAATCGAAAGTCCATTAGACCCAAATTTTCAGATATCTAACATACCACAAGGATATGACGGTAATATACTTAACGAAATGAAAAACAAAGTAACTAAACTCATAGAAAGCGCAATTGGCGGGTTCATGGGTAATGCACAAATATCAATAACTCCCGTAGAACCTGATTTTCGCTCAGGTAAGAATCAACCATTAACATATAGTGTAATGTATGAGAAGGAAGTCAACGGAGAACTAATTGAAATCGAAGGCACTTTGACCCCACATCACACAGGTCGAGCAGTAGAATATGGTTTTGAACCAGGATACTTTACAGATGGTAGTCCTGCATCACAATATTGGGATGAAAATTGGGAAGCAATTACCGATGAAATTACCGACAAATTCTACGATAGCGGACTGAGATAATCCCTAAAATTTTCTTATTTTTTCTAATTTTTGGTTGGCTATCAGCGAATTACATCGTGAATGCTGGATTGCCTTGGAAGTAGCTGTTGAAGCATTGTAAAGAACTCTTGGTAGCTATTTAACTTCTTTTTTGACTGTTCAGCCTGATATTCTAATGTCATAATATGCTTCCAAATCATTTCGTCATTTTCGTCTTTTGACTTTCTGAGTTTCTCTTTGAGTTCCTCATACTTTTCCTTGCATTTATTCTCATATGCAGCTTGTGCGTGGTCGAAATACATAGTCTTATAATTTGTCAAATTCTGGTATCCAACGTTTAGGTAGTCTTCTGAACTTCATAGTCTTAGCCTCAATTACCGCTTCATCTTCCTCATATTCTCTCCACGGTCTAACTTCGGTTTTCTTACCTTTTCTTCTGTCCTTAATAGACACGTCAAAGATAGCAATTTCCTTTTTCCAGAAACGCCATAGGTCACGATTTTGACCGTATTTCCACAAACTAAAGTTGCAGTTGGTAGTGCTATTGGAACAATTATAGGAATTTGGCTTTCAATACATATTCTTGGTGCTTAATGCATCACTTTAATTAATGTGTCGTCTTTAGTATAAATATTAGACATGGCTACATTAAAGAAAACCAAAAAGAGAGTAATCGCAGGAGTCTGCGGTGGAATCGCAAAATGGATTGACCCAGACATCAATCCATTAGGAATAAGACTTTTATGGTTCTTCTTGGGATTGTTTCACCCGTTCTGTATGCTGATAATTTATGTGTTTCTTGCAGCAACACTAAGAACTGAGTTGACAATCTTTCAAGACGAAAAACAAAGTACAAAAGGTGAGTAATCACCTTTTTTCTTTTAAGGGTCTTTATAGTATTTATGTGAAACAGCACTACTATGTTAACATACGAAACTCATAAATCTGAAATTAGTAAAATATTTGATTTAATAAATTCGGGTAGATTTTATTCTCTGACCTTTATTAAAAAGGGTGACGGTCAAGTACGATACTTAAACGGCAAACGCATGCTCTATAAAGCACCTGACGGTAGTGATGCCGTGGTAAAAAATGTCGGTTACGACCCAAAGAATTACAATCTTATCAGGGTTTATGACAGAAACGCATTGAACCCCAAAACCAATCAACGTACTGGCGGTTACAGAAGTGCAGCTCTTGAAAACATAGTTTATATTAAATGTGGTAGCGAACTATTTGATTTTGTACAGGAAAACGACATACAGAAAAGATTTCCACACGTTAATCTACAAGAAATCCAAGGAAGAATGAAAATTGGGGATATTGTTGATGACGAAGCACAAAGCATTCAAGAAGATGTGGGACAATTAATGGGCATACCAGAAGTAGCAGAAATGCTTTCCAGAGTAGACCCAAATCTGACTCCTGAAGATATGCAGGGACTTTTACAACAAGAATACCAAGAAGGCGGTGACGAAGCAGTTAGAAAAATGTTCTACGAAATGTCACAAGGTACAGACTTACAGATACTCGGCAGAGGTAAATATGCACTTAAATTTTAATACATATGGACAATTTTTATTTGGTACTTATTAAAAGTAATGGTGAAATAATTCACAACATATTTGCAACATGTCATAAAGACTTAATCGCAAAATACATTAGTCCTGTCGATACAAGAGAAAATAACTATTTTAAGGCTACTTATAGTCCTAAAGCTGGTTATAGACTTGACGATATCTTCAACTACCATTTACTTATCAACGAAATTTATGTTCCCGAATGGTTTAAAGATGAATTCGAAGTTGAAACTATGATAAAATTACAGGAAATTATAAACTCAATGATAATTAAGAACCACAAACAACTACTTTTACATGAAGGTGCAATATTAGTTGGCAATGCAATGGCTTCAGAATTAAAGCATTCTGTGGTTTTTGCCATGTATGATAATGCAATCATTGATGTATTAGATAATAATTCAGAAGTACATCTAATTACCGACAATTGTTACATAGTTGACATGAGAGATTCTACAAGAGTAGATGAAATGACTGGTTTCGCCAGAGTAAAAGAAATGCACGATTATTCCAAAATCATGAAAATGTGGGGACAGTCGAAAGTCGGTGCTATGTTTAATAATTCCCGTATATCAATACTTAAGGGCGATGCAAAAATTACAGAAATGCATGGAGCTGCAGTTGCCGACAGACTAAAACATGATTCACGTGTAGTTGAAATGCACGGTCACGCAGTAATCGAAGAAATGTGGGATTGGTCAACGGTTGAAAAAATGTTTGACCAGAGCCGAATAAATTTCATGGACGAAGATGCCAGAGTTTTAGAAATGCATGGTGACTCAACCATCGAAGAAATGTACGGTAATGCTGTGGTTGAAAGACTATTCGAGAATTCTTTAGTTCGTAAAATCAACGAAAAGGCTAAGATACTTAAAAAAGAATTGGGCGAGTAATTAAGCTGCCTGTTCTTCTCCTACCAAAATATTAAACTGTTCTTCGGGCAATGCCTGTCCCGTATCTACGTATTGGTGCAACAGGTGATATCCACCTTTGTCATTTTTGAACTGCCATAGGTAGTTAAATTGCTCATTAGAAAGTAAGTGTCCTCTACCAATATATTTGGATTGTTCTTCGAAGCTAAGATTTTTAAACCAATCTAAGTCCGTATTGCCTCTGCCTAACTTCTCAGTTTCAGCAGTTTCTGCATTGGTCTTAGGTATATTCTGAAAGAGTTTATCAACTGGAACACCCTTACCCTTTAAATATTCTAAGTAACCGTCTTCATTGTTACCAAAGTGTGCAACATTACCTGTGGTGTTATTAGCATCAGTTAATTCAATGCCGTGCTGTGTATAATCCAAAACAACTATATGAAGCGGGTCATTTAATTCGAAGTTTTCATCTACTATATAATAGAAGGTACTGGTTTTGGTATCCCTATACGATTGCCACATCGTATTTGCAGGTTGACCAATACAGAAACCATAATGCTTGCCAGTTAATCCACCTGTGGTATACTTAATACACTTACCAACATCATTACCGTCATAAACCCTAATCTTATTGCCTTCCCAAATTGGTGGTTCGTCTGTCTCAACGTTTATCTTACCCTTCCACTGTGCATGACCTCTTGCCATTGCCTCAAGTCCGTGAATGAATTCTGCAAATTTTAAATAGTCTGGAAATGTCTTACCGTTTACAATATAACCTGCATCACTAATCTGTGGTGCAGCGATTTTATTTGTGTTCATCATTTCAGAAATACTTCTGAAAAGCGTTTGTAAATCTCTCATGCCGTCTTGACCAATCTCAAGAAATGCTTTAGCAATGACAGGAAGCAATACTTGGTTCTTACTACCGTCAAACTCTTTGAATTTATTTAGTGTTATTTGATTAACATCATCAGCAACACCGTTGTTTTTTCTCAGTATAGCCAGTGCCTGCTGTTCAGTCTGCTTAGACTCAAGGATAGCGTTTACGTTTTCAACGATTTGCTTTTTGTCTTTCTTATTATCGTACTCTGTTAAATATAAGAGTCTTTTAAATCTTTCGTCCATTGCTGTGAATTTTATATAAATACGTTTATACTTTATCAAATTTTTTATGTAAACGGTTTTCGAGATACTTTCTCAAGCCGGGATGCTTCTTAACTATGGCTTCCATGCCATAATACTTGTCAATACTTTCAATGTCAAAATGGTCAAGTAGGTCGGGATGATGCATTATAATTGTTGACATATCGTCATAATCAAGTCTGCTAACATCAAAATATTTTATTAACGAAGGTTGTCTGACAAGTACTTCCATCGTAAGCATACTATTGAAATTCAAATCATCTATGTAATCTGTCAGTGCAGGTGCTGCTTGCGGACTTTTCATCAGTAAAGCTGCTGTTTGGGAATCATCCAAATGTAAACCCATGCCAGGAATAATCATGTTATTATTAGCCATGTAAGCAAGTTCCCATGTTCTTAGCACATAATCATAGGACTCCCGCATCGCAATCTGACGTTTACGAAAATAAGTATCAACCAATTGTTTCTGTGACTTGTCCATTATTCAAGTGTTACGTTATCTCTCTTAATACTATCCATGTAAGGTTTTAATTCGGGCACATTCATTGCAAGCATTTTAGCTGTAACCTTGTCAATCTTATTCATAAACGGTTTGAGTTTTTCAGCTAATTCTGGCTGTTTTATAAGTACAATCGCCAAGTCCTCACTATCAAAGCGTCTGACATGCATCATCAAGTCATCAAGTGTTTCTGGATGAGCAGTGAGAATTTCTATGACATGTGGAGTCATTAAATGCATTATTTGTTCCGGAGTTAATGACTTAATAAGAGTTGGCTGTGCAAGTAATAGTTTATAAATCGAGTGTTCGTTGAGTTTTAATAAAGGACTTCGTGCATTCTGTTGCATGTACTGTATAAACTCTGGATGAACCTGTAATAATTCTTTTACTCTACTAACGTTTAATTTTTTCAAATAATACTTCAGAACCGATATTAATGACGGTTCTTTAATAAGTATTTCAGTTATGTCAGAACCATCAAGTTTATTTGGGTCAACCTTATCATACATTTCATTTTTAAGCATATAGATAGTCTCATAGAGACGATATTTGTATCTCCAGTTATCTCCTTGGCTTTGGGTAATATCCCTTTTACGCAAGTATGTATCGAGCAATTGCTTCTGTCCTTTATCCATTTCTCTTATACATATAAGGTTTCAATTTATCACGTAATTCTGGTTGGTCGTTAAGAATCATTATCAAATCCAAATGGTCAAGTAAATCCAAGTTGAATTTATCTACGAGCGATGGTTGTTTCTCCAAAACCTTTGCAATGTCAATGTGGTCAAACCTATTCGAACCGAGTTTATCGTATAATGACGGCTGATTTGAAAGTATGTCAGCAATGTCTTTGTGGTCCAATACGCTTAAATCAAACCTATCAACCAATTGTGGTTGCTTTGAAAGAATTACAGTAATGGGTGTATCACCTAAAACATGTATTCTTTCCGGCTTAAACCTGTCAATTAATTGTGGCTGTACTGATAATAATACCCCAAGTTCAAAATCATTAAGAATATTTGGTCTTTCAAGTTTGTCGAACCACTGCGGAAAATTAATTAGCATACTCACAATCGTTTTACGTGGCAACTTGTTAATATCTTTAGCACCTATTTTAAGTTCATAGTTTATCTCATAGGGATGAAAATGCATACCACTTCCTTGCTCCGTAGCAATTGCCCTCTTACGAAAATAAGTATCAACCAATTGTTTCTGCGCTTTATCCATTACGTTTGAGTTTATTTAAAATAGTTCTTAATTGTGGTCGCATCATTATCAAGTCATCAATATCCGAACCTTTTAGTTTACTAAGATTTAATTTATCTGCTAATTGTGGTTGTCCTACAAGTATTTCAATCTGCTGTCCGATGTTTAATTTATTCAAGTTAAAAGAGCCAACAGTACTTGGTTGTTTTACAATAACAGCAACAACTTCATCACCACTTAAATGTGGAAGTACTTTTACAAAGTTTTTGTTTTGTACTAAAGCTGGTTGTTTCATTAAAACCTGCATAATACTATCTCCATCAAGGTACGGTGCAACCACTTCACTAAAAAATCTTGTATCTGCATAACGTGGTTGCCTTATAAGTATACCAATTGTAAGGCTTTGAAATATCAGATTTTTTCCTTTACTGACAAAATATAACATTTGTTGTACTATTTCATCATCAGCCAATTCAGGACTTTTAACAAAAACTCTCATTTTATCGTCAACATTCATTTTACCAAAATCTTCCCTTGTGAGTTTTGTACGTAGTTCTGGCATATCTGCAACAATTTCAGCAACATCTTCTCCGGTAAAACCTTTACGAAGCGCATCGAATTCCACTATGCCAGTCTTTAACGCATAGACTTTCTCATAGGGTTTAAGTTTATAATCATAGCCATGTGGGGCGGCAATAATTCTCTTACGGAAATATGTATCTACCAGTTGTTTTTGTGACTTGTCCATAGCAATGAATGATAATATTTTTTATAAATACTTTTAATCACAGCTAATTTACTTGCATATATAATTTATATGTTATACATTTGCTCAGAAATAATTTTATTTAAAATACTTAACATGTACGAAGGAACAGCAAACGGCAACTTTAACAGCAACACTAAAGCATCGGCAGGTGAAATCAAACAAACAGAATCCGAAAGAATATTATTTGCATTAGACCACAAAATCGAAATGCTTGATAAAACAGCCTCAAGCATTGTCACTAAAGTAACTTCTTTAGGTGGCTTTGAATTAGTTAAGGGTTCAGCAGACCCAAGTAAAGCCATACAGGGTGGCAACTTTATTGGTGAATTGGACTTGAGACTCGACAAACTTCAAAGTCTTGTAGAGGCTTATAGTGCAATTTTTTATAATCTCGAAAGACTGGCATAATGCTTGAACTACCACTCACCGAACTACAACTTAGGGAAATCACAAAGAACTACCCTGGAATTCGTTATAAGTACGACAAACAGGGTAAGTTCGTTGCCTATGCAAATGCTTGGACACTAATAATAGATGGATAAAAAGACTCTTAAATTAGAAATACTTGACCCCAAGGGAGAAGAAGTCAGAACACATGGTTTCGATTTTCATTCATATGAAGGAAACAGACTTCGTTTGACCATTGGTGACAATACCTATATTATGGATAAGAACGGCAAGTTAGTCATTCTTACTCAGAAAGAAATCGACCAAGAGGAACAACGCAAGAAGCCAAGAATAGGTGACATTCTCTATACCGACCCCAAGACGGGCAAAACTCAAACACTATTCGAATCACTGTTTCCAGTATTCACTGTGTGTTGCAGATACCCCGATATTGTAATTGGCGATAAGGGTTGTTCAGTCCGCATTAATGTTGCTGCCGAGAACGAAGAGAAAGCAGCTTTAACAGCATTGGCTAACAAAGCATTTACCAAGCACATAAGAATGACAAATTTCGACATGAAATATCTCGATGTATATAAACCAAGTGGAAATTATGTCATTGGTCAGGTAAACTATTACGAAGGAGACGAAAGACTATAATGGCAAAAACAATAATTAAAATCGAAGTAGAGGACATAAAGACCTCATTCTTAGGTGAAAACATCGAGTTAAAGATTGACGACAAACTTTCAATTGTTTTCAGTCGGCAGGCACTTGACGAACTTGTTATTGATTACACAAATCTAAAAGCAGAATAATGGAAAACATTTTAACTTTAAACGGCAAACGTTACAGACTTGTACCAATCGAAGCAGAATGGGAAATTACATTAATTGGTTTAAATGGCTGTCCTTGTGGTCACAATGGTCAAGTATTAACACCAAAAAATGCGGGAATTCTTGAAGTCACTCTTGGTAAAGAAACATTCAAGGTTGGTGAAATAATACGGGAAGGCAAAATTTTGGAATTCCTTTACAACCCAATTACTCATTATGTATTGGCAAGAATAGAAGGCAGTAAGAAACTTGTAGATGTTGATTCACTTAAAAAGTACGTAATGCCAGTTGAACTTACAGAGGACGACAAAACTAAATTAGTCAGTCTGAAACAAATATTTCCTGAAGTTTATGACTACTTAAAGGAACAGGAAACTGAAAAGCCTGGCTATCCTTCAAGAAAAAATGCCGAATTACCATGATATTATACAGAGCGAAACCCGATACATGGTTCAAGGAAGGCACTGTAGCCGAACTAATTGAAAGCATTTACACCAACGAAGGTAAAGAATTCGGAATATTTCGGGGAACATATATTGTCGGTGACACTGGCTATGATAAGTTTTGGCATAATAAGGGTCATAAAGTCGGTGATGAAGTCGTGATGAACGAACTCTGTTGCTTTGACGAATTTGAAAAAGAAACGATATGAGCATGATAGAAGGAGTAACCGATAGTCTGCACAAAGAACTTGTTAAATTAGCAGACATTTTAGAAACTTGTGAGTTAGGCAGTCCGGAGTATAAACAATATTCACGGGAATACCGCAAGGTCGCCAAAACACTATACCCTGACATGTATAGAGCCAATGGTCAGAGAAAACCCCGACAGCCATTTATCAGAACACTAAAATCCTGTACATGTGGTTGTAGAGTAATAAGACTCAGACGTGATGACAACGGTGTACAATTCAGTTGTAAAGACTGTGATAGAAAATCCGAAGTATGTAAAACACAACCAAAAGCAAGAGATAGTTGGAATAAAACCTTTGAAGTATGACAATAAAAGAAGATATAAAATCAATGTTTTGGGAACCAGCCATTGACTATGCCAATACTGTAGAACCAATTACTTTTGAAACCGATGAAGAACTTCCTGCACAACAAGAACGTTGGGACTTAGTTCATAAAGCATATGGTAAAGGTGTTGAAGATGTCATAGACTTTGTTATGGCAAATTACAAACTTAAAGTAATTGTCCCTGTGAAGAAAGAAACTGAGGAAGAAACACGTTTGAAACTCCGTGATAGTTTCGAATACCATGACATGTGCGCCAGAGCAACCTTGCATCCAGGAAAAAGTATTGATGATGTAAAACAAATTCATCTGAACAGAAGAATCGAAGACACATATAAGTTTGTCAACGAAATTCTTCTTAACACTACTCCAATGAACACCCCTGAAACCCGCAGATATGTGGTTGATTTAATTCAGAAAAGAATTGAGTATAATGTTATTGTAAGGTGTAACGAAGAAAATAATCCACCTGATGTCATTGACCAAAACTTACTTATTGCAGAACTTCTATGGAATGTTCCATATGACAGCAAAGGACCGCAAATGTTAAAATCTGTGTTGGTTTTTGGTAATAAAATTGACGTGGAAAATTATAATTTTCAGAATTTTCTCGATAACGAAACATTTAAATTTATACAGAAAGGCATATGAGAATACTTGAAGTAGACCCTAATCTTAAAGATGCTGACATAATATATAATGCATTTGACAACATCTTTTATTTCCTGGCTGAATACCTGCCAAAGTACTTCCTGCATAGTATTGACTATAATGGCGAGATATTGCAGATACCCAAATACATAACTCAAAAACACTACGACAGTCTTGACACAGAAACCAAAGAATTATTCAATGAACTCTGGGACTTAGTAGAAATCAACAAATATTGATATGGAAGCTAAAGACACCATTGAACTTAAAGGCAATATGTATCGGTTTATTACTGAACACCAAAGTCGATTTGTTCCAGAGACTTACATCGAAGAAATACTCAGCGTCAAAATCAAAGAAGACGATGACGACCACGGACCTATGGGAAAACATTATGTTGTTAAATTAAAACAACGCATGCCAGACTTCTCATTTACATCAGGTAACCAATATAAGTCGGTTGAAAGTACTTGTCTTGTGAATGCCCGACAATTCAATCATTTTGTGGGAAAACTTAAAGCAGTAATATGGCTATAGAAGGAAAACAGGGTTTAGTTACAATGACAACACCCGTAGAAGTTAAATTAGTGAAAAATAAAGTCAGAATTGAACTTAAAGGACATACTTTTCACTTGCAATGGAATGCCGATTTCATTGATACCAATGAAATACAGTTGATAAGGGAATTCGTGGAACTTGTTTATAAGGCAGGTTTCAGTGACGGTGCAAGTAAAGCAATGACTCCGAGTGAACAACGCCAAGATAGAATTGCAGAGATAATTTGTGGCGCATTAAATAATAAAAAATGATAACAATTGACTTAACAAAAATCAAAAAATACTTCCGGTCATTCAGCATGTATCAACATCCAGATGACTACGAAATGCCCAAAACGACAATTAATGAGGCTGTAAAAAAAGTGTCTGAGGAAGTTAGTGTATGCTATGTCGAACCCTATCGTCCAGTATATAATGCTCAAGGATTTTCCTGTGCAATGTCAAATCAACCAACATTAACAGGTCAAGATAATATTGCAATTGGTCATCAAACATTACACGGTACTTGTGCAGTAAGTTCAATGTCAGATGTATTTCAAGGTTGTACTTCCCTGTGTACAATACCCAAAGACCTTTTTAATAACATAAACGTACATTCATTATACGAATAATCATGACAATAGAAATTCAATTAAAGGAAAGCAGTTTACCACAAATCTATGAGAATGTGATAAATGCCTATACAAAAGGACCAGTATACTGTGTACTTTTTGTTAACACTGTGGGAAAACGTGTAACACACAAATACCCGTTAATCTCAATTTTCAGAATAATCGAAGATTACCCAGATAGTAAAAAGTAATGTCAGACAAAGCACAAAGAAAAGCAAGTAGAAAAGCAATTCTTGCCAAAAAGCTAAAGGAACAAGAAATGCTTGAGCATCCAGAGTGGTGCTATTGCGAAGAAATACTTCATAAAGAAGCCGACATTGATATCAACGAACCAATTGGCTGTACAGAACCAATAGATGGTTTTCCACGTTGGAATTCCAGTGGATTCACACAAAATATCTATAGGTGTAAACGCTGTGGTAAACAATACGTCATTCCTATGGCATTCGCAGCAACTGCAGAAGGCTTCGTAGAATTCGTAGAAACAGAACTGGAAATTCAAGAGCAAGCCAGAAAAGAATTAATTACAAAACTACTTGCTGCCGTAAATAATGTCGTACATAATGGTCGTATCGGTACTGCTAATTATATCAGTATTCCAGAAAAAAATCTACAGCATATCGCTGACGGACTTGGTGTTACCTTGGAAGAAGCTGCAGAAATACTCCAGGAATATTTCAAACCTAAACTCAATTAATCATGGGAAGCAGATATACTAAAAGTATTCCGGAGTTCATATACTTCACCGACTGTGGTAATGGTTGGTACAGTGGTCCATTCGTAAAGAATCCCTGTAAAGGCAAGAATGCCAATACTGACGGACTAATTATTTGTAAAGTAGTGGTTGTTCCAAAACTCGTTACAGAAGAAAAAAGTAATTTCTCACCAGAAACTCAACAAAGAATTACTGACTTGGAGAAAAAGGTAAATTGCTCGTAGAAGAACTTAAAAAACTCAAATATACCGAAGCACCACAAATAACTGGTAATGTCGAAGAACTACAGAAACTCGAAGCATGGCTGAAGTCTGATGTGGGACGTGAAACAATCAGGCAATCACAAATAGATGCAGACAAAGCAATCGAAGCATTAGGCTTGAGAGACATCGACTACGATAAATTACGTGAACCCTTTACAATTTAACTATGGAAAATCTATTAGAAAGCAAATCCGGTGACATAAATGCAGACAATGCATTTGTTGTCAGATACCAAGCAACAACACACGCATTGGGACAAATGAAAGATAAAACTCTTGAGAATGCCCAGAACTGGCTGAAAGCCAATGAAGAACGATATAATAATTTAACAAAAAATAATAAATAGCTATGGCAAAATTTTCTTTAATTAATGTCGAACAAGATTTCGATTTTCACTTCCAGGAAGGTGACCAAATCGTTTTCGAAATGCCACCCTTCTGTAGTGGCGACTATGCTGCAATCGTTAAAAAAGACCCGGACTTCGGATTGTTTATAGAGAGCGAAGATAACTATTTTGAAGGTTGCCGGGACTTCGAAGTAATGCGTAATGGTGAAGTAATATGATAATCTTTTTAAGAAATCAGAATAACAGGACAATCTTAGATTTAGACTGTTATGTAAAAACCGAATATACTGGTGAACCAACACCAATGAAATTCGTTGAAATCAGTGCGGATGTCTCAATACTATACTACTCGAAATTCTTACTGGAAAATCTCGACAGACAGGAAGAAATAATTCAGGACTTCTACGACATGTCAGAACTCCGTGGATGGCTGTGGGAAAGATATTTCATGGGTGGCGATAACGACCCTGAGAAATACGATGACGTAATCAGAGAATTACGGATTATGATTAAAGGCTATGCCAATAAGTATAACTTACGTTACGTAGAAGACTGATGACTAATCCACTTAAATCCGAAGAGAGTTTCACTAAATTTGTGAATGGACTCTGCTGTAACGGTTGCAAGTTTCTCGTAAATGATGTCTGTACAGAGAAAGATGCAAAGCTGCATGACGTAGACAGGTCATGGCTCGTACAAGATGCAATTAACCAATCCCTGCATGCAACTAATGATGAGGCAAAAATCTATCATAAAGAATTTGCCGATAATATCAACAACTACTATCTTTGCGAAGAATTCATAAGTAGAAAACAATAACGAAGTTACGTTGCCTTTCGATTTATAAAAAATTATAAAAACATGGAAGTAAGAAAAAAAGTAGACACAATTAAAGTAGATTTTAAGTGTCCTAAATGCAACACTGGCTTTTTAAGACCAACAGGAAGAGTCCTTACAAGCTACCCACCACAATACCCACATAGATGCAATAATCCCGAATGTGATTACAATGAAACATTCAGCGATAAGACTTATCCACACTTAGACTATGAATTCGATAACAGTATTCAAATACGTAATGGTAATACAATCGATATAATTCACGGCAAAGGTGACTCAGAATTCTGTACCGACAAGAAAGAACCCTTCGATAATTACGCAAGAAGACCATCGGGAAAATAAATCGTAGGGTATTTACTATTGTAAAGTGTCCTATGATTATGAAACGACTTTTGTTGATATTTATTATCTGCCTATATGCAAATAACATACAATTCGCAGATAATAATTATCTACCACAACAGGTCCGGACAGAATACTCAAACGGCAGTCCAACAACACTTGGCATAGACTTATATGTTAATAGCAACCACTGGCAAACAGAGTTTATACAGGAATATCAAAAATTAATACGGGATACTTTATATAACGACATTCAGTTCCGTACCGTTAACTTTAAGAAAGAACAAGGACGGAAGTACGACAAAGGTTGGCTTGGCTATACCGTCATTACAAGTATCAGTGCAGAAGTCGTAATAAATAACATGGAGAAATACCGTGGGGTTGAATTTAGTCCTGTAGACAGCAGTAAATATACCGATGACGATTACTTCCTTAAAGCAACAGTCTACCATGAGATAAGTCACTATTATTTCTACCAGTTACAGATTGAAATGACTAAGGTTAGGAATGTTCACGTTGACCAATATTACTTGCAGTCAATGACGATGTTCCCAAACGTTGAAATGCAATACGGTGCTAAATTCATTGAGGAAGGTTGGTGTGAATATATGATACAAAAATACCGCATATGTCCGACCTTTAAAACTATTCACGTTCCTGTGTCAGATAGGGAATTCCAAGACAAAGAATTAATCTATGACATACAGTACAAATACGCCTCAAAGTTTATCCGGGATTTCCTTGACATGTTTCAAGAACTCGATGGCAGACCTAAAGTCGGATTAATGATTTTACTTAATAACAGACCACCCACATATAAAGAAATCCTAAAGCCTGAGTTATATTACTGCAGAATTAAGTTAGGTTTACAGCCAAACCCAGAGTATTAGAGTATTTATGATAAAATATCAACGATGAAAATTAAGTATTTTCCAATCGTATTAGCTGTGACATTTTTTGCCCTACAACTTATTGCCTATTTAACCCAAACACCATTAGTCATCCCTACTGCAATTGTGGCGGGACTAATTTTTTATTCTTTTGCTTTAGTGCTTCTGCAATAGCTTTAGGATTTGTTATAATTGCAGTATACAATATGATAAAAGCCTGAGTATTTATAATTTTAATACAAAGACTATGAACTTAGAGTTGAACAGAAGGTTGCACGAACTATACGACAAAAAGAATAAGCTATACTACCACGGCAGAGAACAGGGTAAAAGACCCTATACTGGCACATACATATTTATAACAGATAATATGGGTTATGCTGCAGGGTACTCAGATGGCGATAAACTCTATACCTATACTGTTCCCTTTGGAGAAGATAAGATTTTCAGTATTAAGAACAAGAAAGACTTATTAGTTTTGCAACAATATGTGAATAATGAAACAATCAACGCTGTTTTACGTGACAGTGGTGCTGGACAAGAAATGGATTGGGCTGCCTTGTCATATATCAGTACCGATGATTACGAAATGCCAGAAGAATTATTTCAACACGCAGGTTACTTAGCTATAAGACTAAAAGAACGTCAGGGCATAGATAGTCTATATGTTTTTGACGAAAATGACCTGGACTTTAAAGGTGAGATTGACATCAGTACTCCCGAAAATATAAAGAAGATAGGGGACTTCTACAGGGAATTTACAAAAGATAAGAACTTCCTGCAAGAAAGAATTATAAAGGAATTAACACTGTTGGTCGAAGGACAACATGGTACAATAGACAATGGTAACGAACAAGGCAGTATTGATAATGGCAATGAAAATGGACATGTAGTTGCAGATGGAGTAGCTGATAAAGCTGCAGAGAAATTATTCAATATACCCGACCCAAATACCGCTATGAATAGACAAGCAACATCTGCTATGGGTCAGCAACAAGCAAAAACTCCGAGTCCAAGCGACCCCAAAGGAACACTCGTTGGATTTATAGAAGACAGGTTTAGTTCACCAATTGGTGGCAATAAGAAAATACCCGGCACAAACATCTATCTTAACCCCAAAAGTTTAGATGAGTTTGAAGCCGATGTTAAAGCCGTCAGCAATGACGTAGGCGATATGTTCGTCTCACAGGCAGACGCTGATATCTATCACTCAGATATAGTCAACGCAGTGGATAAACAAGATGTGTATAGGGGTTATATTGGCAATGCTTATGATGGTCAGGACACTATAACCTGGCATAGAATAAATAAGTCCGATGACTTTGGCTTTAGTGTAAGTTATTTGGACTTTAATAAGAATCCAGAGAACCACGCACAACGAGATAAACTCATGCAGATAGTCAAACAAAAGAATCCACGTTATAACTTCCTGCCTTTTTATTGGAGAGAGGAATGGAACAGGAGATACGACAGTGAGAATGACATGAACAACGACAGTTTACAAAATTACTAAACAATATTCTAATTCAGTGCTAAATGAATCTCAAGGGTCTTATAAAGGAAGAAATCAGCGCATATAATAATAGCGTATTCACGGACCTGCCCTTGGAATTATTTCAGAAACTCCGTATGCGAAAGTTCAGTGATGAGGCAAACCGCAGTCATATGAAACTCTATAAGGCAAAGGATGGCAAAGACTATATTATTTCTAAAGAGATTAATCGTGATGTATTCCGAGTTAGTACTCTTGACGGTGAACAAATAGCAGTAGCAGTGTTTGATGACGATAACGCTGGTTATTTCACTGGCTATGAAACATCCCAGAGTATTATGGTACAGCCTGAGTATAGACGTTTAGGACTTGCTACTGCACTGACGGACTTCGCTGAGACAATCTACGGTAAACCCTACAGACCAACTAAGGTTCTGAGTGAACCTATGCAGGGATTCGTAAAGAATAGGTTCAATACGACTTCATAATTGTTTTTGCGGACACCTTGTTTTCAGATTTCCAAATTTTTTCTATAAAATTTTTACCCTTTTAAACATTTTGTAACTACCTGATAATCAGGAAATCCTAAAAATTTTCTGGAATTTTTTTACTATACCGAACTTTGTCGTGTAGCACCCCCACCCCCTAAAACGGGGGGTCCGGGGGGGGTCTGACGGGGGGGGATACGGGGGGAGGGTGGTAGTGTAGAATGATTCTAAATAACAGAGGGTGTGTCGTTTGGCACACCCTCTGACTGACTAAGGTTGTAGTTAGATAACTACGTAAGTAGTTTTGCGGAATTTCAGCCTCTTAACGTTGTCGATACTTATTTCCCTGTGGTAAATTGCTGTTTCAGTACCCTGATATTTTGCGGGGTCACTTGCAGGAAAATACTGTTTAATGACTGCTGAAGGAATGAAGTTTAACGCACTGTCAAAATGTAACGCTCTGAAGGTCTGCTGTGCCTTGTAGGTAAGGTAAAACGTTCCTTTGGTTACATGTGTACTCAAGGCAGTTGAGAGGCGTTTTCCTGCACCTTTCCATAATGGCTGACTGACAAATTCACGTTCTTTATTTTCACGTTCTAACTGATTGTTAACGCTATTTTCGTAAACATATCCAACCATACCGCCAACGTTTGCAATTTTGGTAACGTTGCCAAATTTTGCTTTGCCCTCTGCTGTCAGTTTAGGTTCTGTTACATACTGTAAGCTAACAGGCTGTGCGCCAAAATTCCAATTTCTTAACATTTCGATTAATTCTGCTTTGGTGATGTTTTTCTGATTTTTCATGTCTTAATTTTTTTGGTTTATACTATGTCTGTTTGTGTCGTCTGATTCTTATACGTTGAAAAGTTACAAAATGTTTCATTTTTTTCATTTATTTTTCATTTATTTTCACTTTTATTCACAACCTGGCACCAGGTGGGCGTTTGCGGTGATGGCATTCGTACATTGTTTTCCTTATATATATAGGTGTGCTGATAGCTTGTTTAGAATCTGTCTAAATTGAGGGTAAAGTGTAACATTTTTTTTTATATCTCGTTAAAGGTAGTATATTTGACAACTGAATTGAATGTTTAACTAATACATAAAGCTATGAATGAAGTAACCAACAGAGCAACAGAATTAGAATTTAATGCAATTTATAAAGAGTTCAAACCGGCAATAGTTGCGCATTTGCGGACAAAAATCAAAAACGAGGAAGAGCGTGATGATATTGAAATGAGAGTATGGGGCAAACTTAATGAAAACCTACATACACACAATATTGCCAAAGGTAAACTTAACACGTGGTTATTCACAATCGTAAAAAACGAAATCATTGATTACTTTCGTAGTGACAGGTATAAGAAACACGAAGCAATGACAACCAAAGTGTCTGCAATGGTCAACGAAGAGGGTGTTGAGGCGTTTCAGTTTATCGGTGACAATACGGCAAGTACTGAAATCGAAAACAATCAGTTATCCGATAAAATACTCAACGCATTTGAAAAAATCAAACCTACCTACAAAGATATAGCAATACAGTATTTTCTTTATGAGAAGCAATACACTGAAATTGCGGATGCAATGTCCATACCATTAGGCACTGTAAAAGTGGCAATCATGAGAGCAAGAGAAGTACTGCAAAACAATCTTAAAGTCGAGTACGCAAGTTTATAATGTACTCAAAAGCACTTAGGGCAATGTACAAAAATATATTGTCCTAAGTGTAACAAAAACCAGGAATTTACGTATAATCAATAGTAACCAAAACATATAAAGCTATGGCAAAAGAAAAAATTACCCCACGTCCGCTTCCGGAAATCACTGCTGAAATCAGAAAAGATTGGAAACCAATGTACAGACCTGCACAGGCACACTTCGAAGCATTCGAGTATGCAGATAATGTCAACCAAATGTACGGCATGGACTCTGTAAAGAGTGAGATATTGTACTTTCTTGGCAATGCTCAGACTTGGAAAGGTGACGTTGCAAGACGCATAAAACTCGAACTCAAAGCACTCGTTGGCTTAAAGTAAAACTAATGTTCATTGTACAAAAAGAGGGAATTATTTCCCTCTTTTTTGTAACATTTTCAGCGAATGTACGTATAATATAGAGTAACCAAAACAGAATGTACCATGTCACACAGAAGTGCAGAATATCAAGCCGAAAGGTTAAGACGTACAACAGTACGCAAGGAGAGGCGCAAATCTGCAAGGCAAACCAAATATTGGCGGTATGGCAGACAATCAGAGGGTACTTGCCCGGATTGTGGCGGTCAAATGTCTTGGTGCAGTTGTTGCCAAGTATGGAGCAAAAGTTGTTGTGTTGAATATGGTACTTGTCAATGTTCATAAATAAACTGGGTGTTAGCGCAGTGGTAGAGCGAAATGTCGGGGGTTCGATTCCCTCACACCCTACAAATATATTGTACAATAAGTGAAACATTTCTGTTGATTGTACGTATAATACTATGTAACCAAAACATATAAAGCTATGGCAATGAAAATTTTCACACAGGTAATTATCAATGCTTTTAAAAAGCAGGGTAAGACAGGCAACAAATCAATGAAGGATATTTTTATCATCTGCAAACTGTTTAACCCCGGCGGTGCAGGTACATGGTATTTGTACGAACAGGAAGACGAGGACACGTTTTGGGCATTCGTGAACTTAGGTGACGTTGTAATGTCCGAGTGTGGCACTGTATCAATGTCCGAGTTAATGTCTTACAGAGGTCCGTTTGGCTTAAAGATTGAACGTGACAAGTTTTTTGAGCCGTTCTCCATGACCTTAGAGGAAGTTTACAACAAGGTAAAAGCAGGACAGCACGTCTAAAAATAAGTTGAAAATATGTCCCTCAGAGTGTAACATTTACGGGGTTTTTCGTATAATCACCTGTAACCAAAACACACAGACTATGAATACTTATTTCACAAACGAATGTTTATCAATCTCCTTAGAGAGGCATAAAGATAATACCTTAAGTCTTGAAATCGGTTCAGACTTTGGCAACCAAAGATATCACAAACAGCAACTACATGTATGTGAAAAACGTCTTGCAAGTGCTGTTGAAGGATTTTGGAAATCAACAAAAACCAAAAAACTTCAAGGTGTTCATGTTGGCTTCGGTGAAATCGACCATTATGACGACATGACTGACATATATCATACACCAACCGCCTTCATTAAAAGAGGCAAGAGAAAAGTAGAAACAAGTTGGAGAGAACACGGCAGTATACCAAAGGATTGGAGCATTAACCTACATGCGGCAATTGCTGACACAACCACAATTAATCCCGTGCTTGAAGTCGTTAAGAATGCCATTGGCTTTTCTAAGTTCAAAGCAATTGAGAAGGAACTCATTAAAAAATTCCGTCCTGTATTGCAGAAGAAAAAAGAATATGGTAATTATTACAGTGAAAATTATGTAGACTAACTGAAACATTTCCTCTGCAAATACGTATAATCAACTGTAACCAAACCAAAGACAATGAAAAAATTAAGGATATTATTAGCATGTGAAGAAAGCCAAGCAGTAACAATAGCTTTCAGAAAACTTGGACATGAGGCTTACAGTTGTGACTTACTTGAATGTACAGGTGGTCACCCCGAATGGCACATACAAGGTGATGTAACTGTTGTACTTAAGCAACATTGGGACTTAATAATAGCATTCCCGCCATGCACACACTTAGCAGTAAGTGGCAACGCACACCGTGCTAAGAAACAGGCAGACGGACGTGAGGCAGAAGCAATAGCATTCTTTATGATGTTTGCCAACCACGAATGTACGCACATAGCAATTGAGAACCCCGTAGGTATAATGTCCACTAAGTGGAGAAAGCCTAATCAGATTGTACAGCCGTGGCAGTTTGGACAACCCGAAAGTAAGAAGACATGCTTATGGTTGAAAGGGTTACCAACATTGACTCACACCAATGTACTACCAAAACCCGCATGCGGATATTGGGACAACCAAACATCTGATGGACAGAACAAACTCTTGGTTGACGGCAAATGGATAGCTTACAATGACCCACGGACACCCGCCTTAAGGTCAAAAACATATAAGGGAATTGCACAGGCAATGGCAAAGCAGTGGTCAGACTACCTAACAAAATAATTTGTCTTGTTTTGGTTTATACTCAGAAAGATGGGTGAACCGTTTAATCAGAACGGCACCCATTTTTTATTTTATGCATATGATGCAAAAATCCTGGCATTTCTGTAACATTTTTCTCAGTTTTTCGTATAATCATTCATAAGACACACACAGACTAACAGTCTTAAACCAAACAGAGTATAAACTTAAAACCAAACAAAATGAAGACAAAAACATTATCACTTAGCAGAACAGATTTTCCAGTTGTTAGTTCACTTGACAACCTTGAAGTTGGAAGAATTTACACAACATTCAAACCGGAAATTATTAAGTCCCTGGAATTTAACAGAGGCGCAAAAGACGGATTTCTTCCTGAAAGAGTTGCAGCTTTACAGGCAAAGTTTGATACAGGTTTATTTTATATGAACGTCTGTCATGTTCTTGTCAACAGTAAAGGAAAAGCAATTGACGGAAACAACAGAAAGAAAATGCTTTCAAACAACAAACAGGGTGTCAATTTTATGATTACAGCACAGCCGGAATTTAATCTTGACAATGAATCTGAAATTCTCAACAACGTATCTGAATACAATTCGGTGAACTCAGCATGGAACGGCAAAGATGCTTATGAATCAGCACTCGCATTCAATGAAGCTGCCGCAGTCGCAATCGACAAACTAAAAACCTGGGTTGAAAACACCTACGGCATTAATGCAGACATTTTCACACCGAGCAGACTTATTGCAATCGTTACCAAATTCAAACAGGGACTGAACGGTAAAGTACAGCCAAGACGTGCATATTGTAACAAAGAAACTGCAAGTGTACTCGAATCACCGGAATTTAAAGAACACCTATTGTTCTTAGTGAATGTTATACAGTTTGTACAGTCAAACAACAATTCAATAACAGCTTTTGATGTGGTTCGTTGCTTACTTCCTATAATGTGGAAGAAAGAGTTAAGTCAGAAAGTTGTTCTCGCAAACGTTAAAAAACGTGGTTTCAAAGGTATGGACAATACCAAAATGGCAGGTGTTAAGGCAAGAGTTACCGAGATACTGAAAATAGGAAATGTCTAATGTACAGATAGTTGTGGGTGGCATTGTCCACCCACTATTTATTAACCTTAAAACCACAGACAATGAATACAGAAATACTTATTGAAAGATACAGACGAAGTAATGAGCATGAGCATATAGTAATGTCCGCAACAATCAGAACATTAATGCCAACAATTTTTGACCAAAACAATACTGAAACCATTGTTCAGCAGAGAATAAAAAGAACCAAAGGTCCAACACTTTTCCTTGATGCATCAAATGGAAATCTTACTGCAACAGGTCAGCATTATCGTAAAACTGAAATGAGAGTTGGAAATATCTTTGTTGAAGTAAAACATCAAAACACTGTCAGCAACATACAGGAATCTGTTATGGGTGAAATTGCAAGAGCAGAAAACATTAAAGGTCAATACTGGCTTGTTCTTCTTGGTGATGCATATAGAAGACCTATAATAATTTCTGAATTTGTAAGGATGATTTTCAAATACAAATTACAAAATAAGGTGAGAATGTTTTTAAGTGTTGAGGAATATATTCTTGCATTACAGGACGAAAATTTGTAACATTTTCCGGGCAAATACGTATAATCATCAGTAACCAACACAGACATAAAATGAAATCAGAAATTACAGTACGGTCACAGGGAATAAAAGGCGGTGATGCCAAATTCGAAGATAAAGGTTCAGCTACACTCTATCTCACAGACAGAGGACAGAAAAGAACTGACTTGGTAATTGACGTTGATTCATTCCGGGGTTCCGGGACGACATATAAAAGACGGGAAAAGACTTTAATAAATATTGACTTTGAGAACACGCCTATATTTCATGGCACGGTTGAAGAACTTGTTGCAAGGCTGAAAAAACCCGCAACTGAATTCAAACAGACAGTTGAATTCAAATCACGTGGATTAGTTCTTGGTAATCTTTTCATGGGTGGTGAAGGTGCATATAAAGCAAAGACACTGAAAGCCAATAGTAAAAAAGAACTGATTGAAAAAGCTGTTGATATGTTGCTCGATGGCAGTCTTGATGGTGGCATGGGTTTTGACGGTTTACTTGGAGCAATGCTTGAGATAACAACTGTTACTACGTTCATTGTCAATGACAAATGTTTTCGTAATGAAGAAACTGAAAGCGTATATATTGGCGACTTAACAGCCGAACAGATGCAATTTCTTGAAGAAACAGGAATGTATGTGTAACATTCTCCCGGCAAATACGTATAATCTATTGAACCAAAACGACAAAACAATGAAGACATTTTCAATACAATTCGAAGAATTAAAGGAGCAGGCAATTGATAAAATCCGGGACTTAATAAAGTCCAAAGGTAAAGAATCGAAACACAGCAACAAAAGATGTTTGAAAGTCACAAAGGATGACCTACAATTTAATCTTGGCGGTGGAAGATATCTCACTGAGATAAATGCAGAAACCCTGGTTGACAATGATGGATATGAATACAATTTTTATGTCCTAAGTACAGAAGACTTTTTATCAGTAACCGATTATCTGATAGCACAATATAAATAATATAGTTTGGTTACTATGCTTTTGTTTGGTTACAAAAGAAAACCCCGTGAAATTTGAAACATTTCCGGGGTTTTTACGTATAATCATTTGTAACCAATACTTATAAAGCTATGGCAAAGAAGAAACTTTATTACACAGTCGAAAAAGAGATTGACGACAATGGTGGTGATGATACCCTCACAGGTAACAAGACCATCACAGTTTACGAAATCGTAAACAACGAACCTAAAAAACTCACAGACATTGAGTGCGGAACAGAAGAGAACAGCAAAGATAAAATCAATGAGTATCTTGAAGACAATGGTTATGGTGATGATGAATTTACACTAATACTTCTGTAATATGAGTAAAGCAACCTTTGTAAAAGAAATAACAGTTGAAGACCTTAATGGTAATCCTGTTGAAATGGAAGTCTATCAGCATGAGAACGGTGGTTTATTCGCAATAGACAGTTCATTCGTTGACCAAGTACTTGGTGATGAATTTGACAGAGTAGTAATTCCCGACCCATTTAATGAAGGCTTCATGCTGGAATTAGAAGAAAATTAACGACTGAACCCTGTAACACAGGGTTTTTTGTTGTAAATTAGAATCATATTCACTAATTTTGTATATTAATTTAAATATATGCAAACGAAAGAGAATAAAAAACAATGGAAGATTAATAATCCTGGAAAGGTAAAATTATATAATAAGAAGTCTGGATTAAAAAGATTCTATGGTATTACTGTAGAAGAATATGATTTACTGTTTAATAAACAGGAAGGTAAATGTTTAATATGTGATAAGCATCAAAGTGAATTTAAGCGTGCATTTGATGTTGACCATAATCATAAGACAGGAATAATCAGAGGATTATTATGTGGTGGTTGCAACCTTCTTATTGGCAATGCTAAAGAAGATGTTAATATATTGGCACAAGCAATTAATTATTTAAATAATAATTAAGTTGTAACATTTACAGGGTTTTTTCGTATAATCACTATAACCAATACATAAAAGACATGGCAACATTTAAAGTAGTACACGAAATCGAAGTCGAAGCTAAGAACCCATTAGAAGCTGCAAAGACAGTACAGGAATGGTTTGATGATGCTGACACCAAGTGGCAGTTCTACGTACAGAAAGAAGGTCAGAAGAAAATAGTCAGTGTAGACCTTAATGAAGACGATAGCGCAGCAGTTCTTCCTGTTGGTGCATATGAACCTATGATTCAACCCCTAATACAACTATAAGATGAACGGAAAAAAGAGAATCAATAAGGAAGCTACAGTACGGAATATCCGGAAAGCTGCAGAAGGCAACATAAGAGACATGGATGCCTTTGAAAAACAAATGGAGAACGAACAGGATATCCTGGATGCCTGCATCTTATGGGAAGCCGAAGTCGTATACCTGTAAAAATAAATCGAAAATAATTGCCCGGAAGTGTAACATTTTCGGGCAGTTTTCGTATAATCATATATAAGAAAGGGGTTCGTGCCACGCCAGCACGCAGAGGGTAGACTCCAACCTACCTTATACTCTGAGTTTAGACTCATTCTAAATAAGACCAAAGTGTAACAAAAACCCAGGTTTTTCGTATAATACCTGTAACCAACAATTAAAGCTATGATTATACTCGAAGGTAAGAACCCAGATTTTTTTGCAGTATGGTCGTGTGACACACAGTGCTACACAGTCTATTACAAGAATCAAGTACTGATAAAAAAAGACAGATTTGCTGACATTAAATCTTATCTGAATTGAAACATTTTCAAGTTTTTTTCGTATAATCTATTGTAAACCAAAACACACACAGACATGATGAAATTTACAACTATTGCAGATGCACGCAAACAGACAGGATTAAGTTACCTTGGTGGTATTGCCACAAGTGCAAAGATAAGCCACAGTAAACAATACAGTCATCAGTATACATATGGTATGTATCTTGCACCCGCTAAATTAAGTGGTCACAACGTTTGTAGCCACAGTACACCCGAATGCCGTATGGGTTGTCTCAATACTTCGGGACGTGCAGGAATTGAGGAATTTTCGGGTATCACAAAGATAGCTGATTGCCGTATTAAGAAAACACAGTTGTTTTTTGACGAAACAGCATTTTTTATGCAGTGGCTGATTGCCGAAATTAAACAGGCACAGGCAAAAGCAGTCAGAGACAACTATTTCTTCTCTGTAAGGCTGAATGCAACATCAGACATTAATTGGGCAAACGTCTTGGTTGACGGTCAGAACATTTTTCAGATATTTCCACAGGTAAGTTTTTATGACTATACCAAAAATCATTTGAAGTTTGAAAACAAACCTTTGAACTATCACCTTACCTATTCTTACACAGGTCGCAATTGGGACAAGTGCATTGAATTACTTTCACGTGGTTTCAATATTGCAATGGTATTCAATGTAAAACACGAAAGTATGTCACCTGCAATGTACAAAGGTTATGCAGTGGTCAACGGTGACCTTACCGATTACCGCATTGATGATGCCAAAGGTATTATAATAGGTTTGAAGTGGAAACGCATTGCAAACCGTATCAATGAGAAGAAAATTCTCAACAGTTGCTTCGTTGTCAATGTACAGTCTACAGTACCTAATGTACAACAACTGCAGTTAGTTGCATAATTAATGCATATAATGCGGGGAATAAATGTTTAATCACTTCAAATAATGCGGTGATTAAACATTCAATTCTAAATAAGAAATTGCTGATTTTAATGTTTCAATATTGTCATTACAATTACCTAAAAGAATATTACAATTTGGACAGAGTAAACCTCTAACACTTCCAGTAACATGATTATGGTCAATAAATATATGTCGTTTTCTTTCAAATTGTTTATTACATATTTTACATTTACCGTTCTGAGCATTGTACATATTAATAAAATCATCATGAGTTATATTATACTTACCATATTTTTTATTAAGTTTTTCACCAGGATTATTAGCGTATCTTATTCTATGACCAGCATTACCACATTTTTTACAATAGTGGTCACGACCATATTTACCATTTATTCTTTTATGAAATTCATCAAGTGGTTTAGGAACTTTACATTTCGAGCAAATTTTCAATTCTTCCATAATGTACAATTTAATATAAATACAAAGATAAAATGTTTTCTCCGCATTTTGTAACATTCTCCGCATATTTACATATAATCACTATAAACCAATACTTAAGACAATGACAATCCAGGAATTTTTAGCAGACAATACAATCACAGATGAAAACATAATAATGGATGCATTATGCATACCAAAGTCAGCCAGAGGCGTATTCAAAGTACGACCATTGTACCCTATCGGTGTAGGTCAATGGAAGACAGATAAAATGCCGCCTCAGTGGTCAAACAATGACCAATTCACAATGGGAACAGTTTACCCTATCTATGACAATGAAGGTATCTTTGTAATAGGTAAAGACGGACAGGGTAAAAAGTTCAATGAGAACGACTGGAAAGAAGTAGTTTGGTTCTAAAGTAATACTTAAGATAATGACAGCTAAAAAACAGATAACCAAGAAGTTAAAGCCAACCAAATTATGGGTTGGTCACATACCTGGAATCTATGGTTACGGTGTTATGGTCGTTGAATTTTCAGAAGACCAAGCCAGGAAATCTTTGAAACGTGCATTTGCACAGGCAAAGAAATACAATGACGGTCAAATGAGTTTTGCCAATGCCTTCGACCATTGGGGTGGCAGAATATTCGAAATCGAAACAGGTAGATATTATGGTGATGATTTCAGTGAATAATTGAAACCTTATTTGAGTTTGTACGTATAATACCTATAACCAATACACACACTAAATATGAAGAAATTATTAATCACACTCATTGTACAGGACGGTGAAAACCAACACAAACACAGAATCCTGCACACCACTAACGGAAATGATATACACTTCGCAGCTCAGAGATATGCTGCAGGATTCTACGGTGATGATGAACCTGAACACCTGTTATCATGGTGGCAATTCCAGGCAGGTAGCATAGCAGTTGAAGTTGAGAATGTACGTGAACTCTCCGACTATGAGTATCAGCTATTGTCCGACCTCTTTGGTGGCATTGTACGCAAACCATACTTTGAGATTGTACAGGCAGGTTTCAATGAAGGTCTTCAGAGAGAAGAAGTACAGATTCATTGTGGCGAAAATGGTAACTTGATGATTGCCAAAACTCCAGAAGGCTTCGTTGTTGACATATACAATCAGGATGAGAATATTGATTCTCTGACAGTCTGGGAAGACGACCTGTCACCACTGGAGATTGAAATCGACCCTAATGTACACGGGACTAAAATAAAAGAATTTCTTGACACTCAGGGACAAAAACATTCAGCTATAACAGCAGAACTTGGCTTACACCCTGCACACAACATGAGTGATGAGATATTGATGGATGACTATTTCTACCTTGAAGGTAAAAAAGAGTGGTATCCAAAGAACAGTTCAATGTACGGTGATACTGAACAGGCAATTGCAAACTTCTTGCAGGAAAATCGTGACGACTACTAAAAATAAACTTGCCGGGACTGAAATAATTCCCGGCATTTTTCGTATAATCATCATTAACCAACACACACTGAAATGAAAACAAATTGGAGCACACCTAAAACAAATATATTCGCAGGAATGTCAGACCTTCGTAAATGCCTTGCAGGTGGTAATAAAGCCAGACTTATAAGAGCACGCAATGAAGACTGTGAATTTCCAATAATGATTAAGAATGTGAATTCTGATTTCAGAAGCTATACCTTTAGTATTGGCTATGCCAGCAGTATAAATAAAGTAAAGGCAGACCCAAATTTAAGTGAATTCGAAAAGCACCTTACATTGAACTATGTCTCTGTCTTCGGCAGTCAGGAAGCAAAGGACAGATATTATGAGACAGGCATATGTACTGTAGACAACTTTAAGAACATGGGTTGTAGTCATCTGGTACATGTCGATGACATGATTAAATTCCTGGAAGACACTAATGACCCAAGGGCAGCTTTATATAAAAGACAATACCGTGCCAATGAACAGGTAAATGATGTACAACACTTCTTTGACTTCTACAGATGTGACAAAGGCAGTCCTCACACTATTAAGAAGTTCAAGAGAAAACTCTGGGTTGTTGATATGCTGGATAAAGATATGCCAGCACCCAGAACACCAATTCTTGTGTATATCCTAAATGTACTGGCTTATCCCCTTAAGTACATACCCAACAAGTCAGTACTACGTATGCCAGAATATAAATGCGTAACATTCAGAATTGGTGCAGTGACAAATGGCTTCGCAGTAGAGTTTCATCTCCCAAAGAAATTCAGTTTTAAATAAAGATATTCTATGGCGGTTCAATCCGCACTCATTTGGTTTAGTGTTTTGGTTAACATGTCCCCGGAAGTTGTGACTCCGCTGGCTAAAAAGAGAATCCCCTGTATTTATAGAATATGGGGGATTTTTCATTATGCAAACAAGAGAACAAAGATTAGTGTATAAGAAGCGATATAGAGACAAGAATAAAGAAAAGATTCATGAATACAATCGTAAAACCAGTGAGCATAGGAAAATCCAGGATAGAACACGTGCATTAAAAAGTTTTGGTTTAACTGCCGAAGATTACGACATTCTTTTCAATAAACAAGAAGGTAAATGTGCCATTTGTGGTAAGCATCAAAGTGAACTAAAACCTGCACTATGTATCGACCATAACCATCAAACAAATAAAGTCCGGGGATTACTCTGTGGTAAATGTAATCGTGGACTTGGATATCTTAATGACAGCATTGATTTACTGCAGCTTGCAATAAATTATCTTAAAATAAATAATTAAATCTTGAAACCTTTTCCCAGATTGTACGTATAATCATTTGTACGACTGAGGTCTGACCGAGTAGACCTTCGAGTGCCTTTCAGTCCGAACTTAGAATCATTCTAAACAAGCATGGTCATTGTCATGGACAGATTGTCCATGAGGAATGTCCACAGCCATTGTACGGAACAAACCTCTGCCATTGTACGGAATAGACTAAGGATTGTACAACATAATAAACTACAGATTGTACGGGTACAAGTACCCCCGAATGTCCGAATTATAAAAAACTATAAAAATCGTTTTGGCAAAAAAATATATTGGCTCGAAGTCGCACGTGTGGGGCATACAAAACCCCCACAATTCCCCACTTTACCCCCTTTAGGATTAAGGTCTTATAGTTGTCAGTGTGTAAGTGCTTGATTATCAATGATAGCATTTTGATATCAACTTAGTACAAAACCATACAAATACTGTAATTATAGTACAGTTAAAACGGCATTAGTTATATTGTTTGTACAACAGTGAAAATAACTATGATTTTCTGTAACATTTCTCCCTGTATTACGTATAATCACACACAGACAGCGTAAGTAGTACTAACCAATACACATAAGCAATATGAAAACCAACACAGGAACATTAAACTCACAGACAGTTGAAGGAACAATCGGAACACGTCAGATGGGCATGGATGCCAACTCACAGGCGATTGTTTTTCAGATGTTTACAAAGAATATCTACAGTAATGCAATAGGTTCGGTTGTTAGGGAGATAACTTCGAATTGTTTTGATTCACACACAGAGGCAAAGATTAATCCTCTTGAATCACCTGTTATTATACGCAAGTCATTTGACCCTATTACTAAGAGTCATTATATAAGTTTCCATGACTTTGGTATGGGTATTTCACCAGACAGGATGGATAACGTTTACGGTGTATTCTTCAAGAGTACAAAGGCAGGTGACAATGAGCAGATTGGTGGCTTCGGAATAGGTGGTAAAACACCTTTAGCATACAAACGCAGTACTGGTTTTGGCGAAGGCGAATATGACAATTCATTCTCAATCATCACAAACTTTGATGGCATACGTTATGAGTATATAGTTTTCGAAGGCAAGAAAGGTCCAGAATACACTGACCCGATAATGTCTGAAACGACTGAACACAATGGCACAGAGATAAAGATTCCTGTACTTGAAAAAGACATTACAAAGTTCAAGTCAGAAATGGTAAAGCAATTGTACTACTTTGAGAATGTTATCTTTGAGGGTTTTGTTAATGACCCGGAATATCCGACAGCAACAGAGAATTTGCTTACCAATGCTTATCAGATTGTCAAAGGCAAGACTTTCTTCTACAGAGGCAATGATTACTCACAGTACACACATGTTTGTCTTGGCAGGGTAGCTTATCCGATTAATTTTGGATTACTTGGCTTAGATGGTTCAGATTACCGTTTCCCTGTAGCAATTAAACTGGAAATCGGTGAGATTGGAGTTACAGCCAGTCGTGAGACACTTGACTATAGTGAACAAACAATCAAGGTGTTAAAGGTTAAACTTGAAGCAGTTAAAGCAGAGATAACTGCAATGTTAAGTAAGCAGTATGAAAACATTGTGACCTTAGAGGATTACTTCAAAGTCAAAAATCAGTTCGGAGTATTGTACATGCCGAATGGTGGTAGCTTTAAGGTTGGTGAGATTATCAAACAGAAAGACGTTGACTTCTCGAATTTCAAATATGGCTTCATGAAGATGCCGAATGACAAACAACTCTTTAACTATTTCTTCGAAACCAAATTGTATGGTAAGAAGATTAAGAAAAGTAAGAAGAACAACTATGAGTATGATGATGAGGGCAACAGGATTGAGGAAGGCGAATTGGTTGGTGGTTATGATACGATTATCAACAAGCATAATGTACTGTATCATTTCGAAGGTGAATTTCAGCGCAAACTTGTTAAACAGGCATGGTTAAAGAATCAGTGTACGACTTTCTACACAGTTACAACCAAGAATATTGTCAACAGATTTGAGACACGCAGAATGTCAGACCTGTTCAATGTAGACGATAAAGTTGTTGAGAGAGGTCTTGACGGTCAGCCAACACTTGATGCAAACGGTCAGCAGATTCCTACAGTGTTCATGAAAGGTTTACTTGAATTACAACAGGAGTACTTTGAAATCATCAGCAAGTATTGTACAGCCTATGATGCTGTTGTTGTCCCGGAAGACTTCAAAGAGAGTCGTAAGAATGGTGCAAGGCGTTTGTCACAGGAGTACAAGAACATGACAATACCTGTTAAGATATTCGGTGGCTACAGAGGCACATTCAGAGTTAAACTTGACAGTCTTTTCAAACTTCACATTCCTATCTTTTACGGAACAAAGGAGAATGATTATCAGTTGAGACAGGCAAAAGAAATGTTCGGCATATTGTTCGAAAGCAGTAGCATCATTGGCAAGTACAACGAAAGAACACATGAGTTCAGATTTGACAATGGCAAGAAAGGCATAATGTTCTTACAGATATCACAGGGTAATGTACGTTACATGGAGTACTGTCAACAGGCATACCATATCAACGAATTCAAAACGAAAATGCTGAAACGTAAGGAGAATGCAGTGATGGAATACTTTCAGTCACAGAATTTCGTACACAAATTTGATACTGTCAATAGCTTTTACAAATCAAAAGCATTTGGTAAGGTTGCTCCGGAATGGCAGAAGAAGACCGATAAGATTAATGCTTTCATAAAGAAACAGTATGTTGGTTATAACAATAACTGGGACAGGTACAGGTCAGAATTAAGTCGTTACTTTGACATCAACGGCATTGAAATGACAAAGGAACAACAGAAGTTCGAAGCTATCATCGAAGAATTCTCAGAACTTGAAGAAATGAATTCAGAGACAATGAGATACTTAGATGTCCCAAGTTATGACCTTGATGATGAGAAGCACACAGCATTTTGGGCAATAGTTAAGAAAGTTTTAGTGTACTAAATATCAAATGTCCCCTGTAAATATTGCAGGGGACATTAAAATTTACCTACAATGAATGAGTTAAAAACATACCTTCATAAACACTTTAGGTCACTACGCCAAAATAGCTTGTGATGAAGCACTTAGGTTAGAGAGAGAAGGCAAGAAAATGTCATGGTTGAAGTACAGGAAGATGAAGGCAATAGTAAGATTATACTTGCATGTAAATATTTGGTTTTAACTGTAACATTCCTGGCAGCTTTACGTATAATCACACAGACAATTAAATTACTAACTTAATACTAATAATAATGAAAAGAGCAATAATTTTCTTAGTTGTATTTACACTATTCGTAGCATTTCTTGGTTACAGTGTTTTTGATTCACGAAGAAAGGCAACAAATGAACTTGCTCTTAAGTACGTCAACTATAATGACATCAATGGTGATATGATATTTACTGATGATGCAGGTGGCAGAGTTGTACTTACCTTTGAAGAACAGAGGAATGTCATTGATATCTTCGATAAAGCCGATGAAATTACAGAGATTTATATAAAAGAAAAGATTGAGAATTATATTGAGCGTGAATTGTTTACTTACAATGACAAGGTTTACAAGTATTATTATGTGTTTGACAATAAGCATGTCAAATCATACATATCAATTACTACCAATCAAGTTAAGGCTAATATGGAACGTCTTGGCGTTGATACAAAGCATTCGTTATTGGCGTATGATGCGTTTGACAGAACCGTTATGGTAAGCAGAATAACTAAGTTCACTGATTATTTCAGCAGATACAAATTAGACCATTTGAGGCGCAGAAGTAAGACAGAGATAGCAAATCAGAAAGTCGAGAAAATACTTGAAAATAAACCAGTAAAACTGTAACATTCCCGGAAACTTTTCGTATAATCACACATGGCAAGCAAAAGAAAAAGAAGTACTGATTACAGAAGGGAATTGAAAGACCTTCAAGCACAGGAGAAAGCACTGAGGGCACGCATAATTAAACATGCGGAAGAACTTTGTCAGAAATATCCGGGTGTGCGCATCGGTGAATTCTGTGTTATTGACTACATAAGATTTGTTGAAGACAATAACCTTACAGAAGCATTTATGGTAATGGAAGCCATTGAGAAAGACCTGGAAGCAAAGCATCCGCATAAGCAGACAGCATTTGAATTTCCGACAGTTGTTCCTGCACCGCCAGTAGGTGAAAGATTTATCATCAGTGATGGTGTGGCTTATACAAGAAAATCGGAAGAAGAGGCTATGAAGTGTTCTAAAAGTCCCGATGGTAAACATCAGTTCGGGTTTGATGGTTCAACCTGTAGTTATTGTGGCGCAAATGTAGCATACCTTTAAAACTAAATATATGAGAATTAAAATAAGTGAAATAGACCTGTTGACATTCAACAATTTAAAGGGTAAAATGCTCTTGAAGTCAGACACGCATAGATTATATGTCATCGCAGACTTCAAAACAGAGGTTGTGGAAGAAACTGTGATGGAGAAACCTTCATTGTTCAAGAAAGCAGTACCTGTTCAGAAGAAACAATTGTACTTGACAGGTGTGAATGTACACGCATGGCATTCAACAGGTAAATTCCTCGGTGACTTGACCGATGATTCAGCAGAATGGTTACTCCGGAGAGACCTGTACAGAATTCGACAGAATTGGATTGACTTCTGTGACCAACTCAAAGCATTCGGCTTTAAAATAGCTGAAATCAATCCAGAAGCATAATTTTTAAACCTTAAAATCATATACTATGAAAGCTACAATTAAATTTATTGCATTGTTCACAGGATTTCTTTTTTCGCTGTTCCCTACAATGGCAGCATTTATATATCTGCTTTCCGGGAAGCAAGCATTCATAGACTTTATTACAGGAATATCCTCAGAAAGATTTTGGCTGTTTGGTATACCATTGTTCATTGTAACCATGACAGCTTCTGTTTTAACTCTTATGGAAATGATGTACTTCAAAAGTCCAGCTAAACAGGCAAAACCATTGTCCGTTGATGACCCAGACCTTGAGAAGAAAATTAAGAGATTAAATATGTTGGAAACCCAATACTAATATAACTAATTTATAATTTGTCATGTTTATAAGAATCTTTTTCATCTTGCTCAGTATTTATGTCAATATGGCAAATAATACTATGGGAGCAAACGTAAAATTCACAGAAAAACAAAAACAAATTGTTGTTGATATGTACGCCAAATGTGGCAGTCCAATGTCAGAAATTATTGAAAGATGTAAATCAGATATTCCTGAAGATATTAGATTTTCAATTAGTAGAGAAACAGTTTATAAATTTTTAAAGGAAAAAAACATTCCGTTAATTAGAAAAACAGGAGTTAAACATAATTTGATTGGTAAGACATTTGGTTATCTAACGGTAACTGATATGGCACAAACAAAAAAATCGGGTAGACTACATGAATGGAGAGCAATGTGTAGATGTAATAATTGCGGTAAAGAAAATGTCGATGTTCGTCCACAAGCATTATTAAGGGGTGCAACTACTTCTTGTGGATGCCGCAGAGACCTATATATAACTAATAGTGGTAAAAACAATAAGCACTATAAAGGATATGAAGGATTAAATGGCACATATTGGGGAAAAATAAAAAAACGTGCAGAAAATAGAGGACACACATTAATTGTCAGTATTGAATATGCGTGGAATTTATATTTGCAACAAGATTGTAAATGTGCACTTACTGGATTACCAATTGGATTTGGAGTAGCAATTGCTAATAGAAAAAGTAGTGATACCACAGCTTCTTTAGACCGAATAGATTCTTCGAAAGAATATGTCGAAGGCAATGTACAATGGGTTCATAAAAATATTAATATTATGAAAAATGTATATGACCAAGATTATTTTATACATTTATGTGAATTAGTTACTAAAAATAAAAAGGCATGACAGAAATTAAATATATTATTGGGGACGCTACTTATCCACAAGGAGAAGGAAAGAAAATCATATGCCACATTACCAATGATTTACGCTATTGGAACAAAGGATTTGTTCTTGCCCTAAGTAAGCGTTGGTCTGAACCCGAAAAGGTTTACAGGAATATGCCAGACAGTCAATTGATGCTCGGTAAGGTAATGATTGTACCTGTGGAGAATGACATTATGGTTGCCAACATGGTTGCACAGAAAGGTGTTGGTAATGATTCCAATGGTCAGCCACCAATCAGGTATGGTGCATTAAGAGCTGCACTTGCAGAGGTCAATGATATAGCATATCGTACAGGTGCAACACTTCACATGCCTAAAATCGGAGCAGGTCTCGCTGGTGGTGACTGGAATATCATTGAGAAAATCATCGAAGATGTTGCAAGTGTTGATGTTACAGTTTATACATTAAATTAATATGAATATAATAACTATTTGTGGGAGAACTTACTCCGTTGAAGGCAATAAGATTGTCGTCAAGAACAGTCCAAAGAAGCGTCCCGAACTTGGCAACTATGTCATGGTTAATAATGTTGTCATTGAAAGCAACATTGTGAGAAGGATATTAAAGTAACCTTCGAAGGTGACTTAGCATCCTTAGATTGTACCACATGTACCATTAACGGCAATGTACAGGGTAATGTCGATTGCACCACGATAAAGTGTGGTGATGTTGGCGGTGACATTGATTGCACTACAATTAATTGTGGTGATGTGAAAGGTGATATTGACGGAACAACTGTCAATTGTAAAAAAATAAAGATGTAAATGTAAATCGTATTATGATTTTACATATATTTGTATTCGGATTTACTAACAATTAAATCTACGCCTATGATTAAGAGATAACCATTGCCCGTCCGTTAGCATTATGATAATGTCCACAGGACCTAATCATACAAAAATAATTATTGAACCCATATAATAAACATACATGTCCAAAGAAGAGTTTATTACAATTGACTTAAAACTTCCTAATCACTGCAACGAACTATCCAAAGCAGAGGAAGTAATCGAAAAATACAAAAAGAGATTCGAAATAATGCAGATGCAAAGAAGCATCAATGATGCAAGTCATGTAGAATTATTCGAAGAAATCGTCCGATGCCTCACATATGTAGGCAAACTATCTGAACCCGCCTTTGCAATTGAAGACCAACTTGAAAAAGAGTATGTGTTAAAATTTAAACATGCTCCTGCACTTGGTAAGCAACTCTGGCTTGAACACTATGACGAAGTTCACCACCCTTATACCATTTTAAAGAATCGTTGTTACAGACTGTTGGAACTCCTTGACCAGGAATACTTTGACAGACACGGTAAACAACCACCTAACTGGAAAATCTAACGATACATAAAATAAAAAAAGCACTGTGATTAACAGTGCTTTTTTTATTTAGCTTGTCCGGTAGCTTCCCCACTAACTTCCCCACTAACTTCCCCACTTACATCTGTGAAAAATGCCTTCTCATTATTCTTTCGAAGAGCTGCAGAAGGTCAGTATCATTGCACTTTTGAAAGCTATAATTACTGATGTGAATATTATCGTTGGTAATAAAGAAATGCATCCAACGCATCGAGGACTTGTTGAAGCCTTGATGCTCTTCCTTAAGTTCGTATATCCTGTTTAACAACAGTTTACGCATTCCAATTCCTGGCAGCTTCTGAACAACTGCAGGGATAAACAGGTCATCAAATTCAAGTCCTGTGAGATATTTCCAAGTAACAAGTTTATACTTAGCTTCCAACATGGTTTCATTATTCAACCTACCTTTAGGGAATACAATGCAATGCCTTACATTACCTTTTGTGAAGGCAATATAGGTTTGGAGATTTGACATAACAAATCCCTGACTTTTCAGATAATCATAGAGTTTCTTTTTCATCGTAATTTATTTAAATATGTTCCAAAAACTTTTCTTTTCTTTCTGTCTTTCAACCATTCTGACTTTCAGGTTTGCTGTCATAACTTTCAAGCAATCGACATACCAACCATTGAGTTTTGCTTGGTTAAATGCTTGTATGTCATTTGCTTTCCACTCGGCAAGCAAACCATATCTCCCTGCTGATTCAACACATTTCTCTTTAGTCCAGAAGTCCGCAGGTTTCCTTGAGAGGAATTCTGCACGCACGTCTTTTATGTCAGCCATCGTGTAGGTCCTGAGTGCACCGTCTTTCTCGTATACGTCTTTAAAGAAGTCAAAGACAGGTAAATTTGAGAAGTCAATAGGTTCATAAAAACGGTTGGAGTTTCCACCAACGGTCTTTTTGGTTTTATAGTCGTATTTCTTCTGACCTTTAATAACAGGTATTTTAAGGTCATCGAAGTTTTTGCCATTAAATTTCATGAAGAATTCTTCACTGCTCATTGCCAAAACACCTGTCATAACGTACTTATAATAGTCTTCCTTGTCTCTCGGTGCTATCTTGAAGAATAACTTTTTAATGCCATCAGGATGCTTTCTTACTACTCGTGAGAAGAGTTGATATATCCTGTCGATGTTCTGTGAAGTTGACATATCAACGATATTTACGAGTCTTGTATAGCTAAATCCAAGTATGCCTCTGCCTACAACGATAAGTACAAGGCAATCATCATTCGATGTGAAATATTCAATCTGTGATGAGTCTAAGTCAATATCAGAAATGCTCAATGCAGACTTAATTCCAACTGCATCGAAGTACTGTTTAATCTGCATTGCCTGTGCCTGTGATTTACAAGCAAACATAGTCTTACGAAGTTCGGTAAGAGTCTGTTTCCAAGTTCTGATGTTTTTGTTATCTGTTATCTTTGAGATAATCTTACCTAATAGTTCGTCAAGAGTTTTCCGGGTTTCATTATCTCTTATTTCGATTTCACCCTTTAATTCTTTCTCACTGTTGTAGTCTTTGATAATATCGAAGTTGTAACTACTTGTTGCTATTTCAACTCTAACGTCTGCTGCCATACCTTCATCGTAAATGGTAAGTAAAGGAACAGCTATAATCGAGTAGTTCCGGAGTATGAAAGGTGAGGGTGTTCCTGTAAGCAGTAGTTGTTTACTTGGCTTAACCATCTTAATTATGTCCTGTACCATTTCAGCGAAGTAAAACTGATGTGCTTCATCAACAACTAATAAGTCGATGTGTGGTAAATTTTTACCACAAAGGGTCTGAGGTAAGCAGACGTTAACCTGTGATTTATGTTTGAATTCTGTGAATTTTTCCACTAAATTGTAACTAAAGCCGGGATGAACTTCATTAAGAACATCATTGAACTGTGTGCGGAGAATGGTTGTACCATGTGTGAGGACTAATACCTTTGCGAGAGGATGCTCGATAAGGTAGTCTTCAATGCTGTATATAGCCATGATAGTTTTACCTGCGGAAGGACAAGCTGCTAAGATAGTTACATCTTGTTTGCTCATACTTGTCTTGATTTTCTGCAGAACATCTGACTGATAATTCAGTGTCTTTAATCCTCTATATGTAAACCAATCTTTCATCATACAGTATTATACGTAAAGATTGAAATAATGTTACAGTTTGGTGCATATAAATGGAGAAACCCTCAAAGAACCTTACGCTTCTGGCAGTTTCCGGTTTCCCTTGCGTGTCTGTCAGTTTCCAGTTCTAAGAAGGTCTCTCTATCCGATTTCCTGTGGATGAGGAAACATCCCTCGGATAACCATTTCCGTCAGAGTGGCATGTTGTGTGAGCAGGACGCTACCTCTGCCTATGCCTTCCTCAGTGGGTTGGCATGTTCGAATCGCTCTATTACTATCACACCTTTCGTTTCTCCTGCCCGAAGGCAAATTAACGGTTGGTTTTCTTGTGGTCGAAAAGGGAATTGAACCCCTATTATTTGCGTTGTTCCTACGCACTTGTCACACTGTTGTCCACATGTCGAGACAGGGAACACCCATCCGTATGGCAGTGAAGCATTCAGCCTTATGCTAATTCAACCGATTATACGTATTATACGTATAAGCCAGGAAAATGTTACAAAAAATACAGAAAAAATAAAGGGTGTCGTTCTGGTTAAACAATTCACCCTTTTTCTAACCTTAAAACTAATCTATGAAAAAAACCTATTTCTTTCGTATCACCATGATACTGTCGTTCTCTACAAGAATTTCTTTAACGAGAATACTACGTACTCCCTCACCATTTTGTGGATTAATAATAATGGTTGTCTGTTGAGTCTTACCCACAGGATAGGTAATAGAATTAACATTACCGCCAGGAAGTATGGCTACTTTAACACTGCCAATACCTGTTGACACTGTATAAATTTTCAGACCTTTGAGTTCATCGGGCAACCCTGCTTCATTACCATTAAGTATCTGATTTGTTTTGCCGGGATTACAACTTGCCATAATGACAAGTAATAGAATTGCGAATAGTTTAATTGCTTTCATATAAAATTTATTTAATTAATGTGTCATAATATGCGCTTCTCCAACCCATGCCATCAGTAATTCTTTGGGCATACCAATTGAATTTTCTCCAACGGAAGATAAACCAAAAGGTTATTACAATATAGTGTTTTGGTTCTGCATAGCTGATTGCTCCGTATGCTCGTTTGATTTTATCTGTGTCTATTGTTATCATCCCATCATCCCCATATTTCTGAATATTGTTGACCGGAAGTTATCTGCAGCACTACTGTCACTACTACTGTAGCCACCACCAACTGAAACGTTATCATAATCAATAGGTTTCTTACCTTCCTTAACTCTTTCTTCGTTTCTTTCTTTGCGCTGTTTTTCAATCTTCTTACCAAATCTGTAAGAGTCTATGAGGATATAGGCGAAGAAACCTAATATCAGCACACCACACAATATGTCAGTCATGTCAAACATTGAGTACGTTATCAATTTTGTCACGAATTTCTGTTTTTATTTCTTTAAGTAATGCTTTACGCTTTTTGAGTTCCTTTTCATCTTCTTCATGCCCGTAATCGGCAGACTCTGCTTGAACTCGAATATTTTTGGTGGAACTACCATCATATATACCATCATCAATAAGATGATACATACTTTCAAGTTCGGCTAAGTTTAACTCTCGTAGTCTTGGATATTTCATTGTATATTAAATTTACTGTTCCCAAGGTTCTGGACCAAACATTCCACCACCCCAAGCAGGTTGTACCCTACGTGGTACAGGTTGTGGTTCGTAGTCACTTATTTCAATTCTGTGGTTCTGAGGAATATCGAACTGCTGTATCTTTGCTTTGCTGATAGGATATCTGACCTGTCTCGGCTGTTGACTGCAACCATGCCAATGTTTGCGGGTTTGGTGTAAACTGCCATTTAACAGATATTCGTCATAAATAGCTGTGCGTTTGTCGAAACCCTTGTCATAGCCTTCATCGTAAGGAAATTTCTGACGGAGTATCTGTACACCATTAAGGAAGTAAAGTAAGTAGTTTCTTTTCTTACCATCAGCACACTTCTTACTGCACTGAACTTTACATGTGAGTTTGTATTCCATATCAATCGTCATAAGATTTTTTAAGTCTAACATCATCATCGTCTTGAGTAACAACACTATCATCGTCACTGTTCAAGTGTCTTTGAGTCATCGACTTTTCTTCCTGTTCTTTCTTCTTGACAGGAGTTTCTTCTTCTTTGTCGTTTTTACCGTACCACATTATCTTAATCCTTCTTCGGTTATTACTTCTTTGATTACTGCTAAGACTTGATTCATTTCAGAGAGTTTTATGCGGTCCAAAATATCTTCACGTTCAGAAATTAACAAGTCGTTATCCCTGTACTCAACTTCGTAATTCCAGTTCTTAATCCATACAATTGCCTTACGCAAAAGTATTGTGGTCTCGACCTTTAAATTACTTTTATGACTTCCGGACTTAACAAGTTTTCCGATAATTTTTTCCGAAATTTCCGTTTCCTTTTCTTTTAGTTGGTCATTAATTTCCGCACGGGTTCTTCGCACCTGTTCTTCACTATGAAGTGCAGACTCACCTAAAAGAATTAAATCAATTGCTTTCGGACTATCAGTCTTTGTTGCCATGACCTTAGTATATCAGTGCTTCGTCAAGACCACGTTCAATGTTTTTCATACCATCGGGTCTGAAATTAGACACTGAATAAGTAGGACGTAGTTCATCACCCTTTTTATCACTAAAAAGTACACCTGTGTTGGAGTCAGTAAGTTCCTCAACGACTGCTTTAACGCTGTCGGGTTTAAGATAGACGATATCACCTATCTTATACTTGTGCTTGACAGATGATTCAGTATAATCACTGCTGTTCTGTCCACGTTTGTCGATGTTTCTTGATGTGCAACTGTTAAGCAGTATTACACAAAGTAGTAGTGCTAAAAATTTCGATGTTTTCATTAGAATTTCTTTTTTACGTAGGTTAATACATAAGCGATAATTACGAGTACAAGTCCGATAGCTTGTTGAACCTTTACATCGGCACGTGCAGCTTTCTGCATTTCATGATAGCCGGGATAGTTACTGATATGAACTGCACAATAGATTAGCAGTCCAAGTCCGATTACCGTAAAGGCAATCATAAGAATGAGTTTAATGTTCTTTTTCATAGTATATGTATTTATTCGAATAAAAATTTCTTGTCTTCAGGTATCACTCCAAAGGGACACCAAGTACCAACGCTTTTATAACCAAAGCATTCATTTGTTATTTCACAACCCGGAGAGCAACACCCCCAAGCATTACAACCTGTGTTATATTTACACATAATACAATCAAGTACTTTAACGTGTTGTGTCCACTCTTTGCCTCTGGTTGTAATTACTTTATCTTCCATGATGCAAATATATAATCAATAATCGAGAATTCCAAGTGCTCTACGAATTTCATCGGCTTTCATTTCCTTGCCATTCTCATATGCTTCCTCCATCTTATTGGTTATGATAGTTGTAAGAGTATTGGGATTAACACGTTTAAGAAACAACCTGTTGAGATAGTTGAAGATTTTATACTCAACTTCTCCGTTAATCTTCACCTGTTCAAGCAGTTCTGTGAGACGTTTTCCTGGCACAGTGTCCTTGAATATTTTTATACTACCGCCCAAAATAAGGTCATCAATCCAATATGAATTACTGTTTTCCTTGATATCAACCTTAGTGTCTGGACCTTCATAACACTTATATGCACTGCAAATGTGCGGTCCTTTTCCAATTATTACATCGTCCCACATAGTATATAAATTAATCAGTTAACCAACCAAATACATTATTCATGATGTGTGTGCAACCATCACAGATTTCCTGTTCTTCTGTAGAGAACACAAATTTGAATCCTTTGTGTCTGCGAGACTTTAAGATTTCGTCAATCTTAACAGTTTCAAGTGGAACTTTGCAGACTTCTGCATATTCTTGTCCAATTCTGTAGCCATCAAGAACGCTAACAGGACCACCACCGAAGTAACCCAATACCCAAATGTTTCTTTTCTGCTCAGTATCATAGTACTTGCGAAAGTCGGCATTCTTAAGGTCAAGATTTTTCACCTTTGGTATACGGTCTTCAACTTTGACGATGATGTTGCAATATTCGGCAACCCAATCGGTTTCACTACCACTCATTAAGCGGACAATAACTCTGTTATTATCCATAAAGCCATATTCAATGACTTCGGCATTCGGATGACAAACTTTACCATCAATACCTTTAAGGTCAACTATGTCGCCTTTGCGGAGTCCGTAGTATCTACTGCGGGTTTCGTTATCAAATGGTTTCTTCATTACTTCTTTGAATATACTGATTTAAGCAATTCTTTGTGTTCGGCTTCTGTACCGATAAATTCCAAGTAGAGTTTCTGTCCGGGTTCAATGCGAATATTTTCATCACTGATATCGAATTCTTGCCAACCACGCATTTCAATTACCATTAGTAAACCTTTGCGGAGTTCTGCAATCTTAATACGTTGCTGATGAAACTTAATGGCATTTTTACTATCCTCAATGATATAATCCCAAATATGCTCATTGTCATATCTTGCAACGACTTGTTTATTATCCATTTCCATGTAAGAGACTTCCCTCAAGTCATGTGCAATGAGTTGACGGATTTCCCATTGTGGAAAACTTCTGTGCATTTCTGTTTCTTTCATTATAGTACTGTTTTAATTAAGTCTATTGCATCGGCAATGAATATTTGCTCATTGCTTTTCATTGCTTCTTCCTGCATATATTTTACTGCTCCCATGCGAAGATTTTCTCCGGGTTTATTATCATTCCATAATTCTTTTACAACTCCCTGTACTAAAGGTGTAAACCAATTGGGATATACTAATGGTTTCTTACCGTCACCCAACTTACCACTCAACACAAGATAATTTAAATAATTAAGTGTTCTCATATATAGTGAGTGTGTCATGTTTCTGGTTGCAAGTGCACCCAAAACAACTTCAACAGTAACAATGCTTGCTTTCATACTTTGATAATATGTCATACCATCGTTCATTCTGTGCGACTCGATTATACGAGCTGCGTTTTCCATTGCATCTAATTTGTGTTTCATTTTATTCAGTCATTACACAATAACTACTACCCTCATAATAATATCCACCTTCTCCATAGGCAATACACCTTATGAAGCATTGTGTGAATATAAGTCCGTTTACCTCAAAGTCATAGTACCCATCCTCAAATTCCTGTTCATCATGAAAGAACAGTTGTGGCGCATAACCTTTTATTGGTGTATATTCAACATACGGACGTTTCCTGTCGTTGATAAACTCAAGTACTTCATCAGTGTTGATGTCGAGAAATTTGCTTTCTAAAATTTTCATATCATTTGTACTTCTTTATAAAAGTGCATATCTGTCATTAATCTCAAGAAAATTTCAGTATGAACCTCATTTTCATAGGGGTCGAAACCACTAAACATCTGATTCTTTTTAATGAATTCATAGGTTTCGTCTTCACAGAGTAATCCCCAAACAAAATCAGTGTTCCAATTGATTTTTAGCCTGGCATCAGTGAATCTTGTGGCAGACCTTAAGTCGTCTTTGTTAATACCAAAAAGGACGTGATTAGGTCTTGTTCGCCCTTCTTGGCTTTTTTCTGTAATTGCAAATACTTCTTTCATGTTACTTCAAGTTTTCAACTTTGGTTCTGAATACGTTGTTAGTACTGTCAGATAAAAATCCATACTCGAATTTAATCTTTGGGAGTTTCAATGCCCTGTTGTAGATGTTATTCGGGAACGTATCAAGCATAGTGTTATTCTGATTTGCAATAAGCTGGCAGACCTTTTCAATGCTGAAATATCCTTCACGCTGTTTGGTGATGTAGTTTGAGAGGTCAGCATAGAATGCTGTGAACTGATTATAGTCGATATCCGGATATTTGCTTATCCATTTCCATGAAAGGTTTTCACCATCGGCAACATTTGCCATAATGATTTTGGTAACTTCAATGAACACGTCTTTATTCATGTTGGCTATCTGTGCCTTAGTCTGATAGGTTTTCCAGAGTTTATCGTAGAAGCCAAGTTTCTCTTCGACTTTCTGCTGATAGGTATTCTGATATTTCTTTGAAGTATTATACATAAACACCGATTGCTTGTAGATGGTTTTACCAAATTTAGTAATGTTTACAACGACTATAAGTGCAATTGCAAGCCATATCCAACGTTTCCAACGGATAGGTTTCTTTGTAGCAGGTTCTTTTTCGTCTTCATCCCTGTGAGTACTTCTGTACTGATAGTTATCCCTGTCATAAAGAAATTTAAATGGTGGACTGTCGTTACTGAATTCCCAAATGGCATAGATAAGATAAACTATGTCAAATATGACCAAGAGTGCATTGAGTGCCATGTGAATCCAACCATAACTTACGTATGAATGATATGAATCTTTAACAAAAGTATCGTTAAAGATTTGAGTTTCACTGAACATCCAAAAGTTTAGAAAAGTAAGTGCAATGCCTAAGAGTATTAAGACAATGACAACCATCGGACGGGTAATTTTAAAATTTTTCATAATTTATTTAAATTTATTGGTTATTTTTTTGCGTATTGTTTAACAACTTCTTCTGCAGTCATTTTGTTTCTTGAAAGCCAACTCAGACTGAAATAGTACTTGCTTCGTTCAGCCAATATAACTTCTAATGCTTTAATGGTATCTGGATGTTGTGGTACTAATCCTGTTTGTCTGCATGCCTTTTTAATCAGTGCTTGATATGCTTTGGTATTATCTGACCTTTTGGCTTTCTGACCTGCCTTCTGTGCTTCTGAGAGCAACACATTATAATGTCTATCTGAGCGTACTTCGTCTTCATTGAGTCCTGTTTCTGACATTATCTTGCGTAATAGTGCAGCTTCATTCTTGTTAGGATAATGCTTAGTAGGGTCATTGGCAATCTTCTTTGCCTTACGTTCAGTCGTGTATGTTCTGCTTTCTTGGCAGTCATCATCATAGTCATAATAATAACTCATTGTCTTAAATTTTTTCTTTGTTTTCCATATACCACATCATAAACTCTGCTACCGCAATCCACGCTAATTCAATTGGCTTATACTCCATAGACTCATCATTGACGTAAGTGTTGATATTCATAGAATCTGAGATAAGTCTTTCACCCTTATATTCTTCTCCAGCACAATTGCCTTGATTGATTGCTATATGTACACCACCGCCACCACAAATGGTAACGTTGATAGGAAATCCACTAAAATTTCCTTTTACTTTTATTCTGATTTCAGTTATTTTAACAATAACAGGCATCAGTGCATCCCAAGACTCGTGAAATTTAAGACTATAGTGATATCTTATAGATTTATCGGATTGATAGTTGTAGGTGTATTTACCGTCAATAAGGTCTTCGCCTTCGGTCCAGACATCTTCAAACTCCGACACATCATCGCCACAGAAATCAACGTAAGAAACTGACGTAGCCTTATCGAAATGTCGCCATCCAAGGAACTTTGCAATTTCGGTATTATATAATGCTAATTTTTCTTTATAAAATTTTTCCATAATTATTCAATATGATATTCCCAATCGTTCCACATGCAGAGCACATAATACTTATCAATGTAACGTGCCCAATAACCTTTATGTTTAATCCATACACGGTAGACTACGAGTTTGTGTTCATCGTAATATGGGTCATCCTTATACTGTGTCAAGGTAGGGTCATCAAGTATATAATCAATATGAACCTTACGAACTCTCTTAATGCTGTCCGTATGTGGAGTTTTTATATTATATGATTTACCTGCCTGGATTTCCATAGTGCAAATATAAGTAAATTTTCTACTTTATATGCATTATACGATAATAATGTGAAAATGTTACAGCTTCCCCCCATTTTTTTCATAGCTTCCCTTAAAAAAAATCTAAGTGTGTGATAATGATAGGATTAAAATTTGGCAGCTCCCCCCCGTTTTCACGGCAGCTCCCCTCCTTTTTTAATTTGTCATGCCAGTAATCTGGAATGTAATGACAAGAAGTGCGAAGTCTCTTTTGGATAAACCAAGTTTTTTTCTAAGTTTATTTGAGGTAGTTCTTTCGAAGATAAATGAGATAAGTGTGAAGCCACCGAAGCCAAAGATAAGAAAGAATGCCAATGCTTTATCAACTGTCCACATCCAATCGTTGTGACCGAAAGCATTTGCATTATAGATGATGCCAAGTACAGCAATTAAAAGTATAAGTGGAAGTATTGCAAATCTTGCAAATGGTACACCATAGAGTTTATGCATACGAGTTATCCAAGGAAGTCTATAAGCATGTAATTCTTTCTCAATTAGGTCAAGTTGTTCTGTAGTAAAATCGAGTTCTGTTCCCGATATATGTACTGTTGCTCTACTGCTTTCCATTGTTATCATATGATAGTTGTTTGCTATAAATACTTATGTTTGCAAACCAAACCAAATACCCTTTGGTTTTAACGTAGGTCTGATAGCTTCCAAAATTTTAACTTCAAACCTATTATCACCCGAATTTGGTGTCTCGGTAATTTCGTCAAAAGACCAACCGCAGCAATCTGTTGGCTTTGAAAGACATACATAGGTATTACCATCAAATGTGAATTTCCTTACAGTGTCTCGGAGTAGTCCAATGGGATAGTTAGCTTTTCTCCAATCCTGAAAGTCTTTCGTACTACTGGCAACGACACCAACTATCTTACCCTTTGGCTTTCTGTCATCCATGAGTTCTGTAATGACCAAATTGACAGCATTGAGACAATCAACATTCCAAATGGTGCTGTGATTCGGATAAAAGCAATACTGTCGCCATCCCGGATACCATTTGATTTCACCAATAACTTCGTCATGATGAATATTTATAATGAAAATTGTCTTGGTTTTACCTGTGTCTTTGACCACATCAAACCTCAAATACTTTGTTGTTTTTAATGTTGTTGCCATTTTAATCTTCTGTTAATTTCATAAGTAAGATATGCAGTTCCACTTCCGATTAATGCTCCTGCGAGTACATCTGTAGGATAATGCACACCTAAGTCCATTCGGGAATATGCAACAGTACCTGCGTAGAAATAAGCTGGTGCAATGACATACCATTTAGGATATTGTAAACTCAATGATGTTGCTAACATAAAGGAAGTTGAAGTGTGTCCCGAAGGAAAAGACGGGTCATTACACAGACTTCCAGATTTGTTTACAATGATGCCGGGATATGTGGTAAATGGACGTTTGCGCTTAACTAAGTATTTTAATCCTGCAGTAATACCTAAGTTAATAATTGTTCCTGTTGCCAATACACCTGCATTCCGTAATAGTTTATCATCATGATTTGCAAGTCCGAAAATTGCCATACCAACTGGTACACCTGTAATCACATACATATCAGAGTTAGACATAAACCTGTAAAACCCATCAGAAGGTTGTACTTGTGGTGAGTTGATTGAATGAAGTATACGAAAGTCTATATTCTGACTAAATAATGAAATTGGTAGAAAAAGTAATAATAGTAGAATAAGATTTTTCACAACATATCTATTTTGTTAATTGTTTCGAATATTACTTGTGCGACTTGCGGGACGATTGCGTTTCCAAGTGCGGTATTTCTACCAGCGTCCAATTTTCGGGATATCCCATTAAATACTCCGTGAATTCGGGATATTGCTTCATACCAATGAAGTCCAAAAGGGTCTCCAGATAGCTGAGTGCTATGTTGTGTCCCTTCCTCTTGGCTCTTGTCGGGTACTTCTCCCAACTGCCTTCCCGTGGTGTCGGAATTAAGTTCCACTTTGGCACGTCCGATAATCCAAACCCTCTCTCGAATGTGGTATGCTCCGACTGCACAAGCCGGCAAACCAATCGTGAGTGTTTCGTAACCTTCAGTTTCCAATTGAAGCATAATCTGTTCGTAGGCATTACCATCGTCTGTTGTAAGGAGTCCAGAAACATTCTCTGCCACAAACCATCGGGGTTTGCATTCCCGTATAACTCTGATATAATCGTCCCAGAGATATCTTTTGTCTTCTTTGCCGAGCATTTTTCCTGCTTTACTGAAAGGTTGGCAGTTGTGGACTGCAAGTCCGTTTGCTGTATAGGTGTTGTCATCTTCAATCTCTAAATTATATACCGTCTCATTTTTTGAGACTACTGTTATTTTTTTAAACAGACACCACACATAACCATTTTCATAAAATCCATAACGTTTAGAATTTTTATGTAGTCTAAGATGATACTGTCTTCTTTCATTTACTGTTCGACCTTCAATTATGCAAATTCTTTTTGGTTTTGCTGTTCCAAGACTAACAGGTACTTTATATACGTTTCGTGCAACCCTTGTCATATCTAATGCAAGTTGTCTGCTTACTGTTGTTACTGATGTTAATCCGTCCTTTTCATAACCATCAGCATCCTGCCAACCATCAAAAACGGCTTTTTGTTTTTCATTTGACAATTCAAACACTAATTGGGTTAAATGCTTTCCATGCGCATACATACCAAACTGTATCATAAACTCATATAATTCTTGATTAGTGATATGAAATTTAGTACATGTTCTTTCGACTACCTTTGCCGAACTATAACCAGCATTTACTATATATTTTTCAAGGTTATCTGCATCATCATTTGATGTGCAAATTATTACTCGATGATTATACGAATTCTTTCTACTATTTGGTTTATTTTTATCGGGTTTTCTTTTAGAATTATTAGTCCAACCATCACCAAGATATCGTCCAACCATGTACCAAAACTCAATAGAATGGCTATCGTTGTCGTTTGGTGTGTCGAGAACATATCCGACATAATCACCCCTTTTTAAATTTTTTGCTTCGACAAAATATGGGTCAGTAAAAAATCTGTCATAACTTCTTCTTTCACGATTAAATTTATGATATTGACTTCTTACATAAAATGGATGCTCTGCAGTGGTTTCTAATGCATCTGGTAATCCTTGTGCTCTGACACTATAAATTTCATTGGCTTCCCGTTTCATTAACGACAAGACTTTCTTATAGTTACCAGTATGTGTTAAAACTGAATCTTCTAATGACACTTCATTTATTTTAACATATCCTCTTTTAGTGGCAACCAAAGTATTTTCAGTAAAACAGGGGACACCGCCTGTGATGATATCAATTCTGTTTTTCCACTGAGAAAAATCGGTTGTTGTAATGTCTTCATAAGTAATACTGTTTGGGAAGTGCGCTTTCAGCACCTGTAGGCAGAATGGTTTTATCTCACAATGAAATTCGTTGGACCAACCAACTCTTTCAGCAGCCAAATCAAAGCCGCCAATACCGCTAAAAAGAGAGCCATGTTTTAACCTATTCTTTAAGTCCAAGTTGTTGTGGGTCATAACCTTTTCTGTCTATTAACATGTGACACGTGGGGCAAAGAATCCATATTTTTTCTGGTGTAGTATTCGCCACAGTTCTCCACGCACCTTTTCTTTTATACTTGGGTTTGTGTGCTATATCTAATACTCTATCTTCTCCACACGACTCACATTTTTTTGGTAAGTCAGGATATCTTTTATATAATCTTTTTAAATTTCCGTCACTACCGTTTTTATTTTTACTTGTGCTATAATATTTATCGTATATGTTAGGGTTTTGTTTTAAAAACTTTGCCCTTGATTGTCTCGCACTTTTAATTGCACATTCTTCACCACAGTGTAATGTACCTGCTTTATTTGGAATAAAATGTGTTCCGCACTGTTTACAAAATCTTCCAATGTCTCGAATTAAACCATCATTCTTCCTTCGTTGTTTTTCTTTACATGCAGGTGAACAAAATTTTCGTCTTGCTGTTTTCGCAGTATATTCTTTACCACAACAGATACAATATTTAACAACGGTGTTTATGTTCAATTATTTTCACAAAAATAATAAATCCTTGCCGATTAAGCAAGGATTATTATTTAAAATTCAAGAGGATTCCAACAAGCTATGCTGTAGTCAAGTTGAAGTTCTTTCCTGACTCTTTTTTTCTTCTTACGTGGATAGTTTTTAGTCTTTCTCCACTCAGCAAGAATCTGTTCTTTACGTTCTTCCTGTTGGGTTTTCATGTCATTCAACATTGACATGCCCATCATAAGATATGCACCAAGTACCGGACTTATTTGTGAGTTCATATTAACGTTCTTTACTGATTGAATTTACATCGACAAGTTTTTCGAAGGTTGCTTCACCGCCAGGAAATATGGTGATGTATGCCTGTACTTGGTTTTTATCCGCATATCTGACAAAGTAGTAGTCGTGCATTCCAGTGTTGTCGTGAAAGATTATCCTGTCATGTTCTTTAAGTGGCAGGTCTTCGGGATATTCATACTTAATTGAACCCCAAATAAATACGACAAATATGACATACAACCAAAAACTGATGTTTATGGTTAATGCACAGGCAAGAATCGTCATGAGAATCTTCAACCAATAATACGAATTACTGTAAAGTCTCTTTTCGTTTGCAATGAAGTCTTTCCAAGTCATGTTACTCTTTGTTTTTAGTTTCGTTCTTGTAATAGAATAACTTCGGAGTAAGTGTCTGTATAAACTGTCCCAAATAATGAATGACAATTATAAAGGCGAACACGTGCCAGTAGTTAACATGGACAAACGGAAGTTTCCATGTCGTCAGATAGAGTTCATTTAACTTAGGTGCAAGATAGTTAAATGCAACCATAAGTATAAGGGATTCGAAGACAGTATATGTCAACCAAATCCAATTCTTTACGAAAGATAATAACATTCCAATCATAGTTTTAGTATATTGCAAGTTTAATAAATTGCTCAAGTTTGTCTGCTTCTGTGAAAATATTCACACGGACTTCTCCATCGTTTGAACCAATGACCTTTGTAAATCATTCTTTATCCTTATTAAACTCTACCTTTACTTCAGGAATTTCTGGTTCCCAACCTTCGGCATCAATGCGATTAACGAAGTCGGAGAACTTAATATCTTCAAGAACCCTGCGGGTTGCATCTAAGATTATAACCCTGTCACACCAATAGTATGACCTTTGTGCTGATTTTACCATAGGGTTGCCAAGAGTCCATTCCCTACGACCATACTTGTTAAGCCAAAAATCCTGGTTGTCGTGTTTAGGTGGAACTACCCAAGCATCAGTATTAATATCGGGTTCGTTTGAAATTTTTTCCGACTTGAGTTCTTCTTTGGCAACGTCCATTATTCTTTGCAGTAGCATTGAGGCTTCCATAACCAAATCAAAGTTTCTGCTTAATGTGTTTTCACCATCAGTAAACCTGTCACGACAAACCTCATAACGTCTTTCGGCTTCTTCACGGGAATATCCGGAGATTATCTTAGCCATTTTAATCATGTCTCTCATATTATTCGTATGTTTCTGCACCAACTTTAATACGGTCTTCTTCCTTGATTCTTTCAATCTCAAGCTGCTGATAAACTGCATTCAAGGTAGCCATGTCATCCAACTTATAGGTGGTATTGCCTTTGATGTAGTTCTCATATCTCTTTGGACTGATGTGAAATAATTCACAGAACCTTTTCTTGTCAAGTTTGTATCTTTTGATGATACGCTGTAAGTCACCTGCAATCTGAATTGTTAGTTCCAAATAGCGAAATTCGGTTTCGTTCAAGTCCTTCATGAACCTCTGAACTTTTTTACTGTCGAGTCTTTCCATTATTAATAGGGTAAATCTGTTTGTTTGAATATTTCGTAAATGCCGAAAACCACCAAAAGTATCACCATGACACTGAAACCAGTAGCATAGTATGTCTGCCAATCCATTGGATTTACAAGTTTTCCACGGAAATATGCAATACCAATTGCAATTGCTGGACCAATGTTAAAGAAAACAACTGTAAAGAAAGTCATTTTCAACACTAAATATAAGAATTTCAATTTTTTCATGCTCCGTATACTCCTACAACTTTTTCTTCGATGACAATATCGTTATTATCCCTCAGAAATCCTAATTCCGTTAAATATTTCTGTTCTTGTATGAAACGAATGTCGGGTTTGTAAGGTAAGATTGAGCCGAACTTCGTCATAAGCAAGGTATATACTTCCTGCTTGGTTGTTTTATCATACCACTTTGCAAGTACAAAATGAGTATAGTAATAGATATTACTCAAATGCTGATGTGTAATTTCTTCGGCAGGTATGTGTCTGCCATCCCATGTTGTCCATCCTTTTAACATAGCTATTCTTTTATTGAGATTTGTATTTCAACTGGTAGTACAAAAAGATTATCCGTAGTATCTCTGCGAGTAGTCTGACTGTAAATCTTCACATAATAATTCATTGACCTTTCTGCTTCGTCTTTACTACTGAAAGTCCGGGCATTCTTAATCTGCTCAGTAAAGTATTCACTCTTGGATAAGAATGTCTTTAGCTTGCTATTGTAGATAACATAAGCGGTGTCTTCTTCGGGAGCAGGACTTTCATCAAGCCACTCGAATTTTTTCATGTCAATCTCAAATGGAAGTTGATGATTACCAGTCTTTTCCAGGTTCAGTTGTTCGACAGCGTATATCTTCATAGATAATGCACCACTTAAAATAATACCGTAGTTGTTTCCAACTGGTCTGAAAATAATGTCTGACCCATCTACGGGCATGCGTTCACCTGCGTTTATCCATTTCATAGCCGATTATACGTAAACAAAATTAAAATGTTACAAAAATCAATATAAATCTTCGCTGAAAAGAGTTTCTTTCTGTTCGGGTATTTGGTTGGCGTAAAATGCTATCTCTGCACCTTCCTTCCTGTCAACAAACCTATTCTTGTTTGTCAAGAAGCCTTGTACGTATTCACCTACCTCTGGCGTAACACTTCGTAATCCTGTAATTGATATCATGGTATACATGCAGTGTGGATGTCTGAAACCACAGAAGACCAAGCCTCTGTCACAGTTAACAGGCAGAACATTACAGTCAAAGACTTTCTTAAGTACTAAGTCTTTATACCAAATAGCTGCACATAATATTATTTCCATAGTTACCAAATTACATCGTCACTTACAACACTAATTGCCCGAATTTTTATTTCAGCATCTTCCTTTTTCTGATTTCTCAGACTACCATCGGAAGTAAGTACACTACCCTTTTCACCGAATGTTTGTTTGTATTCGGCATATGCCATTGCTTTACTCGCAGCTTCATTGTAGTCTTTTGCAACCACATACACAGGTGATAATATGTTATTTGCAAATGCAAATGACAGGATTCCACCCGATGTTCGTGGTTCTCCAAATTCAACAAAAAACAATTTTCTATCTTCCATATTACATTTTATTTAAGTCTTCAACAAAGGTTTCTGGTCGCCATATGCCATACTGACCTTCAATCTTTACCCATAAAACCTTATCATCATACCAAATATCCGGGCAAAGCCGGGAGTAATGACCTTTCTCAATAATGACCTCATCGACAATTACTTTTTGTCCTTCGGTAAAGATTATCTGACCACCAATGGTAAATATTTCACCATTTACAGTTAATGTATCACCTACCTTGACCATTAGTCTTCAGGTGTGTCAATTTCACAATAGTGTGTTGGGTGAAACACGTTGGCATTATTATCACCAAGTATACCATTAAACATATTGGCAAGTGGGTTGTTTTCGTTTGCCCAATGTGGACCTTGAATGTCAATTGATTTCAAGTAACCCGTAGCTACTTTAGTCAACATGTTCGGTCTTTTCTCTGCGAGTAAGACCGTTACCTTAAAATTCGGTAAGTTATATTTGTCTTCTGCTTCTGTGTTGATTTTAATCCAATTCATTTTCATTTCTTTCATCCCTTAGTATATCGTTAAATAACTCTTGTTCGGTAATCGGACGTTCATCGTCTTCACTCTGAGTGTCATCTGGAAGTCCATGATAGTGTGATTTTGAATCATCATCCTGGCTCACCATTACATCAAAATCGCTGACTGTCTGTTGGTCAGAGTCCTCTTCCATTTTCTGTAATTGATATTCTTCGTGTTCACGCTGATTTGCTTCTTCTTGCATCTGTCTTTCGAATTCCCTTTCTTGACGGTCTTCCTCAATTTGACGTTCGTCTTCCTCAATTTGACGTTCTTCTTCCTCAATTCTTATTTTAGCTTCTTCGTCTTTTCTGCCCTGCCAGTAAGCCAAATCTTCTGGTTCATCACTATACTTGTCATGGTCGTAGTCCCTGCGATTATGTTGTGCGTCTTTATGACCAAGTTTGTTGGCTTCCTGTTCTTCGTCTGTTTCGTAATATCTGCTCATTTTGTGATTGTTATTAATAAAGTTATTTTTCGAAGTCAAAGCCAACAGTGAAGTTAACTTTTTCGGCTTTAAGTACTTCTTCAATGAAATATCTCATAGAGAGTTCTTTTTTATTCTCCCTATTGACTTTCCAATATTTTCTCTGAATTTTTGCACGTTCATTTGAAGTTACCTTGTCCGGATATACGTATTGTACTGCACCAGTACTGTTACAGAACATATTAACATCCCGGTCAGAATAGAACTTAGCTTGGTACATGCCATATTCATACCACAAATCAAAGTTTTCTTTGTCGATATGATATACGGTGTCAGTAACTACTTCGTAGTCTTCATCGTAGCCTTCGCCTCTATTCAATATTATAATTGTACCTCTCATATGTTTTATATCATCTGTGTCAGTTTTGTGCTGCCATATTATTAGTTATTAAAAAATAGTAAATATGCAATCAGTGTGAAGATGAAGGTAAACAAGAATCTGTACCTTCTCTGTTGACTGTTTTCTTTCTTTATTAAACTCCATACAAGTGTGATTATAAACCACACAATTAAGAATGATATGAATCCTGCTCTGTTGTGTATCATCGGTATTGACTGTTAGTTTCACTTACATCAAAGAGTACTGCTTTGATTTCATCCCGTCTCTTTTTCATGTCTTCGAGATTATTCGTACTCCAACCACCATCTTCGGTACTGATTATCCACTTATTCAAGTATGATAAGTCTTTTCGTAGTTCTGCTATAAGTTTTGCGTTCATATGAAAATTTGTTGTTACAGGTGATTATACGTAATGTCGGAGAAAATGTTACAGAAAACTCAGATTATTTTAATCTGCATTGGGTGTAACATCATTATCAAGTACTACTCTTCCCGAAGGACTGAACTTAAAACCATCGGGCAGACCATCTGTTTTAGGTGCTTTGGTTGTGGTAGTTGTTGTTGTTAAGAATTTACTATTAACTTCAACAAGTTCGACCATCTTAATTGCTTCAACTCTCAATGGGCATTCATCAGGTACACGACCTCTGCTGTTCTGTTGGGTGATAATCATCCTGTCCCAAACATTCGCTTTAACAAGAAGATGTGGATGTAGGCATTCCATTTCATTTCCTGCATTGCCGAAAAATGGACAACGGTGGTAGCATTCGTCTACCACTGTGATTTTTTCGTAGGTTTTCATTATTCTGCCTGTATATAGCGTCTGTTCTCGACAAAAATATTATTTTCTGGGATAAACTTAGTAGTATCTCGATTGCCGTAGTTGTCACTCCACCAATTTTCAAACTTAAGTTTTACATCAGTTTGAGTACCGGGAGTTAGGTTTTCAAAATTTCCCGACATATCATCCAAAAGTCCTGCAACAAATGCTTTCCATGCCAATTCTTTGGCAGTTTTCATGAATTTTTTTGCCATTAGTCTTTCTTATTAAGTTCTTCAACGGTCTTTCCGGGACAATTATCTGCACGGGCAACCATCATTTCCATTGCTACACGTGCATCAAGATATGCTTTCATGTCGGTCTTTTTCACGCACTCAAAGCCGTGAATGCCAATGACAAGGTAACGGCAACACGCATAACCTTGTCCGGCTCTACAACAATTTTTTACTTGGTCATTCATTTGATAATTTCTAAAATTTGTAGTTCACGTGTTCTTACCCCGTAAGGTTTGAATTCGAATATAATTTCATCGCACTCACTGCATTTGATTTTAGTCACAGCATTAGGTTGAAAACCCATGTAGTTTGAAATGAAGTTAAAATGACCATTTTTACAATGGTATCTCTCACTTCCACTATTTTCAATAGGAATACAGTTGAACTTAAACAAGAATTTAAGTTCCTCATTAGGGTCGAGTTGACTGTTTAATTCAGTCAACTCTTTCTCTGTCAATACCTTTGTAATTACTTCGCTCATTGTTATAGTGTTCCTTCTGCCTTTGCAGTTACATATGCGTTTGTTCCCATAGTGGTTTGCTCTTTCCACTTAACGCCATTACGCCAAATTTCAACAGTAACCGTAACATGTGTTAAAACAGATTCTGCGGTTACTCTTATATACATACCCTTTGGATACTTACCCCAATCTTTACCAATTGAAAGGGGAGTGTCACAATACATAGATACTGAGCTGCTACCTGAAGGAGTTGTCAACGCAAGATTTGTTACGTCAGCATTTATAGAACCTCCGTGGTCTTTTGGATTGTCATAGGTGGCTTTGACGATATAGTTAATTGTATCACCACCACCACTACCAGCACCATCATCTTTGGTACACGAGAAGAACGATGTTACAACGAACATCAGAAGGACAAGCAATAAATTTTTTGTTTTCATATTAAGAATTTATTTAAATTAATAGTAAGCAACATTGCTTATATTTTTTACCTGACCCACAAGGGCACAGGTCATTACGACCTACATTAATTTGTTTTGGTTCTGGAAATCCTGGTGCTTCAATGCGTTCAGCTATACCATTAAGGTGATTGACTTCGTGTTGCCAAACCTGTGCATCAAAACCTTTGTAGATTTCACTGAAATGCACATTGCCGAGAATGTCAACATATGTGACTTTAACTGCACGACTGCGTTCAGCAACAATGACTTTGCCTTGCCAAGTCAAACAACCTTCACACTTGATTTCCTTAATACCTATGTATTCATCGATTACAGGATTAATTGCTATTCTCCAAACCTTATCAAATCTGTCTTTATATGCAAAGGCACGTAGCATGAATCTTTCACCATTAAGACTTACTTGATTACAAGCCAATCCTGCAGCATTGAGTCTATAATAACAATCATCAATAAATTCTTGAAGTATTAAAACATGTTCTTTAACATAAGCATTTATGTCATCAACCTCTGGCACCTTTGGTGTCTGTTCGTTTGGTATGATTTCGAATTTATTCATATTAATTATGTCTATCGTGTTTAATAAAAAATTCGTTTACTGTCATTTCTTTGCCCTGTGCATACTGACCTTTCTCAGTTGCCATAAACTTCTGCAACTCTCTTTTGATTTCACCTTCTGTTGTTGGATTTAAACCTTCACTCTCAAGATACTTTTCAAATTCACTTCTACATTGATAACAAACATATCCGATGCCATTAACATACGTATCACACATTATCTGTGGACAATCCGGTCTACTACAGTTCATTACGCCCATTCTGGTTTCCTTTCTAATATTTCAACGTATTTTTTAAAATACTTATGAAGTTCATCGAGTTCATCCGTCAAGATTTCATACCTCATGCTCTTAAGTACCAGCAGGGGATATGGCTGTTTCATTATGTCGGCATGAAGATAGAAATAAGCCTCACCTATACCATTGACACAACAAACCCTTATCTTATCTTTTATGAAATGAAATTCCCTTTCCTTCGAGGAAGGATGATTATTGTAAATCTCCACATAACCTTTTGGCAATAGCCAACTTGTTATTGTTTTGTAAAAAATATCTGTCATATTTTAATCATATTTAATCCTAAAACCAATGCTTCTTCAAAGGCATCCTCATATTTATCCTTACATTCAGAACTTACACTGCAATCAGCAATACATTCTTTTAATGTAACTAAACCATAATATTTAAAACAACCTTCCCGGCTTAATTGGGGAATATAAAATGGTTTGACGTATACTTCAATACCATGTACTTCTCTTAACCATTTCGCAAGTACTGACTGTGTTGGTGCATATAAGTATTTATTAGTGCTGAATTTAATACTTCGTAGACTTGTTAAATTTTTAGTATCCTTATGATATACAAATGAACTTTTGACCTTATTATTAATAATGTCACATATTTCAAAGGATAATATTTCCGATATGTGTATATTTATACTTTCATTGTTTATAAAAACACCAGTTTTCTCTAAATTTTCTATTGATTTTACTTTAACTTCCTTATAATGTTCACAACTTATTGTAAAATATTTTACTATTTCTTCTTTACTTAACTTTCTATCTGAAAATAAAAATTCTTTATGATAATCTTTATTATTTAAAACTTCACATATTTTCGAATCACTAATTTTCAATTGTCTACTACATTCGCTTATGGAAGGAAATAAATATTCAATATGATTTTTATCATAAGCAAATAAACATCTGCCCACCTTTTCAGCAAAAATACTTCTTCTTTTTTGAATTTCTTCCATAGTTAAATCTTTATATGGATAAGATGCTATTTTGGAAACATTAAATCCGTTATCCGTATATGATTTATAATAATCCATCCAGTATTGCTCTCTTTCTATTAATTTTTCCTTTTCACAAAATTCCTTTACTTCAAATATAAATCCCTCGAAGCCATGTTTGTTACAAAAATTTTGTAATTTAGGATTAGTGTGCCGATTATTTTTAAGTTTATTCTTATGACAATAAATTCTTGAATACATATTTATTGAACTTCCTATGTAAACCCTCTCAGTATTTTTATGCTTTATAATATAAACACCGGGTTTTCTATCTAAAAAAGGTCTTCCCATAACATTATTTTATGCTTATGACACAAATATCATGCCAAGATTTCGCAAGTTTTGCTGTTGCTAGACCTATTTTTGTATCTTCAATTGGTTTTTCCATTATGCTTTTATATGTAAGTGTAATTCCTCTACTACTTGTTTAATTGACATACCTGCCAATTCTTTAAAATCCTCACGTTTAAGTTTTGGCTGAGTACTAAAGGAACACGCCATACCAATAACATCGGTTTTAATATTGCCATTTGGTCTACTATCCATTAAGTCAATTGCTGTTGCAAGTAAACGAAATTTTTCTGCAAGACCAACATCTTTTCTTCTATTTCTATTACTTTTCATTGCTTATACTCTCCATTTAAAAGATTCATATTAAAAATAGTTGTGTTTAATGCAATACTGAATTCCATTAAAGAGATTTCAGTATAATTAGTGTGTTCAAGAAAACCAACAGGATGTGTGCAAATCAAACCATTTGAAGTAACAAGAAGGACATCATTTGCTCTTTGATGATAATAAAAATCAACAGACTTATAGCAATTTCCCACAGGTTTACAAGGCTTATTTGAATATTTATGTTCTATGACCTTAAACGTTAAATTCATATCAGTTCGTTTTTAATTATTTTCTGTGTACTCCAATGCCCGTGATTATTCTGTACGTGATTTTTCCGTACATATTTACCACAGACTTTACGAAATTCTGAGTAATGATACTCTCTTGCAAGTCGTACAACATACCGTTCAATTGTTCCGGGGTTGTTCTCCATTTTCTTGTTAAGTTCATTAATGAAGTCCATATCCCAAATACCATCATACATAATTGTTGGTGTAACCAATCCCAATAATTCAAACCATTCCTGTGTTTCATCCCAATCCAAGCACATGTTTTTCTCATTCCATATACTAAATGCAAGAAAAATTGATTTTAATGCATTGCCATTTGCTTTGGTATAATGTATTGCATGCTTTGCATACATATTCTCGCCACATAATCTCCAATCTTCCGGAAGTTCGTAACCAATTTGTGCCCATAGATTTTTAACCCAATTTCTTGAAGAATGACTGTCAGTATCTAATGAACGTGCATGTATGATATCTTTCATCATAGTAGTGTTCTCGCCATCCATTTTTTCCATAATAATTACACGTTGACCTTCGAATATTGAGACATCTTCCATCATGCGGTCATCCCTATTCATGCCAGGTGACCAAGGTAGGTGAAAAGTACGATTGTATTTCACCCTATTTGTGAATTGTCCTAATATATTACCTTGATTTAATATCTTTTGAACAGAATCATCATTAAAAAGTTCACCTTTTATTCTCGTACCGTTACGTAAAATTTCATTACCCCACTTGTCATATTCTACGTCTTCATATAAATGTTGTGGTAATACAATTGTTTTAATACCCGCTAATTCTCTGATTCTATCACACGAAAGAATAGTTTGTTCTGCTTCAATATGATGAAGTTCGCAAAGCGTTGCCCCGTTATCAATGAAATATCCCTCACCAAATGGTTTAAATAATCTACGTTCAAGTATGTGATGTGCACTTAAATTAACTACTTCACCGAATTGGTTGAATTGTGCCTTTTCACCACAAACAATGCATTTGTATCCATCCCTCTTAAGAACAGCATTTCTAAATTCATCCCGTGTTAATTCGTCTTTCATCACAATAATTATTTACTAAAATATTCTTTTATATCTCCGGCACAATTATAATCTTTCTCATATATCACATAATATTTTTTCTTAAGAGATTTACCAATAATTCTTCTATCTTTTCTTGCATGTTTAATATTACAATATATGAAACCAAAAAAATCAGCTACTTCTCTACAGTTATTAAAGGTATGTGCAATTTCAAAAGTATTACTATCAAGGACTAATGTTTTGTTTGACTGTATTTTAGATATTTTATCTCGATACTCCTTAGATTTTCGTGACTTTTGAAATTTTTCGGAACTTATCATCGCCAACCGATTAATTTCAATTTGACTTGCAGACAAAGTAAATCGTTTACCAAACATACCATTATTTTCTCCCTCATTTGCCTTAGATATTTTATCTTTTGTTTCTTGAGTAAGAAAATTACGCTTACCACCCAAATCAATGTTGGTTAGTTTGTTACTTTTATAGTATTCAATCCAAAATATTTCTCTTTCGTCAATATCTTTAATGTCAACTTCTTCAATTAATTCTATTAATATCTTATTAGCAATACCTTCCTTTATTAAACCAAGTATCCAGTTCTCTTTATGTGTTAATTGTTTATTCAATTTAACACTACGTACAGTTTCGTAAATATGACTTTTTAATCTTTTATTTAAAGTCAATATTGTTTGTCCAATGTATCTAATCTCATTAGTCATCGGACATTTTAAACAATATATATATCCTTTCATAACCATAAATACTTGTAATGTTATGATAAGTTCTTGGATATTTAAAATAAAGTGATTCGCACCGTCTCTTTCGAATACGGATTCCCGGAAAATATCTCTACTTAATAGTGTTTTCATACGACATTATACGAATATAAATGGAAAATGTTACAGTTTCAACAATATAAATGATACCAGTCCCTATTATGGACCTCTAAAAGTTCAGGGTGGTGTTCTATGAAATTGTTGATAATTGGAATTGCTTGGTCGTCATCCATATGAAACACTGCACAACGAATATCGTTCAGTAGTTCTTCGAATGTCTGGTCTTCGGGTTTCATTTGTTATATTTTTCCACAAGATTAAAAATCTTCTTAGGTATGCTGAGATTTATCTGAGGATTTCTACTTTGAATCTCAAGCAATTTATTTATCATTGACTTTGATAGCCAACTATAATGTATCTGATTTTGAATGCCATTAAGATATGCATGGTCCGAATCTGATAATTTTTCTGGGAAAATTCCTGCGTCATTATCGACAATAGCCTTTTTACAACTACCAAGAATTCCATAGATAAAATTACTATCTCTGGAAGTACTTACCCGATGAAATGCGTAGATTTTACAAGCACTTTTGTCTTTGAGTCCTTTGTTATTCCTTCCGGTAAGTTCAATACGACAGATTTCTGGATTTTCAATCCAATTAAAAATCTCGTCTTTCTTTATAAGATGTTCTATGCGTATCATGAATGATTATACGTAAAGCCGGGAAAAATGTTACAATTATTCCTCTTTTTTTTCGTGATTTTTTTGATTTTTAATGACCATTATGACGGTCCATGTGAAAAGAAAAGCGAAGATTCCGCAACATATATAACCCCAAACTACTTCATTGGGTGCGACAGTGGTTTTGTGTACTCCGTAGACATACACTAACAGGTAGAGAGTATAGATTATCCCTTTCACAATCTTCATCCATATTAAGGTTATATATAGAAGTTATTTACATTCCTGGTCTGTTCTGTCTTTAAATACTCATAAATAATTAATCGGCAAGCAATTCCTCAATTGTTTTACCACAAATAATGCATTTTCCTCCATCACTTTCAAATTTATGTACGTGATGTGTTGGGTCTTCAACTTTCTCAACAGGAATTTCTATCTTACTATAGTCTTTATTTTCGCCCATGCTTAAGTAGTTCAACGTATTTAAATTTCAGCACAATCAAGTCCAGACCTGTAGTTAAACCATCAAATGCAGTTTGTAGTGTATTGTGATTTACAGGCGTACAAATTTCTACGTATGCATCAAACTCTCGTTGTTTTTGCTCAACAATTTTCCGCAGTTCTTCTACCTTCATCTTGTAGATATTATCTGCCCAAGTCTCAATTGAGACTTGTTCGTAGATTGGAGATAGGTCTTCTGTCATGGCTATTTATGTAAAATGTTGACGTTAACAGTATCGTTTAACGGTTTCACAGTACCCCAAGGACTACTAATCCACACATAGGTACTATCATTAATCGGACGAACTCTGATTGTATCTTTCATTGCATCTGCTTGACCCTGTACGTAACCTGCTTCCATAATCATTTTCATTTCCAATAAATGATATTGGACATTGGCAGCTTCTTGTTTCTTCGCAACTTTACTTACATAAACAAGCAGTCCCATACAGATTAGAAATCCAATGAACATAAGAATCAACCTGTTTCTTTCGCCCTTTGCAAGTTTTTCCATTACTTTGTAAGTTTCTTAACACCAGTTAATTGTGCAACCTTAAGTCCTTCGAACTTAAAATTATACTCAAAAAGTGTTGGATGATTTTTCTGTGCCAGAGCAAGTTCACTCTCGTGATAGCGCACACCTTTGAAAATAGGTGAGTTACCAAGGTTGGTACGAACTTCTTTGTCTTCGACAGGTGAGTAAACCTTTACGGGTTCTAATGTAGCTTTGTCCATGTTGCGTATATAAATTTAGTTAGCAAACTTACTGTTATTTTATCGGATAATCAAGACTTATTCAAAAAATTGTGGGGAAAAAGTATATGGTCCAAGAAACCCCACGATGTCTGGTTGCATTTCCCAATCGTAACCGCCACTATAATAATCGTATGAACCCAAGTAACGAAGTTCAACTATCATAATATTAGTTGTCGGGAATACAAACTTTGACAAGTTTTCTTCTGGTTCGGGTTTAAATGGAGTCTTAGCAAGCAATGCCTTGAAATTAATATCTTTAAACAACTCAACTATGCCCGATTCGCCAAACTCATAATCCAACTGATGGTCAACAGGATATATATTAATGAAAATAATCTTCTGTGGTTCACGTACTTCTTCTTGACCTACAAATTGCAAGTATTGTCCTGCATCGCATAGGTGTCCGTCACCCCGGAGACTATACTCAGGAAGATGGTCAAATACTTCCTTGTGGTTATTATGAACTTTCCATAGTTCAGCAATGAAATTTTCTGAAATTTCATGCAGCTCTACCGACATTAAACATCTGATTGTTTTTGACATTATCTTGTATATGTTACGAAATAGTAGTGAAATTCTCCATTAACATCGAATTGCTTCTCAACCGATTTTTTGACAATAAGTTCATCTGACTCATGCATTCTCAAAGCATCAATGGAAAGCGGTTCGTTCAGTCCCAACAATCCGTTACCTGAACGTTCCAATATTTTACCAATGATTACACATTCACCATTACGTGTATTGAACAGGCATGAAATATCTTCATCGCCACCTAAGTCCCATTTTTCCTGCTTATCTAACTGCACCAATATGTCGTAGATAAAATATTGATTTGTACGTGCCATATTATTTAGGTTTTTGCATTATCATACTATAATTATTACCAACAAGTGTCCCATCAACTGCTCTGAATCCAAGTCTGCTTATGTATTCAAGAAGTTCCATATCAATGTCTACCTCTGTAAGTTGATTGAAGAAGTGAGTATAACCTCTGCCCTTATTATCCTTTACTCCCCAATATGCTTCATTTTGATTCTGTTTGGTCATGAGGAAACATGAGAATAAGAAGTGACCGCCAGGTTTTAATGCTGAATAACCTTGCTTAAAATAATCGAATCGGTCCTTCTGGGAACAATGCTGTAGAACATTTACTGCATAGATTATGTCAAAGTAATTTTCATCCAACAGATAGTCCGGAATACCACTTTTGTCTATCTCAATAAAGTTTTTATATTTTTTTAATGCCTTTGGTACAGTATAGTCGATACCAATATACTCACATTTGTCATTAATTTTTTCGAACACATTTCCGTAACCAAAACCGATTTCCAATACTTTTAAAGGTTTAGTGCTTTTCTCAATTCGTTCAAGAAGAAATGGATAGAGTTTCATCATTTCACTCATTTGTAGTGTCTGTTCATTGACCTTCTTAATGCTTTTGCTTTCAGCACCACAAATACTAACTAAAGGAAAACTCTGCTTTGCTCTTATCCAAAATTCCTTATTGTCGATTCTGTTTGGATGAAACCTGTCAACAGCTACGTCCTTCACATATACAACACCTGCATGATTTCCCAAGTCAACCACCCTATCGTACAATTCTTCCACCATTAGGGTATTAATCATACGAGTGTAACCCTTCGGTACTCCCGGAACTTTCAAATGCACATAGTATTCATTACTTCGAAATTTAATGTCATCGAAGAAGTCAAATGAATCTTGAAATGTCATGAACCTATATGCAGCTTTTTCCCTTTTCATGTTAGTATATTGTGATGTATGCTAAGTACATTAAAACCAAGTGTAATGTGTTATCTGTTGCGGTATAAACCAATGAGGTAAAGCCACCTTCGAGTATGTCATAACGATTAAGGTCGGGTTTTGCCCATGTTTTCTCAGTAGATTTTCCACTGTCTTTCAGTACATAATCTCTCATACCTTTTCCTTTAATGTAGTGCATGTACTTCTCAGCAAGTGCAAACTTATCAATTGGAAAGTGTGTTAGATATACTATCAGCATCCAATTAAGGTCGAAGTTCCACATGAATGTGCACACTGCAAGGGTATAAAGCAAACAGTGAATTGTTGCTGATAACCACCCAACAAGAGTAGATTTGCTTTTATTTAACGCTAAATATTCGTTTTGAAGAAGATAATCTCCAACCAAATGACCCAATAACATTTGAAACCACATAATTTTTATTTTTTAATAAATTTTGTCCACCCATAATAAGATTTTACACCATTACGATGTAGCTTACTCATTCCTTTCATTCTTAAATCATGTTCAACACAAAAATTTGTAAGATTTGTTATGTTTTCATGTACAATTCCTTCTGGACTGATAAAAGAATATGTGTGAGAATAATCTTTCACCCATCCCTTATAATAATAGATTTCTCCCTTTAATAATAATCCTATTGCACCATTTTCTAATCCATTATCTCTGCAAAATTTTCTGATATTTCTAAAGTCAACAGTTTTATTTTCTGGTGATATTAGTGTATATGTTTTATTTGCTTTCTCACCCCATGTTTTAGACATCTGTTCCCTAACCGTAGCAGGTATTGTCTTACCCAAATGACTATTTGACATTTGTTTTATTGATGCAACACTAAACTGACGACCACTACAATTACCCGCAGTCCAACATATATTATAGTTTAAGTTTGCAGGATAATTCTTTTTTCTGTCATCAAGGTATTTCTGTTCTTTAGTCAATATAAATTTATTATCCACATTTTCCAAAACAATAAACTCAAAATTATTTATTCCATGCTTATTATATGCCCTTTGAAGATGTATATTATGATGATTATTTGCTTTCAAATCTTTCTTATGTCTAATCCAACGAGAGTTACCATTACCAATTGCACTACCAATGTATGTGGCATCATTAATTTTATTTACTATAGAATAAACAACTCCCATTTAAATCATTTTGCTATAAATACTCACCAATATACTATTCATCGTTATTATCGGGTTGACTTGTTAAATGCCAGAAACCACATATGTGACATCTGTAACTTCTTTGTGGGCGCATGTCTTTCTTGCCCATCCTTCTGTTAATCCTCTTGCCATTAACGTACTTGTGGTGGTTCTTGGCATAGTTGATAACTGCTTGCGCATCTTTAAACGACCTATACTGGATTTTTTCACACTTTGGTCGCTTAACGATTGCCACGGGAACTTCAACATTGCGTTGAATAATTTCCACGTTTGTGTCGGGAGTCATAGTTTCGGGTAACATAACTAAAGGTCTTTAGCAATATGTCTGATTTCAAACTGTTCAAATTGTGGTGAACCGCCAACACCAACCGCAAAGCCATCGAAAGGTTTCAACCACTTAATGAAGTCTTCTTCTGAACCTTCAACAACAGCATTGTCGCCTTCCATCATATGTCCTTCGGAATCATTATCGGCAGGAAACACAACACTAATTTCACCAAAGTTAGCTAATACCTTAATTGTCTTAGGCATTGCCATTTTTAATTCTGGGGTTAAGAGTATATTATTTGTCATATTACGTGGAGTTCTTTAACAATTATTACTGTAAGCATCATTATTGACACAACACCATCAGCAAATAAGTATCTACTGATTTGTTTAGTGAACACACTTCTTTCCATAACATCATCCATTATTTGAAACGCTGTAATGACAGATACTATAAGCACAGCTAATCCTATGTACCAATATCCGACAAACATCAGTGCCACTAAGAATAACATATAGGCAATTTCAACAATCACCATCCAAAAATTCTTATCACGCTTTGTTGCTGCAATCCAATAGGTTGGAAGCATGAACAATTTCAATAATTCGTATGCTATAAAGCAAAATGTTAAATAAGTAATTAGTTTCATGATTATTATTTTTTACCAAATTTCCGAGTAATCCAAGCAATTGCCGTATTGAGCCATTTTACTACAACGTTGGGTTTTTTCTCAATTTTCTTTTCTGGTTGCATTGCATTCCAAATATTATCAAGTTGTTCCAATGTGAACACGCCCCAAGGTAATGCTTTCCTTGATAATACATCAAGAGTAACCAATGTATTAGGTTCGAGTTTGTAGTCCAAATAATAGGTGTATATTACTGCATTTCTGGGATTTTCCATATATAGCAGTAACATTATAAGTGCACCAAGCGATATTTTAAGGGTCGTGCAAACCTCAACTCGTTTGAGAAATACTCGTGATACAAATGAATCGATAATCGGTTCGAAATGCAGGTATAAATCAGAATTCTTATCCAACTTATTGATGTCGATATTGAGATTATCATCTTTGCTCATAAGAAATGACATAAGAATTTTTGCATCTTCTTCTGTCAATTCCATGCAAGGTTGATTTACCTTAAATGCTTCTATAACTTTATCATCGTAGTTGTTCATAGTAGTATGTTTTCGTGATTATACGTAAACCAAAGAAAAATGTTACAGATTACAGTCTCTTTTTTTCTTAAAAAATGGTTTAAGGTCTTCTTTGGTAATTTTACCTTGCTCAAGCATAGCTGTAACAAATTGTCTTGATGATACAATATAATTGTTCCTTGCTTGAATTACCTTCTGATATTCTGTACAGAAATTTTCCAAACGATTGATTTCCTTCTGATGACTTGAATTAGCTTTATCGAAAGGTGTTTTTAATAGCTTACGCTTACTGTTTAGGTATGTCATTCTGTTTGATTTTAAGGTGTTTATAGTTCCGATAGTAATCCCAATATGCTTTCAACCTTACCTTAATGGTAGGTTCATCTTCGAGTTTATATCTATAATCTATGAAAGGAAGTATTGTAAAAAAGTACGGTAGATTTGTTCTAACCATTTCACGAGCAATCCTGTCAGCAGCTTCTTCACTCTCATCATTATTAAGTGTTATGGCATAGTGATGACCAATCTCATGAAAGTATGTTGAGTAGAAGGCAAGTAAACCGAACTTCTGTGCTTCTTCATGACAGAGCAAAATCTTTGGTAGAACAAAGCTATCTTCCTGTACATTTGTTTCTTCACCTGCAAATTTACAGATATCTCTATATGACTTCCTGTACTTTTTCTCTAACTCTCGGATTTTTCTTAAAGTATTGTCACAATTCTTCTGATGTTCCGGGTCACGAGTGTAAACATACATGCCAAGTGCTTCCTTCTTTTCCTCTGTGCCTCCCCTGCCTTTATTAAGTTCTTCGTATGTCTTATAAAATACAGGAAGATTCTGCTCAGTTGTAATTCTGAGCAGAACATCATCTATCATCTTAATAAGTGCGGGGTGCTGTTCTAATTTAAATCGTAAAAAGCGTACCTGTAGACCAAGCCATGTGACTTGTAGTAATGCAAATCCCATTGCGCAGAGAAATACTCCGACAAATATGAATAATCCAACCATTACAGTAAGCCATTAGCAACATAATGTTCAACAGTAGCATCAAGCGAAGCAATACGAATTACATCAGTATCAACGCCAAAATGATATCGAAGTGGAATGCCTTTATCAATGCCAAAATTTGCGACCATTTCATCAACGATAAAAATAGCAATACCCCTTTTTCCATAATTGAGCATGTCGTTGATAAGTTCATAATTATCAACAACACTGTAACTGTCAACATTAACCCTAATGAGTTTTTCGGGTTTGCCGATTTCAATCACAGGTGCTTTTTTCTGAAACAATCCCGTACTACCGTTTAGCGGTAGCATAGCATCATACTTGGGATTAATAACATCCTTGTCAACGTCATATGTGAATGTTGGACTGAATACGAAACGCACCTTGTTGATTGGTACATTATTATCGTGCAATATTCTCCTGTTAAGTTTAACTAAACTCTTCTGATGGTCGGTCAACACATCAGCACCAAAGGTATGTTTCTGATAAACAGTTTTACCTTCGAAAACATTAGCTACTTTTCCAAAAATGTATTGCAAGAAGTTCATTGTCTTACTGTATTAAATCGTTAAACCATTCGTAGTTGTCTTGTGACTTATCTCCCGTTAAATTATCACATCGATAGAACTTCAAATAAAGTTCCAAACTGTCAAGTGCATTTAAATCACTTATAAGTTTTTCTGCACGTCTTTTTGCTTTGTACCAATCTTCATGTCTTCCACCTGCGGACCAAGCATTGTATGCATCATCATGCAATAAAATAACTTGAAGTACGTTTGTGTCATGGCAAAATTTTTCTGCAAATTTTTTGGCTATAAAACCATGATGGTTGTCACCTTGTTTCGGGAGATTCTGATTGACTTTGTTCTTGAACGTGTCGTGTGTTATAGCAATCAGTCTGAGGCTCGTCCTGTCTTCATCGTCTTTAAAAAACTTGTCGATGTTACCGAGGACTTCCTCGATATGATAAATGACTGCTCCTTCGGGGTGTCCTGGTCTGCTCTTTCCGTAATTTGCTCCAACAATAAATTCTTCGTCTTCACAAATAGCCAGTTCTACTCCACTCTCAGGTTTTATTATTTCTTTAATTTCTTGTTTATTCATTTTATTATTTTTATTAATAATTCTCGTGTAAGGTAAAATCTATTAGCCAATACAATGTTTAAATCAGGATGGTCTTTTTTAAAGCATTCAAATTTCTCCATTGACCTTTTATATGTGAAGCCTTTAACTTCAAAAATACAGTCATCAGTAAAAAAATCGGGAGTATATGTACTGCCATCGCTTAGTTTATATGTTGTTTTTTCATAATCCCAATCAACATGGCATTTATCCAAGTATTGAGCAAATTTTTCTTCCCATTTTGACCTAAAAATAAACATTCTTCCTTTAACATCAATAAAAGTAATTGGTTTAACTTTAGGTGGAAGTTTTCCATACTGACCATTTTTATCACCAGATACTTTTTCTCTGATTGTTTGCTTGGATGCTTCCGTGTGATGCCAATCATGTGGTGGTATTCTGTTTTTATTGTATTCACTAACTCCCGGTTTTTTAATTCCTAAATTACCAATTCTTATTTTATTTTTTGTTTCATCACTAACAATTCGTCCTTCACGAGATTTACAATTCTTTTCACGATATTCTTCATCTTGCCAACGTAATACAACTGCTTTACCAATTTTATCCTTATGTTCTTGGGATAATTTTTTATTTTTGGTTTTTAAAGTCATAGATTCGGACCTGCGTTTTCTTTCACTATCCGATATGCATTGTTTTTTACCTGTTAAATAAATATTTCTACATTCAATCGAACAACAGTATTTTCCTTGACCGAAATAAGATTCATTACAAACATTACATATTCTATGACTTTTTCCCATAACTATAGTGATATTTCAAATCTACTTATCATTTTCAGTATTGTTTCATCGGGAACAGAATGTATATTTTTTGTTGACATTCGATTCTCAACTATAATACTAAATACTTTGTAGTTGAAATTTTGTGCTAATTTCATATATGGTTGCAATTCTCTTTCGGTTGTCAAAGTGTTTGCAACAATAATGCGTGATGCTTGCTTCTTCATGAATCTCCTGCACTTACGCTGGCACCATGAGTGAGCTGCACCAATCTTAGCGGAATTCCACAAATACATACCGTCACGCACAAAATAATCATCAGCACAACACACCGCTTTAATGCTAAGTGCCTCTGCCAATGACGATTTTCCACTGCCTGGAACGCCACGAATCAAAAATAATATCTTTTCCATTGTGCAATTATACGTAAAATAATTTAAAAGGTTATAATTTATCTCAAAATAAATCTGTCATTGAGTGTTTTTTCCAATGACTCATAAATTTCTGAGTGTTTCTCCCAAAAAATTACAGCCATAAGTAGTTCTTCCCGAAGTCTACTGGCTTCGGCATCCCAATCTGGTGGTTCTTGCCAATATCCTACAAAGTGAATGACTGTTGTATTATCACTTCCAATATCATCGGGATTCTCTGGGTCAACGACCATTATACCATGTGTGAATTTTTCCATTTTACTTTAATATTTCACGTACTTCCATTAATGCTTTACCTAAGAGGTTCATACCTCTCCACTGACTTTCATCGAGAACCCTATCGTCTTCCCAATGTAAACCAATTCCCCATATTATATCATAGGGACTTGCCTCAACAATTATCTTATCTTCTGTTGATTTAAGTAAGGATTTTAAGTCTTTATTTTGGTCGAACTTGGCATAATTAACATCGACCATAGCATCATATCCTGCAGTCAGCCACTCTTTTTGGTCAAAGTTTTTAACTTTACGACCTAATTTCTTTACAACACTTGGGGTAGGGCAGGCAAGTATCATACTTGCAGATTGACTGTCGTTGAAATACATTGCTTTTTCCCACATGAATGCCTGTTCACTGTTCTGAAAAATATGCTCTTTGTATTTGAATGTGCATAAGTGCCAATTGGAGAATTCTGAACCCCAAAAGAATACATGTGTGTCAGTTATTCTTTCCATGATTAAAATTTTAGTTTAACTCCAATGCCATTTTCATTCATACTTAATCCTGCTTTTCCCATGTTACCAATTCCAGACAATTCAAATCCAAATCCAATTAGAGATAATATGCCAGCACCAATATAATAGTTCTTTCTACTACTTGTGAGGTCATTTATTTCTTGAACACTTCTTGCATCTGTTATTCTTTTTCCATAAGAATCCGAAATTACTAAAGCAAACGCCCCTGAAAATATTTGAAGTCCAACGCCCGTAAAAATTTGATTTTTTGCTTTTATCAAATAATCCCCCGGTAAAATAGCATTATCGTTTATTGTTGATTTTTGCTTTTCATTAAGATTAGAATTATAAATGTTAATGGGTGGTGTTGTATATGGTTTAACCGCCTCATACAAATTTATTTGCTGTCCAAAAGAATTTAATGTTAATAGAAACATTGTTGACATTAAAAATAATAATTTTTTCATAATTTTTAAAATTTTAATTAATGTACTTTTTTGATTATACGTAAATAATTTAATAATGTTACAATTATAGTACATTTTTTCATAAAATCAAAGTATTTATTGTAAATACGTTGTCAATATGAAGAACAAAGAAACAAAAAAAATGTATTCGCTGAGAATACGTAAAGAACAAATAGAATATTTAAAGGAAGTTGCAGATAAGAATTTCACCACCGTGACCCAATATATTCTGGATTTAATAAATGCTGATATGAAAATTGGTAAAAATGTATAAAATCTGTGGCATATATAAAATAACATCACCGACAGGTAGAATTTATATTGGGCAATCGAAGGATATTTCTAAAAGAATTGAAACTTATAGAAATGTTCGGTGTGTCAAACAAATTAGATTATATCGGTCAATTATTAAACATGGGTGGGATGCTCATATGTTTGAAGTTATTCATGTGTGTGATGAACTAAAACTTAATGATTTGGAAAAACATTACATTAAATTTTATGATTGCTTTGATACTCTTAATGGATTAAATTTAACGAGTGGCGGTGATTCGCCCATAGTTTCAACTGAAACGAAAATAAGAATTGGTTTAGCAAGTAAAGGAAGAGTACCACACAATAAAGGTAAGTCATTATCTGAAAAAACCAAAGAAAAATTAAGTTTGTCACATATAGGACTAACACCACACAATAAGGGTAAAAAAACATCAATTCAAACAAAGTTAGTACAAAGTCAATCCCACATGGGTAATAAAAGTAAATTAGGTAGTTATGAACTATATAATCAAGATAATGAATTGATGTATAAGTTCAGTGATAAATTTAAAAATAAAATGAAAGAATTTGGATTACCCACATATTCTTTCATTAGGTCATATCAAAATAGCATAAAAATAAACAGAGGAATGTATAAAAATTGGTATGCGATAAAATTATTAGATGTCAATTCTGTTGCATAAGACAGTAGCTGTCATTGAGGGTCTTGTAATTGCAACATAAAAAATTTGATTTCTTTCCTTTAGCACCCAATTATTTTCAATGTCGTTGAGCATAACATACACATGGGTGTATGTTGAACCCTGAGATTTATGTCCAGTAATGGCATAACCGTAGTCTAAGTCTTTCTTAATAATATCTGAATTACCTCTGAGAGTACCATTACGAAACTTATCAATGGTCACCATTATGATGCTTTGTCTGCGGAAGTCATAATATTTATTCCAGAGTTTTTTATTTGGTATTGCCATGTCTTTGAAATAATCATGCATTTCAGCATATAGGTGCAGATTGTCATAATCATTCGAATCAACAATGAACACGTCAACAAATTTGAACTTGTTATGTGCAAGATTTTCCCTCAACTTAACAGTCCAACCTTTGAGTCCGTAGAAGTTTTCTTCCAAATCGGATTTCTCCATCACACGGTAGTCTGCGCTGTTTTCAATTATATTATAACGCTGACTTTCACTCATTATGCTTCTGTATGCCATTAGAACATCATTGACTTCAATAACATCAGGATTGATATTTTTCAGCAGTTCAATACGAATTATATTATTGGCTGCCATGACGGTTTCATTTCTCCAAGCAATGACCTTTACAAAATCAGTGTCTTTCTGATATTCTTCATTACTGAACTTCTCCAACATCAACTTGCGAAATTCCCTCTTATTGACTGTGAAGTAAATGCCCTCACCCAAATGATTTATATTGGACTTCCGGGGGAAACCACCATCAAGTCTATCAAGATTATTTCGTAGTGCATCGTATACAAATGCAAGTGGATTAGTGTCGTTCTGCCTTTCAATCTTGGTCAGCCAGTGAATTTCAATGTCTTGTTGTGTGAACACCACAGATTCTCTTTCACCTACAGGTGGTATCTGTGCCGGGTCGCCCATGAACAGTACTTTGGTTCGACTACCAGTTGTCAGTCTCTTAATGAGTTCAAAGAGTTCTTGGTTAATCATTGATGCTTCGTCAATGATAACGATATTATAATCACAAATTTTCGGAACTGCAATAGGATTGAAAATAGGTGAGTTTGGATTGAATTCATCCAAGTTCACATCCGGACGTAAACCACAAAGAGAATGTAGTGTTTGACCGTCTTCCCCGGTGGTATTCATAATGACCTTTTTGGCTTTATGTGTTGGTGCACTAACTACAATTCCCCATGAAGTTTCATCTAGTATTTTCTTAATCAATGTTGACTTACCTGTTCCCGCATAACCCGCTAATGTAAAGAACGTCACACCTTCCTTCTTTATCCACAAGCGAATTTTTCCAACACCATCGTATTGTTCAGTATTGAAGGTGATTAGTTTGCCTGTGGGAAGCAATAGTTGATTGTCATTCTCAGTAATTGCTCTTACCGGTTTACTGCTGAATAAATCATCAAAGTCCATGTTTTTCGAGAAATCTCTGAATGGACTTTTAAATGGTTGTTTATAAGACATTACTTCCTTTGTTTGAGTGCCTTAATAAGTGCTTTAAGTGTTCTCAGACTTTTGAATTTAATTTCTTCCACGTCATACAATTCAATAGTATAACCACCTTTGACTTTTTCATCATTTGAATTTGAAATCAATATGCCCTTTCCATTAACCTCGAAAGTGTAGTAATGAAATTTATCACCAAAATCGACATCATTTTGTCTTTTGAAACCTAATTTAAGTAGGTCTTTTGCTTTAATTCTTTTCATTTTATTTCTTCTCTTAATAAGTTACCGAAAAACATTTTGTTGTGAAAAATTACTGCACCCTTAATTGTTTCATCGTGATTGAATGCCCATTCGTAATTTGCATATGTCATGTAGAATTCTTCGAGTTTCATCCATTTAACAACGGCAGTTTCTTTACAAGTGAATTTTTCAATATCAGCGGGAAATTTATCTGGTTCTTTTGAAAAATCAAGTACATTGAGATATATGTGAGAGATATTCTGACGTTTATCTTCTGATGGTTTATCTTTAGTCCTGTAAGGTTCGCCACTATTATTAAACAACATGTACTTTTCGTATTCCGGAAGATATAATGAAGTTTCTTCATAAACCTCACGTATCATTGCTTCATGACGGGTTTCATTAAAGTCCAAATAACCACAAGGAATACCATATTTATTTGCTTCATCACGCATAGTATTAGACCTCCGGGTTATAAGAATTTGCATACCTACATTAGTAAATGCAAATACTACACCCACAACAGCAGTTGCTCTACAAACAAAAAAATCTTGCTGAATTTTTAATCCACATTCATCTGAATAGTAGTACTTCACATGTGCATTCGGCTTATTGTTAAACTTCGGTGCTTCCATTTCATATAATTTAATACGACAACAAAAATAGTACTTATTTAATAAAAAACAACTATATTTGTATTTATTATTTTAAATGATGAATAAAATTTGTGGCATATATAAAATAACTTCACCTACCAATAAAATTTATATTGGGCAATCTGTTAATATTTACCGGAGAATTAACCATTATGTGAATATTATGTGTATTGACCAGCCAAAATTGTATCATTCGTTAGTTAAATATGGATGGAATGCACATATTTTTGAAATCATACATGAATGCGAAGCATCTGAATTAAATAATTTGGAGAAACATTACATCAAAATTTTTAATAGTTTTAATACTGAACATGGATTAAATTTAACCGATGGTGGTGAGGGTGCAAATGTTACGCAAGAAACAAGAGAAAAAATACGATTATGTAAGATAGGTGTTAGCCGACCAACGAGTATGAGAAAAAAATTAAGTAATACAAAAAGAGGAAAACCCCCACATATTAATTGTAGACATAAACCAAAGGAATATGAAATTTATAACCAAAATAGTGAATTAATTGCTAAAGGTAAATTTAATATAAAAAATAAATTAGCAGAATTACATCTACCTACATATAGTTTTTGTAAAACATATAGAGAAAATACAAAAATACGTAAAGGAAAATATAGGAATTGGTTTGTTGTTAAATTATAACACAACCATTTTTTCTTGTAGTTTAATTATTTTTTCTTTCAGTGTCCAAATTCTCATTGTGCCAAGCCTGGCGATTTTAAAACATTCTTCCGTTGTCAGTTTCCTTGCATTCTTCCTTCTTGGTGGCTTCCGTACTTCCTTCACGTATATTCTTCCACCATCCCAACTGGGTCTGTGACAGGTCAGTATCCCGGCTTCCGGTGGTATGAGGTCTTTAACCTTTTCATACAATGCTTCTGGCATTGCGTAATAAAAGTAAGAAATTCTCCCGCCTCTGTCACCATGATTATGTCCCTTTTTAAAGTCTGCAAGCAAGTCTGACTTACTTATTTTTATTTCAATTTCTGTTGCTATTCCTGCTTTCGTAACCACAAACATATCGCATTCATGCATTCCCGGCAATCCCCAACTGATATTCGGTACGATAATGTTTATTCTTATTCCAAAATACTTGGCTAACGCCACTTCAATATCAATCGTTTTTATTGGTTTGGGTTTCGCAACTGTCTTTCTTACTGCCACTTCTCATAATCTTACTATCTTAAGTTATTTTTTCTGTAGTAAGTTATCTTGTATAAGATATTATTCTTACTATTTTGCCAGCCATTTTCATGGTAAACGGCAAAGTTAGCAAATAATTTGTCAATCGGAAACCTTTTATTACCTTCCGAGATATTTAAATTCACCCAAGTGATAATACACTCATCACAATAATCTATAAGTGAATCATATACCTGTGCTCCACCCGCAACAAAAATTTTATTAAAATCCAAATTTTTATTATCGAGTATACTGAAAATCATGTCTAAGTTCCTAAATTGGTAGATACCCGCAAGGTCTTCTATGGGGTGGTGACCATTTAATACTATGTATTCTCTGCCTTCAAATGCTTTTGGCGGTAGGGTTTTATAGGTATTATACCCAACGAGTAATATGTTGTCCATAGTAGTATTCCTGAAGTGTTTAAAATCTTCAGGAATTCTCCAAGGCATTTGGTCGCCTATGCCGATAACACCATCCACACTTACGGCAGCGATTATAACTAACTTGCAGTATTTCATTTGAATACAAATATGTGTACCAACAAATATAAGATTGCAAGCAAAAACAATATCATACCGATTTTTTGTAACTTACTCATCTTAATATTTGTAATTTATTCTTATTTTTAAGCCTTCTTCCTATCTTTTATAAGTTCACGTAAGAAGACGTTTTTAATTCCACCAATAAACCTTACCCATTCTTTGTAATACTCCGGAAACATTTCCTGTTGCTTCTCTGCACTCTGCATTTTAATCATAATGTAGTTTTGTTCGGGCACATTACCTCTTGCTTCTGGATACATCTTAACATCAAAGATATAGTCCACAAAGTCTGGATAGTCCTTTCTGTTAAATACACGTTCATCACAGATAAAGCTAAGTGCGGTAAGTGCATGATTTAAATCGGGTTCAATCATGAACGCAAATTCAATGTCATTTTCCTGTAATTGGTCGCCAATTAAATTCAAGCTGCCTGCAGGAATCATTTCAAAGTCACGCTCATCATTCGTTGTACCACCATTAAGAATAACAAAAGTCTCAAATTTCTCCAAGAAATCCCAAACAATATGATTTGGGTCATGTCTGCCATACTTCAAACAATGGCGACCAAGCGCATGTCCTGCCTGTATGCCTTGTTGAATTGGACTGATGTTGTACGGTACAAAAAAGTACATACGTAATTCAAGTACTTCTACTTCACTGTAATTGCTATTATCTCCCATTATTCCTGTGGTTTTTCGTTCCATTTATGTTTAGGAAGCATGTCGGTGATATCTTCCTTTGCTGACATTTTCCTATCGAGTTCATGCCAAGCATCATTTGACATACCATGTTGCCAATCGTGCCAATGTTCGAACCATTTCCAATAGTTACCATCGGGACGGTTCTTAGCACTTTCCGGGTCAACACCAAACTTACTGAGCTGCTGAACACAATATTCTTGTTGTTCTCTGAGTTCAGCGAGTTCTATTATCATTTCGGGTGTCATTGGATATCTGCCATGACTTACGTCATGATTAGTTCTCCACAAAATACCGCCAATCATATCAATGAAAAAATATGTGGTTACTTCGTCAAATCCTTCGATTTTTGTTTTGTCTTCTGCTTCCATATTATTCTATGTTTTTTATGTATGCATCTTTAACTGCACTGTTTATTATTGTGTCAAATAAATCGTTTAATTCTTTATCACGACAAGTTTTATCTCTTATCTTTATTCTCAAAGCGAATCTGTCAGTTAATGTAGAGACTGGCACCCATGCAATATGACAATGACTTTCTTTAAAAACATCATTACGATAAAGCACAAGATATTCCTTTTCGTGAAACCATCTTTTCCTCTGTCTGCCAAACCAAACTGCTTTAAAGGCAAATCCAGGTACTGCTTCGAGCCAAAACTGTCTTTTTTCAATCTTGAATTCTGGATTGAGACCTACGCTTAAAAAATTCCAAATATGTATTGCCATTGTAGATGTTTTAACTGATTACAATATCACCTGTCTTAAACAATTCGGTGTTTCTTCGAAGCAGTTCCTCAAATAATGGTTCGCCTTCGCTTTCTACAGCAAATTTACGTGCTTCATCAAGCGAATAACCGTTGCAGTGCACGAGAATTAATACGTAGTCTGAAAAGGTTTTCAATTTTGCACTTGCTTCGTAACTTTTTTTCTTTATATTGCTCATGTCTGTTTAATTAAATGGTGTTTCAAATGGACTGTCAAACGCTCCGTGAGGATGCGGTGGCTTTGGTGGATGTGGCGGGTGTGGTGGATGATGGGGATGCGACATCATTACAAGACTTATCGTGTTGTCCAACGCTATTCTTGTTATTGTTGGCTTCACGTAGACTTTTTTCTCGCATTTCTTTTTTATGTTCTTTTTCATGTTTTAATATAAATACCACAAAACCAATACAACCACAAATAACACATATAACAAGTACAAGCAATAGGTCATCAATGGTTTTCATTTGTCAATAATTATACGGTTCTTCTTCATAAACAGCAACAACAGTTGACCCCCAATATTCAGTGAACTGAACTCTTGAATGGTCGATAAGTGCTTTAGCACCTACGATAGCTATAAGTACACTGAGGAACGGAATAAAATATTCCCACCAAACGAATTCATGCTTTTTGAAGTAATAGAAAATTCCCGTTACAATAAGGGGAATCAGTAATGCTAAATAAACTGTTGGCATAGTCTGAATTTTTAAAGTTATGACTGATTATACGAAATTGTCCCGGAAATGTTACAAATCCGGAACAAAAAAATCAAGAAATATTTTATCCTGAGTAAAAGTAGGACATTCACTACTTACCCAAACAGTCCTCTGATAGGCTTTTTGTTGCAGTTCTGCTTTAACAAAAGGAGTTTCCATTTCACGAACTTCTTTCTTAATAAACCTACCTCTTTTTTGCTGTGGGGTAAAGTCATTCCAGTTGATACCCTTTTGAAATATCATTTCCTGCTGTACGTTCATGTTCTTGCCGTTGAGTTCTCTGTGGCTGTAAAGTGTCTGAGCAACGCTTGAAATACTGTTGCGAACTGTGTCCTGTTGTCTCCAGATGAAGTAGTTTTTCACTTCATCGTTTGAAGGAATAGTAAACACCCTTGCATCGAATTCGGCAAGTTTCATATCGGCATAATTAAATCCAATAGTATGTTTTAATTGTCGAATTGTTCTTAATTGGTTGAACTTAGCGGTAGCTATACTTGCTGCAACACTGACAACCTTCTGCACGTTACCGTCAAACCAGGCATCAGTACCGATTTCATCGAAGTCGGTCATAAGAATACTGATTTCGTCACTCTGAACAAATGCGAATTTAGCACCCTGTATGTTCTTGCAGAGATACATTGCAGCTCCATCCATGTCAGTCATAAGACCTTCATCGAAAGGTTTTTTCATACCTCTGGTATAAGTGTGAAATGCTTTACCGTCAATACGGATAATGCTATATGACCTACGGGGAAGCCAAGTCTTTGCTCGGTCCTCATAATAGGATTTCATGCGATTTCCAAGTTCATCAACCATTTTTCAAAATATTAGTTTATTTTACACGGACACCACTCAGGTATTGGAGTTTTGTCATGCCATTCAACAAACCCGGCAATTTGACGCTTCGCTTTTTTACATGTCCATTTAAATGGCATTTCAAAGCTATCTGCAGTATATACTCTTTCTGATTCCCAGAAAGGACACTCACTACAGTCTTTAATTTTGATTTTAATTTCAGTTGCCATTGTTTATCAATTTCAGTTTTTCCTGGAGTTCCTTCTCCATTCTGTCCTTAACTATAAGAGCAAATGTTTCTTTTGAAACACCGTAAAGCGGACACCTTTTAATCTTCTCGAAGTCGATATTACACATACCTCTTCCGAAGAATTGAGAACTGTAGTCCAAAGGGTCTTCGATTGTTCTACCTGCGCACTTATGCCCATTTATACTGCAGAGGCAATAGTTTTCGCAATCACCCGAAAGCATGTATTCGTAGTTTTCTTTCGTTAATGCGGGGCATGTTGTCCCGATTTCCGGTACTTCGATTTTCTTCTTTCTCTTTGCCATTATTCGAATAGATTATATGGTTTATTAACTTTTACTACGCCTACTTTAATATAGTTTTTAATATCAAGTATCTTAGCAACATCTTTTAACTTACAAACAAATACCCGGTCTTGGTCAAAATCAACTTCTTTAAGTTGATTATCTGCACCGTGATAATTTATTTTTATTCTCGTTAACTTGGGAACAACAAATACAATATATCTTCCCGCAAGCGAACCTAACTTGTAATATCCTTCGAACCGTTCAATACTAACAGTCAAGTATTCGAGTGTTTTAAAAATATCTTCCATGTTAGAAGGTATTAATATTACATTTGCACCACCATGATTAGTGTCTTGAAAAATTGTTGCAGAAGTCTGATTGATTTTCGTACACAATGTTTGATTCCAATCAGTCTGATGCATACTTTCAGGATACTTACTGTCTTTATATCCTTCATAATCCCATGAAACTAAGGGTATGTGAGTCGATAAAAAGTTTTGTAGTTTACTCATTTTACTCTTCATTTTTAATCAAGAATTTGTTTGAAATTGCTTTAAAGCTAAGTCTGCCTTGATTTTTAAGTTCGTATCGTACAAATACAACACCCTCACGTTCTGTCTGAGGATTAAGAGCACTTTTACCTTCTGCGTATGCGAGTATTTCATCAACACTGGCAGGAAGTATGTAATTCCTGTCAAGTATAGGAACTGTCTCAATTTTAAGCGTATTGCACAGTTCAATCATTTCTTCGTATGGTAAAAATTCATACCTGTCAATGTCGAACATACGGAAAAACCTTACGGTCTGACCTTTGAGTTTATATTTGTTCTTCTGAATACCCTCACCAATGATTTCACCCTGCAGACCTAAGTTCCTGCCAAGTACACCAAGTTTTTCCTCAAGAAAGTTCTGACGAGCAAATTTCCAAAATGAATTACTTGGACTTTCGTAGTATTCCCAATTCCTACCGCAAACACCGAACATACCGTCTTTCCAGAAGAAACTTCCACTGCTACCATCGAGTTTTTCGGTAGTAACAAATGACTGACCTGCATATTCAACAGGTATATGTGGAAGTATCTGAATACGGTCTTCATCGGTAATCATCATGAATGAAGGAAAACCACCTTTAGCATCACCCGCAAGTTCTGCAGGGATAGGTGCTTCGTATTTTTCAACACCAAGTTCCTCGCTGACATCAAAACCAACAGGACTGTCAGCTAAGTCATGTAAGGTAATTCTTGACCTTTCAAGTTCTTCGATATGCCATTTAGTATTAGCATTGAGTATATCCAACGGAAAACAAATGCCCTGGCTTACTTGCCCTCTCAAGCGTACTGTTCTGATTCTGTAGTTGTTGTGCTTTAAGAATTCAAATTCCTCACGTTTTGGAACGAGACTATCTATTTCCAGATAGACCACTAATTCACCTACATGAAACTGATTTTTCTTAACTACGACTTTCCAGCCAAGAATTTGTGCAACCTCGATTGCTTGTGCATCTGGAATAGGACTAAGATTTAAAATCCTCTGAATTGTTGCTAATTTTCGTGCCATTTTATTCTGCTATATAAATGTATGAATCTCTTTCATATTCAAATTTACCACTTTCTTTTGTCGCATCTACTTGATAATCTTTCACCCGGCTATTATCGGGTTTAACAGGACATTTAACTGCATAATGTATTTGACATCCTGCAATTATTATTTCTCTCTCATTACCGCCAATTCTTGCAAACCAATTACTGCTGTTTCTATTGGTTATGACACCCAAGAATTTGTCATCCATTATCACAACTTCTCCCCACGCACTACGATACTGTTTGCCATCGGGAGCAATGAACCAATGGTCTGTCGTGATTAAATATTTTCCTGTCATATTCATGGTAATCTCAATATAAATAAACAATCCGATTTATGTATGCCACCATAGCAATCACAGTGTTCGCACTTCTTACCCAACGATTGCTTTGCATCTTCTATCGCTATTGCCAATGCAACCCAAGCATCTTCACTGATAGTAACTACTTTCTTCTCTTTTTCCATAATAATAAAATTAAAAAACCAGTTCATTTATCCACTGGCAAGTTAGGTTTAGTTGCCAACTTTCCTTTGTGACGGTGCTTCCTTTATCTGGTATACCAGACCACAAAATTGAGCATGTTATCCGTCATTTCAACACGCAGCTATCGTGTTAGTAATCGAGCGCAAGATAATAATTCGAAAATTAATATCCAAGTATTTATATAAAAATTTTCATATGAAACCAAATTTTAGTGAATCTGAATATCAAAACGCCAAATCAGAAGAATTATTATCTTGTTTATGTTATTCTTGTAATAACTCATTTAAAACATTTAAAAAAAATATAACCAGAGAATTAAATCACAATATGGAAATAAATAAATTTTGTTCAAAAAAATGTCAAGGAGTATATTATACTAACAAAAACACTATCAAAACAAAATGTAAATGTTGTAATTCCGAAATGACTATACCATTATCTCAATATAAAAATTCTGAATCGGGAAATAATTTTTGTTCACGTAGTTGTAACGCAACATATAATAGTCCACAAAGAATTTATAATAGTAGAATCAAAACTAACTGCAAAAATTGTAATAAAGAAATTAATGTAATATTTTCAGTTCATAAAAAATCAAAATCTGGAAATCATTTTTGTTCACAGTCTTGTGCTGGTACGTATAATAATACGCATAAAACTAAGGGTAATCGTAGGTCTAAACTTGAAAAATATCTTGAAGAACAATTAATTTTATTATATCCAGATTTGGAGATATTATTTAATGATAAAAATATTATTAATTCTGAATTAGATATTTATATTTCCGAATTTAAAGTTGCTTTTGAACTTAACGGTATTTTTCATTATGAACCAATATATGGTCAGAAAACATTAGGAAATATTCAAAATAATGATAATCGTAAATTTCAAGCATGTTTAGAAAAAAGTATTGAATTATGCATCATAGATACTTCTCAGCAAAAATATTTTAAAGAAGAATCATCCCAAAAATATTTGAACATTATTAAAATAATTATTGATAGTAAATTCAAAAAATTTTGAGCGCAGTGAGGGATTCGAACCCCCCTGTCCAGTAAATTGGTGCACCATTTCTTCTGTCAACCACATCTTCCCGATGTGTGCCTTCCCCATTAGACTTACTGCGCATAAAAAAATCTTTCTGACCGTTCCAAGTACGGAATAGCTTTTCAGTCCGTTTGTCCATTTGAACGAATTCATTTGGGGTCTGTGTGGGTCTCCGGATGCGCATTGTGAAGAGGCGTGAGTCCCTACTGCTACCTTTCAGTAAACACCGTCCTCTTGGAAGGACATACAAGGCGACCACAGGTTCAACTGTCAGGAATTTCAAGTGTTTACGGGGACGAATCCCCCTCCCGTGCTTAAACAACCTTGCTGTTTACCTACAGCAGAAAGAAGTATTTTCAAAGAACATCGTACAAATGTAGTAATTATTCTAACAAGTTCGATATATATTTAATAGTTTCTTCACATTTTGGTATTTCTTTTTCAATCAACTTCTTCAACTTGCCTTTCAAGTCTTCTTTTTCTTCCTTGAAGTAGAGTTTGAGAAGCGACAGGAGATTATACGAAGGTGTGAGTTTGTTGCGAATATCTGCACCAACAGTACTTGAATCTCGTATTTCATACATTTCGAATTCTACAAGTTCAAGGTCATCCAAATCAAATTGGTCCGGAAGTGCTTCATACTTTGCATAGTATTCTCTCAAACCTTCCATAGTAGCAGTCAATGGCTGTGTGTGAGGTAGGTTACAAGTATACATTATCATGGTATTAGCCATAATATCAATGATGACGAACTCTTTAGGTTCTCTTTTAGTTTGTAGTGCCTTGAATTTCATATGGTTGAGTATTTTTGAAAATATAAACATCGTAAATTGCATCACGTAAATGATTCAGTGCTTTTTCCTCAGTTTCACCCTCTGCAATTATTTCCGGGAATTCTTTGAAAAAGGCAGTAAACCCACCAATTTTTGGGTCTTCCACAAATATGGGAGTTAATGGTATGGTTACAAGTGCTATCATTGTTTGAATGTTATGGTTGTTCTTGTTGTTTTTAAACCTAATTCAACTGCATGCTTTTTTATTGTGCCGTAAAACGAACTCCAAATAATCTGAACCACATACGCAAATGCATTGTCGCTCTTTGTGGGGTCGTAATGTATGCAATGTTTACAAGCTGCAACATATGCCTCTGATTCACAGAGAATTTTTATGTTATCGCTTATGCATTTATACCTTGTCTTTGGCGTTTCAAGCCAAACAACTTCCATAAGAAGTCTTTTTAAATCGAGAGTCAGTACATCGGTTGCCCGATAGTTAATTATCTCCATCCGTAATGCGGTGTTTAGTTTATCTGATGTCATGTATTCCTGAGTTTTTTATTATTGGATTTTCTTTGAATTCTTTTATCCTGTCACCCAAACAAATGAGTTGAGCCATCATGAAATCACCATCAACGTTTTCATCCAAAAGACTGATGATTTTCTTACAAGTCTGTGATAGATTGTCAATGTTTTCTTTGGTAAAAGTCTTTTCCATGTTATTTTATTATTTCTTTTTTAATTCTGAAACTCTGTCCTGCAACTTTCGCATTGGCTTTCATTTCATCACGTAATTTATGCCCGATTCTCTCACAAGCAATCAGTGCATCAACACAATGCGACAAATCTTCTTTATACTCTCTGTCACTGACAACCACATTACCTTCCCAAACGTTCCTGCCAGGTTGATTGAAACCTTCAATCATTCGTAGTTCGACAGTAACAATCAAGTCCTTCAACTCTTTGTCAACGGTATAGTCGAGTTTGTATATTCCCTTTAGAACCATTATTCGCAATTATAACCATTTAACTTATCACACATGTCCTTGGCAGTTTTTTCACCTTCAAGTTCTTCCGTGATAGTCCACCAAAAGAACACACCTTTCTTCTGAACAACATAACGAAGTTCTGAACTATTCCAAGTATCACGTACTTTTGCATGCACCCTGTACTTTAAATGTCTTTTTTCTTCCATATTAGATATTGTCAATTTTTACCGTAATAAATTCTTTACCGTCTTCGTACTTACCTGCACTGATAGCATAAAGCATAGTGCCGGGAGTCTTAATGAGTTTCACAATATGGTCCTTGTCGGTAAAGACAGTACCTTTATAATATGTCTCTTGATAGATGACATTGGTTGCGGGGTCTTTTTTCTTTGCCATGATTATAGTGATGAAGATTCGTTAATTTCAATACACTCAGCCAAAGTATTGGCTATAGTTTTATCGTCTCTGAAATGCTTGTAAACAGGGTGTAGTGTGGAATAGTTTCCCTTACTGTCCTGTGAAAGACCACTGCATTTGATTTCAACAATCTTACCCATTAACACGCCTTGGTTGGCTGTAATATAGTCCATTTCGTCTTCGTCAATTCCCTGTGGTTTAGTCTTTAACAGACCATCCTCAGATTCAACATTGAGACTTGATATCAGATGCTCATTTTTAGTTCCTACTGTGCCATAGTTGAAACCGACAACACGTAAGTCCAAGTTCATTTCTTTCTTAACCTTAATCTGGTATGAAGGTTTGGTATCTGCCCATACACCGTCCATGCTCTTGACAACAGTTCCTTCACCATTGCGTTTGAGAATTTCTTCGAAGTGTGCCATAACCTCTTCTAAGGTACTGACTTCTCTTGTCTCAACGACAGATACTGTCTTGAATCCCTGTACAGTGGCGTTCAAATCAGCAAGTCTTTCTTTGTATTTTCTCTTACAGGTACGGGTGAAGTATTCGTCAACGGTCAAGATATCCCATGCAGTAACACGAATTAAGTCCAATGCTTCCCTGTATGGCAGGTGTTTGGTTTCGAGTTTTACTATGTCTTTTCTTGGGTCTTCACCTGCAGCTCTTTTAGTAGCGATGCTTATCAGTGATGAAACAATTCCGTTACTTTCATATCGTGGAAGACCTTCCATTGTTAACTCAGCATTAATAACACAATCTTTCAACTGTGATAATTCTGAGAGGAAGTACGGTCCTTCTAAAATTGTTGGTTCACCTTGACGAGATTCCATCATAACTTCACCGCCTTGAATAACGATGTTGACGAATCTGCCGTCCATTTTTTCCTGGCTGTAGCACTTGCCTTTAGCCAATAATTTAGTAATAAGTTCCTTTGAATAAGGTTTACAACCCATGTAACCTGTCTTCTCAATTAAGTCCGGAATGACTTTGTTAATATTACGAGTACCAATATTCATCTTACAGTCTTTTTCAATGACTCTTTCGATAATATATCTGTCGTCAGGAAGCAGGTTTTCGAGAATTTTCTGTAAATGTTGAATGGCAGCATTACCACTGATTTCTCTTGCACTCAAAGGTGACAAGGCATCCAATGCCATATCAAGGGTAGTAACATAAAACGGTGTACCGTGATTATATTCGGGAATCTGTTTGATGTAGAACTTAACTCGTTTAGAGTTAGCCATGTATAGCACACGTACAAGAAGTTCCATATCTTTGTATTTTGAGAGGATGTTCATCTTCTCGTTGGTGCTCGATTCACGGGCAATTTCGTCAAAAATCTGTTTGATTGTCATAATAGTTTCTTTAAGTATATTGTATTATACGTAATTAATTCAAAAAGGTTTCTAATATTCCCATTTTTTTCCGAGAATTTTTCTCGTAATTCCATTACCTGTGCTTCTCAGTAGAATCCAGATAACTAAAAGCGGGAAGAATACTGCTGACAATACTCTCTCGTATTCATTGCTGATGTTGATTCCTTCTACTTGGTCAAGTAAGTTGCCAAGCACGATACCTATAAGCAGGTATACGATAATGCCTAAAATAATTAATGTCGTAATCATAGTTAAAAATTTATAAATAAGTATTCTCTGAACCATCTGTGAAACATCTTCGGAAGTATCCGCAAGTCTGCAAAACCATAAAGTCCGCAGGAGAAGAAATCATGTGCCTCTATAATAAAGGTATCGCCTAAATGGTCCACAAATTTATCAGTATCTTTAATCCCGATATCAAGTGTATAGGCGATTGGCGCATTTTCGTCTTTCTCATATTTGGCAATCATTTCCATGAGTATTGGCATATACGGGAATAGTGTGAAGTCACCAGCATAATTCTGTAAACCAACGAGTTTTCCCTCATATACGAATGCACGCCATTCACTGTCAATATCAATTGTTTCGGAAATCTGATAATTGCCTTCTGGGACATCAATATCGTCATCAACAATCTGACAAAATCCTTTAATTTGGTCGTTGGATTTTACGAATTTTTTCCCGACAATTTCTTTTTCTGTGCCATTAAATACAAAGCGTTTTGTGTATTTAAAGTCGAGTAATTCTTCCGGGATATTAATGGGTTCAACAGGGTAGCCATAAAAGTGGTTAATGAACTCTGAGACAAACTCTACCGAACCAATTGGCACATAGCCTTTATGAAATTTTTTGAACTCTAATTTTGTGAACTTGCCAGAGTAAAACTCTGTATTAATGAACTTATATTTAATTTCTTTGTTGTTGTGAAACCAATTGCAATATTCAATGGCTTCAAGTAGCGTAAATGCGAAGTCATGTTTGACCTCTTTAAAACATTTTTGTATTAAGAATTTCATATTTGTATAAATTTTATCACACAAATGTAATGATAAATTTTAATTATGCAAGAATCCTTTGTCCGATTCGCTAACTTTAACATTAAATATTCCCAACCAATTAGCTAATTGTGTAGGATAGAGGCTTTGCAACACTCCTTGTTTCGTTACAGGTATGATACTTTCTTGAACTTGGTCCAGACAAGTGAAAACAATTGTTTTCTTAGAGTCGGGATTATGATACTTATCACACTTTAATGCATATTTAAGCAGGTCGTAATCCAATACAGACTTTCTGAAAATTCCTTGATATCCTGTGTCAACATTTGTCTCTTTTGGATTTGGAGTAATATAGCTGATATCCATACCCTCATTGGTCATTGGACCATTACCGTGACGTGTCTGATAGGCACGAGTAACATAATAGGTTTCAATAGCTTTATCGGTCAGACCGTTGTTACGAATGAATTCCATTGCATTTCTGGAAGTACAGTAGCTTCTCGTGACGTTTGGGAAGAAGCCGTATTGCATATCAAGCAAAATGCCCTGTCCACCTTCAAAGATTAAGTCACAACCAAATTTGTCGAGTTGTTTGAAACTTTCAACAATATCGTATTTTTCAACAAATTGTGTACAGGCATCAACAAAATTATCGTAGTACTGTTGTGCTTTTGAGTTTAATGGAGTCGTATATTTATAATAATTCATGATGGCTTTGAGTTTAGCATCACGAATTACAGGAAATAACAAATCCCGGACATACAGATGATAATGGTCTTCGTTTCTCTGAATGGTATTGCCAAAACCTACACCAACAGTACCGTGACCATTGGATAAATCGTGGTTGATGTTCTGTATTATATCAAATGGAGTAGTAACCATTGCATTGGCATTGTAATAGACTTTAGGCACAATACCATAATCGACAAGTGCCCGACCTTCCTTAATAACAGCAACAGGATTTACGGTGCAATATTCAGTCCAATAAGTCGGTACACCTTTAAGGCTACCACTACCAAAGTTTGAAAATGCATGAAGTAGGTCACCTTCTCGGACAGTATGTCCAACTTGATGTCCACCATTGAATCTTACAACTAATGAACCCGAAGGTTGATTCTTGCAAAGCGAATTAACAGTTGCACCTTTACCTTCATCACCATATCCAAGACCGACTACCACCATGATTTTCATATTCTTATGTTTTTAATTTATATTTCCAAATATATTTACCGGATGTTTTTATTCTTCCTTTTAAACAAGCACAAATGCTGCTTTTATTAATGTTTAATTTTTTTGATGCTTCAATAATGCCATTCCAATTACGTATAAATTTTTCATTTAAGTCATATTGTGAAATTTTCACTAATATTTGTTTTCTTTGTTTTTCAATTTCTTTTTTTGTTTTCTTTCTTCCTAATTGCGATTTATTGTGTCCACTAATAAATCTTTTTGAAGATGTAATCATACAAATGAAAGATTTTTGACAACCACAAACACAAATTCTTTCTTCACGTGGAATATATCGTGGACTATCTTTGCCTGATTTATGATGACAAATGGGACAATCACAATCTACTTTATGTCCTCTTTCTTCTGTTGTTTGACCAATATGTGCCAATGACATATTCAATTTTGATTTATCCGTATGTTTCACACCTAAAGGACTACCTGCAATTTTTGCAAAATTAAATGTTGGAGATAAATTGTCAATCCAATACTGTTCTCTTGTAATTAAATTTTCTTTTTTATCTACAACCTCAATAATTTCAAAAATAAATGCATCTTCACCATATTTATTCCAAGAATTTTGAATAAATTGATTTTTATGTTTATTTTTTCTCAAAGAACTAATATGACCCCATTTTCGATTTTTAAAATTAACTGCTGAACCAATATAGAAGTCATTTGTTATTAAATTGGTTATTTTATAAATTACCATAATACATATATTTCATATAAATACTACGGAAATCAAAACCTAACACAATTTAAATATTTTCATATAAACTTATTTCCTCACCATAAAGCCATCAGAATATTTTTCCGAAATTACAGTTATTAACATTTGAACATCCCTACCACAACATTTTCCACTTTTTAAAGTATTAATAAAATGTTCTACGCCATTTGCATCTACAACTGCTATAATGTTTTCATCTGAATTAGCATAATCTTCTAAATCACTTGATATTGTTGAATCTTCAAATGCTCCATTATCTGCACATGAAAACATAGTTTGTGAACCAAAATATTCTTGTAGTTTGGTATCTTTTAATTTACATAAATAATAACCCATATATTATTCTTTTTTAAGTTCAACCATGATTTTACCCGCACGTAATGGGCACTCAGGATGTAAGTAGGGTTTACTGTGGTAAACAAGATTTTCTGCTTTCTGGTCAAAGTACAGACCATCTTTAACAGCATTGCAGTTTGAGGTTAACATTTCATCCTGTAACTCGTAGAAAGGACATTCTCTTCCACAAAACTCTACCTTTATAATTTCATTGATAAGTTTGGACATACAATAATTTTCTCGATTATACGTAAATAAAAATAAAATGTTACAAAAAAAGGGACATATTTTCACATGTCCCTTTTTTTTGATTAAGCCGGATTAAAGTTTAATTATACCTTCGTCACCTGCTGCAACGATTGTTGTCGTTACTTTTGCAAGTGCGTTAGTTACCATACCTGCGGTATGTGCATCAAACTTACTCGTAACTGTTTTGATATCAACACCATGCTGTACAGCGATTAATGTTGCAATAGTTGCGCAAATTGCGTGGTAATCGTTCAGCACGATAAGCCTTTCGCCAACCATATCATTCCAGTAATTCAGAATCCTTGGGTCGTCACGATAAGAACCTTCGTTTACGTGAATGTGGTAAACGTTATAGAGTCTCTGTGCTTCTTCAAGAACCTGTTTGTCGGTAATCTCTTCATCCTGGTTGTAACCCAAAATGACTTTGAGTCTGTCTGAACTTACACAATCCCAACTTTTTTCGTCACCGATGGTGAAAAGAAAGCCTTTCTGATTACGTTTTTCGAAGCAGTCGATTGAGGTATGACGACCTGCAACAAGCCAAGCAAGAAGATATGATTCCCTGTCCTGTGCACCGCCACCACGTTGAAGTGCGATACCTGTCAGCCATTTATCAAGTTCCTCTGTTCCAGATTCGAATTGACCAACCTGAATCGGAGTATCAATGCAATGATGGTCATTGATTGTGCCGAAAAGAACCTGTGGATGCTGTACACCATTGTCAATGATAGTGTTCATGAGGGTCGGAAGTTCGTTTTTAACAACGTCTTCGGGTATTCTACCCATACTTCCGGTATCATCAAGAAATACCATAATTGCGAGAGATTCGGGATGAATATCACTGTCACGTGATTCCCTTACTGTAAGATTTACTGGAAGCATGTCGGTATTTGCAGTTTTACTGAAAATATCGTCAGCATCCTTACTTGCATAACCCTTACTTGAAGACAAGTTGGTGTATGCGTCATCTGACCATTTACTGTAACCCATGTGTTTACTCTGTTTTAGAGGTTTCCACGTTATCAGTCGTAACTTCTGTTGCAACTTCTGTTGCTACCTCTGTTTTGACTTCTGTTTCTGCTGTTTTTGCTACTTCAGGTGCAGAATCCTGTGCTTCAGCCATTTCTTCGAATGACCCAAGATTTGAGAACTTGTCTAATCCCATGTTTGATAAAAATTAATTGTTAGTACTAAAAATAATTATTTCAAAAAACAAATGTATATATTAAATTTTAATTTCCTACAAATCCAGTGGATAAAAATTCTTCTTGAAGTTATTTGCAAGTAAATCCCGATACTGTTTATAGTCATCTTTGCCATTCTGATGCTTCGTCAGAAGAAATGTTAAAACTGCTTGATTTACTTCCTTATCCATTTTCAATTTCGTTCCTGCTGCTGATTTATCACCTAACAAATATAGTGCAATTTTCTTACAGAGTTCCAAATCAATGTCCTCAGTAGCAATCTTTTTCACAAAAAGGTCGGTAGGATACCACATTTTATACTTGGCACTGATGGTTTCGGCTTTCTTGCCTAACTTGGTCATATGATAGAAACTAATCACTATAATACCATGAGTCTCAGGCACTACGAAGACTGTTGTTGGGTTTAATCCCATATGAGTATAGCCAACTTGACCAAACCACAATGAAATTTCGAACATCCTGGAAAACAGCCAATTAACGTGATGTTGTGGTAATTTCTGTCCTGTTAAGGGCACTGCACGGTCTTTCAGATTTATTACGAGTTTGTCTTTTTCTAAGACCATACTTTCTGGCAGGTATCTTTTGAAATTGTCTGACGCTTTGTCATGAAGTGCCATTAAAGTATTGTAATTATTGACTGATTTAGTCAGCAGCTTACGATTGGCATCAGTCACGACATACTCAATGCGCTTTTCGAATACCTTGAATGGTCCGGTTTCATCAACATAAGGAGTACCATTTTCGATGACATCCTTATAGTGATTCATAATTGCCATTGCGTTGCTTGCGCCACTAAGACTACAAGCATCTGGGTGAATTAATTTACTGTAACGCAAATAATCCTTTTTCCAATCATCGGTAGAAAAAATGTCTGAGGGTTTCTTTGACTTAATTAGTTTGTCAACGAGTTCAACGTCTGTCATTATGTTCGCTTTATTGAGTAGTTAAAAAATCTTTCTATTCTATATACTATATTGGGTGTTAGTCCACTATATGCATCACACTGAAAAAAGTTATATTGTTGCCAGAGCAACATATCCGAGTCATCGTCAATGATTGCATAACGGCTGAATTCGTGGCTGTGTACACCAAACCATTTTTGACAATTATCATCCAGCCATTTGTATATTTCAACACCACGTATTCTTTCATTGCAATATCCGGTTTTATCTATTATTGTAAATGTACCGCCACAATAATTGAATATTTCCTGTAATTCTTCCGGAGTCCAACCACTTCTCATTGATGCTGAGAGGACTACAGCACTGTTGGTTCTTTCACAAAGTCCATTAAGCATGTCCATACGCATCGGACACATTTCACCTTTATAGTAATCCCACTTAGAAATTTCCTTTGTCTTAAGCATCTTCCGGAGATATTTCTTCACTGTCTTATAGAAAGGTATACCACTATATTGTGTCAAGTGTTTATACCTTTCAGTATAAAATAACTGACAATTCAAAACACCATCAACGTCCAAAAACACCAAATTTTGAAATTTATTAAGTTCTGGTTCCATTTTTATATATATTATATTTACGCATTAAATAATATTTAAAATTATTGTCACCATAAATGTAATTTAAAAATTTATCTGCACCTTTATATAGATACATTTTCCACACATTTGGCTTATTCTTAGAGACTTTGGTTCTTGACAATTCATTAATACCCATATCGGTCAATAAAATACCAATAAAGTCTAACACTTCTTTGGTTGAAATGAGACTTATTCGCAACTTTCCTTGATTTCGAAAACCAACTGACCCGTCACCATCAAATAATCCCGCAATAAAATAAGAATAATATTCTTCATCAATCTTAGGAAATTCCAATGCATTGGTTTTATTTGATGTTATGCCCAAATTAATTAAATGTTCTACAAACAACTCATTACCAATTTGAATTGAATATCCGGTATATGTTTTATTGGTTCGCTTATCGAAATTAGTTCTTATGCTAATAGCATGTTCTGCACCAATAGCTTTCTTAAAATTTTCAATAACAATTAAATCTTTTGATATTAATGAAACTTTATTATTACTTTTCTTAATATTGCCATCCGCACAAATAAATCCAAGCCAATATGCTTTATCCGGAGAATTGATTTCCTTGAAATAGTCTATACTAAGTGCAAGATGACTCATATTCAATCTACTCTTTTTTTGTTTGGAGATACCGTTTCTCATTAAAATTAATCGAATTCCTGGTTGAGTTCTTCCGTACTTCAATGCAATTGATTTTTGTGACATTGTTTTGGATAATTCAATAATTTCCATTTCCAATGCTTTAGTTGCAGGTCTTGTTGTCATAATAATCTTTTCATATAAATACGTTCCTACATCTAAAAAGATTATATCAGTTCTAATTCTTCGTCAATTTCTAACTGCTGTTCTTCGAAGGTCTCAACTTTGCAGCTTTCACCGCAATAACTTTCGAATGTCAGTTGCAGTAATGCACGGAATTCATCGAGTTCAACTTGGTTATCAAAATAGAAATCTCCATCGAGTTTCCATTCACTGTCTTGAATCCCCACGGACATGTCGCCCGGAAGTTTAATGTAAAACCCAGTGATTTTCTGAATCTTAGATGCGTTCTCTGCAATTTTATTGAACTTTTCCATGATTAAATTTTTCTGATTATACGTAAGCGATTGGATAATGTTACAAAAATACACAAATAAATTTATAATACAATAATAATTTGCTAATGTCAAAAATTTTACTACATTTGTCCTATGAAGTTTACCTGTATATAATAATATGGTATATAAACACGATAAAAGAGAAATATGCAGTTAAAATACGATAAAATGATTTTATGTACAAAATAAACGATAAAAATTGTAACCTTTTATTTTTAAATTCGTATAATGGTGTGAAGTATGGAAGAAATTAGAAAACATATCGAAGAAAATCTCAACGATGCCAAAAGAGAGTATGATAATATCTACTATCATTATGAGCAAGCCAAGGAAGCCATGCAACGTGCTAAAACGGAAATGGAATCCCTACAAGAATCATGTGTGAAGGTGAGAAATAAAATGGTATATTTTGAAAAATTATTAAATGAACTAAATGATAATGAAATATGAACGAAGTAGTAAAAATTAACGAAGGAGCATGGGTATTGATAGGTTTTGTTGCATTCATTGCAGTTATATTCATATTATTATACATGAATGCTAATGGTGCATTTAAGAATAAAAACACTAAAAGTGCATCAGATGGATTTGCTAAAGAATTTAAAAAAAGACCAGATGAAAAACATCACACGACTTAATTGAAGATACTCAGTATTTATATTAAATTTTCAACCATGTACATATATAAAATAACCAATAATATTAACCAAAAAATTTACATCGGGAAACACGCATCCAAAAGAAAGTGTTATTGGGGTTCAGGTAAATTAATAAAATTGGCAATTAAAAAACATGGAATAGAAAATTTTACCAAAGAAATTATTGAAACTTGTGACAATGAAGAGCAATTATCAATTCGTGAAATTTTTTGGATAGAATATTATGGCTCAAGAAACAGATTAATTGGGTATAATATTACAGAGGGTGGTGACGGTAATAAAGCAATATGTAATGGATTTTGGCGTGATAAAAAATTGAGTGATGAACATAGAAAAAACATATCTAAGCATCATGCAGATGTCACCGGAGATAAAAATCCAATGTTTGGAAAGACACAAGCTAATTCGGTAAAAGAGAATTTAAAGAAGATAAAAACCGGTTTAAATTATTCAAACGAAACTAAATTAAAACATTCAAAAAGAACAAAAGGTAGTAATAATCCAAATTCCAAGTTAAATGATGTAATTGTATTAAATATAAGAAAAGAATATAGTGATGGAATAAGCACAAATGACCTTGCAAAAAAATATGGTGTAAATAAACCGTGTATATGGAAAATAGTACACAATTATACTTGGAAACATTTAAAACAATAAATATGAATACAACATTTAAAAATTTAAGAGAAATTGCACGTAAACAATACAATGATTCTAATTGTAGTTATGGTGATGGTGAATATATGATTCATATTGATATGGTGAGCGATTTTCTTTTTAATCACATTGCAGTATTTAAAACACTTAATGATGCCGAAAACACATTAAATGCATCGCTTTTTCACGATAGCATGGAAGATGCCAAACAAACCTATAACGATATTTGTATGGTTGCAGGTAAAGACGTTGCCGACATTACATTAGGTGTAACCGATGTACCTGCCGAAAACCGTCTGATGAAGCATTTGCTAACAATGGGTAAAACTGTTCGTGACTATCGTGCAATCATACTGAAAATGGCTGATATGTATTCAAATGCCAAGTACAGTAAGCAAAGTGGCAGTACTATGTATGTAAAGTATGTTGCAGAGTACCGCTATCGTAAGCCAATATTTGAAATGGCATTAAGTTGGTACAAGAACGACCTTAACCAAGAAGTACTTGCTGTCATTTGGAAAGAACTTGACGAAATTCACACACCAGATAATTTTGTTCTTAAAACGATATAGGGTATGCCGAAAACCTCATAGAGTAGGCACAATTAATACACATTAAACATGTTGTTATTTAAAATTTTAGCTTGGCTCATATTAATTTATGGGATTGTTGCACTCATCCTGCGCACAGTAAAGGTTGTTAATGAAGTCCCGGATGGTGACAAAGACAGCTACGGCAGACAGAAAACCAAAAAAGTCAGTGAAAGCATCAAATTGCCATTCGCAATTCCTTCACTTATTTTAGGTTTAATTACTGCTGTTACTCTTGCACTTGTTACAATCGTTGGCGCACAGGAAGTTGGCGTTATTACTACCCCGCAGGGAGTCGTAGAACAGCCGTTACACACTGGTTGGCATATGGTGATGCCTTGGAATAAAGTTCATTTTATGGACAAAACCGTATGGGTATATACTTGTGCACAAGCCATTAAAGAAGGCGCAAAGCCTAATGCAGACGCAATCTGGGCACCGACTAAGGACGGTATTAAGATGGGTTTTGACGTATCAGTTTCATGGAGAATTGTCGGTAATGAAGCACCGTGGATTTATCAGAACGTAACTGAGAATGATGGTGGTAATTCAGGTAGATATATTTGGCTCGAAGAAAACGTAATCAGACCCAAATTAAAATCCGCTATGGCATTAACAGTATCTAACTACACCCCTATCGAAGCCTACAGTACCAAAAGACAGGACATTCAGAACGATATTCTTAATCGTATGATTGCCGAATGTAAGCAGTACAAGTTGCAGATTGACAACGTTGACGTAAGAGAGGTTTACTACAACCCCGAATACGAAACATCAATCAACAACAAGAAACTTGCAGAACAGGAAGCATTACGTCTTGTGGAAGTTACCAAACAGCGTGAGGAACTTAAGAAACAGGAAGCCATCAACAAGGATATCGCTATCTTGAAGGCAGAAGGTGAAGCTAAGTCATTACAGATTAAAGGTAACTCAATCTCTAACAACCCGAAGATTATCCAGCTTGAGTGGGTAAACAAATGGGATGGAAAATTACCTATCTACATGATGGGTGATGCGCAGAGTGTCATGATGAACATGAATAATAAATAGAGTTTCCCGGCATAAGAAAGAGGATGATGAAAATCACCCTCTTTTTTTATGTAAAAATGAGTGAGAATAACGCATTGCTACATTATGAACTCACTCACCCTCTGAAAACAAAAAAAAATTGTTTTAGATGTGTGCACCGCCTAAATAGGCAAAAACCCCAAACACCTTAAGTAGCCAAAGGATAACAGCAATTACTGCAACAATGTTGAATATTTGCTTGATTTTTCCATCCATAGGAATGTAGTTGTTGACTGCCCACATGAGAAGTCCAACACAAATTAATACGATTAAAACTGTAAGTACTGGCATGTTTTTAATTTTTTATTTTTTTAAAGTTATTTTTGTTGTAGTTCTTCCACCACGAACAATTCCTACTATTACTGCAACGCATGCAATAACAAGAAGAGCGTGAATTAACCGTTACAATAGAGTCTTTTGGAAATGTTCCATTACCAATGGTTGTCCCACCAAGAACTGGATTTGACGATAATGCTACCGTATATTCCACCTTTGGTGTAGGGCATATTCCAACGAGTTCGTTGAAATTGTCTTTTTTACATGTGACAAGCATAATCAGTGCAATGAATGACATTGCAATGAATGCCAATAATTTTTTTGTTTTCATTTTTGTGTGTATTAAACTACAATTATTTGTATATTGTGTTGCAGTTGACAGAGATAGAGAAATTGAGCAGGGTATGGATACAACATATACTATAAATAGAAAATCGACCAAGATAAAAGTTACATAATTCCGATATAATGTTACATGATTCACACATTTGAAAATTGTTTGCATATTTCAAATTTATAATTACCTTTACGCAAAATAATTAAAAATGGAAACCGCAGATACAAAAAGATTAGGTCACGTAATGGTAGACCTTGAAACAATGGGAAACAAAAGTAATTCTGTTATTTGCTCACTCGGTGCTGTCGAATTTGACATCAACACAGGTGAACTTGGCAGAGAATTCTACACAAGAGTCGATATGCAATCCTGCCTTGACAGAGGCTTAATTGTCAATGCTGATACTATTGAATGGTGGCTCATGCAGAGCGAAAGTGCACGTAAGAAAGTTACAGAAGGTATTGGTAAGAATCTTGCACAGGCACTCTATGAATTCAAACTTTATCTCGAACAACTCGGTGCGAACACTGTTCAACTTTGGGGGAATGGTGTACGTTTTGACATGGGTATTCTCGAAGATGCTTACAGAGCATGCAACTTAAAAGAACCCTGGAATTTCAGATGCGAAAGAGACGTGAGAACACTTGTTTCTTTTGCTCCAGAAGTAAAAGACCACTTTCCAAAATTCGGTACTGAGCACAATCCAATTGACGACTGCAAGTATCAAATCGGCTATTGCACAGCGATTTGGCAAAACTTAAAAGGAATTTAATAATTAAGCAGGAAAATTTTCCTGCTTTTTTGTAACATTTTCATTTCCTTTACGTATAATCACGCATGGCAAAGAGAAAACCTATAGACCCCGAAGTACGCAAAAAAGAAATGCTTGAAACAGAGTGTAGAGAAATGCGTGAAATGATTGTTGTTGGTATCTTACCACTCAACCCTACGAGATTTTTCGCTGTTGGCGAAAGAGTACAGTGGGGAGCATTGGAAGAAACCTACATCAGACAAATCTTTGAAGGTGGCGTATATTATCTCATTGAAAGTATAAATGTTAAACGTTACAGAGACCAACCCGGTGAAAATGAAATTCGTTACATGGGATGGATTGACCTTTACAAATACAATCAACGTCAACCCACAAATTTTGCCAAACCCGAAGAACATCGTATAAATTATCTCAACTCAGGAATATCTTCATTACTTAATATGGTGTATCATTCGGGAGTTGATTTTAATGTTGACTATCAACGTGACCATGTATGGACTCTCGATGACAAGATTGCTTTAATTGACAGTATATTTGGCAATGTTGATATTGGCAAGTTTACGTTTGTTCAGCGTGATTTCCGTGTTGAGGGTAAAATTTATGAGATTCTTGACGGTAAGCAAAGACTCTCAACCATTGCAGAATTTGTCGAAGGCAGATTTTTATATCATGGTTATACGTTTGCAGAATTAAGTGGTTATGATAAGCACAGGTTCGAAGCACACCCAATTTCTTGGGGATATTTGGAAAGACCAACTAAACGTGCTATATTTGAAACCTTTATTAAACTCAACACCTGCGGAAGACCGATGAAGAACGAAGATATTGACAAAGTAAAAAAATTATTGGATGAACTCTAAACCCACATTCTTCCTTGATATGGATGGCGTTATGGTTACAGAAAGACAACTTTTTGACCAAATGCATCCCGAATTTCATTTGAGTTATTTCGACCCAGAATGTGTTCAGATATTAAATGAGATATTGTCAAACTTTACCGACTTCGACTTGATTTTATCCAGCGATTATCGGTATAATTACGAATTTGACATCATTAATAAAGCCTTTAAAGAATACGGAGTCAATGGCTTACTTTCCGATATTACCCCCAATCTATGGGGAGTAAGATATAAAAGCTATCAACAACTTGAAGAATGCCGTGCAGAAGAAATTCTTGCTTATGTCAAAGAGCATGAACTTACAAATTGGGTCGCAATTGATGACCTAAACCTTTCCCCTTGGATTCCCGATAACTTTGCCAGATGTACCGATTATACTCTGGGCATCAAGCAGAGTGGAGTTAAAGATAAAATTCTCAAAATCTTAATTTAAAACAATGAAAAACGAAAAATTGGAACTTTTGTTGAACAAGATGGTCACTTATGAAAAAAGTGAAAAACTTGTGTCTTTGGTGTTTTCTTATAAGGGTTTCCTTTATAAGAACGGCACAGATTCTTACTACATTAAGGTAGTTGAAACCGAAGTCGGACCTACACAGCCTGGTCAGATAATCTATTTGAGCAAGGGTGATGAAGACCTCATTACTTTCGCTGCAAAGCCTAAACTTATGCGAGTAAGTTTAAAATCATGGCACTACAGACTCATGCAGTTCGTTCTCCGTGATAATACTCCAACACCACGAACCATGCAGAATGGTTGTCCGTATTTCTGGCTGTTGGTACTCTCAATGCTTGCATTACCTTTCGTACTGATTGGCAAAGGAATAAAAGGAATTTTCCTTGGTGTTATTGGCATTATCAGATGGTGTCTTAAATCGTTGGTTAACGGTTGGCTCCAGAGTATTGACGATGTTATGGCATACGAACTTTACTGGAGAGGTAATTACAGTAGCAATTATGGTGTAGCAATGCCGAAAACCGCTAAGTTATACTTCAAGGGTTAATCAACTGCTACGATAATATTTCACAAAATTATACAAAAATTAATAATAATTAACAAAATTTTTCGTACTTTTACAAAAAATATACTATTTATATGAAAAAGATTATTAAAATTATGGAAAATTTGAAAAACCAATCGTTGAAAGTTGTCCGTGTTGATAAACACGAATTCGAACTTGATAATGGTGATGTGTATCCAATACCTTTCGAATTGGATGTTGATGAAGATATCAGCGTTGAAGAATTTCAGAAGATTCTGGACTCTTCAAAAGAACTGATGCTAAAGATACTTGAACAGTCAAATGAATAAGTTATTATCCATACAACAAGTATCTATGACTCTTGGTGTCACCAAGAAAACATTACGGATATGGGATAACGAAGGTAAACTCATATCAGTTAAAACCGTTGGTGGACACCGTAAATACCGTGAAGAAGACATTAATAACTACATGGGTGAACATAGTGTTGAACCAGTGATAACAGGTGTTGCCACATATAGTCGTGTCAGTTCACATGAACAGAAAACTAAAGGAGATTTGGACAGACAGTCTCAGAGGATTTCTGAGTACTGTGCAAAGAAGAAATACAGCGTGGAACACATTATTAAGGATGTTGGGTCTGGACTTTCGGACACCCGTGTTGGTTTTGTTAAACTCGTGGATTTGGTTATTAAGAAAAAAATCAGTAAAATTGTAATCGAAAACAAAGACAGGTTAACCAGATTCCAATTCAATCTGATAAAGACATTCTTTAACAGTTATGATGTTGAACTGGAATGTGTGGATAACAACAATATATCCAATGAGGAAGAGTTTGTGAACGACATAATGATGCTCATGGCTTCCTTCTCAGGAAAACTCTACGGGAAAATAATAGTAACTAAAATATAGAACAATATTATACAAATATAAACTTTGGTATAGTTTTTGTAGTGTTATGTATATGATTGGAATAAAAGAAGCAGCAGAATTACTTGGAATTACTCCCAAAACATTAAGATTATGGGAGAAAAACGGTAAAATAACGAGTCATAGGACTGAAGGTCAACATAGAAGATATGTAGTTTCAGAACTTATCGGTAGTCGTGGAGACAAACTATTAACAATTGCTTATGCCAGAGTATCAAGTTATGACCAGAAAGATGATTTAAAACGACAAGAATTGGTATTGGAAAGTTATTGTGCGAGTAAAGGATTTGAATTTGAATTAATTTCTGATTTAGGTTCTGGAATGAACTACAAGAAAAAAGGACTTATCAGATTAATAAAACTGATTTGCAGTAATCAAATTGATAGATTGGTAATCACACATAAAGACAGATTATTGAGATTTGGAAGTGAGTTAATTTTTATGCTTTGCGAAATCTTTGCTGTTGAAGTTTGTATAATTAATAGGAGTGAAGATAGCACCTTTGAAGAAGATTTAGCCAACGATGTTTTGGAAATTATAACTGTCTTCAGTGCAAGATTATATGGAAGTCGAAGCCATAAAAATAAACAGATAATACAACAATTAAAACAGGTAGCCAAAGATTTGAAATGAAGTCAATTAAGGTAAGATTAGAACTAAACAATAAGCAGACTACACTTGCCAATAAACACGCAGGAGTGGCAAGATATGCTTATAATTGGGGAAAATCTGTCTGTGATTTGGCAATACAAAATAAGGAGCACAGACCAACAGCAATTGATTTACATAAGAAATTTGTTAAAGAAGAAAAAACTATTAAGTCTTGGTTGTATGAAGTATCCAAGTGCAGCCCACAACAAGGTTTAAGAAATTTGGATGAAGCATACAAAAGAACATTCAAAGTTAAAAGTAGTCATTTTCCTAAGTTCAAAAAGAAAGGACAACACGATAGTTTTTATCTGGAAGGTGCTATCAAAACTAATAGTAATAAAATTAAAGTACCTAAGTTTGGTTGGTTAAGATGTTCAGAAACATTACCAGAATGTGAAGTCAAAAATGTTGTTATAAGTAAAACTGCTAATCAATGGTTTATTGCTTTTAAAATACCATTTGAACCACAGATTACTAATAAGGTGAATGGTGTTGTCGGTGTTGATTTAGGTATTAAAACACTTGCAGTATTGTCAGATGGTAAAGTATTTGAAGCAGTTAAACCATATAAACGAAACAAACGGAAATTAAAAATACTACAAAGAAGATTAAGTAAGAAACAGAAAGGTAGCCAAAATAGAAAAAAAGCCTGTGTGAAGATAGCAAAACTACATTACAGGATAGCAAACATTAGAAAAGATACCACACATAAATTAACAACATATTTAAGTAAAAACCACACTGAATGTGTTATTGAAGACCTTTGTGTTCGTGGAATGAGTAAAAATCACAAATTAGCATCAGCCATATTGGATGGTGGATTTTCAGAGTTCAGAAGACAATTAGAATATAAGTGTCAATGGTATGGTTCAACACTAACAATAGTTGATAGATTTTATCCAAGTTCAAAGACTTGTAGTGGATGTGGTAATGTTAAAAAAGAACTAAAATTATCTGAAAGAGAATATGTTTGTGAGAATTGCGGATTGGTGATAGATAGAGACCTAAATGCTGCAATTAATTTAAGAAATAAGTCGGTGAGTTACACCGAATCAGCCTGTGGAGTGCCTAAACAACTTGATACTTTTGTATCTGGTGGCGCAATGAATCAGGAAGTAAATTGCAATGTTCAACATTGTGTAAGTTTTACGTAACGGTTAAAGGAGTTGATTTAACCGAACCTCAAATTTTTGAATTATTCGAAAAAGAATTATTATAAATTAGTTAATTATGGAAAGACAAATTAAATTTAGAGCATGGGACGAAGGTAATAAAATCATGCACAACAACTTTCAATTCATTCGTTCAGGAGAAGAAGGTAATGATTGGATAGTATTCACATCCGATAAACAAACTCTTAAAGATAAACAGCATCCATTAGAAAATCCTTATTTTCAACAACAATTGAAAATAATGGAATGGTCTGGAATCGAAAACATCTTCGAAGGAGATATTGTCACATTAGGCGAAATTGATGGAGAGGGTGTAGTTAAATACAATGAAGACAGATTTTATGTTGATTATGGAACTACGCATACAAGAGTGAGTAAAAATCATAAAGTATTAGGAAATATTTACGAAAAAACTGAATAAAATGAGTGGAGAAGTAGAATTCGGAAGATGTGATATTTGTAAAGAGGATAAACCTCTTGAAAGGACATACTATCATTATGACATTAAATGTGAATGTCATTCACCCCGTCATTTTGAATTGGTCAGGCATTGTAAAGATTGTGTTCCAGTAGAACCTCTTGAAACAACCTTAACTATTAAAATAGAGACATTAAGAATATTATTACACTTGCCGAAACATTAATAATATGAAATCACAATATAAAATAATTAAAAAATTTAAACCCACAAAAATAAACGGGATTGATTTTTATTCTGATGTACAGGTGTGGAAAATGATTGATATGGCATACGAACAAATTCGAAACAAAGAAGAAATATCAGAACCAATGGAATCAGGCGCAGAGTTTTATTGCCCTGATTGTGGTAAAAGTGTTTACAGTTGTGGATGTTAATTTATAAATATGAAACTAATCCGTTCAACCAAATGTAGTCTGAAATTCGCAACAGCGAAGAAGCAGAATGAACTATCGGTCATCTTGAGTGAATACTCGAAGGTTGTTAATATCTTCATTGACTATTTCTGGTTGAATGCTGATAAAGCAACTAAAGGTGAACTTCTTAAACCAGTTGTTGATATTCCCGAAACATGGTTATCAGCACGACTGAGAAAAGTAGCAGCCAGAGAAGCAATCGACATGATTAATGCCAGTAAGCAAAGGTGGAAAGAAAAAGCAGTGAAGCCAGTTCATAAAGGTAACAGAATGTATGTTAGTTGCACCATTGCTGATTTGGTATCCACAAAGAACAACGGATATAAAACCGAAGACAGTTTGAGGTTTGATGCTTGGTTACACATAGCAAGTGTTGGTAACAAAATGATAATGGACTTACCGATTAAATATCACAAACATTTCAACAAATATAATAACATCGGTAAGAGATTGAATTCATATATCATCACCAAGAATTATGTCCAGTTCAGTTTTGAGATAATCACCGAGACAAAAAAGGAAGGTAAACATTGCATCGGTATCGACACTGGAATAAACGCACTGGCAAGTCTTAACAACGGCAATCAGTATGGTCTGGACATCAAAGGTTGTATCGAGAGAGTTAAAAGATGTAAGCAGAAGTCCAAAGGTTATTATGTTGCTAAAAGAGCGTTGAAACAAAGAATTGATGAAACAGCGAAAGAGATATTAGTAAAAGAAAATCCAGATTTAATTGTTGTTGAACAACTAAAAAAGATGGGATATAAAAGTAAAGCCAAACGCTTGTTGGCTAAAAATATCAGGCGTTCTATCGGAACTTGGAATTGGAAGTATTGGCTCAAAAGGTTAGAAGCACAATGCGAGATTAACCGTGTTAGTTTTCGCAGTGTAGCACCTTATTACACCAGTACAACCTGTCCAGTATGTGGTCATTCTGATAGGGGAAATCGACTCGGTGAAGTGTTCTTGTGTCTATCATGTGGTCACAAAGACAATGCAGATATAAATGCGGGTAAGAACATTTTGAATCGGTTTCTCACGGGACAATACGGTGCTCGTTACAAGGAAATAAAGGATGTGCAAGTTTGTGCAGATTTATTTTAACGGTAATGCAGAAGCATTGCTACAAATGCAGAAAATGGGATTAAAAATCGATTTTAATTAAAAAATTATAAAATTTTATAATTGTTTACAGTATTTATTGTAAACAATCGTAAAATGGCAAAATATATTAAAGAAACAGCAAGAATTGACGTTAAGTTCATTGACGCAGCGACAGAAGAAACTATCCTTGAAGTACCAGACAGAAACTGGATGAATGTGGGTGAGATATTGAGTGCTCGTCACGGAGATATGATACTTCAAGCAAAACTTAAAGGTAAACGATTACCAAAAAAAGTATTGATTTTGGTACTATCTGAATTGGTTCTGGAAGAATAACGTGTTTTTTAAGTGTTTTAAATGCGCATAGAAGTGATTTTATGCGCATTTTTTGTAACATTTTTCATCGGTTTACGTATAATCAGTCATAACTTTAAAATTAATACGATGAAAAAGATTTTAACAATTATGATTTTTTCGATGCTTTCAGTACTTGCATCAGCACAAATAAAATTGTGGTTCAATAAGATAAGCGAGACTGAAATCAATCCCGACTACAATGGTGGTATTAACACTATGGAAGGTTATGTAAGACCATTCATTGATACTTGTGGTATTACCGAATACAATAAAGTTATCGGATTACTTGGTTCTGGCGAAATCGATAAATATATGCAATATCTTAATGATTTGGGTGAAAGACGATTTGTCAGAGAAGCCAATGAAATTAAAAGTATGTTATGGAACATAAATAAAAGCAAACTGTACTTTATCAGCAACGATAAACTGTATGTTGTTACATATGACGTTACCGACCACAAGAGTTTATACTTGTTTCGCAGGGATGACGATGGTTGGAAGCCAGCTTCGGATTTAATCGCTGTAGATGATTATCAGTTTAAAGAATATATGAAAAGGTTCGAATCTCGTACAACTCGTTGGAATGCTACAGATACTCTATATACTCTTGAAAACCAATTCTATGGTGAAGTCCGTAAGATTTCCAATGGTTCGGTATTCGTTACGTTCAGTACTGAGATATGGTATCCGAAAGAAAGCAATACATATAACAGCATCGCAATATTTGTTCCCGATACAATCACCAAGGAAACTTATCACGTGTCGTTATTTGAACCTGAAAATAAGGCAGGTAAGGCAGTGAAAAACGTTACTTCATACTATTGTACTTGGTCGAAAGACTTCAAACCAATATGGCACAAAACAATTGGTACTGTTAAATATCCGATATTGTATGGAACACGTAATACTGATTATATGGAGTTTACCGATGGTAATACATTTAAGATTACATATTGGGATGGTAGTAGGGAAAATCCACGTATGACAGGAACAATAAATTTCAAAATTGTGGATTACAGTGCTTTTATTGATGCGGTAGGTACTACAATTGTTTTAAACAAACTGAAATGATGAAAGCCGTACCGTTCATATACACTATGGGTACTGAGAAGTTTCATCAGTTTCTCTCTGTAGAGTTTAAAGTAGATATGTTGTACCCTGTGTTTGGTGAGAAGTCTTGTGATAGACTCTTCGATGGTTGGCGTGGAAAGGATATGGGTAGCTACTATAAATTCACAAACGAACAGGAGATTGTTCTGGAGTTTTACCCCAATCACTATGACATTTGTAAGAAAGACGGTAGAACTGTTATTAAACATAAACTGACGTTTTTACCAAAAAACATCAACGATTTTATAAATGACATGCATCGATATGGGGTAGAACTTCAATGGAGCCAGTGGGTGGATGAACACTTTGAACCCAAGGATTTCCTGCATAAAGACGACATAAAACCGTACTATGTTGACCTCTTGCATAAACTTGATAAAGACTTTGAATTACAATAACACTTGATTTTTAAATAAATTATACTTAGATTTGCATCTACTATGGACAGAAAAAGTTGGGAAATATGGGATGTCTTGAATAACATTACATTTAAGACACAGGGATACAGGAAGAACTTTGACCTCATTACTGAGAACGAAAACATCATCAGTGAATACGTTGGGAATATTCTCATGGCAAGATTAAGTGAAAATAAACCCGCATTGATTATTGGCGAATACACATTTTCAGTTTGGGACATATCCATGTCGAAGATACTGAAAATTGACTTGAATAAGCTACTTGATGCACACCACATGGTCAATGCATACGTAGAGTTGATTAAGATGATAAGAGCAAAGGAAATCAACATTAACGAGTATGATAAGATTGTTCTTATACACAGTTTAGTTGTTCATCCGGAGTTCAGGAAAATGGGAATAACCGAAGAGTTCATTGAAATGATTTACCGGGATTATCACTTCGATAAAACGGCAATCATCGCAATAGTTCAACCATTCCAAAACAACGTTAACGATTTAGACTATTACATGATGCAGAAGACAGTATTGGTCCGCAACGATTATGGTGCACCAAATAGGTCTAACGTATTGCAAGCTGCAGAGTATTATTCTCTACAGAAGTTCATCGACAAAACCGATACTGAAATGAACGAATACAAGCTATTTGCAGTGGCAAATAGATGTGGATTCAACAGGATTAATAGTTCACATTTGTTTTTACTCACCCCGGACACAATACTTGAGAGAATTAAGAAGAAAAAGGAAATAAATAAACATATAGACGAATCATGGGAAAAGGAAGAAATAAAATAAAAGATTTGGATAGATTTCACTATCACGAAGCACTCGATAGAGCATATATCATTGGTAATATGATAAATGAGCATCTAACAGAGCATCCTGTCATCATGAAACACAAGAAATTACGAAAATTAATTAAGGTGGCTGAACAAAATGTAATGGATGTTTATCAGATGATTGGTGGTTTGGATATGAAATTATTTCCAAACGACTCGGAACAACGTGGTAAGCAATAAGTTGTAGTTTACTTGGTGGCGAAGTATTTATATGAGATAAATAATGGACAGTAATTTAAAAATATCAACGGTTTCTCGACAAAAAATCCCTTCAAGAAAGGTAGATATTGTTCAAAATTTGGCTTTGCAAGACTTCGCAACACCCAGGAAAACTCACATTTCTGGGCATTTTCATTTAATAACCCCAATAAATATTGAAAATCAGGCTCCTAAGTCACTGATTTTCTGATTAATAACTTTACTAAATTTTACGACTATGAAGAAATTATTGTTATTTTTGTTTTTAATGTTTTCGTCCTTTGGATTTACAAGTCTTCCTGTTACCAATGCAGAAAATGGCGACAAGGACGAAATGAGCGAATATTTAACGAAACAAATTGAGGATTTAAAAACTCAAATGTATTTACAAAGTTTAATACAATACATTGAACTTGAATCAGAGGTAATAATTCCAAAATATCTTGACACTAAGTATGTGGAATTTATTTATAACACTGCAAATCAGAATGGTGTGCCAGTTAGGACTGCATTCAGATTAGTTTTTAAGGAATCGTCTTTTAGAGATACCGTTACTTCACCAATGGGTGCAGGTGGTCTTATGCAACTAATGCCGGACACTCGCAAATTATATAGAGAGATTCTTCGTACAGATACTCTTAAATTTGATAAAAATCAAGAGGATATTTATATAGGTATATATATGGTAAAAGACTTATATAATTATTGGGTTGGCAGAGGTAATTCTGTTGGCTATTCTTGGAAGTTGTCATTAGCTTCATATAATGCAGGTAAGGGCACTGTAATCTACTATAAAGGAATTCCACCAATAGGTGAGACCACTGATTTCATTGCATTTATACTCAAGGCACATTCGAATCCAAGTTTCTATGCAAGCTATTTGAAAAAATACGGTAACGACATAAAAAATCACGCATGATAACACACATTAAAGAAGTTCACACAGAGCAGTACTCTAATGGCAGTAGAACATTGGGAGTACTACTCAATTACGAAGTCACTAATAGTAATGAACATAATGACTTTAAAGAAAGTTTTGTATATATGTTCAGAGAAACAGAAGACGGTGGTATGTATGTCTTTTTTAACACAATGTTCGATATGTGGAGTTTTATGCTTTACAGTGAAGACAAGATGAAAAGAGCATACATGTCAGAAGCCGACTATGATAAACTTTTCGATGCTCCGCACATAGACGGTAAGTTTACGAATAAATTAGTTTGGGTTTAACATAAAAACCCCGTCAAATTAGTGTTTTGACGGGGTTTTTAGCTTATATCTGTGCAATTGCATATGTGTAGACCTTTTACCAATTGGTTGGCTCAAAAACTATCCTACGGTCTTCATCAAAAGCGGTTTCATATCCTTCGGTCCACCAAGCAGTCATTTCTTCCTTATTAAACACCATACAATTTGCACTTAGTTTTCTTGGTAGCCAATAAACAGTTACTTTAGTGCCTTCGTCATTTAGTCTTTGTATCTTCTGTAGAAAGTATTCAAATTCAATGTCATATCGCATTGCATTAACGCTTGTAGTAAAATTTTCCAATATGTTGCGTATTTCATAACCCTCATATTTTTCTACAGTATTTGTACGGTGTAATATAACATCAATTTCCTTGTATCCTTTACCCATAATTTGGTCCAAACCAACTAAGTCGGTTAAACCACCATCAGACCATAAACCAACATGAAATTTCCCCGAACAGTCTTTCCAAGATTTTTGTACAAGTGTTGTGAAGAATGGAAAGTTAGCTGAACACCACATCCAGTCTTTAAAATCCTCATAATTTTCTGTTTGTGAACTGAAGTAATGAATCTTCGATGGTTGTTGTGCGTAGTTCTGTGTTCCTACAAGAATTTCTTTGTTTTGTTGTTTTAGTAAATCAAAAAATTCCTGGGGAAAAAATTTGTCTATTGTTTTTCTCATGGAATTAGATGTACATATGGTTTTCTCACCCATTATGAACGAAATTAGTATTGGTAACTTCCTTAATTTACCCTCTCGTGATAATGGCGCAGGCTTATACCAATAATTATCAAACACACTGTTATTAGTCACTGTTGTATAACCTTCTTTGAGTAAATCCCATTCTTTTAAAATTGTCAATGGTGCTAAGAGACTGCCAGTTGAGACACCCACAATAGTATCGTAATCGCCATTAATTCTTGCAAGCGTACCACCACCGTAAGCACCCCATGAACCGCCACCCGAAATAACTGCAGCTTTTTTGTTATTCATGAGTTTAGTTTTTTATAAATACAAATTATTGTTTGATTTTTTGCCAGATGCGCAAATGTCTTGTTTCATCCGCAAATATCTTTAAAAATCTATCATCCTTTTCACTTTCAAATTTCCAACCACATACAATTACATATGCATCAAGTTTCATATTGTCTTCAACTTTTGTTTTTAACACTTTCTGAAGTTCTTCCCGGCAAAATGGCGCATAATAATAAATTATGTCATAATCATAGTAATTATTAAAATCCCGAATATCTACATTATAAAAATTAAGTGTTGAATATATTTGTTTTGCAATACCGTACAGGACTGGATTTAATTCAATACCTTCTGCAACAAGTCCCATTTGTTCTGCAACACCACACACATTACCAACACCACAACCAATATCTAAGAATTTTTTACCAATAAAATTTTCTTTTTTTATACGTTCACAAATTATACCAAGTGTATGAGTAATATACTCAATTGGTGTGGGACAATAATCACAACCAACGTCTTTAAGGCATGCATCAAAAGCATCAGACGAAATTCTTGTAAAATATTCGTTTATTTTATTCAATATGTAATCGTTCATATCCATTTTATTATATTTTATGCGGGTGGACTACCACCATAACTTGCTTGGTCGTATGGCGTACCACGACAGAAACTTCCATTTACTGGAGTAACACTTAATATCTGAATTTCTGCAATTGAACTTCCACCAAAGGTAGGAATACTTGATGCAAGTGTACAAACCATCCAACAAGAAGCACCATTAATACTTGTAATACACCAAGTACCGCTGCAAGTTTTAGTAAGGTTTGAAAGTGAACACACGCAATATTGAAAAGCACCATTATATACTGATACCATTGAACTTGTTGCTTTACCCACATTATTACTTAAATACCATTGTAAACAAACATTATAACACTCACTACTGATTGGATTTCCTTGAATACAAGCAAGTGCGCAACAACCACCAACACCAGTATCACATGTATATATGTTCTGAAAACAAACTGGCTTATATGAAGGTGCTGCCGTAGTAGTTGTGGTTGCTGCTATTTGACAAAGACAAATATATTTAACATCAGCACTACAAGCATTTGGTTGTAAACTGACATTTTCGGCTCTTGCACCACCAGTATTTGCATAAACACATATTTGTGGATTAACACCTGACGGTGACAATGTTGGAAGTGTTAAAATAGTACTCCAATATCCACCACCACTTTGATATGCATTGGCAGCTGGACCACATGCAGTAGCACATACAATTCCACCTGCAGCAGGTATGTTAACTATTGTTGTTGGTGTAACTTGAAAATTATTATATCCATACCAACAACTTGTCATATTTATTGAACCGCCTTTACCTGCGGAAGCACCTAAAGCAAGTAATGATTTAGGTCCGCTTGTATTAATACACGATGCCAAAGAAATACTACTACAGCCACCTTGCGGTGCAGATAACATTCCCATAGTACCACTACCACACATTGACATAATTATTCCTTATTTTTATAACAATCTAATTCCATACAAAGGCAATTGACCTTTTTATCTAACTCTTTAATTGCTTCTATAAGTACTGCAGTTATTTTATCATAGGTTATTCCTAATCTACCATCAGTAATTCCATGTAAAATATCCTTATCGTCTGGAACACCAATTGTTACTACCTCTGGGAGTACCATCTGAGTATCTTGTGCAACCAAACCAATACGATTTGTATGTGTTTCATCGTTACATTCTTCATAGTTAACACCACGTAATTGTAATACTGTTGACAATGCATTACATATTGGCGTGATGCATGTTTTAGTTCTACAGTCTGATGTTGCAATATAGTCAATTGCACATACACATGCTAAACCACCATCAGCAATACCATTAGACATTCTATATGATGTAATTGCACCCGAAGAACCTCTATATGCCAAATATAACACACCACCTGCAAAACCACAACCTAATGTTACTTCATTACCTGAAACTATATTTACTGCATTGGCACAACATGCACATGTTGCATAACCTGCTGCACCTGCACTATAACCACTTAAACAACTTGCAACTGCAACACTTTGTGTACTAATATTTGCACTTGTTATAATATCGTAAAAAGCATTCCAAGTAGTATCAATACCTTTTCTAATTCTAAGCCAAGGTGTTCCACCGCCATTTACTGCTGTTCCACCAAAAACTAATTGATATGAAGCATCACCAGTACTTGCAGTATTGCCATCATAAGGTGTAATTGTCATTAAACCCGCATAATTACCACCAGTTCCAACACTACCAGAACTAACGAAATTCATGTGCATTGAACGTCCATTACTATTTGGACTATAATCGTTTGCACTTCTTGTACTATTATCGCAAATGCACATAAATTGGGTATTTGCGGCAATTGCACTTACACCCAAGAAACAAGCAGGAGTACAGCCACAAAGGGCACTTGAATTACTTGCAGTTGCAGTTGCACCCAAGAAGCAGTTTGGTGTACAAGCACAAAGAGCCAAAGCATTACCTGCAGTTGTCGCACAAGTTGCTGTGGCTGTTGCACCTAAGAAACAAGCAGGGGTACAACCACAAAGTCCTAAAGAGTTACTTGCTGTTGCAGTTGCCCCTAAGAAACAACTTGGAACACAACCACAAAGAGCCAAAGCATTGCCAGCAGTAGTTGCACAAACAGCAGTAGCACCAGTAGCAAGATATTTATTTGCCAAACAACTACCGTTTTCAATAACCTTTACAGATGTTAAACATGATACTCCACATACAGTAGTTCCTGAAAGTAGTGTAGCAGATACAGTATTTATTTTAATCGAACTTAAAAAATCTAACATAGTATTCGTTTACCTATAAATACCAAAAAAAATAAAGTAAGTCGCTCGGACTTACTTTATTTAATACAATTAAAATAAATGAAAACAAAAAACTACATCTGCCTTAGTTCGTTCATTAGCTGTATGACAAGATTTGTTTGATTTGCGGATTGCAAAGATACTGATTCAAGTGCTTCTTCGGGATTATTAGTAACAGTTTCCCAATAGTGCTTACTGACTTCTGGAAGTGCAAGTAATTCAACAGATTTTTTAAATCCAAGATAGTCTGCTATTAACATCAAAGGAGTATAGTCACTACCATTGAGTTTCCACACGTTAACCGTGTCGATAACCTTAGATTCCCAAGGTTTGGCAGCCAAACATCTTTTCAAAATGAAAGGAAGTTGTTTATTCTCGAACTTATCTTTGTGTTTAATATATCGCTTGATTAATAAAGGAATATCATAACTGAGTATATTGTGTCCGCAGAAGGTCGGATAATATTGTGGATTTGATTTCGCACCCTCTGACGATAATTGGTGTAGGACATCCATGAAAGTTGCAAGTACCATAAATTCGTCTTCGTTTGCAATTTTCTTAAAGAATCTCTGTAACTTACCGTTCTCAGAATATAGACTTGCATAGGTAATTGCAACTATTCTTGAGAACTCCGGATAGAAAATTGCCCGGTCTTGATAAACCTTCTCAGCCAAGTCCATATCTCTTTTATCAGTATCAAACTTATTCTCTGATAGATATCCCCAACGCTCATATAGTGCGGGGTTCTTATCTTTAAGGTCATCAAGTGTGGGGTGTTCTAAAACGGCTTTAATGTTGAAAAACAGCATATCGTAGATGCTTGCTCTGTTAAAAACTTCTTCGAAAAGTTCCATAGTTAATAATGAATTAGATATTTATATGCAAATATAGTGTATTTATGTGAAAAAGCAAGGATATTATGGAAATAAAAATGCATGAACACAACTTTCGTAGAATGTTTTTTGATATTCTCAGAGATACCAATACTGCAAAGTACAGTATGACTAAGTTTGCAGCTTTAGTTGGCTTCATATTATTGACTGCAACAATCATTGTTGGTTTAGTTATAATGTGTCAAAAGGGAGAAATTGACCACGTATTCATTGTCGAATTAATCGGTTTTGTATTAACATTATTAGGTTTCAAAAATAGTTTTGGGTTTAAAGGTAATGGACAGACAATTACCACTAACGGTAATAATGATAATAACAGTGCAATTACCAATGAAGACACTAAAGGTAGAATGGGTGATGGTCAACATGACGAAGACACTAAAGGTAGAATGGGTGATGGTCAACATGACGAAGACAGTATGGTGTGTACAACTGTAAATCCTAAAGAACAAGCGGATTTTGTAAACGACACTCTTAAAGGTTAAAGATAAAATGAACTGCTTTACGTAATGGACGTTTACTGCGAATTTCATCGTAGATGTCCTTTACGTCTTCAAGTGAATAACTTGTGAGTTGACTTTTAATGTGGATTTTTGAATGTCTGAGGATGTATCTGATATACTTCTTTTTTTCTTTTTCTTTCCTCGTTTTTTTCGCCTCTACTTCGGCAAGTAGGTCCTCACCGATTTCCATGAAATCATTAGCAGATTTGTTTTTGTTTCTTTTGGTGTTATCTTCCATGAAGATAGTAAACGACTTAATATCTACACCCTCATCGTCAGAATCAATGGATAATATCTTCTTATCGACTTCCATAAGAAATTATTCCGGCAAATCCTCTAATTTTGAGCCATACATGTCTCTATTGCTTGTATCACCACTGACAACTGGAACTTTTGGAGTTCTTTTCCTTCTCTCTTTCTTTGTTGCAGCCAAGCCATTAACAAAATTATCGTTGAGTTTTCTAAACGAATTTTCTTTCAGTTCATCCAACTCCTTGAAAAATTCTCTTGCTTTTGTTTCAAGACCGCTTTTCATATCTTCCATCTGTTGCTTGAATTCCAATTCCTTTTCGGCAATTCTCTGATTGGTGTTGATAATTATTTCAACAAAAAGCACCAAGTCGTCTGCAACAACATTCTGATTTTTCGGAGAGATTTTAAGCAACTTACCAAGGTCGTTCTCACTAAGTACTTCAATTGAAATTTCTTCGTTCTCATCGAACACCCAATTTTTAGGTATTGCAATCTCCATTTCGTACCAACCCTCTTGTGGATTTCTGTAAAGCGACTTCATATAACCTGTAATAGGTGCTAATATTGATTCTATTTCTTTCATCTGCTATATTAAATATGATAAAAATACCGACAAAGATATCCATAGCATTATCTTCTCAAAAGAAGTGAGAACAAAATGCGTGTCTTTGTTTAATTTAAACCTTCCATACATTTTTATGACTAAATCACCTACGATGTATGCCATAAAAATGCTGGAAGATATAAATAGAAACTGATATAATTCAGTTAGTACTGTCATTTCTTATTCTCCGTGAGTTTGTCCCGGATGTACCTGTCCCTGTGGAGCGTTAACTACCGGACCTGTAGGTGCTGTAGTAGGAGCTGCTGCAGGTGCTGGTTCCTGGAAATACTGTTCAGCAAGACCAAGACTTGCATTAATTAATGCGATTTCATTGAGTTTTTGCTGCATATCACTGATTTTGAAAAGATAATTGCAGTTAGGGTCTTGTGCGAGACGCACTAATTCGATTTCAGCGTAATACTTGTCGGTCCTCAGTTTATTTAAGAGGTCGAGTTTTAAATTTGCCATTTTTGATTCTGGTTTAAATAATATTATTTTTATGCACGTAAAAGTACATAAAGTAAATACTATATGCAAGGATTTTTATACGATTTCCAAGATATTTTTCTCTTGATTTACAGAAGTATCGAAGATATTATACAATTCTATCATGGTATTCATAACATTTTTGTTCTTGTTGGGTGTAATATCGAAAATGTTTCGCCAAAACTTTTCATAATAATCAAGTGTGATATTCTGATTTTCTCTCTTAAAATATTGGTGGTAGAAAAAGTCGTAGAAATACGCTCTCAGTGGCTCATTAACACTAAAGTCAAGACCTTCCCTTTTAAATTCATCGCAAACCTTATTAAAACACCACCTAAAATAATTATGTATGTCTGAATCTTGAGATAAAACTTCTGAGCCAAGATAATAAGCATAAATATAATTAAGCAGGTTGATAGTAAAGTCTTTGTAAATTTCAACCCTGTCTTTGATTATAATATATTTTTGTGTTGCTGACATATTAAAATGTATCGAAATAATCTTTATGCATTATGTTTAAATCAATGTCACCAATATAGCCATTGACTTGCCCCTTCTCAGTAAACTGCCAGATTTTCCATTCGGTCCAACCATTTGGAACTACAGGTAAGCTACCTTCGGGATTATTCAAGTAAGCTGCAATCCATAGTGGATATGTGCCGAAAATCGGACTTGAATTAGTATCTAAGAAACTCTTATATGAATAAATTAAAACATCAACATTATGTTCTTTCAGTTTTTCTATGAAAGTCTTGATAAACCTATTCATGTGGTCAACTTTGTTATCCCAGATAACCGTAGACGAATATGCTTCAACGTCAAATGCTAACGGAAATTCAACTTTTGGCAGGTAGGCAATATGACCTAAGACATTCTGTGCTTCTTCATTGGCATCGTCTTCAGGAACACCGACATTTCCTGGTCGTGCAAAGTGATAGTAGCCGACCTTAACACCGTTCTTCTGTGCTGAAAGAACTCTTGCCTTTAAATTATAAAGATTGTCTTCATGTCCGGTTGTACCTTCTGTGACTTTTACAAAAGCAAACTCAATTCCAGCAGCTTTGGCAAGACCCCAATTAATGTCTGTTTGGTATTTAGAACAGTCTAAACCCAACACACAGTTTAAGTTCTGCAGTCTTTGTTGTGATATCGTTGCTACCATAATACTTTTTCTAATAAATACTATCTTATTCGGATAACGCAATAAAAAAAGGGACAGTGTATTAACATTGTCCCTTCTAATAAATTCTTCTAATATCTTCTAATAATATACTGACACTAAAGCATCATACTCGTCTCGTGTAATGCCAAGTTCTTTTCTGATTTGTCTGATTCTCCAATTGTTTAAAAATACTGCTGAGAATAAGTACAGCACTAATACTGCCAATAGTATTGAGTATGGAATAACGAATAAACCAACAATTTTGTTAGATAAATTCAGTATTGCTGCAATCATTCCAAGGAGAAATAATCCACCGAGAACACCCACAACTGTCTTTTTAACACCAAAATCTTTCATTTCGGTTTCCTTTGAGAAGTACTTGTATGCGAACCTAATCCAGCCATTTGGCAGATGATTGTCGTATGCCAAGTCGAATTGTTCTTTAGATATTCTATCGGTTATGTTTGTCATTATAGTATTTTACTCTGTTTAACAAATGTAGCGGTATTATAGCCAACAAGATGTTTCATCTTGTTCATCTGCTCGTTAACCACTGGTTTAGCAACTTCTTTAGACTCGTTGATGCTCTTAGCTGGTGTTTTAAACACGAATACTTCAACACCGTTTGTATAGAATTTCTTACCTTCCATTGCTTTAACAACGTTTTCGTTCACACTAACCTTTTGAGTATATGTGTTACCGAGACCATCAAAACTCAAATCGCAAAGGAATTCAGCAGGTTTATCTGTTTTAAGTTCCCATACTTCGTTTAAGTTGAAGTCAATGATTTTTCTCTTGCCGAGATAATCACGATATTTAGCTGTTACCATACCTTCTTTAAGACCTTCACGTTCATTCCAACCAGATTGTTCTTTGTTGAATTGTACCTTGTCAGATGTAGTATCTTCCACTGGCTGTGGGTCTTTATTGTACATCGGTGCTTTAGCACGGAAAGCAAGTTTATCTTGTCTCTGTTTGTAAAGTTTGTCACCCATGTCAGCCTTCATACGGTCTTCGAAACGTTTTCCAACTTCGTTATCATAAACAAAGTCGCCAAGTCCAAGACGATAAAGATTTACTTCATCCTGTTCTTCCTTGCTGAGATTACGCTTTGGAATTTCGTCACCTGCATCATTGGCACTGTCACCAACGTTTTTAAGTGCTTCCCCGGATTTTGCATCAGTTGCTTTGATTTCACCCTTCTCAAGTTTTTCACCCAACTCATATGGATTCTTACCTACTTCAGTCTGTTGGTCTTTCCATTGAAGTTCTTTTTCAACGTCAATAACTTCTTTAGTTCCACTGTGTTGTAGGTCTTTCTTGAAATTTTTCTCATTGTCGTTACCTAAACGGTCTTTGAGTATTAATGCTGACGGTCTTCTATCTTCTGTCATTTTCTTTAATTTATCTTGGTGAATTGAAAATGCTTTCAACTCGTTATTTAGTTCTTCCAATAGGTTGAATGATTCACTCATGCTACCACCACCAGATGACCTTGCACCCATGTCCATATTGCCGCTTTGCGTACCAATTGGCTGTGGTTTATTTGCCATAGTGTCAGGACTGTCACCAATCATAGTCTGTGATTCTTCTTTGAGTTTAGGTTTAACCTTCTCTGGTAAACCTTTATGCTTAGTAGACGCAAAATCTTCTGCATCTTTTGGCTTCATTGACTTTGCTGTATCAGCAACATCACCACCAACTTTATCGGGACTAAGTTCGCCTTTTTGTACGGCATGAACCATACCCATGAATTTTTGCTGTTTCTTAGAAACGGCTTTTTCGTCTATGTTTTTATTCTCTTCCATTGAATTTAAGTTAGCTTTGTCAGGGTCACCTGTTTTTATTGTATTCATTTCAGTACCAGCATCTTTATTGTTCCAATGTTTTACTGTATCGCTTGTGAATGCTGATGTGTCGTTAATGATTGTGTTATCTTCTTTACCCCTATTTTCTTTTATTTTACCTGAAATTCCATCTGTAGGTAAATTAGGATTTTCGGGATGAGGGAAATATGAATGTTCTTTTGTCATGTCATTGTTTAAAATTTTAACGTCATCGTCTCTCATTTTATCAACGTCTTGACCAATATACAGAGAAGTATTGTTGTCAATACCTGCTTTTAATTTTTCACGTTTAGGTGATTGAGGTACTTCACTAACGCCCAATCCTTTATTACTGCTTGTATGATTCTTATTATAGTCATCACTCAATTTTTCTTGATAGGACAAATCAGCCTCATTAAGACTGTTGAAGAAATCTTCGAAACCTTCTGTTTCGATAAGATAATTCTTATTTTCCTGTATAATTGTACCACCTTTTATCATTGGTGTTGTTTTTACTTTAGCCTTGCCTTTGGTTTTCATTAGGTCACCACTACCCCACATTGCAGGTCCAACATATGCACCTGATGATGCACTGCCTGTTGTTTCACTAAGAATCTTACCGTCTCTGTCAATTATGTCAGCATTTCCGTGGTCGGAGATAAACCAAATGTTTGGATAAAAATTGTTTGCTTCTTGCCAATCAACAACTGCTTTCATAGCATCTTCCCATTCAACAAATTTGTTAATGTATTTTCCACCACAACTTACAGAATATATGTTGCCGTTTGAACTTATAACACAATCATCCTCTTCAGGTTGAGTTGGTTGTTGTTCTTCAGGTTCTTCGAATTCTACCTCATCTACCTTTTTAGCATAGCCTAAAGGTGCTGTATATTGACCAGAGCCACTGAATGCTCCACCACCACCTGCACCACCAGTGCCTGTGGTTTCATCCACGCCAATCTCTTGAATTGGTTTTGGTTTTTTGGGTTCGAGATTTCTTGTTTGCATATCTTCTCCTGCATGTTTTAATTGATTTATACCACTTTTGTCCCTACGTTTTTTCTCTTTCGGAACTGCTTGTTTGTATTTCTGTAGATACTTTGGACTATTAAGAACATAATCATTAAAAAGCATATTCATAATAGTTTCATTGTAATGATAACCATATTTTTCCTCACCGTTCTCAGACATTTCCTCATAAATGGCTGCAAGTTTAGGGTCACCGAAAACCAACGCTTCCATCTTAGCAAGACTGAAAATCTTTTTCTTTAAAGACTGTTCTGCTTCGCCCAACATGCCGTCAATCTCATTTAAATTAGCAACACCCTTTGTATCAAATGTTCTCTGATAACCCTTAGATAAGTCGTTAACGGGTTTACTTAATGTCGGTTTAATATTTGTTTCTGCCATCTTATTTAATGTCTGATTTCCAAAAATCTCTTTTCTGCCACAATACCTTATAAACGGCTTCCATTGAGTTCTTTATCGTCTGAATAAGTTCGTCTCTCGTAGCACTATTATTGCTATGAAGAACTTTTTTCATTTCTTTATCGAGCATGTCACCAACGAATTTCTTAATCTCGTCATTAACAATTGCTTTAACCTCAGTCTTATCCATTTTATAATTACCAGTTGTTTATAAATACTTGACTAATACAAAAAGAACGCACATTACAATAATGTGCGTTCCATAGAAATATTAATGTGTCCTCCACTTCAGGGAGTATATTATTTCAACAAATAATGCCCTGCAACAACACCACCAACACCAACAATAATTATCGTGCCGTTTTTCTTTACCCAAGTCCAGGTTTTTTGCCATCCCGTTGGCTGAACTATGTCCTTATTTATACCGGGAATTGCGTAACTATCGATATTGGCAATTTGAAAATATTTATTTGAATTTGAGACGCTGAAAGAAATTGGACTACCCTTTGTTTTATCGAACTGAAAACTAACAAATGTCGTATTTGGCAGATATAAGTCCTTGATGAACAACGATGGCTGTACGTTCTTAAATGCAGGGATTACGCTACGAACTTCAAGATGATATTTAAGGTCGGGATTCTTAACTTCTGCAAATGTTATCTTTTTATTAACTGTATCAACATCAACAGTACCACCATGTAACAATGAATCGATTTTTACGTTTGCGTTAATAAGTGCTGCGGCAATTACATCACTTTTCTTGTTAATTTCTTTCACTCTGTCAATCAACTCTTTTTGTGTTTCGGTGAGTTGACCGTACATCTTTTGAAGATTTTTAATGGTTTCTTGTATTGTAAGTTTTTCTGCAGTCCATTCACCTTCTTTGTTTTTATAGATTTTCATCGTATCTAACAAAGCGTTTTTAAGGTTAACCTCAGTATTATACTTATTCTTTAGATTTTTAATACTCAGACGTTGAAAATATACCACTGCGCCTAAACCTAATATAATTGCAGCAATTATCACTATAAGTAAGTGATTTTTTGTCAGCAACCAACTTTTGAATTGTACTAATTTTGCGTTCATATCAACTATTTTCAATAAATAGTTTAATATCAACAAATAATACGATTTTTAATAAAATTTTATAATTCTAACTTATTCTGCAGCCATTTTCATTTCTGGGGAAGCAGTATTTAATATGTTGTTTCTCCAATATTTGTAGAAAATATCGAAGTACGACTCAATTTTTTCGATAATCAAATCGTTGTCAGGATTGTCTGCGGTGAAATCTGGGAGATAATTAAACTCGATTCCCGTAGTCTTTTCATCCGGAGTTACTTTATAAACAAATTGTATTACTCCGTCAATCGTACCACCCCAAAAGATTAAATTGTCATATACCTTCAAGTCAGTAAACTTGATGTCAACATTCATGTCATTGAAATAGTTACGAAACTTTTCTTCTTCCTGTGTTTGGTCGTAAACTGTTTCTTTATTATTGCTTGGAGTCGTGTTTTCCTGACCTACGGGAACATTATCTTGCGGAGTATTTGTTGGTACAGCATCCTCATTCAACTTAACGGGATTGCGTGTAATTTTAAGCATATCACGTACCGATAGTTCATGCTTCGTTGTTTCTTGATTTGCGTTAGGACTATATTTACCTTCACGTAATCTTTTCATTAAGACACGCATTTGGTTTGGAGCAGATTTATCGTTGATGCTATTTTTCATACTATTTTTTACTATAAATACTTAAACGAATTCATTGTGCAACATTTCGTTGAATTTTTGTATGTCGAATAGCGGATTAATGTCACTACTGTCTTCTATGTAGTTACTTCTAAAGACTATACCTTTATATCTTACAATATCCCTGTTGAAGTGATGAAAGTCTATTGCTACCTTTGGAATATTAAATTCTTCACACAATTTTCTGCAAAGCAATACAGTATTTTCAACCTGTTCATCGTTGATTTTCTCCCAAAATTTATAGCCAAGCCATTGCTTTTCTACAACATTCTCGGTTTCACAAATCTCATTTATCCAATTGATATACTTGTCATCGGGAGTGACAAAGAGTGTTCCCATGTTCTCAAGAACAACAGAAACAGACTTTTTATCTGCTTCTTTAATACCAAGAAAATCTGAATGAAACCGTGGGTCATAATGCTCATAAATTTCTCCTGTCCGGGAAACAGTATAAGTATTCCACTTCATAGTTTTATGATAGTCCTTATTCTGTAACCTCAATATATGGTTACTACCCTTTCTTAAACTTGTGGCTAAAACTATCTGAGTCTTAGCAATTTCCGTTTTATATCTTTGGTCTTCTGTGATTGCATATGTACTACTGTCGATGTGCATCATAATTCATGTATATAACCTCTACCCCGCCTTCGGCTAAAATTTGTAATGCCCGTTTAAAGCCTTCACCAAATTTGATGTTATTTAAGTCTGGTTCTTTATCACAAAATATTCTTTTAATACCTGCTTGAACGATAAATCCTGCACACGTATCACAAGGAAACCAGTTGACATATAAATCGCAATTCAATGTGCTTTTTCCTTGTCGGGCTGCATTAATGATTGCATTTGCTTCGCTGTGGATAAACCAATGGTACTTTTCGGGTCTTTCGTGTCTTTCATTTATATCATCGTCAACCCCACGTGGCATTCCATTAAAACCAGTTGTAACAATTTCCCTGTCTTTAACAATAACACACCCAACTTTACTTGAACGGTCTTTGCTCCATTGTGCCACTTCCAAATCAGCAATTTTCATAAACCTTAAATCCCATTTATTATTTTCCATAATTATTTACAATAAAATTCATTTAACCAATTATTTTTACGTGCATTATAATATGCACCACCATATGTTTTAGCAAATTCAGTTTTTGTTCTACATTGTTGAGCAACATCAGCACACCGTTCTTTTGTCCAATAAATGGTATTATATGGTAATTTCTCCATATGTTTACAAATTTTATCAACCCATCCATTTTTTACCGAAGTACTGTATGCACTACTTGATTTTGTTTTAAATTCTTTTTTTGTGTTATATTTCAACGCTTCTTTTTCACACTTATCAAACGTCCAATAAATTTTACGTTTAAATTTTTCCATGTGAGAACAAATATCATCCAACCATCCATTCATTTGTGCTGAATTATATGCAGACCCAGAGTTAATTCTAAAATCGTTTCTTGTATTATATTTTAATGCTACCGTCCCACATTTTTCTTTAGTCCAAATTAAATTATTTCCACCAATAGTACCAGTTTTTGCCACATTAAGTAATATCCAATTATTGTTTTTATATTTTTCAAGAAAAATACCCTCTAATTTACTTGCTTCATTAATTTCAATATAATCTGTTAGTTGAATAAAATTGGGTATTAAACCCGTTTTGGAAATATGTTTAGTGACTGCATCATCCGGGTTATTTTTTCTCCAAATTAATCTTTTTTTAATATTACCTGTCAATCCAACATAAACATAATTATCTGAAAATTCGTGAGAATATATGCATCTATGACACTTATCGCCCAATTTAATCATATGTGAACATATTTCATCAATAAAACCATTTCTCCTTGCACTAATATATGCAGACGGAAAATCGAGTTTAAATTCACTTCTTGTTGTATATTTAAGTGCCACAGTCATACAATTTTCTTTATTCCAATAATTTCTTCCTTTTCTTTTTTTCATAGTATCTATTTTATGAATAAATACTATGTTTTTTGAATTATCCTACTTTTATGAAAATTATCTTAGAATAAAAAGACGATTTTTAGTCAATTTTTTTGCCTTTTCAATCAGTTCATCCAAATTATCCATGTCATCGTCATTATGTGAAATGTCATCGACATCCATTTTTGCCAAAGCATTCACAATTTTAAGTGAATCCTTGAGAATCTGTGCTGTTTGCCTATCATCAGATTTTTTCTGACGAGCATATTCTTCCCAATTTTCTAATTCTTTGTCTGCCATTTATCTTATGTTTTCGAGTACTCTGTAAGCATCATCAAAATGCTCAATTATATTTTCCGCTTCGGGATATGTGCTTGCTATCATTCTACGTTTACCAACGGTTGTAAAAATCCCCAAATTGTCCATATCCTTTAAAAAATCGTCAACAAACTTATTGGAGTTCTGTATGTTAGCCTTTTCACTGACAATCTCTTTCAGTTGCTGACCTGGCATAACTTGCTCACCGGGAATAAGTTTACCGTCCTTATACACAAACGCAAGTAATGCTTTATACCTGTCTTTCTTCTGATAGATTTTCTCGAATTTTTGCTGATTGATAACAAACAAATTGTACTCATACCATTCTCGGAAATATACACCGCCAATAATTATTACTTCTGCAAAGATAGCGATAATAATAAATAAAACAATGTTTTTTGAATCTTCACTGGCATTATCTGCAATTGTTGTGTTAAGACCAGATTTTAATTCTGTTACTCTCACAGTTAATTGTGCATCGATTTTATTTACTTCTGCTTGGTTGTTTTCAATAATTCCAGCATTCTTATCGATGCTCGACTGATAATCCCTTCGTATTGAAACCCAACCCATTGGTGTTTGTGCAAGACTGTTACGTAAGTCGTTGTTGACAGTACGAAGTGCTTGATTGTCTACTTCATAGGTGTGTTTCTTTCTTTCATATTGAACTGCAAGACTGTCTTTCTGTAAGTCTACTTGAGTAGTAGCAATTGTATTTTGCTTGACGCTTGTACTTGCAAGGTTCTTTGAGCCAACGAGTGACAGGTAGAAACTCAGTAGTACAATTGCAACAGATACACCGAACCAAGCTGCAATAGGTCCAGTGATTTTTTTACTATTAGCAACATAATCACTACTGAAATTTCTGAACAAATATCTTTTGATTATCTCGAAGATTGTCAAGAAAGTAACTGAAAATACAAGTGCTAATGCTGTGCCTAAAAAGCCAGTGACTAAGTTAATGTTAATTGCCTTAAGCAGTGCAGGGTAAAGTAGGAAGTACGAGAAGAAAATTGACCCCAAGTTTCCCACGAATGAGAAACCATAGAGCCACTTATCTAAGATTTTGTTATTGCCTTCAAAGTCTTTGACATTTATCTTGTTTCGTAGTTTGTCATAATCTTTTAAATCCATAATTATACTTTACCCATAAATAGTCGTTTATTCCAAAACTAATGAGGAAATACCGTCTTCATCCACAGTCACATTAATAAGGTAATCTGGGTTGATTTCTTCCTTATGTTCGATGACTAAAGTTTTCTTCATGTGGTTTTTAATAACATGAAGTATCTCAATGAATTCTTCAACGCTTTCGTCACTTAATTTACCCATAACTTCGTCAAGTAAGAACATCATTGGTTTTGCCTTGATGTTAATTTGATTCAGAGCGAACTTTAACACCACGCTTGAGAATGTTCTTTCCTTACCACTTGCTGAGATACAATCAATGACTGCGCCAGGTCTGCTGTTGTAGACTAATTTAGGTCTGAGGTCGTCTTCATCGAGCCATACCTTAAACTGTGCTACCGACAATATGTTTTCCAAGGTCAGATTAATCTTAGGCAGAATATAATTAACAAGCATTTGCTTTGGAATACCGTCACGGTGCACGCACTTCTTATATAGTGCCATAACAGAGTCTTGATATTCCTGTATTTTAAACTCGACAATCAGTAATTCGTTGTTTTTAATTCTGATTTGTCTGTCAGCAATTGCTGTTTTTTTCAGATACAAATCTTCTGTAAGTTCACGCTCATCGTTTTCAAGTAAACGAATCTTATCCTTTGCAGCGACAATACCCTTTTCAATCTTCTGATTTTCTTCGATTTGTAATATGTTATTGTCGTAATTGTCAATTTTCTGTTGCAGGATTGAAATTTTAAGTTCTTCGTTCTGAATCTTCACGGGAATCTGGTCGAGTTCTACTTGAAGTTCTTTACGCCTGTTGACATCATTCATTTCGTTGGTGAGCGTACCGATTTCTTTCAGCGTACTTTCCATTTCAAGAGCATCGTTTTCAATAATTGTCTTAACTCCAGTAATTTCCTTATTTTTAGCATCAATTACATCTTGATTATTTTTAATGTCAACACTAAGCCATTTTTTAATGTCATCGGCAAGAGGAAACATTAATGCCTCAACTGCTTTAATCTTTTCAGTGATATGGTCTTGATGCTCTGCAGTTAATAGCTGTCCACAAGTAGGACAGATTTTACTATCTTTGAGTTCTTGAATATCTTTCTTATATTGTGCACCTTGTTGTTTATGTCTTAAAACATAGCCATTAAATATCTCAATCTGATGCTCTGCAGCCATGATGGTTTGTTCATGACCCTTGATTACCATCCTATTAGTATACTCATTAGTTTTATGTGCATCCTTTTTCCAAGTAAGTTGTTGTAACCTTTCAGCATCATATGTTTCCCGCAAAGCTGCGATACTTGTTTCAAGAATGCCTTTACGTTGATTGTGTTGCTTGATAGTCTCGTTATGTATACCAATAGTCTTCTTGACACTATCTACGCTTAAATTAGCTATTTCGGGGTCTATTTTAAACAATTTCTTCGTCAATGTCTCGACATAGGTTCTACCTGTTTGAATTTTTCCTTGAACTTCAGGGATTTTAATTGTTTCGTAATCCAGTACTTCGGCATCAAGCAATCTAATATCTTCCAAGTATTGTTGATTTTGCGATGTGGTTGCTTCGACATTACATGTGACTCTATTTCTCTCATTTGCTTTTTTCTGATATACCTTCAAACCTTCGAGTTTCTTGTCGAAAATGTCTAAGCCAGTGTCGAAGAGTAGTGAGTCAATAAAAACTGCCATATCATTTGATAATATGCGGTTTAACGTATCAGAGGTAGTCATGACAATACGCATAAAGTTATCATAAGTGCCTAAGATGATGTCTAAGTTCTTTTGGGTTTTTATTCTGCGGTCATCATCGAGTTTTTCCAATACTGTATTATCATCCATTTCTTCATCAGGATTTGACAGCAAATAATAACTCAATGTGGTTGGAGCACCTTTAATCTCACCAGATTTGTTTTTTTCAATTGTGGTTTTTTTCTTGATACCATAATATTCACCATTGGCTTCGATTACAATATAACCCTCGCAAAAGGTCGCACCGTTTCTGTTGTTGACAAAACGTGAATCACCAAATTGTTTACGACTTTCTGTTTCCAATGACTTACCGAACAATATGTAGGTGATAAGTTTCATGATAGTTGTTTTCCCGGCAGTGTTTATACCTGTAATCTGAAACAAACCATCCATGTCACGCCAATCAACGTCAATGTTAGCATATGATGCGAAATTCCTACCACCGAACTTAATCACGTTCCACTCAAGGTTGCTTACCTCATCAAGGGTAATGCTTGCAGTAATCTCTTCATCCAATGCAATTATATCTGCAACAAGTTGTGGGTCAGTACCGATTTTTTCCAAGTATTCTTTGAATATTTCGTGCTGAACAGCCTCATCGCTGATGTTTTCAATGGTAACGTTTTCATTGACATCCATTTTATCGGCTTCAATGAATTCGTTTTTGTGCGAGATAATAACGTTTTTATGTTGTGACTTTAAAAATTCAACTAATTTTCTCTCATTATCTTTTGTCCTTGACTGCGGAAGCGTACCCCAGACAAATCTGACTCTCATGTGCTTCGTAGGATTTGGTATGTCTAATTCCAAGTCATCAAAGTCAGTAAACGGAGTGATTTTGACGTTTTTAAATGAATAATTATTCTTAATTGGGAACTCTTCAGCACTCATAGAATCCAAATGCCACAACAGATATCCGTGGAAATTGTCGTCACCCTCACTTACGTCCTGTGCAATTAATGACCCGCAATATGCTTTGGTATGTAATGCATCGAGATACTGCATCCTATGTATGTCACCAAACATAGATAGGTCGCCTTTGAACTCTGAAAGTTTGTAATATGACTTACTTTTCATTTCAAACCCAGTGGTTGACTTACAGCCACTTATCGGGTCATGGAATAGGTCAATTGCAATTTGACCATCAGTTCTTCCACTGAGAAATTCTTTACCTGCCTTGGTTTTCCAAGGATTGTTTTTCTGGTCACCATGATGCCAAACCGCCCAAACTACATTATCGTCTTGATATAACGTTGTTTTATCGTAGTATTCGACATTGGGATTGTTCAATGTCTTGACGATTGCACGTATACTATCAACTCGCTTGAGATTTTTCTTCCTGCAGTCGTGATTACCTCTTGTTATCCTCACAGGAGCAATCATTGCCAAAGTATTGAGTAAATCGTGTGCTAATATAAGTTGTTCACCCTGTAAGTCAAGGTAATCGTGAACCAAGTCACCGACAACAACAATTCTGTCGGGTTTTTCTTTTTCTAAAGATTTTATGAGATTTTTAAATACTTCTTCGTATTCGTCATTTCGTACTGGTACTTTTCTGATGTGGATATCTGCAAGGTGAGCAATCTTTTTTATCATTACTAAAAATTTTTACAAATATATCTAAATCACCCTTATAATGCAAGGGTTTTTATAAATTGTCAATAATCCACGAATTACTTGACTTATCTCTTTTAATATGATATTTTTTTATCAGTCTATAAAATGTCCTTAAATTCATATTTATTTTTTTGGCTGCAATATTAATCGTACCGGATGAATTTAATGCCTTAAGCATCGATGAAACCTTTTGAAATTCTAAATTTAATTCACCGTTATCTACCTTTCTCAAAATTGTGCTTCCACCATAATTTTTATTAAAAAGTATACCTGTTCCATTGTCTAATCTACCGAAATAATTAATAAACACTTGCTCAATATGATATGCATCAATTTCAGTAACATTTTCAATCAACTTTACGGCAGAAAAATCATTGGTTGACTTTAATTCATTAATGCGCTCGATTAAATTAGTGTCCCTATTATTCATGTCTGAAATTCTACCGTTTTTACCCTTACCAAAATATATTGGTTCATAGTATAAATAAAAATTACCAACTCTAATATCTACTTCTTTTCTCATATTATAATATACATAAACGTAATAATTATTGGTCGCACGATTGTTGTTGATTGTGTCGATGATTGTAGCATCTTCGATTTTTATTTCATTAAAATAATTAATATCGGTGATTTTAATCTTATAATGTTCTAATATCGCTTCCTCAATCACATCATTTACGCTAACGTCTTGATTTTCATCTTTAGATAATGTTATTCTAATTTCTTCAAGTTTATTAAATAAACCATCAGATAACTCATACACAATTTTTTTCATAACTAAAATTTTATATAAATACTGACAATTTTGAAATTTGTCATGTTTTAATGTAAATTTTGACATTAAATACTCAATGGTATGATTTCTGATAAGTTATGTGAAAATAACTTTATTTAAAATTTTAAAAGCTATGTTAGTAAGAAGAAGCACAACACCATCCATTTTGGATTTGATATTCGATGACGATTTATTTAATCCATTCAAAGACACATCGATTCAATGCCCGATTCACGATGTTATCGAAAACGAAAAAGAATTTGTTGTTGAAGCAATGTTAGCCGGGGTTAAAAAGGAAGATGTTCTCGTTGATATCAACGCAAGGAGATTGTCAATTGAGGCAGTACGCAAGGAAGTTAAAGACCTGAAATACAACCGTAAAGAATCCTATACAGGCAAATATAAAAGGTCTTTCATTTTACCGGATATTGCCGATGCAGAAAACATCACAGCCAACTTGGAAGACGGGGTACATGAACAGTTCGGTTAAATCTACAAAAAATTACAAGAACCTATGAAAATCTATGAAAAAAATAAATTTAAGAAAAACCGATATTTTTATTTAATATATACTATTTATAAAAGGGATTAAAAATTAACCCGTAAAACAAAAATGATAAAAGCAGTTAAAATAAGACTTTATCCGAACAAAACTCAAAGTAGTTATATAAATCGTCTATGTGGTTCATATAGAAAGATTTATAATATGTGTTTGGAGAAGAAAATAACCGCTTATACAACAGATAAAACAACAGTAACATTTGGTGATTTAGGTAAATATTTTCATCAAGACCTAACTAAAAATGAAGAATTTAATTATCTTAATGAACACAATACTAAAGTATTAAAGCAAAGTATTATTGATTTAATGGATGCCTATAAACGATTCTTCATCAACAATACTGGTTTTCCAAAATATAAATCAAAACATGACAGTAAACAATCGGCAAGGTTTCCTTTAGAAGCAATATCAAAACTAAATAGTTATTCAGATAATAAAATAACTTTAGGTAAAAACTTACAAAAGATTGGCTTTGAATGCAGTGACAGAGATAAAAATTATTTAACTAATCATAAAGATAAAATTAAATCAGCAACTATAAGTAGAACCAAATCAGATAAATATTTTTTATCAATACTAATTGAAAATATAATTGAAAAACAAATACCAGAACCAACTAATGATATTTTAGGTATTGATATTGGTATAAAAGATTTTATGGTTTGTTCTGATGGTCAGGTATTTGATAACTTAAAGTTAAAAAGAAATAATGAAAAGACTTTAACTAAATTACAAAGACAATTAAGTAAAAAAGTTATTGGGAGTCATAACAGGTATAAAATCAAATTAAAATTAGCAAAGAAACACGAAAAATTAAATAATATAAAAATAAATTACATACATAACATTACAACTCAATTAGTTCGTGAGAACCAAACGATAGTTATTGAGAATTTAAATGTTAAAGGTATGTTAAAAAACCATTGTTTGGCAAAATCAATTCAAGATTTAAGTATCAACGAGACATTCAGACAGTTAAAATATAAATCTGAATGGTATGGAAGAGATTTGATTATAATAGACAGATGGTTTCCTTCATCAAAATTATGTAATGTTTGCGGTTATAAGTATAAAGAATTATCATTAAAAGAAAGGTATTGGACTTGTCCAGACTGTGGAACACAACATAATAGAGATTATAATGCCGCAACAAACATTAAAAATGAAGGTCAGAGAATTTTAAATAATAAAATAGGGACACGTTATCCCGAATTTACGCTTGAGGACAATCCAACTATGGATGACAGACTTAGCAATAAGGTACTAAAAAGTAGTGATTGGTTGAGACAAGAAGAAAAAAGTACAAATAGTGAACGAAGTGAACTTCGTACTAATTTTTTGTAGATTTTTTTGAACGGTATTAACAGTTACAATTCCAAAACTTGACAAAGCCAAAGAACTAAAGACAAAAATTGAGATTAAATAACGCATGTCTCAAAAACAAGATGAGGTCACAAATTGTGACCTCATTTTTTATTCGAATATGTCTTCTGGCATTGACTTCTTTAACTTTGTTTTTATGTAGTTGATTTTGTTGCTCACAGTACTACTCGTAAGTTGGAATTCACTGCCAATTTCCTTATAGTCATACCCTTGAACATATTTCATATCAAGCAGGGCATAGTCATCGGGCGATATTTGTTTGGAAATATAGCTTAGTGCATTGCTATTCTCAAAGTTACATGAAGTTGAGTTTACAATTGAGCCAGTAACTGTGCCTGAGTTTGAAACTGAAACATTCCCATCACTCACAGTAAATGTATTGTTGAAATATCCACCCGAACCATAGTCACAGGAAGTCAGAGTAACATTTGTGTTTGCGGGTAATATGGTGGTACAGCAGACTGCAGTACAACGCCACTTATCTATCATGTAATTTTTACAGATTGTCAACACCCAAGATTTGAATTTAGCTTTGTGTTCGCTAAAGTCCTTGATGTTCATGAAGATTTTAATCAGCACTTCTGATACGTCATCGTCAATATCGTAATAGGTTTTGTATTTGCTTAAAATAAAATCTTTAACAACTTTTCTATAACGTTTATACAGTATTTCTTGTGCCGTCTGATTTCCATCCAAAATATTTTGAATTAGAACTATATCGTCCTGCTCCTTGCTTATCATAAGGTTTTGCCAACTTATTAATAAAGTAATCATCCACAGTCAAACCCCTTGCGCTACGTAGGCTTTTCAGTACTTCGTCAATACCTCTTCTCTTACGAAGTTCATCCAAATCCTTCTCACAAGGAATTTTAACTATTTTGACCCTTTCCTCACAATCCACATAAATATTATGTAGGGTGTAATACAATTCAATAGCATTTTTATATGCGTCAGGGTCTAATAAAACCACAACATCTGGTTTTAATTCTTTCAGTTTTAAAAATAAAGTCGATGAAATTGTCTTTCCCAACATCGGTATGATGTTAACGGGGAAACTGAACATTTCAAATGCGCCTTCAACAAGATATACAGTAGAATCCCAATTTACAAATCCCTCATTAAAGATAATCTTGTCTTTATCAGACTTTGGATTATCATAGGGTTTAATTTTCTTATTTCCAATATCATAATTTCTTGCAACGAAATAATTGACCTCACCGTTCTTATCGTATGACGGTACAATTATTCTTTTTTCATATTTACCTGTAGTACAAAAACCAAGCCGATATTTTAAAATTATATCCCTTGATATCATTCTTTCATTAATCATGTAGTTATATGCCTCAAAATGTTCTTGATTTGTTGCATCCATTTGACTGAATAAAATCATTTCCTCTGGCAACTTTACAGCTACATATTCTTTTTCATCATCCTCATTATATTCATAATCTGCATAAATGCTTGCATATGATTTATAAAGGTCATAATCTATCGAAGTTCCGAATGTCCGGATTAATCTGCCAAGCGAACCACTGAACTTTGGCTCATCACACTTCCAACACCTAAACATTCTCTTAGCAGTGTTGATTTCTAAGTTGAATTTTCCGTCAGGATAACTAAGACCCTCTCTTTCTTGGCAATGCGGACAGTTAACCTGTACCTGTTCAGATACTTGCAAACCATTTACATCGCCAAAGACGTTCTGGATTATACTATGAAATTCCTGTCCCCGAATCATAGGGACAAATATAAATAAAAAAATGCTCCAATCAAAGGATTTGGAGCACTCATTTTAAAATATTCTCAATTAGAATCTTTTTTCTTTCTGCAAGAACGGGAAAAACAGTATCATCCTGTTCATAAAAGCTGCAGGTGGAATAATAAGATTTGGGTTATGTGTCATCGGGTCAAATCCCATTTTAATGTAGTTTGACTGTATCTCGTGAAAGAGTGTCAACACGCCACCTTTAAGGTCACCGTCATTCTGTATACCTGCACCATTTTTAATTGCCTGATTCTCGTTGAATATCTTCTGATAGTCAATTTTAGCAACAGCCAATTCTGATTTAAGTACTTCGTTTTCGCTTGCAAGCAATGCAACCTGTTCTTGGAGCCAGATATCACCAGACTTTGGTTCTCCTTCTTCTACTTCGAGAAGGTCTTCTTTCTTAGGTGCAGTAATTTCCAAGTTTACGCCATCAAGTAAATCTTTTACGGTTTCTTTTGCTTTGATGTCACGTTTTTCTTCTGGAGTAAGCACTTTTTCCACAACTTTTGTTGCAGGTTTTTTAGCAGGTGCTGCCTTCTTTGTAGCTGTACCTTTTGCTAAGTTTAATAAGTTCGTATTCTTTGCCATATTAATAAATTTTATATTTTTCATATAAATACTGTAAAATTTTATAAAAATCTATAAAAACAAAAAAACTCGCACAATAATGCGAGTTTTTTATTAAACATGGAATTATTTAAAGTACCAAATTAGAATTCAGATGTGCCATAAGACCTGCTTCGTCATTCCAGATGAAACCTTCACCTGCTTTAATTGCGCCAACGAAACCTTTCTTGTGATGCCATTCTTCCGTACCTGTAAGACTTGAAAGATACCTTACGGTAACTCCAAGGTCTTCACTGACAGTACGTTTTCTGTCAAGAATTGCATAGTTCACATTACGTTTTCTGTGTATGTGACCTAAATGCCATTCGTGATAAACTGTTTCGCTCCACATTGGTTTTGATTCAATGTCGGTTGCCATTAACATTGGTAATGAAACTTCCTTTTCTTCGCCACCGTGGGTCAGACCAAGCAATACTTTACCGAATTTATAATATTTTCTTGGAGAAGCACCATTATTAACGCTAACCTGTTGGTCTTGGTTGAACCATGCTTCCAAGTATGCGCCTAAGTAATAACTACGCTCAAAGTCATGGTTGCCGGGAATTACAACTACGTCAACTGGAACACCTGTTTGTTTCAACAAATTAATTGCATCAACAAGAAGTCTGGTTCCAACGTTGAAAGTTTTCTGCCAACGTAAGTCCTCATCCTGTGGTGTACCTTTAGTTGTTGTATTGAGAATTGTATCTGAGTTGAAGAAGTCGTTGCCGACAGGGAAGAGTATTCTTGAGAACTGATATCCGCTTGCTCTATGAATCAAAGTCTTAATTGTGTGTAAAAATCTCTCACGAGCGATTTTCACGTCATAATTCTCAAATGTTTCACCACCCCAAGCAAGTTTACCGATGTGTAAGTCAAAGATTGAAACTTCGAAAAGATTGTTTTCGATGTATGTCTTTGTTGTAAGCGGTTTTATGCTTAGTACTGGTGGCACGTAATCCTGTACCATTTCAATAAACGCCTCACCGATTGCCTGTTCTTTAACATATGCCTTATTTCTTATAAGACGTGCTTTAACCTGGAAATTCTGAAAGGTTGTTGGTACTTTGTTTACGATTGCTGTTACGTCCCATTTGTTGACGATGTGGCTTTCAACTTTCCACACATTGAGGTCAACTTTACAGATTTTAATGAGTTCGTCAAGAGTTTTAATGTGGTCGGGTGGATAGTTTGCACCCCAAGTCCAGTCGATTACTGCTTCTTCCTTTTCTTCATCAGCACTAAAGGTTGTTTTTTCACCGTCCTGAATTTTAGGAATGTCTACGGGTTTTTCAGTTGCTTCTATGTCTGATTTTATTGGAGATACACCTAATTCTTGTTTTTCATAAGCGGTGTATGCGTCATTGAACCTTGAGAAAAGTTCATCAGAGATTGCTTCATTTTCATATAAGTCAATAACAACTGCTTTTACGTTTTTGACGTAAGTATTGGCACGTCCGAAATTTTCGCACGCTGCTCTGACTGATATTTTGTGTTGGATTGCATAATTAATGATTTCTACTGCTTTGTCTATTCGTTCACTTTTTATTGCCATAATTAATGATTTAGATAAAATTATAAGATATTTTCGGTCAAAAATAATTTAAATATATCGGAAACACAAGGTTTTATATAAATACATTGCCATTTTTTTTAAGAAAGTTCAGTGTTTCTTCTATTTTCATACATTCTTTTCGGAATGAAACCTCTTCAGTTATAGATAGTTCGAACCACTCACCTTCTTTATGAAAGTGAGAATAACGTCTTTGTAAAGCATGCTCAATTTTAATTGCATGCTCAGTTAAGTATGTGTCAATGAGTTTTAATGGAGACGAGTTTCCCGTCTGCAGTTGTTGAATTCTTTTTGTGGGGTGCTTTGAAATCCCAATCTTATAATACCCGTTTTCTAATGATTGTATTAAATAAATGTATCGCATTACTTAAGAATACCCAAAGTTTTCAGTCCGGCAACACCTACACAATAGCTGTCTGACATATCGAAACACATGTCTTTCAGAGTGTTGTTCCTGGTGTAAAACCATTCAATTTGGGGTTCTAATTTAGCAACTTTTTCCCAGATATACAACTTTTTATCTTTTAAATATTTTTCCGGGAAGCTAAGTGTCTCAACTCTTTCACCCTTTTTCATGCTAACTCGCACTAACTCAGGACAAAACAATTTACGAGACTCGTATACACTTATTTTTGCTGGCATTATATCAAACACCTTATATAATATGTATCTTGCAATGGCATTAAAACCAAGTAATAAAGCAGTGGTGTTGATATTCTTAGGTGTATTCGAAAGCGGTGCTTCGATAAAAACACTAACAATCTCACCGTTCAGTTCATCTTCGATTCTCTGTTTATATGCAATACAATATTCTTTAAAGACTTCTGCTTTAATAATATCTCTATCCTCAACAACAGTATCTTTATCGGACTTTAAAGCAAGGTGCTTGAGTTCGATTAGCTTACCCTTTTCGTCCCAAAGAGAACACCCTACATTAGTTGTTGAAACATCTAATGACCATATGTATTTTTCCATATTAGTTTCTTTCCTTTAAGTCGTCAATCATTTTTTGTAGACTCTTAGAGTCGTTGATATACAACTTAATAAGGTCTTCGATGACACCACCGATTTTCATGCTTTTACCTTTGCAGAGAATTTTAAATCTGTTGTGAAGTTCTCCATCGATTATGACAGATTTTGGCTTAGTTTCTTCGTCAATGTACAATTTGCCCATATATATTATAAATTTAAATTCGATAATTTATAATAAATACTAAGAAACTATAAAAAAATATAAAAATTTATGATTATTTTGAAATTAAAAATCAATTGCGAATAAAACCGTCCTTGAAATTTGACCATTTTTCTCAATCGGGTCGTTGAATTTACCGATAGCTACAAGGTTTCCGTTATCATCATAGATACCAATTTCAGTCATGAAAACTGACTGACCGCCCCAAGTATTATTGTTTGACGAATTAAATTCACCAAGTGGTAATAATATCGAAAGATTTGTTGTATAGACATCTGCATGTATTTCCGCACCGACATTTCCTAAGAAGAATGTTTCGTCACCAAAACACAATTCACTGTCTGCAGCTTGTAAATTTGACGGATAGTTTAATCCGTTAATGTTTGTATTCAGACTATATGTTGGTAGAACACTATAATTGTTTAATGCCACCTTAAATACCTGACCAGTTAATTGCTGTGGTGTTAATGGTGTTCCTGCAGTATGACCACTAATTTGACCACTTACGTCAACAATTTTCCACTTAGCAGGGTCTGGTGTAAGATTTGTAGTTGTTAAACCAGTTTGAACCAATGCATAAAGATAATTGGCTGTATAGCCAGTGCCTGCACTAACACCTGTGTTTAAAAATTTAAAATCGTTTATCTCAGGAAATATTATACGAACTTCTTCAATGTCGAGTACTTCGGTACTCACTTTTACTGGATGAATATAATTACAATGCACTGCAGGACTATAACCGCCTGCAACAACTGTTGGTTTTAAAAGATATGTGACAAAAATCGTATAATCAGTCATACTGTGTTTTTACTATAAATACTCATTATTCGAAAATTGCAGAGGCACAATTCTTACATATTGTCTGATATGCTAATTCAATTTTATTCTGATGTTCTTCACTTCCCCAAAAATCCCGTAATTCCTGTGTCTTAAAACTACCAAACTTAAATTCGAACTTATAATCGTTACAACAAAGAAATGCATCGCCTGCAGCATTAATATGTATCCAGCCAATTGGTCTTCCACCAACTTCCCGACCATTACCACAACCAATTACCTTTCTGTTTAAATCGCCCTTCATCATGTATGCCTCAATTGCCCATTTATTTGACATGACATTATCCAATAGACCTGCTCTGTCAATTAATGAAGGTACACTGAAAATCTGTAAGCCAGGAAATAGTTGCCTTGCAAGTCTTTCTTGTGTTGCTAATTCTCCGTTTATTAGGTCTAAGTCAATATCTTGAGGAAAATCCGGACCTTTAGTTAGCCAACCACCGTCTGCAACAAACGATTGTTTATTAACACCATTTACTTGTATTGAGAATGATTTATCCTGTACTTTTTCTGGCAACATTTCCATTGCATGCCTGATATTTGCAATAAGTTTATCGAATAATTCTATGTCGAAACCTGTTCTTTTATTCCATGTCACTGCATCGAATGCGGGAATGTTAAGACAGATACCATTTACTACATGTTTATATTTTCTTATCAAATCAATCTTCTCAGGCGTTAATGCTACTCCATTTGACAATATCATTGAGCACATGCCATATTTATCACAGATTTCCAAGAATTCTTTATAGTGAGGATAAAGCAGAATTTCGTTATAGTGAGCACTATAAAACCCGCCAAAGTTCTTAGCTACAAGTCCATCTGGTTTATTTCTTTCGTCAACCATATTCTTAATAATCTTCTCAAGCAATTCTGGACTCATTATTTCACGTCCTTCCAAAGGATTTCCAATATATTTCACCGGACAATACCAGCACTTTGAATTACAGAAACCAAAGGGGTCTAACTGCATTTGGGTTATTTTGAATTTATCAAGTATTGTATTTTTCTTCATGGTAAAAGTATTCCCAGAAATCAGACAAGATTTTTTTGCTGTTTTACAAACTTCTTGCCAGTAAAAATATGATGCATATTTTGGAGATACTGAAAGGTCTTTTCCATATGGATATTCGTTCATGAAATTTGACTTGAAAAACTTATCGCTTTTAGTATCATCGGTTACGCCTGCATTATGAAGTATCGTATACTTTTCAACGTCATCATAGCCGTTTGTTACCCAACCAAAGTCCATTCTCTTATCAACAAGAGTTTCATGACCAAAATACCAGCCATTCCATAAAAAACTCCACATACCTGCGGTCCATTTCTGTATGGCATAGTCATATTCGTTCTTTTTAATGTGCAGATGTTCTATACTACAAAAATATTCATATAGTTTTGCACTGTCCTTTTCAACCTTATCCCAGAACTCAAAATTTGTGCCTTTCACAATATATTGAGCACCACCCGAATTACTGTTCATGAGTTTAGGAATCAACTTGTCGATACCAACAATTTCACACATTTTTTCATATATGTGATTTCCTTTACATTGAATATAGTCGTAGTTTATGTAGAATCTCGTATCACTAATATACCAAGTGTCATTGTTCATCATTTCTTCGAAGTTCGGCTTTTTAGTAAACACAATATCAGCATCATGCAAGAATAGTACATCACCATGAATTTCAGGATGTGCCTGCATATGTTGCTTCATCATGTTAAAATAAATTGAGGGAATATAGACTTTATTCTCTCTTGTATCGTTGTAAAAGAAAAACCTCACAGGATACGTATTGACGAGTTTTTTAAATTCTTCAGGGATTACGTCATTCTCAATTGCACAGAGAATGTCCATTTGATTAGGGTCAACGCCTTTCTCTATAAAATTGTTAATTAGTACTTCGATTTGCCAAGCATAATATTTAATGGCTGGCTGTGCACAAATATATCTTAGTTGTTTCATATTACAAAGATACAATTATTTTTAATATACGCAACCACATACAACAACATACGAAGAACTGCTATCATATGAAAAACATTGTGTACACCAACTGGTTCCAGTTCCACCTATATTAATATATGTATTAATACCTGTATGTCCTTGAGGACCACTTTGATACAAAAGAATGTTATCGTACTTCACATAATAACAACCTGTTGCAGGATTTACTGTGCAAGATTTTGAACTTGCAATTGGTGGAACACCTAATGTATAAACAACACTATCGTTAGAACACATTAAGCACATTGCACCACCAACACAATAACCTAAAACATCTGTACACGTATTAATGGTCAAGGATGGTGGTAGTGTTGTAGTGGTTGTTGTCGTAGTTGTGGTAGTAGGTGGTGTTTCTGGAACACAATTAGTAACACAATCACCATAGCACTCAGTTACACCAACACTCCAACCGTCATTGGTATGTAATACGAATTCACTATATGAACCCGCATCACCACCGACCCAGTTTGTCCAACCAATTACATCACCATGATTAACAGGCTGTAATAATCCACCCGTATGACATGTAAATTGGTCTGAACATATTGTACATATTATGTTTGTATTACAAGTAAATTGGATACAAGAATATGCAAGTCCCGGATTTGTTGTTGATAGGTTTGCGGTGAACTGTAAGCCAAGTGAATTTCCCGGTGCTAATACTGGTGACAAGTTAATATATCCAAATTGATTGTTTGCACTACCGCCTTGACATTGAACACATAAATATGTTGGTGTTAATGGTGGTGCAGTAGTTGTACTTGTAGTTGTTGTCGTAGTAGTTGTACTTGTTGTTGTACTCGTTGTTGTACTTGTAGTGGTCGGCAACGTAGTTGTACTTGTCGTAGTTGTACTTGTCGTAGTCGGCAACGTAGTTGTACTTGTCGTAGTTGTACTTGTCGTAGTCGGTGCAGCCGGTGTAGTAATTGAGAATCTATTACTTGATGAAACAGTATCAGTACCATTCCAAGTAGCATATGCCATGTAATTATACAAAGTACTTGGGGCTAATCCATTAATTGCCGTACTGAAATGATTAACACCTGCAGGAAGTGTAGTTCCCACAACCAATTTACTCCAAACACTATCTACGGCTTTCTTATAGTACATACCGTGTTCAGTAACAAGTTCTGGTGAGGTTATTTGAGCACCACCTGTACCTGCAATACTACCTGGAAATCCTTCGATTGTCAACAATGAAAATCCTGCTTCTCCAACATAACCACCACCACCTAAAGTTGCGATGTAGTCTGGATAAGTCCAACTTCTGTTTGATTTGTATGACAAAGCAAAAAGTAATTCTTGGTCTTCGATAACAAATATTTTTAAATCGGTGAAACACTTACCAACAGGATTGCCATATGGGTCGGCTAAGACATAATATTCTAAGTTTAGAGATTTTGTCAAACCTGTTAAAAGTAATGGTGCACCAGTTGCTTTTAATTTCAATCCAAGCGTTTTTCCTGATGACTTATGCCACATAATTGTTGGAATATTCAACTCAGGAGTCTTTAAATAAAATCCTTCTCCATATACATTAGCGGGTGAAGGGTTGGTATAGTGAATTATACCTAATTTCTTATAAAGTGGTGCTTGATTTTGTATATACGAAACAAATCCACCAAATATTTTACTGTTGTATTTTGTGAAAGTTCTATTATTACCTGTGAGTCCTGCAATATTATCGGTAAAAACAATTGACATGTTCCAAAATGGAAAAGCTGCAGTATCACACTGACTATTTGTTAAAAATGACAATACACTTTCCTCAACATATTGAGTAGAATATTGATTTAAGATTGTGTCTCCGGTTAAATTCAATACGTTTGCATAAATCATTGCACCTGCTAAACCAGTTGGAGTATAACCACTGAAGTTCGGTAATTCTCTGTCAACAACAACAGTTAAATTGTTATTTGCTAATGTACCTGTCTTACTTACAACTTGATACATCAAATACGGTGTAGGTCTTGCTATATTTATTAAGTACGGTGTTGTGTCGCCATTTAAGGTCCACTTAACCAATACAAAGTCACCAATTGCTGGTTCTTGACCACTTGCACCATAAGTCGGAGATTTGCGTAACTGCAAACTGTTTCCACCTGTAACGGTGTTCATATAAACCATTGCATCGGGTTGTTTACAGTGATTGCTGTCATTTAAAAATGTTGTAGCACCACTATTAAAAAATCCTACGGGTTCTATTGGGTTTGTTACCAAATATGCAGAAGTTGGTACGCTTGGAATCACATTGTACGGATTTCCACTAATATTTCTTGGAATAAATGACAATAAACTTGGGTTAGCATCTGCAGCTCTTAATATTCTGGCATAGTATGGACTTGCTGTTGGGTCACTTGGATTATCAAGTAATACTTGACTGTTGAAAACATAATCCATTTCGCTGTCACCGATAGCAAAAGATTTAAAATTCAAATTACCCGTAGATAGTAATTCTCTACCACATGAAGTCAATTTAATGTTCAATACCACAGGGTCTTTTTTCTCAATGAATGCCATTTTATATGAATTTAATTATAAATACTAATATTTTTAAATACTACAATCTAAAGTTGGCGTAAAATCTGTACCACTACCTTGAAGTCTATTATTGCACTTAATTGTTACTCCACCAATGTTTGCGACTACTGAAATTATTTCTACCCAGAATCCACCATCAGACGAATCACTGAAACCAGTGCTCCAAGACCAATTTCCTCTAAATCTAATCTTAGCAATATCTGTTGCAGCTACTGTTACTGTTGTTGTTCCCGTTGCTTCTGCATAGCCTCCACTCTGTGGTGGATTTACATCACATGATACAGCATCTATCATACCAAAATTAACACCATCTGTACTCATTTCGAATTGTGCTTGTGATTGATTATAACCACCAGAATATTCGTTACCACAAGTAGCAGAAACAAAATATTTAAATGTTATTGTAAATGTTTGAGTAGTTGCATTATCGGCAGCCATTATACCTGACTGTTGTATGTTATTAACTGAACCAAAATAAACTTGTGGTGTTGCAGGTGTAATAAATGACACTTCATTACCATAAGAAGTTCCAACGGCACTTGTCGCATATGCTCTAACATAGTATGTTGTATTTGGTGCTAAACCAGTCATACTACTAACAAATGCACCTGTTCCACTACCATCTACAGTATGTGAACCAGCAATTGTCGGACCACTTGATACACCCCAAGCAATACCACGTGCAGTCACAGGTTGAGTACCTGCATCAGTGACATTACCACCGCCAGTTGCTGTTGTTTGTGCGATTGATGTTATTGTATTCGTTGTAACGGTTGGTGCTACTGGTGTTATCTGTGCTGTCGCTAATGTCAGAACATTTCCATAGTATTCAACACCACCAATAACCATATATGAACGATATTCATATGTTGTATTGGCAACTAAACCATTAATAATATAACTATAAGTACTGCCAATTATTGGACCTGCAACTAATGGTGTGGTTGACCATGCGCCAGATATTCTGAATTGCATACCATACCAATTGGCTGAATTACCACCAATTACATTAATACCACCTGTTGAAATTGTTGTTTGTGTTGAAGTACCTGCAAGTGTTTCAAGACTTGGAACAATCGGAACTGCAAGTGTTGTTGCTTGCAATGTTGCACCCGATGCCGAATATATTCCAGATTGTATATATGCAAAATAATAATATAATGTATTTGGAGTTAATGGCGATGGCGATGCCGACATAGTATAACTATTCGTAATAGGTGCACCCAATTCAAATACTTTTTGCCAAGGACCTGTTGGTGATGTACTGTATTTCACGCCATATTCGGTAATCGTATTAAGACCAGTACTTATACTGATATTATTACCACCAAAATTATTAATGCTTCCGATTCCCGGACTACCTGCTGTTGTTTCAACAAATAGTGTTGGGTCAACTGGTGGCGGTGGAGCATTGATTTCTTGATTTATTAAGAATGTACTGCCATCATCACCCAAATAATGTACCATTGGCATACCTCTCATGTCCATAGTCGTTGAATTACCCGAATATAAATTTACACCCCTTCTGTACATGAATTTTTGCTTGGTGAAGACCGTATTTCTTACAAGTAATCCACCCTGTTTCAATATTATTGTTGCTGATAGTAATTCGTCAACAAATCTCTGAAAAAACGCATTATATTTACTTAAGAACGGATAAAGATTTTCAAAAGTATAACCATTAGAATGTAACGGGTCGTTATAAGGCAACTGACCTCTGATAAGATACTGAATATAAACATTTAAAAGTGTTGGATACCAACCACCTTTGAAGTCCGAAATAGTCTTACGAGTTTTTGCGTTTATAAGTCTTCTCTGAATTAATTCAATAAATTCCAAGAAAGAAAGTTTACTTATGTCGCCAACACCAAAACTATCGTGAACAATTGGCGTGAAATATGCACTGCCACCAACAAGATAATATACGCTAATAACCGAACCATAGTTGATACCTCTTGGTAAAAAGATTTCAAATAGATTCATAGGATTAATGTCATAGTCCATTCCTGGCTCTAAAGCGATACCATCGACAAGTACTTTAACATCTGAGGCACTATTTGCCTTGTAGTTCATTTTATAAACATACTTGTTAGCTGAAACGTTGAAATATATTTTACTTGTGTTAAAACTATCAACCCTCTGTACTTCACTACGTGCATTAATGTCGTTACTACCACTAACTTCCAAATATGCAACAACAACACTTTGGTTTTGTATTGATGCAAGATATGCAATTACTTCGGGGTTCTGAATAATAATATTATTTAGACCACCAACAGAATTAGCGGGGTCAACAATATAATCGGCAACAAATTGTGGTGTACCCTTTGTCATTGCAATACCATTCATCGTCACCTGTACATCACCACGTGGATAACCCGGTAATGGAATATATGTGCCAAGTTGTGTCAATGTTGGTTTAATTCTCGCAACAATATATTGAACGGTAATACCTGTAACTGGGTGTGTGCCACCAGAATAAACAAACGTTGCTTGTATTACGTCTCTTTGATTTCCTTGATTTATTGCACTTCCTCTAACTAAATAAATTTTATTAGTAATCTTACTATATGTATAATCATATGCGGGTACAGGCACATCAAATGGCGGTGTTGGTGCGTCATGTATTCCAGTCTCATCGTAATATTTATTTGGTGTTAATAAAATACCGTTATAACGAACCTCTAAATATCCCCCAACCTTATTTGCATTAAACGGTAAAGTAAATTCGGTTTGTCCGCTTAATGCTGTTCCAGTTACTGGTAACGATATGTTCACGTAAGAGAATGGCAATGTATATCCACTTGAATTGGCTGCAAAGTCTTTCTCAATGTAAGTATAAACATCATATTCAATACCACGTGCAGTATCAAGTGCAACGTCAACTTCTTTGGTATTTAAAACTAATTTGCTGTCGGCTTGATTGTATTGTGGTGTACTATAATGAATTCTTGTTGTTGCACCTGTTTGTATCCATGACTTTTTATTGTCAACGGTTCGCATAAGATTAAATCCGGCTTGACGAAAATTATCCATGTATGCTTGACCACTATCAGTATCACCGCTAATCTGAAAATAAAATGCAGGTGATTCTAATGGTGCTACAGGATATCCACTATTGTCATATGGTAGAGAATTATTCGGAAAATCTGCCTGTGTTAGTGGTACTGTATTCGGATTAATCTTACCTTGTACAGTATAAACGTATTCAGTTATATTAATAAAGGGTTCTGGAATACCAATAAGTAAGAATATTGATTTAATTGCTTGTCTTGTACCTTTAGACTTCCAAAGATAATTGGTGTTTATTAGAATCCTTCTCCAAAGTTCTATGTTTACTTCGGCAGGCATTAAGTCTGTGCCTAAAACTCTTTCGGTGCTGTCAATGCTTAAAAAATTATCAACAAGTTCGCCTTCGTTGACCAACGTGAAATAATCCCAACCAAATGTTCTTGCTAAGTTGCTCACTAATTGGTCGGGTATATTATTTAATTTATCGTATGTGACTGTGTTTATATTAACCAAAGAGTCAATAAATTTTCTTAATTGGTCAAATTCCCAACCATAAACTCTCAAAAGTTTAGTCATCTTACCGTCTTCAGTAAGGTCATAAGTCTTAATTGAGGCGGGTGTTAAGAATCTTGCAATTAAGTCGGTCTTAACTGCATCGTACTTAGCACCAATTGCCAACATAGATGTTAAAAACTTCTGATATGGAGTAGTACTAATATCTATATTATATCCGTCTGTTGTGGTCCACAACATTGAAGTTGTACTATATACAACACTACCGTCATCAAGTAGTGATGGTTCATTTATTGTAAACTGAAAACCGCTTGTAAATTGTCTTTGTGAAACAATATATTGCTCATAACTTGTCAGTAATGCTCTGAATTCCTCAAAAACAAAATTATTTGGCTTGATATGAAAGTCAAGTTTATTGGTCATACCAGTATTGAACAGGAATGGGTTGCCTTGAGTTTTCACCCAAACATATGGTATGCCCGATGTATCGCCAGTAAAACCAATTAGTGGATATGCATTATTCGGGTCATATTTTGACCAAATTACATATTTCTCATAAGATAAGTTTAAGTTTCTGATTACCATGTCATTTGGTTGACTTAAATTACCCATATTAAAGACTAATCCGAATGTATTTGCAATACATGCTGAAGGAATCTGGATTAATGACTCGTCAGTAATAACATTGTAGTTAAAATTAAGAATAGTTGGATTACCACCAAGAATTATATTTGAATTACAATAAAGACTTCCCGGATATTTTAAAATAATTTCCTGTATTGTAACTCTGAAGAATTCATATGTGCTACCAAATCTAACAAACGTATTAAGGTTGGATTTATCAAGATTTAGCACTGCGTTTACTTGATATTGATGCAATACTGCAGATTGTACGTCAGTAACACCAAGAGTTTCCAGTGTAACAGGACGCACAAAAGAATCTAAGGTGTTTGTGTAGTCAATTGGTATTCTACCACTAAAGTTAGAGGTAACAGAAAACGTACCAAACTGGAAAATGGTTTCTGATGCCGTGTTATTAAAATTTGTACCGTTTAAATTTTGGTCAAGACCTGTACCTACTACTTTTACTTTTGCCACAATCTTTACATTTTACTATAAATACGATAATAAAAAAAATCCCAATTGTTTACATCGGGATTTTCTCGTTAATTTCTGTTGTTTGTACTATTATATGTCTGCAATTACATCTTTAAAGTTTTGTGTCTCATCGATATTTGTCCTTTTTTGCTTTACTTCATATAGTGGAACATCGGTTACTGAGTCTTTAATTTCAAATAAATTAAACTGGTCTGTGATGACATTATTTTGGTCATAGTATGTTAAAATACCTTTCTGAACGTCTTTAACTTGATTTCCCGCAAGAATATTAGCAAGTGTATCAATGGTGTTCTGAACTAAGTCGATTTCAATAGCAAGCGGTGAAAAAAATGTGTTTGACATTAAAATTGTTTGTCCGGGATTACCAATGAACGGAAATACGTTTGGTTTCACATCGGAAGAACTGCTTGGAGTCAATTGTAAAAAAAGTAGTGTGCCTGCATCGTCAAAACGATATCTGATTGCCTTTTGAGTTGTATTTCCTACGTTTTCACTTATCAGAACTGCTTTATTTGATGTTGCAACATATCTTACCACATTTCTTAACTTAGTACCGTCTGTATTAATATATTCGATTCTATACCCCTGCAATGCGTTATTTGCCTGTAATGTTGCTGGAATAGTGTTGATATCAATCACAATTCCTTTGACGCTTGGAAGCGATGATAATACGCTACAGTCGATAATAACAGTACTATAAGTTTTAGGTTTGATGTAAATCGTGTAAATTCCCAACTGGTTAAATATTGTTGCAGGCAGTTTAAGATTATACAAACCCTCTAAAAGGTTTTCATTACCCACAATTTGTTCGGTATCCGGAAGATAGTTATAAGAAAGAATTTCTTGTGGAACTAATGGGTAAATTATATCGTTCTGAATTTCTCTGCTTGGCGTATAATTATAATACATGCTGATATCGTTTAAATCAACATCAGAAGGTCTAACCACACCATAAACACCTATCGCCATCTTAAACTTTTATTAATTCTTCTTTACTTATCGAACATTTTGTTCTCTTAACAACATTATCTCTCCAAGGTATAAATACAAGATTATTTAAACTTGCAATTATTTCTGGTTTAATGTCATTTTTAAATCCCTCAAAAATTGAATATTTATGGTCCAAACAATATGCACCGTCAATTCCAGAAACACCCCTTTTCTCATAATTTTCCAATAAACTAATTGGTTGTTTATTGGTTAATTTAACAACCAATAATCTATATTTTTTATATTCGGGTAAGTTTTTTAAATATGTGTTATATTCAATACCTGTGCGTTTAACTAAACCTACAGAAACTCCTTCACTAACAGTTCTCCTATAATTAACGGTAGTTAAATATTTATCTAAATATGAAGCATTTATATTCAACACTTTACTGATTTCCTTAGCACTTTTATATTCAAACAAATATAATTTACGTATTTCATCCCTTTGTTTTTCGCTTAATATAATTTTAATACCATTACTTTTCCCTTTTCTTAATACATGTTCTCTTTTTAAAATCCTGTTTATCGGAGTGAGACTTGTGTTAAGTAGTTCTCCAATTTTTTTCGTACTTAATCCATCAATCAAATAATAATTTTTGATTTTATTAACTTCAATATCAGAAAATTCTATCCTCATGTGTTATTAACTATATTAAAGAAATTACCGCCAGCATATGTCGTCAAATCAACCAAACTTTGAATATATTCAAGTCTGTAGTTTTGGTCAAAAGCCGACAATTCTTGTCTTACTATAAATACATCATCATAAATTTTTGGGTTACTGATAATGTTTTCTTTATTCGGGTCTTTATAAATCGGTGCAGTAATGAAGTCTGGACTGCTATATCCTTGTCCAATAAAGCTAAACGTAGTCCCACTTGTTTCACCTGTGAGAATGTCTGTATATTTTATGCCACCAAGATAATACACTACTTTTGAACCTGCTGTTGAGACAAAATAATCTACACCATCAAATGTCGGACTACCGTTACCAACATATTGCAATAGAAAATTACTTGTGATTGTATATTTTCGCAATTCTGTTAATCGACTACTTGATGAACCTGTTACTACCATTTTAATTTTATTATAAATACTATACTGGTGCTATATCACCTGCATATACATCATTAGGACTACCTATGACATAATTACCAACAATATTTGACACACCCACCAAGTATGCATCGGCAGATGCTGCAGACTCTGGACAAATACTTGCAGCTCGTGTTGTAAGATATAAATTATCTCCTGCATTAACTATAAACGGACCCCAAATTCCACCAATATATCCACTGAAACTACTTGCAATACTACAGCTACATTTGGTTACACCATTACATACGATACAAACACCTGCAGTGCCTTTAAACGCATTTTTACCAAGACTATATGCAACACATAAATTAAATGAATCTCCTGCACACATAGATGGACACAATTGACCCTCACACGTAGAATTAAATATATCCAAATATATCTGACAAACATATGATGCAGTGGTTGTGGTTGTTGTAGTAGTTGGCAACGTAGTTGTCGTTGTAGTTGTTGTCGTAGGTGGAGGACCGCCTGCATAGCTACAGCAACAATATGGATTACATCTTGCAAAATTGCCAGAAATTGGTGTAACACCAATACATACTGCTGACATACTACCACCATGACAAGAAATATTTCCCACTTCAGTATAATTAAACATACGAACATCGTCACCAGGAAGAACTTGGAATGAAATTGAAGGCATTAAACAAACCTGTGCTTCGGTTATGCAACAACATAGCATTGGATTACCATTACACATTACACAGAAACGTGAGAACGAACCCGGTGCTTGGTCATAATTAACACATAAATCACCAGTTATGCATGCACAATAACATTCACCTGCGCTCATTGGATATGATGAAGCCAAGCAAAAATCTCTTGCACTATAAATACCACCATCATTGCCTGGAGCAACATATGTCATACATAAATCAATATATTTTACCGCAGGTGGTGGAAGTGTTGTGGTAGTCGTGGTAGTTGTTGTTGTTGTGGTTGTCGTAGGTGGAGTTCCCCCTGCATAACTACAGCAACAATAAGGCGTTCCTAATTGATAATTGCCAACAATCGGAGCAACTGAACGAATACATATGCCTGACATTGTACCACCCGGACATGTAATGTTTGCTACTTCCGTATAATTACACATGTACACCGTATCACCTTGATGAACAATAATTGTGGTACTTGGTATAGCACAAACTTCTGTTTGGTCTATGCAACAAGTTAAACAACATGACCCATTATGACCTATACCCGCACGTGAGTATGAACCCGGTGCTTGGTTATAATTAACACATAAATCAGCCATTAAACAAACAGAATAACTATCGCCCGGAGCCATTGGACTCGATGTTGCTAAACAAAATTCTCTTGTACTATAAACACTACCGTCATTACCGGGAGCAGCATATGTTTGAAATAAAGTAACATAATTCGGTGGTGGTGCAGTAGTCGTTGTGGTAGTTGTTGTCGTTGTAGTAGTCGTTGTAGTACTTGTTGTGGTTGTCGCCTCTGTTGTAAACACCGATTGACCATCATATGCAGTTCCTGCATTATTGGTTGCATATACACCTACATAATAGGTTGTAGCTGGAATTAAACCAGTCATTAAACTTGCAAAGCCGACACCAACAGTATTATTGCCATCAGTTGTTTTAAAATTCGCAGTTGTTGGGTTTGGACTTGTACTCCAAACAATACCACTTACAGTTATTGGTGCGCCACCGTCACTAAGTATGACTCCACCGCCTTGTGCTGTTGTTTGAGTTACACTACCTGCGCCACCAGTTGCTACTGTTGGTAAATCTGCTGCTGTTTTGAACAATACTTCATTACCATAAGCGATACCCACAGCATTAATTGCATATGCTCGTACATAATATGAAGTAATCTTAGTCAATCCTGTGATTGAAGACGTAAATGTTCCAATACCTGTTCCATCGACAACAACATTGTCCAGAATTGTCGGAGTACTACTTGTGCTCCAAACTATTCCTTTCTCAGTTACAGGATTACCACCTTCTGAAGTCACATTACCACCACCTGTTGCAGTTGTTTGTGCAATTGCAGTAATACTGCTTGTGGTTACAGTTGCAAGTCCCCAAGTACTGAATGACAATTCACTACCGTACATAATATCTGTATTATTAACTGCATATGCTCGAACAAAATATGTTGTTGATGTAGTTAAACCCGTCAAATAACTATTAAAATTACCAATTCCAAACCCATTCGTTGTTGTATTGCCTGCAATGGTAGGTCCAGAGAATAATCCCCAAGCAACACCACGTCTGATTATCGGACTACCGCCATCAGCAGTTATTTCACCACCAGTGGTTGCACCACTTGACGTAATATTTGTTATTGGTTTTGTAGAAATTGTAGAAATTGCTAATGTCGTGAAATTTACTTCCTCACCATAAACAAGTCCAGCACTATTAATAGCATATGCACGTGCATAATATGTAGTAAGATTTGTTAAACCGCTTATTGGCACTGTAAAAGTACCTAATCCACCTGCAACAATTATTTTTGTACTTGCTGTTGTCGGATTTGGACTTGTACTATATACAAGACCTCTTTGTGTAACAGCATGTCCACCGTCTGCAAGAACCGCACCACCGCCAATTGCAGAGTTTTTAGTAATTGTTGAAAATGTGTTTGTTGATACTGTTAAAGTAGTTAAAGGCGGTGCTATATAAGCACTAAAGAAACCAATATCTTCGGCATCCTGTGTCAAACTAAATTTGACATAGTATGTTTTGCTCAAATCGGGAACAAGCGTCATTGTGGTTGCCGTACAGCCAGTAATGAGAATACCCGTTTCCGGGTCTCTGTACGAACACGGAGCAGTTGTTCCGGTTGTCATTATCCGATATATTGTTTTCTTTATGAGTTCCATTATACAACAGACTTTCTCAGATATACTTTAATGTCCTTTTCGGGATATTTTATTTCAAACATACCGTCTTCGGTAGAATAAATAGTGTTGTTGATTATTTTAATCTCACCAGTTGTGGTATTCAAGATTTCCTGAGAAACAACGTTGTTCGAATACTGACCACCAACTCTATTATAAACCTTAATACTGATGACGTTTATAACACCATTTGCAGAGAGTATTTGTTTCTGAAGTCTACCAAGGAAAATATTTTCGTCCATTTCGTAGTTGTTCACATCAAAATAATCTCTGACAATTGTAATAATGCTATTGGCTATCTGATTATCTGCAATGTTTTCCACATATACGTCAATATCGAATGCCAAGTTGTAAATTTTACCGTCTTTAATCTCCACATAGTCATTTACCATGCGGAATTCGGTTAGGTATTCCGCAATATTATCTTTTAACAGAGTATTGCTTGTATTTGACAACTTACCGTCCACACCAATGCCGAGCATCGAAATAACTACCTTATTATTGTATTTAAAAGCATTTGCCCTAAAAGGTGAACCAAACTTACCTGGCATTTTATAGAGTTGTAATAAATAATCTGTAAGCGTGACATCCCTTGTTTGACTTGCAAAATTAAACTTGATTAACTGTCTTATTTGCTCAATGCTCAAACCATCATTACCGCCAATGGCAGGTATTGGATTATTAGTTTTTAAACTTCTCTGTACACTCTGATTAAAGTCAGAACGTGAACCTGCAACTCTCAGAGAATATCCACCGAGTTGTGTAAGGGTTGCTGCACCGAGATTTGAATTAATACCGCCACCAACTCTATATCTCACAAATAATGTATAGTTTGGTTTAAGTTTTTCACCCAAAGCGGTGTTATTTAAGAAGTTATCGAGAAAATACTTATTACTTACACCAACTTTAATAAAGCCGTTTTTAAATGCGTCAGCATCTGCATCGCCACTACCGAAGGTCAGTTTACAATAACCGTTTGGGGTATATTCTTTAATGAATTTCTTCGTTATGTCAATCCAACGAGCAGCTTTAATACCCGTATTCTGTGTGTTAACCGAACTGCTGAAGTTCTCAACAAAAACTCTTTGCTGTGCAAGCCACTCCACTTCATAAAATCTATTTTCACTTGTATATAAATCTGAAAGCGGTGGATTGTTAGTATAATTTGTACCTTCGAGCAAAATAACGTTTTCTATTTCAATTACATCTGGGTCTGGAAGTGTTATACTAAAAAATGATGTAACGTCTTGTGGATTAATTATTCTTTTATATATGCTTGTTGAACCATTGATAACTACTTCTCTTTTGGTAACATTATAGCTTACGATAATACCATTTGAGTTTAAGTTTGGTATAATTGAACGATTAGGGTCACCAAGATTGCTCATAGGTGAATTCCAGTCAATTGTGTCTTGTGTTTCAAATATTTTACCACCACCAAGTACCTGTGCGCCAGGAGCAAGCGTAGGATAATAACTGGCATCGGGTCTATCACCAAGTACAGGAACAGTTACAGAAAAGTCTACTACTGTTACAGAAGGTCGTCTGCCGGGAATATTAAATCCCATATTTTTTGCAATATTTAATATTGATGACCTCAATTGTGCATACTCCAATTGTGTTTCTTGAAATGCTCTGTCAGTATTAACGCTCAAGTTATTACCAACACCCGCATTTAAGTCGATTAACATAGCACCAACGGAACTATCGGTAAAATCAGATAAAACTTCTGGATATGCTTGACGAATAAACGAAATCAAATCTGTTTTGATTTCCCCAAATGTTCGTGAGCCATATTGAATTATGTTTGTTGAATTGTCAGTAGCCATTATATTATGTTTTTTAAAATTCGATTAATATTATTTATTTCGCTGTATTTTATTCTCAACAATAAGATATTTTTACTGTTGGCATATAAATTTTTTGCTTCGTCATTACTTTGTCTTATGTTAAGTTTAGCACTACCGCCCCAATATTCGATTGGTTTAAAGTGTTGTTCTCCGTCATACTCAATAAGTATGTTTACCGTTGGTAAATAGAAATCGAATGATAGTTTATTTTTACCACAATCAGCAAATCTTTTTTCTTTAACATATTCAATCATATGCATATCCAAATATTTTTTTATTAATAATTCGCCTTTAGATAATTTACATATTGAGCAACCTTTACCGTTTAAATGACCGTTTGGTGTCTGATTGAATATGCCGTGTTCTGGACAAATTATATTAATTTTATTATGTGCATTAACGTATTCAACTAAAGAATACCCATATCTATTGTTGTGTATTAAGTTTGCTTTATCAATAAATTCATTTAATGTTATATAATTACCAGCACATTTGGGACATCCATGATTACGTAAATGATGTTTTGGTATTTGTTCGAAAACTCCATGTTCTGCACACACTATTTTAATTCTCGAAACATTATTAACATAGTCCACTAACGAATAATCGTATTTCTCGTCATGAATTTTCTTAGCCTTTTCAATAAATTCTTCAGTGGTATATTTTTTCATATTTTAAAAGTTTAAATCTAATTGACCTGATTCGCTGAAGCTATCTTCGGTATAAGTGAATAATATTGTTACGTTAAGTTGATTTTCAGATATTGGTTGACCATTATCATCGAGATTCCAATTAAAATTTATTTTATTGATTTTTAAGTTTGGAATGTACTTCGACACAGTAGTTTTGATTTCTTGCTCAACATCTGTAGCGTTTAAAGTATCGTTAGGTTCGAAAATGTATTTCAGTAAGTTTGTACCGTATTCCGGCTCATAATACCTTTCTCCTTTCTGAGTGAGCAACAGCAAAAGCAAGTCAGAACTAAACGCTTCCTTAGTTACTTGTGTCAGTAAGAAATACGTGTTTTTACTTAAATCGTCATTCAAAGGAAATTTGATATTGTACGTAATCATATAAAGTATTTTCCATAAATACTTATAAATAAAAAAATCCCGACATCGATTGCCGGGATTTGTCTAAACTTGTCCGAATTGTTATTATACTTCTGCGGTTTTTTTACCACGCTTGCCTTTCTTCTGTGCTTTTTCTTCGTCTTCCTGCTGTTTCTTCTTGTCATAGAGACTTTTTATCGACTCGTGTAATACGATGATAGGTTTGTCGCCATACTTAGCAAGAACGCCTGTATGAGTGTTGAAATTTGGTTTTTCGAGTGTCAGAACATCAGCATCGCTGATACCAACACCTGCAAGGCACTCATCAATTGCAATTACCTGCATGTCTTCTGGTAATTCAGAGAAAATCGATTCGTTGATAACCACAACAAAATTAATACCACCACCACCATCTGTATTGGTAAGTGCTTCAATGAGGTCATTTGCTTTAAAAAGTTTGCAGGGGTCATTCTTCTGTTTGTCGTTACAAAGAACCTCAATTTCCACCCACTGTGGAATGCTGGTCTTCTCACGAACTTCTTCAAAAAGTAATTTTACTTCATCGGATGCTTTTGAAAGTTTTGCCATTTCGTAATTTGTTTTTAATTGTTAATAATAGAACTATATTTATTTTTAATCAGTTCAACTTCAGCCAATAACTCTGCGAAATTTGGATTGTTCTTGTCAAATGTTTCATCAAGAGTTTTAAGAAAATCACGCATGTCATATACACTTAGTCTTACTGTTTCTTCGATGTCACGTAACATCGCCAATTGTTGCAAAGCTAAGTCTTTTTCTTTAATTACTTGCATTTTGTCAAAATCTTCCTTAATTGTTGCAGCTTCTGCCTCTGTGACGGTTTTAATCTCTTTATTTGCAGTTGCTTTTTCATATGCACTGCTAAGAGCACCCGAAAATAACGGATTGTCTGCAAGTTTGTTGACTTCAATGATTTTTTTTGCTGCGTCAGAATTAAATTCTCCTGTATCGACAGACTTTTTTAAGTTTTCTAAAAACGGTGATAGTGCCATGTTATTTGATTTTAGTGTATACCCATGTTTTCCATTTCGATTCCTTCGAATATCAGAACATCGTGAGTATTGTTATGAATTATTCTTTTGAAATATTTAGTAACGCCAAAGCCGTGTAACTGACCATATTCGTCTTTAACATAAACTTCTTTAATGTCAATAATTTCTTTGAAAATGTCTGAATCCTCAGATATTTCGAGTGTTTTGAACTTAAGCGGAATTAAGAATTCGAGTTGACGATGCTCAAAGCCGATTTTTTTAACGTGAAGGAATTCTGCAAGTTGTTCGATTTTATTAACTGCGTCTTTATTCTCACGTTCAACTTTAAGTGGAAATTCCCAAGACTTAACAACTGCAACCTCAAACTCAATCTTTTCTTCCTGTGCCTTCTCCATTGCCTCATATAATTTTCCCATTCCAGCCACAATTGGCTTATTGTTGAAGATGTACAGTAATTCCAAGTCATCGTCTTTGGTACGTCTTTCTTCGTATTCCTTGAGAAATACTTCTTCCATTGTCTTCCCGGCATTTTTATGTTTCTCATCGTAAAATCCATAATGCTCATGTGTTCTACCTTGAGTATCTTTCATGCCATATGAAGTGCCGTACTTGTCTGCAGCAACCGCCATTTGATGTGGTGTTGCAGTACGCATGAATTTATCGGCTTTCTTGAGAATTTCGTAATAATCTTTCACGTACTTTTCGTCTGTTTGTCCTTGATAGAATTTTTCAAGAGTTTGATTTCTATGAAGTTTACGAGTTTCTTTTTTATCTCTCTCACCCAAATCATTTGGGTCGGCTTTCAGAATTTCCTGTTCGGTGTTATATAATGCAATAGTAATTGCAATTATCATGGTGTGGACCTTGATATAACACCAGAAATATATTTTCTTGAAGAAGTCTATCATTTTTGCATGTCGGCTATTATCTGAGACACACTGTCCGGTAATTTTCTTTTCATTGTCCATTGTGAACCAAATGTTCCGGGAGTTTCATACTTTTTCGCATTGCGTTCTTCGACAACCTCCAACGGTATTCTGTTAACAATTACATCCAAGTCGTCTTTGAAACTCTCGTATGAGATAATTCCAAGCGCATGCATTCTTGACAATCTCTGCTCTGGAGTGGTCTTGGCAATGTATTCGTCCATTCTTTTGGTAAGACTGACAACACCTGCAGAAACAACTTCGAAGGTTTTGATTTTCTTGTAAAGTTCTCTTTCGAAAACAAATACGTATGCCTTAGATATGTTATAAATAACCTTATCAAATGCTCGTACATACCATTTTACTGGCAGTGGCTTAAGTTCACCACGTTTATAGTCAACAGCATTATAGAAAAATTTTCTATACTTATCACTGTCGAGAATCTTCATGATTTCCTTATACCTTCTTGCTCTTGCATCGTTCCATACAGAAGCAGTTGTAATGTTATTTACCGCAAGGTATTGCATGAATACCGGATGACAATCGTTTACATAACGACCTGCGAGACTTCTACTTAAATTAGTAAGCCATCTAAAGAGTATGAATCTCTTTTTTTCTTTGTTTTTAGTTGGTATTTTCATTGTTTTTAGTTTTAAACTACTGCCAAAGATTTCATAACTGCAGCTTTGTAAAATTCCGCACGTTTTTTAGTAACTTCGGCAAGATTATATTCTTCTTTAAAGTCCTCATATAGCTGTTCCCCAAGTTGTTTACGAAGGTCTGCATCTAATATCAGTCTCTTTAAATACTTCTGCCAATACTTTCTGGCATTTTTTTCTGCAGGAATCAACACACAATTTTCCATGTGTCTACCATCCACATCGTATGGTGGAATATCTGAACAGACAATTGGAAGTTTCCTTGTCCAACATTCAACCTGTTTCAAATTTGACTTCATCCTGTTAAATGGATTGTCGGCAAGTGGTGCGATTACTATATCGGTTTCATCCAATACCTGTGCGTATGTATTGGCTTTCTGTGTCCATCTACGAGCAAAGTTACCTTCATTATCATACTTCACATTTCTTTCGAAGTTGCCGAGCCATTCGAGATAATCTTTGTCTTGAATATTTCTGTGATTATCGGTCAAAATCTTTTCGTAAACAAGATATACGCTTTCTTCTGACTTAATATCACGTTGTTCCTGATTGAAAACTTTACCCCTGTACTTTTCTTTTAATGCTTCAGGTAAACCAGGAATTAAATCAACATTACCACGACTTTTGTTAATTATTTTAACATTACCAATGGTCCAAAGTCCTAATTTCTGCAATTCAGTACCAAATTCCTGGTTGAATGTAATATCAGTTGTATTACCTTCTGTGTCCCAACCTGCAATAATGACTTTGAATTTATCATGGAGCATTGGGTCACCATTAAGTACATTGAATACTCCATCGAGTTGTTCAACGTCACCCATGTGAGAAGAACCTGCCATGTAAGTAATTCTTACACGACCATCTGGGTCGGGTTTCCAGTTGTTCTGAAACTGCTTCATCCAAGTAGGGTCAATACTGTTATAGAACACCATGACATTATCCTTACCTGTCACTTTACGAATTTCGTCCGCAAATATGTCCGTAGTTGTAGTAACATAGTCAGCAATCTTTAAGTTTTCCAGAATTGGAATATGCATTTTCTTTTCCTGTGCAAGACCATAGAACGGGTGATTCTTATGTAGTTGCCAGTAGTCGTCAATGTCCACAATCAATATTACACCTGACTTACGCAATTCAGTTGCAAGTAACTGCATCTGTTTTGGGTCGGGAAGAAATTGACGGTGATAATGTATAATGTGAAATGTTTTGAGATAATCAATTGTCTTAGGGTCATTAAAGTCTAATTCGGGGTTGATTTCAACATAAAAATCTTCTGAATGATTCCTATCGAGTTCCGTTGCCGGGGTTAATGTTCTGAAGTAGTTTACACCTGCTCCATCTAAGTTGTAGAATAAAATTCTAATTTTTCCGTCCATCTTGTGTTTATAAAATATTATAAAATTATGCAATTAATTATAAATACGTAAAAATAGCGGAAAATCTGCCAAGTGGCAAGACATTTTAAAAAAAAAGCCAACAAATCGTTGGCTTAATATCGTTAAATTAGATTAGGTTACTCATTACCAGGAACTTCGGTGTCGTGTAATTTCTTCCCAATCTTTTTTCTTGGAGTAGTGTCAACCCTCATATCAATATTTTTGGGTTCTTCCACAGGTGCTGTTGTAACAACTGGTTTACCTGCATTCATACTATTGTTCAACTCGTTAGTGCTTACTTCGATGACGCTAATGAGTTTCTTCACTCTTAATTTATGTACTGAGAGTGGTAATGAATGTATTTGTAAGAAAATAGTTTCACCGGGTTTAACCTGAATACTTTTTCTCTGCATAGAATCAACATAGTCAATCGACAGTGTTGTGTTGAATTTCAAATCACGCTTTCCTGCGGTATTTGTTAAGTTTGTTATTTTGTAGTTTGCCATTGTAGTAGTTATTTAAGTCCTTGTATTAATGTATCGCCATATTTAATGCCATCATATCCCATATGCTGTGCTTTTTCGGCAATTGCTTTATTTTTTAAGTTAATTGGTGGAACTTTATATTGTTCACCTAATTTTTCAAAGTTTACGTGCGGAAACCATGCTTTAGCAAGTACTTCTGCAGGTATTTGGCTGTCCTTATACTCGATGCCTAAGTCATTGGTATCAAGTAAGTTTTCAAAATCAATCTGATATTTAATAAATCCTTCAACAGGTGTTAATGTAAAGAAATTTCCAATGACGGACCTTTCTTTAATTGGTTCTCTACGATACGCAATTATCGACTGGTCATTTTTGCTTGGATTTTCTGATTCAACGCCTGCATTATTTTCTTCAAGTGCTGAAAGAAATTCATTGTAGCTTACACCTGAGTTTGTTTGATTATTTGCATTAAGAACATCCTGTCCGACCACTTCTTCCATTTTCTGCACTTCGGTATAGTCATAAACGTCCTGTATTTTATTTAAAAGTCTGCAGGCATCTTTAAATTCTAAGTCGATTTTAATTGCTGTCAACGGTAAGTTATCTGTTGTGGCAAAAACATACCGATGATGCCCGTCACAGATGGTATTTTCTTTATCAAGCCAAATTGGATTCATATCATTTGGCTTTGCTTTTTCAACATCATCAGAAAAAGTAAATCCTTGTGACACATTTAAATTTTTTAACTCTTCTGGACTAATTTGAATGTATTCATAATCAACACCCTCCTCATCGAGTTGTTTCACGACAGCATCAACAGGTGCGCTAATCTGTGGCAAATAGTACGGCTTGTGTTTCATTCTTATCATATTACTGACAAATTTTTTAATTCACATTCTAATGCTTCTTTAACAGTGCCTAATACAGAATAAGGTATTTTAATTAATTTATAGCCATTGTTAATAGCATAATTAATTTTAATTTTGTCACGTTTTTTTGTATCCAATAAAGCATTGTCACCACCAAAAAAATCAACAGATTTATAATGTTGAATTCCATCGAACTCTATGAATATTTTATGTTTGGGTAGATAAAAATCATAATATAAATTCGAAACAGATTTTAAATTATTAAATGTTACTTCACGCTCAAAGTTAATGTTGTGTTTCAACAAAATATTTGCTATTTGTTCTTCATTATGTGAAGCACGACATTTTCTACATCCATATCCATGTAAATGTGCATGGGGCGTTTGTTCAAATTTACCATGCTTATTACAAATAATCGTTATTTTGTTTTCATATCCACCATATTTTACTAACGAATAATCAAATCTATTGCCGTGCATTTCTTTTGCTTTTTCAATAAAAGTTTCATTGGTGAACCTATTTTCTTTTGAGATTTTTTCGTATTGACATTTCTTACACCCATATCCCGTTAAATGGTCATTCGGTGTTTGCAAAAATTCTCCATGTTTAGTACAAATAATAATAACTTTATTTTTGTTGCCAACATACTCAACTTTCGAATAATCATATTTATCACCATGTTTATTTAGTGATTTTAATATGAATTCTCCTGTGTTTGATTTTTTTGTTGACCTAATCATAGAATTATTTTACTATAAATACATCAGATTATAATTTTTTTTAGTTCGTCTTGAATAATGCATAATGCATTCTGACTTCGACTTGTTTCTGTCAAAGCAATAGTACCTTCAGTTGCACGATAAATATTAAATTCAACACCCGATGGTAGTTTACTTCTGATTTCTTCGTATGCTTCAATATCAACATCACGGTCCTCATAGACGTTTATTACCTTCAAGTCTGGTAGTTGCTGTACATAACGCATAACCTTAACACCTTTGTTGCCTTCTGCACGTTTCATGTCAAATTTATCGACTTTGATTTTATTTGCATCAAGTACTGCTTCAACTTCTGAACGTAGTTTTTCCATTCTCGATGTTAAAACAATAACATAAGTTCCGGGAGTTACAATCTCTTTTTTGAGTTGTTTTAACACACTTGGAAATGGTTTGATGTCAAAAACCTCTAAGTCCAGGCTTTCTGGTCTACCCCACCATCCACTAAATGGATATTCTTTATCCATTTTCTCCGACCATTCTTTTTTACCTGTTTCTGGCATAGGAGAATTCATAAGTGTCCCGTCAAAATCAAATACTGCTAATCTCTTAATCATAACAAACAATTATATTTTATTTCATTAATATTGCTTATCTCTGAGCAATACGGTGCAAATATATCTTTTTTTATTAAATAAATGTTCATTTCCTTAGTAATATTTCCTTCTTGTTGAACGCTAAAGGTTTCATATCGAGTTTCAGGATGCTCAACAATACAATCGTGAATTCTTTGCTTCTCAATTATGTATGCTGTTTCTCCGTCTGCAATAAGCCAATAATCTGCTTTGGTAATCAATAAACCCGACCACCTGCCATTACAGCCAACCTCAATACAAATATTGCCCGTAATATAAGACATTTCATCATACTTACATTCAAGAGTCTTTGAGGATTTACTGAAATCTCCGTTGAAAAGAATTATGTCGTAGAAACTATAATCTTCTCTTTTCATGTTTTTGTATGCGAGAGGTAATACCTTACTATTGATATCTTCTAAGACGAATTTTTCAAAATCAAATCCTTTTGCAGATGCTTCTTTCCAACTTGGCATATTATTCTACTTCGGTTACTTTTCCTGTTAATATCAATGGTTCACTCAAATTTACCCACATGCTTAATTGATTTGACATCATTGGTTTACCACCCTGTGCACGATTTACGGCAATAGTTATATGTGGCTTCTTATTCTTTGTGAGATATTTATCCACCACCACACCAACTGCCATAACCATATCATCCATAGAAAATTCTGTGGCTTCCATAACAATAGTCATGCCCAAGAATTTCAAATACTCTGGAGCAATCGGACCTAAGTTCATTGTCATGTGATGTGCAATAGTTTCCCAACCTTCGGGAATCATATTACCAAGTCTCTTAAGCAATGCTGTACGGGATTTGTCATCAAGCACCACGGCAGTATATTTCACATTTTTATTCATGTCTTCGTCAAGTACTTCGTTATCAACTAATTTGTGATATAAATCGTGTTTTAATTTTTCATCATGGCTGAAATCCTCATAATTATTCTGTAAGAATTCCAATACGGATTTATCTGATGCACTTTCATATCCACCTTGATTCCACTCATAATATTTATCCGTAAAGAAATTAATATCAACCTGTTGTCCATTTACGTTCCAAGTAGGCTTCTCTTGACCTGTTTCAGGATAACTATATTCGTTAAGTGTAATTGGTTCGCCTTTAACATTCTCATAATACTCCGGATAAAAATTATATTGAGGATTACGTCTTTTTGCAGCTCTTAAGAAGTCATTAACAATTTTTATGTTGTCATAATCATATTCATCTGCAGCAAAATCATAACTACTGTCAGCCAAACCGAAATCATTTGTGCTTCCAATTCTGTTTACAAGCATCCATTCAGTCAAATAATTATACATGGCTTCTGTATCACCCTCAATAAATCCCAATGCTCTACCAATATTACCATGATTAAAATAACCGTCCTTTTGTGCAAGAAATAAATTGCCCTCTTGGTCAATTATTCCTCTGACTCCCGGACCGATATTCCGTAATGATTTAGGATTTTCATATATTGGTGACTTTTTACCATTTCTATCTCTTACCATAGCAACTGGTTCTTCTTCCTGTGCCTGTACTGCACCCCTTGCAATCACGTCTTGTTCTGCACTCTGATTTGGCATGTTAAACATCCTTTCAGCAGCTTTATCGGCAATACTTTCATCTACACTACCGTCAAGCATAAGTTTATCGCCATCATTGCCTTTATGACCTTTCCAAGTATAAACCAATTCAGTACCGTTAAGCATTCTGTTCTTCTCGAATGGTTTAATGTACTTCTGTCCTTCTCCGGGTTTAACATACGCAATTGTAATATGTGGATGATAATCGGGGAATGCACTTGTATGTGGTAATGCTTTCATTATCTCATTTAATTTTGTAAGTTCTGGAGATTCAACATCGAACTTAACAACATCAAACTTAGGATTACCAGTGAAAAACGATATGCCCTTAATTCCTATCTTAATTGGTTCTATCGGCATATTTTTTTCAAACAAACTAAAGCAATCTTCTGAAGTTACTTCATCGTGAAAACCATATAATATTGTAGTATGTGGTTCTGTTTCAATTCCATATCCTGGCTCGTCATAAACATCATCAGGAGAAATTATTGACGTAATTTTTGTCCAAATCGGAACGTCAAGAAACAACATCAGACATCCATATTCTATTTTGTCCGTGGGTTTTACTTCTTCCTTAATCATTTCGCCATTTTGTTTCGCCAAAGCTAATAAATCTTCACGATTATTCCTAACCTTATCTGCATAAACCTTTAGCAATAATGATTTTTGCATGTCGCCAATTGCCTTACCCTGTAAACCAAGTTGTGACAAATCATTACCATTAACAGCTAATTCGTTGACAGTTTTAGGATATTTGCCCTGTTGAAATTCTTCTGAGGCTTTTTGAAGTCCCATTGGAATTATCTGACTCTGTAATGCCTGTGGACTTAGCAGATACATATTATGTGCAATTGACCTATCGAGAACATCATGTGTTATGTCGGGTAATGTAAACGCTAATTCAAGTGCTTTAATTTCCTTATATGTTGGGATATCACCTTTGAGATTATTCTTGTAAAATTCCGAAGGACTCTGAACAGTACCAACTGCCAACAGATAAATAAATTCACCCATTGTTTTAACATCGGCAATTCTATCGCTAATCTGCTTTGGCTGTCCACCGAAAATCTGTTCATATAAGCCAGTATTCACAAGTAAATCCGCACCCATTTTCACATTACCCTTCTTGATTATCTTATCGAATTCCGTTAAAATTCTCTCTGGTGCAATTTCTTTAACCCTCTGGGCATTTTCTTTTATCATCTGCATAGTCTGTGGCTCAATTGTAAACCCGAAACGTGATGCAAATTGTACTGCACGCAACATTCTCAATGGGTCATCACTGAATGCCTGTGGATTAACAATACGAATAATTTTGTTTTTAAGGTCTTCTTGACCACCAAATGGGTCAACTATATTACCCTCTGAATCTTTTGCAATAGCATTAATTGTAAAATCCCTGCGTTCCAAGTCTTTTTCAATCGGTAGTGCATGGTCAGACTTAACATCAAAACCTTGATGACCACCTTCACCCGTAGCTGTTTCAGTACGTGGAATAGCAATGTCAATATCATCGGTAGCACCCTTTGGCTTGAATTTCAACACACCAAATGATTTACCAACAGCATCTACACGACCATATTTGCCAAGAAGTTGTTCAAGTTCTTCAAACGGCACACCAGTAATAAGCACATCCAAATCTTTGGATTGTTTACCAAGAAATTCATCCCGGACCGCACCACCAACACTATAAATTTTACCACCAAGTTGCTCAACCTCTTGTTTGAAAGGCAAGTCTTGTAATGACATTATTTCCGCTTCGTTCATGACTGATTCTTCAAGTGCATTATCTCCATAAAAACGTATTGATTCCGCTATGAATTCCATAGTCGGATTTTTTTCTTTTGCCAAAGATAAGAATTTTTCGTAATATGGCAACGCTTCTTCTCTTTTTGGTACAGTTTCCCAATAACTTGAATGAAAGTTTCTTTTTTCTTCTGGATATAACGGTGCATTTGACTCTCCAACTAAGATGATATTATCTCTTTTATATCGTTGAACAGTCAAAAAATTAGTTGGTGGGGTTTTATCCCAATGTTCCTCATTTTCAATGACTCCCAAGCTATTGAGGGTATAGAGTAATTCGAAGTGTATAACAACACTTTTTTGTTCAGTGTATAAGTTTCCTTCTTTGTCAACAACACCCCGGACATCACCCCAAATATTTTTCCAAGATTTCGGATTTTTTATTATTACCAACCCATTTTCGGGATTATTGTAAACGATATCTTCGGAATCCTGCTCCCTGTTGAACCTATCGTTGAATTCTGCATCAGGATTCGGAACATTAAACATTTTTTCCGCAGCAACATCCGCTACACCTTCGTCAACACTTACTGGTTCTCCTTCAATAAAAGTATAATATTCTTCATAAAACTCATATTGTGGATTTCGTCTTTTTGTGGCTTTCAATATATCAATTGCATTGTCATAGTTATGCGCATTTGAATTAATATATCTTGAAGAAATGTCCCCCAAACCGAAATTATTTGTTAAGTCAACCCTATTAAGTAATTGATATTTATCTAATTCTGAATATATTCTTGCATCAATCGTGAATAATCCCAATGCTTTTGCTATATTACCGTGGGTAAATGAATAATCTGCTTGTGCAACATATAGATTTCCATCTGTATCTGCGATTGCCCGTACATCCCTTTGAAATCTTTCTAAGGATTTGGGATTTTTATAAATTTGACTAACTCTTCCAATGGTATCTACTACTTCTCCAACAGGTTCATTCGTATTTTTTTCTATCTCACCCTGTGCTTGAACGTCTTGTTCTGCATGTGGGTCGGGAATATTAAATGCTTTCTCAGCATATTTATCAGCCACACCTTCCATTTGATATTTCTTACCACCCGTAGGTTTGAAATTCTTCTTAAATGCAGTGTACATCAGACTTGAAATTCTTTCAGATTCTCCTTCTTCACTGATACTCTCTGTTCTTTTTCTGAAAAGCAATTCAACTTTATTTGCAATGTCATGGGCGTTATCGTATGTATAACCATAATGCTTGATAAGATAGCTTTCAACCCTTTCATGAAGTAAAATCCCTTCAAAGTCGTTTGGCTTTGTCAAATGTACGTCATCAACCCAAAGTTCGTCTGCTGGAATGTGCTTAGCATATTTTTGCTGTGATTTTGGTAAGTCATAGTCAACCCAATGATTGCCACCTTCAACCCACTCAATAAAACCACTGTCACGCACTTCGTCACCATTAACTGCATAAACGGGATTGACATCAATACCGTCATTGTATGTACGGATTAATTTCTTATCCAATTCATGTGTAGTATTGTCTTTCTCAATCTGTGGTTCACTTACAGGAAATTCTTCTTCGTGTATTGTGTTTTTCATTTTATCGAGATACTGCTCATAGTCTGTATCTTGAAATATTTCAGAAGTTTCTTCGTCTGGCTCATCGTATGCTTCTAAACCATTAATCTCATAGAAAGCATTCATTCTCTTTTTAAAATCATCAGTAATATCGACTTTGCCAATATAATGACCTTGTACTGCCCTTCTGAATCTAACTTCTTTTAAATAAGTAAAATCACCTATTTCCCAATGAGAAATGTCCGCATCGGGTTTTTCGTTTATTTCATAAACATAAAAAACTCCCGGATTTTTACCGTGTTGCATAAACATCGAATACAGTCCCATTAAAGCACCACCAACACTTTTACTTGCAGCAATTTCTGGTGTTTCACTAACCCAAAACGTATCATACTTATATATTGGATTACCGTCATCGTCAATTGCTTCGTAATAACCTTCGGGTTCAAATTCAATCGTTTCACCCATATATTTTTCAACAGCACGATAATATTTTTCACCACCACTTGTTACCACTTCATTTATTGCAGTATTGGGAAGTCTGTACATCAACTGCATAGTCTGGAAGTCCTTATTCCTGCCTTTGTTCATGATAAATCCCAATGATTTATACCATGCAGTTAGTTTAGACTTACTTGCGCCCCACATACTATCGGGAGTTAATGTAACAATTAATTTATTTCTGTCGGCATAGTCAAAGATAAGTTTCATTGCATCATTGGCATATCCTTTACCTCTGAATTCTTTGTTGATAAAAATTTTATCTATTGCGATGTAATGATTCTGACCTTGAACGCCTCTGTCCATGATACCTACCTCACCAACGACTTGACCATCATCAGTTATCTTAAGCGAATCATATCCGCTTAAATTGTTTGGTAGATTAAGATTCACAGACTCTTTAATACTACCAAATGTCAAGTTGCCAATATCTCCTTGATTACAGGCAGTGCTTGTACCGTCACCATTACCACCAAGTCTGCACTTTTTCTTAACATCAACAGTTTTACTGCCAGATTGAAACGACTGAACTCTTTCTGTTATTTGAAATTCGTCTTGGGTTGCATCACCGACAACATGGTTATATTCTAAGTCTTCGTTTACTTCACTGTTTGCGTTTAAATCGTTGCTTATTGAGGGTGAAGTGTCCATATTATTGTATGTTGGAAAATTATCTTGACCAAAACTATTGTCTGTCGAATATAATGCTGAACCGTCTTCGTCAACTTGAACAGGTTCTGGCATATTATTAGATTTAAAAAAATAATTACCAAAACCTACATCAAAAAATCCCAAATTACCATTTGGTTTATATCCTAAGTTATTTGGATTTGTATAATCTGTACTTTCTAAGCCGTATTTTTTTACTTCTTCGCCAATTTTAAGTATTTTATCAAAAAATTCTCTGTCTTGTGGATTTCTTGCAAAGTATTTTTGAACCTTATCTTCATCCACATTGTCATCGCCAAAACGATTGTGTATGAAATGGTCAAGAACATCGCCATAGTTTGCACCCATTATTTTTTCAAACGCAAATTTCATTCTTTCAACTCTTGCAATAAAATCAGCCTTATCTGTTCTTAACTTCTCTAAGATTATCACATAAAGGTCATATCTCGTTTCGCCCGACAATGTATTAGACTTAATTGAGTAGACCTTATATGGTTGAGCAATGTATTCTAATGGTTTACCAATAAGTTCAAGATTTTCATTTGCTTCGCTTTGGTCCTTAGTAACCTTTAATACTAAATTGTTTCCTATATCATATGCATAGCCAAATACACCATCACCAAGAGGTTTTGGCTGACCATATCCAAACTTCTGTGCTACACTATTCGCCACTTTATTAGCGACTTCTCTCGGAAATCCTGTAGGTTCTTCATTCAGTACTTCTTCACCTTCGGGTAAAGAAATTCGGTTTTCTGGTGGTAAATCCGGTACAACTACACCCATGCATCCACCTATGTCATAGTATGTTAAAATACCGTTCTTATATCCCAAATTACTGAGAGTCATATAATCGTCTGACTTAATCATCAGTGCAAGTAATTCTCTTTTAATGTCATAGAGTCCCAACATAAAACGATATGCCTTTTCTCTATCGCCTGCAGCAATATTAGCATCGGGATTTGCCGTTAAAATTAGTTTAGCTAATTCTGGAAAATCGTTAAATGTTTTTCCAAAAAATTCCGTATCTTCTTTCTTAGGTTTACCTTTGATTAAAATTCTCAATAACCTACCGTATAAGTCTTCACCGAGCGAATTAATTATTTCAGTGTATCTTTCAAATTCCTGATGTGGTTTATCAACAATATTGTCTTCGATAAGCGCATAAACTGCTTTGTTTTGTTCGGTGTCAGTTACCTTATACACATTGTAAACCATTGCAAGTGTTTTAGGCTTACCCCTGCTAATTTTTAAACCAGCATCGACCTCACATGCATCAGTAGTAATTTTTAAAACCCTGTTGTTATTAACCTCATAAGCATATCCATATCCACCACCACCAAGATATTTAATAGCACCAAGATTTAACTTCTGTGCAACCGCATTAGCAAGAGTATCAGAATATTCTCTTGGTAATTGCATTGCTGCAACTTTTGGACTACTCTCATTTATTTCTACAGTTTCTTCCTCAAGTGGTTCTCTATCATAGAATTTACCTCTGATAAGATAGTCTTGAAGTTCCAATAAGTTACTATAAAATTTCTTTTTCTCAGGTACGTGTTCAAGTACTTCTTTAAGGTTGTTTACTACATCATGAAATTCATCGACAATATATGGAGCACTTGGAAGTTTTGATGTTGGATATTTGTCTCTGTTGAGTACAAATGAAATAAAATCTTCATTAATTACGCCAGGTCCGTCACCTACACCGTAAGGCATAAGTCCCCACATAGCTTGTCGGGTATCAACGGCATCTTGTGGTGGTAAATCACCAAGCATATCGTCATTACCATCGGCAAAGTTATAAAGTTCATACATTTGATACTTTTGGTTTTTGCCACTATAATGAGTATCTACAACTTCATCATTTAACCCATAGTCGGTTAAAACTATTGCAGGTTTACCGTTACGCAGTACTTCTCCAAAGGTACTTGGTCTACCCATATCGCCTGAGTTTTGAGCATAGCTTGCAACAAAATCGGCTAATGAAAATGCAAATTCGTTTTTATTCCAAAAAAATTCTTCAAGTTCGGGTGATTGTGGAAATATTTTCTTATGCCCCTTACTTAATTCTTCGGCATTCTTAAGAAACTCTTTTAAATCATTCAAACTTGGAATACCTGTTACTTGTTTAATACGTGCTTCATTGACTTTCTTAGCCTTTTCTGCTATCAACCAAGTATCGTCATCCATAGAATCAATAACCTTTGCAAGTATATGATGATTGCTTTCAAAATATCCTGCACCTGTCTCTGCTTCGTTTTGACCAACACCTTTGGGGTTTTTCGCAAGTTTTAATACCTTTTCACCATCAATGTCATAAACGATTCGACCACTACCACTACCAATTCTCGGTAAGTATTGATTTGCGTACTTTATTTTTCCATTAAATGATTTAATTTTAAGGAATTCTGGTAAGAAATTCGTTTTGAATTCAGCGTATGTCATGCCAACATTATTAAGTTATTAATAAATACAAACTTGATTATAAAAAGAAAGGACATCTTACTGTCCTTTATTTTTGTTTTTGTTTTGTAATTCTCGTATGGTTTCGTAAACCACCGATTTTATCATTTCCTTATTCTCTGTAAGCACTTCTTTGATTCTTTCAACAGCATACATTTCAAGTATGGTTGACTTAATGGCTTCCTCCACAATCGGACCGAAGTTTTCCATGAGATAGTTATTCACTGTTCTCTTTACACTCTCAGTTAAATAACCCTCATTAATCATTGGCATACCATTGTTTCCGAATGACACTGCAGGTGGATTTAATAGACTTCCATCAGGATTAACGGGTTGTCCCTTGGCATTGTATAGCTGATTTGCAGCCATTGCTCTATTGTTATTAAAACCTTCGATAGATTCAGCAAGAGTTCCATTATTACCTGCCACACCAACACTTCTGAATTTTCTTTGAAAATCACTGAAGATTGCATCGTCTCTTTCTGGTCCCATTCCCATATCGGCTTCATTAATTCTTCCCGGCTGAACATACTGTGGGGGTTGATTGTGTTGCGGTGCTGCAGGAGCAACATAATTTGTAGAATTTTTTAATTCCTTAATTTTATTTATCGCTTCAGGTGTTACGACACCACTTTTAACTGCGCCACTAATAATGTCTGCCCTTTCATTCATTGTCTTTATATTGTTCACAACAGGAGTATTCTGACCTGTATGAAGTGATGTAAGCAAGCTATTTAGGAATACATCTTTTGCAGGTATTGTAGTACCTTGCATTGTTTCACCAAGAATGCCTTTTTCCTTTTTGCGGGTATCTATCTCAGTTCTGAGTTTATTTAAATCGGGTTTTGCCATTATCTTAAAATTATAAAATTTTATTATTTTTTATAATAAATACGTGGTTATTTGAAAAAAGTCGGTTTATTTAGATTTTCTTGTGCAATATTTGTTCTATTTAATTCATTCACTGCATCACTTTCGGCATTTTTAAAAAATCCGACATCGGTTTGCTTCTGACTTGGCTGAACTAATTTCACGTATAAGTCTTTAAGATTTCCAACAACTGAATTAGGGTCAATGCTTTGTAACTGATTCTCTGTTTTCAATACCATATCGCCATTCTCTGTACTAACCACCCAATATTTTGCTCTTGAACCACCTGCTCTCATCTGATTTACCATACCCCACAGATGTTTAACTTCATCGGCAGTAATATCTCTTTGTTTTTTAGCAACATTTGAGAAATTTCTGAACTTATTCTTTTGTCCTGCAAATGCAGATGGTTGTGGTTCGGGAAGTTTTTGTGCAGTAGTATTACCCACAACATTTGTTTGTGGTTCACCGCTATCTATTTGTACTGCAGCCACAATGCCCGTCATTTGGGAATCATTGGGGTTATATCCTTCGGGAAATTTATCTTTGTTTGTACTGAAAATTTCACCTGTCGGTAAAAAGGATGTAATTTTATCTACTCTGAATAATCTCCATCCGGGTTTAGCCTTTCCCTTTTGATTATAATATACTTTCCTACTGTCGGTGTTACCTGCTTCCTGCCATGCACGAAGTAACATATATCCACCTTCCGCTTGTGCTTTCTGTGATTTACTATGACCCAATACCATTGGCATTATTGTTCGATAACCTTTCATAATGGTGTCATCACCAGCATAATATATGTGAACATACTTATGCTTATTAATAGCATCGGCAATAGTACCCTCTCCAACACCTTCATTTAAAAGTTGCCTGAAGTGAGTCAGGGTTTCCAAGAATATTTTAGCCTCACTTAACATCTTATGCTGTTCCTGCGTTGTACTCTCTGTTACGGTTGAATTTGTTTTTAGCTATTAAAGTTTTTCTTACTTTAATGTCAGTTGCACCGCCAACCTCACCATTTACTTCGCCCTTACCTTGCTCGTCACCAGTTGACAAAGCATCTGGGTTTCCTGCATTATATGGGTCGTTGTTATCATAGTCGTTTTTAGCAACTAAGTTTTTTCTGAATGGTACGCTGATATCTTCTAATCTGCTCATTTTATTTTGTTTTATATCTCAATTATTTACTATAAATACAATTAATCGTACTTTTTAAACGATAATGTTATGTATTCAATCAAATTTGGTACAATGTCCAGGTAATGCATTTCATCCACATCATACCAACCATAGTTTGTGTTTTCGGCATTATCTAACTCAATTTCAGTTGGGTCGCCCTCATATCGACAAGCAAAAACTGTTTCAATGCTCTCAGGATTCCTTTGTATTGTGAAGGTCCTGACAAACTTATTAATTTCCAACCCAATTTCTTCAAGTATCTCTCTCTCAATAGCACGCTGTGGAGTTTCACCCTTCTCAATAGCACCACCAACCAATGCCCATTTCTCCGGCATCCAAGGTGCTTCTTTGCCTCTTTTCAACAGTAAAATCTTATTGTCGTTATTTACAATAACTGCAACGGCATTTTTTTGTTTTTCTTCTTTCTTCTCTTTCTTTTCTTCATTCAGTGTTGGCATGGGACTATTCGGCATTAATTCTGAATTAGGATTTGATGTCATATCCTGCTTGGTTTCTTTTGACCTTGCCACACCTGCTCTATCTTGTGCTAATGAAGTTTCAATAAACTGTCTCATTGCTTCCCCACCAGCAAGGGCATATTGTGTTTTATCATCAGTCTGTGGATTAAAATAATCAAAGAAGTTTTTAAGTCTTTTCATTGCTTGATATGTTAAATTACCGTTCTTAAGAATGAAATTAGCACGTTTAAGACCATTTTCATTCGAAGTGGATGCTTTAGCCACCGCAATACCATTAAGTACATTTGAGGGTATCCTATATGTCTTATCTTTGAGATATTGGTTCATATGCTTCTAAGATTTTGTTTATTCTGTTGATTTGGTCAAACTTTATTCTCAATAGAAAGTAGTTGTTTGATTCTGCAAAAGTATTTTTTATTTCATCGTTAATTTTCTGGATTCTAAACTTATCAAGTCCACCGAAATGGTTATTAGCTATAAAGTGTTGTGCACCATCAAACTCTATTAATACGTTGTTCTCTGGAAGAAAAAAATCGAATGCAAGTTTATTTATATTTTTACAGTCATTAAATTTTTTCTCTCTTTCAAAAGCAATTGAATTATTTATTAAATATTTTGCAATCTCTCTTTCTCCGATAGATTCTGTACAACTGGGACAACCACATCCTTTTAAATGAGTATTTGGTTTTTGATTAAATTTTCCATGAATCGGACATAATATTTCTACATAAATATGTGCTGTTATATAGTTAACATTAGAATAATCATATCTATCTCCGTGAATTTCTTTTGCTTTAGTAATAAAATAATCAGTATTTTTTCTTAATTTCATTTTACCACACAATGGACAACCACAACCCTCTAAATGAGTATTTACTCGCTGTATGAATTCGCCATGTGTGGGACATGATATGATAATATTATCGTGTGTATGTTTAAAATCAACCAAATCATACTCATAATAATTATTGTGCACAGCATTTGCTTTAGCAATAAACGCATCTATAGTTAATATCCTTGCCATTACTTTGCTTCGAGTAGATTTTTCAGTTTATCTTTAGATTCTTTATCAAGTTTGTCAATCAGGTCAGCAATTTTTTCAAGTTTCTTGTCGCCAATTTCTTTATCCTTGCTTTTACTTGCCATTTCATCTTCACTACGTTTCTCGATAACCCTATCTTCAACAACCGTAGCCTCATCAAGATTTTCAGGTTCTTTAAATGCATCTTCAAAGTGTTTTTCAACTACCTTAACAATTTTTCTTGCCCATTGGTCATCGAATTTCTGACATTCCTCAGTATGTTGACCCTCAGATGATTTTCTATAATCTGGCTTTAATTTATTTGGATTTCTGTAGTAATGACCTAAAATATCAATAAATCTTTCGTGCATAAGTTGTGACAGGTCACGGAGTAATGCTTTTTGTTGTGAATTTTCTTCTTTTCCTTCCATGAATGGAAACATAGAAAAGCCAAAGCGACCCAACATATCATATCGAAATGGTTGTGTGCCTATTTTGGCATTAATGTCAGTAGTACCATTGGCTGCAGTTTCTAAATCAGCACCTGATGTAGGCACGTCATTTTTTCCAATTAGGTCACCGTTAGAGTCTATGATTTCTAATAATTCGCTCTTTTTGAATTTCATGATGCAATATTTTCATATAAATACTATTAAAATGCTAATACGCACCACGAAATTATTATTCCGGACCATCGCCACTATCATCGTAGCCAAAATCTGCAGCTTCTTCTTCCTGTTCGCTTTCCATGTTCTCCACATAAGTGTCGAATGCACCCATTGCTTCGGGTACTTCCACGAAAAGTTTATCCATAGTTATGTGTGCAGGAAGTCCAAATTGTTTCACAAAGCCGGGGAAGTGTAATATTCTTTTTTCTATCTTAGCTTTTAAATATTTATCCTTCTCAGTTTCAACATTAGCCTCTTCGAGATTTTTCAGTTTTTCTTGCTGTTCTGCTCTTTTTGTATCAAGTTCAAGTTCGATTTCACTCTTAGGTACTTCAACATTGTCTCTGATAATTTCCATGAAAATACCATTGAATTTACCCACATGATATTGGCTACCATCCTTAACGAGAACTAAATCACCCTTATCATATTTGTCATTAATTGACTTGATTTGTGGTTTACCGCTTGCTACCATTTTGTCGTTCAAGAACTTCAAAGCACCTTCGTAAATTTCGTAGTAAACTTTATCGTCTTCGTGCATCTTAAAACCATTCCACACAAGTCTTGGGTCATATCCGGTCTTATTCCAGAATTCCACTTCTTTAGGTTCGAGATACATTGAATCATCATAATCGTCACTGTCAAAGTTTTTAAGTTCGAGTTTTCCTGGTTCGTAACTACATTTAGTTATTTCCTCAATAGTACTTTTGTTGCCAAACTCATCTTTGACTTTCTTTTTCACAATCTTAGCAAGCATTGTATTAATTACCTCATCCTCAAAGCCAACAAGTATTGAACTAACTCTGCTGTTAAATGCATCAAGGTATTTCACGACATTATAATAACCTGTCATTGTGGGATTCTCTTGAAGTTCTTCTGCACTAATTAAAGTAGATGCAAACCTGTCTTCACCAGTATCTTTGTCCTTAATTGTAGCTGAACTACCGTGAGACTTCAAATAACCTGTATTAACTTGGTATACAACAGAATCTAATTCGGGTTCGGGTGGCATATAATTAGCCACAAGTCTTAATTTATCGTCCGATGTAAGTTTTTCTTCCTGCTTGGTGAAATTAATCTCTGCCTTATACTTTTCGAAAAGCGCATCAGCAATTCTATGACGTTTCTGTAGTAATAACTCCATGTGTGCTTGCATTGCCTTATCCCTACCGTTCTTATCCTTACCTCTTTTCATGTAGGCATTTAAAGACATTTTAACCCTGTTCTTGGTTGCGATTTTCTTCAATGGAATTCTCTTATAGTATATGTCATCGACATAATCGTAGTAGTAATCAACAAACTCCTTACCCTTACCGTGGAGAATAAGTTCGAAACCTTTGTCAATGAATTCTTCGATATACTCAGGCATTACTTTGGACTTAATTGTATTACCAGTGAGTTTGACTTTCTCTTTCATTTCACCTGTCTTTTTGTCTTTAACATTCGACAAGGTTGCATAGTTGATACGTGAAAGGTTCAAGCATGAAAGGAATTCACCGTCATTATCAACCGACATGTACGGTAATTTCATTTCCTCAGTGTTAAACTTTTTAATAAGTGCAGAAACACCTGTTTTACCACCATACTGCCACATATCCTCAATTAATCCCTCAGTTATTCCCTCAGTTATTCCCTCATCGGTAACTCTTATTGTGGTCCTGTCAGGAATATGGAAGTTTATACCGTCTGTTACAGCAAGCAATGCAACACAACCAAAACGATTGAACCATGTGATTGCATGACGAAGTTCAAGACGACCTGCACAAGTAATACGAGCTGCACAAGTATTGTCCGACCAGTTGAATGACATATCCGAACCCAAAGCACCGAAAAGTGAGTTGTTCAAAATCTTAATAGGCAACTGCTTAACTTTAAACATTGCACGGTCCGCAGTGGTGAGAGTATCACTCAAATATTTTTTATGAACGTCAGGGTCAATCAGTTGTATCAACATAAGTTCTTCCTCGTTCAGTTTATCTGAATTTGCAAGTTTCTTATAAATGTTACGAGTAGTTGTAAGATACAACAACATTTTTCTGATAACACCCGTGATGTCGAACATCGGGAATATGTTCCAAGTTAACTGGAGCATAGGGTAAAGTGATGCGTAGTCAATCTTAACAAGTCTCTGTGTAAAACCAACCTTATAACATCTTGCAAGACCACCCGAAAAGTTTTCTTTCACATCGGAATGTGGAATAGCAAGGTCATTCTCATAACTCCATGCAGTCAAAAGTAAGTTCCAGATTGCAGCCGTACCCATAGTACAAACTCTCTGATAGGTAGTTGGTACAATCTTAGCCAACATGAATGCTGACTGATTATAAAGTTCATCGACCTGTTCTGTTTCCCAAAGGTCATCGAGCAAGTAATTCTTAACAAGATTTTTACCACCGATAAAGGTTGTCATTTTCTTTGGGGCAGCTTCTGCTCTGAACCACTGAACAAATCCCGGACATTCATCAAGGCATTGAGTTCTTAATCCAGCATATTCTATATCTGAAAGATTGGCTTTATTTGCTTGTATTCTGTATAATCTTCTTGAACATGTTTGAAATTCATCGGGTATCTGCAAATAATCGTTGGTTTCACTGACAAGAAACATTTTATTTTCAGTATAGTATCTGCCGATTGCATTGTCTTCTCCGGGAATATATGTTCTGTTCGGTCTGGCAATCTTCTCATGCTTGGCGATATACTTCAAACCATTTGCTTTGATTTCCGTGTTTACTGCAGCGGTTTTCTTAACAGCATGAATGATATCAATGACTGAAAGTCCCCACATTTCGGTTGCAGTAAACTTCTCAGCAGTATTACCATATTTTACTGAAACATTGGGTCTTCTTTTAATATAGGTGTCTTTCTTTAATGTGGTTTGAAGTTTACCCATATTCATTTTGAGTTCCTTTGCCCTACCGAGAATAAAATCAAAGTCAAATCTCTCTGAATCATATCCACTGATAACCGCAGGTTGAAGATAAACTACCAAGTTAAAGAAGTCCTGTATAAGTTTTATTTCGGCATCGTCATCATTCGACTTCTCAACTTCTAATATTGTTTCAAAGCCACGATTGTCTCTTACACCAATGGCGAAAACTCTTGCTCTCTGGTATCTTAAACCTGTGGTTTCAATGTCAAAAGTAACCTTATGAACTTGTTTATATTCTTCGAAACCTTTAAAGAGTCTTGATTGTGTTGAAATAAAGAACTGTTCAACTATTCTTGGTGCATAAAAGAATTCCCTGTAAAGATAAATTGGTTCACCCTTTGCATCCTTAACCTCATTACCGTCTTCGTCATGAAGTTTTTCATATGGATAAACTCTACCGTCCTTTAAAAACTCAATAATGTGATTATATGATTTGCTGCTTGTTATCTTGAAACAATAACCATTTTTCATTCTCTTATGACCACCAGTCTTAAGCGGGGTAATTGTTATACCATGCTTAATCATCATATTAGGAAGAATGTCGGGGTCATGGGCATATAACTTTAACTTGTTTGGAGTTAAAGACAAGTCCTTCATGTACATGAAAGGAATATATGTTACAGGACGTATTTCGGGAGATTTGCCTGGCTCATGTATAATACACTGAGCAATATTGGTATCGGGGTCGGTTTCAACGTTAACCAAATACTTTAATTCGTTATTATAGCCGTCAAGGAATTCCTTGATTTCGGTAATAATTGCCGATTTGTTTTCTACCATAACTATTTTTTAATTGTTTTTATTAGTATCTTTCTTCGTTTGTCAAAGGAATATATCGTGTCATTAATATGACACTGATTGCTTAAAAGTACTGCTTGAGGATTCTTTGGTAATACACCAGAGAGCCATAATGCTGAAATAATGTTATTACCAATTATCTGATAATGCATGTCAGTCTTTTTAATTTTAAAGTCCAAATATACTAAATCTTCCCGATTCTTCAAGAAGTTTTCAAGAATTAACGTAAATATTGTATTTAATTCTTCCTTGAACTGTTTATCCGAAACGTCAACACCTATTGCAATCATCTGCAATAATGTATCACGCATAGGATTCTGACCCCACACATATTCACTTCCCATGTTTTGCCTTAATTTTCGCAATTAAATCATTAATAATACTCTGATTAATGTCCGATTCATATTTTTCTCCATCAATTACTTGTGAAAGTTCTGCTCGCTTAGATTCAATTAAGTCGAATACATATTCATCAATAGTATCTTTATATATGAAATAATACGCATTAACTGCATTTTTTTGACCAATTCTTAAAATCCTATATATTATTTGGTCTGCATCTGAAGGAGTCCAAGGCACTGTAATAATACCAATTTTATTTGCTGCAGTCAGTGTAACACCTTCAGAAATGGTTGCTTGAGAACCTAATAAAAGTTTTATTCTTCCATTTTCGTCTTGAAAATCTTTTAATATTTCAGCACGTTCAGTATCTTTTTCATTTCCCGTATGTAGTGCAGATTCTTTGGGATATGATTTATTTAATTCACACAAACTATCTTTATAAAAATCTACCACAACAAATTTTTCACCGCATTCTAAAATAGAATCAATTAATTCTTTCACGCCATCAACTTTTAGATGTGAAGTATATTCTCGTAATTTACTTAATACTGCTAATGGATGTGTAATTATTTTATCTGTGAATTCATTGGCAACACCCTCTTCAATTTTGAAATATGTTTCATATTCTTTTGGTGTCATTTCCAACATAATTCTTTGTGTTGTTTTTTCAGGTAAGTCTTTAATGACTTCTTCAAGTTTTTTCCTGTATGTGAAAGGAGCAATTTTATTAAATAATTCTTCAAATTTTGTCATACTTATATCTGTTTTCCATCCCAAGCCATCGACATTATACTCCATACCGCAATAATACTCATTAAAATATTTCTTTGTAGCAAAATCAGTTGGCGATATTTGGTGCAATACACTATATAATTGATGCGCACGAGATTTTGCGGGAGTCCCCGACATAAACACTTTTGATGCTTTACCATTCGTAAAGATATCATCCTTAAATATTCTTTTAAATGCTTTGTATGTATTTGTCTTGGTTGAAGCAATACGATGACACTCATCTACAATCAAACAGTCAATTTTTCCTATATTTAATTTATTAAATTTATCTTTTACCTTATTAAAATCAGACGAATTAAAATAATCGTAATTGACAATAATAAACTTGGCATCTTCGAGACTACACTTGTTTTTTTTACCGATAATAAAAGAGGTTGAATTTGTAAATTTTTCAATTTCATTGCGGTAATTAAATTTTAGAGAATTTGGCGTAATTACAAAAACTTTTTTAAAGCCATTCATTTCTGCATAAGTTATTGATATTAAACTTTTTCCTGACCCCATTCCTAATGCCAATAACGCATTTCTAACTGCATTTAAAAACATGCTACCTACGATTTGATGAGGATATAAACGAATTCCCGGCTTCAAAAACCTATGAATATCTTCACTATATTTCTCATATGTCGTCTCTAATTCTCTCTTATATTGTACCCAATGCTCTTTCTTAATATTAAGGTCGGCAATAAATTTGCGTTTTTCTTCTTCAGCAATTTCAATTTTACTAATTTGATTTATAAAAATTTTACGACTTTCGTCACTGCCGAAATCAAAATAGATTTTCTTAGAACTCCTATACTTCTTAATAAGAGACAATAATGAAGCTGTGGTTACTTCCCAAACCATCATACTTGAATTCCATTTTCGAGTCTCTTCGGGTAAACTTTTTATTTTTTCAATAAGACCTTCATTATATGAAAATCTAAGATAGTATGCCTGTCTTTTGGCAATTCTTTCACAAGAAACTACAAATAATAATTGTTGCATGAAATTTATTACAATTGTGGTGCAAATATAATAATAAAAAATGTAAATACAAGAGATATTAAACAATTACCACGTATTTATAGTAAATTGTATCTGCTATGAATAAATGGAATTTTGAATCATGCAAAAATGAAGCATTAAAATATAAAACTAAAGGTGATTTTTTTTTAAATTCTGGTAGTGCATATAATGCTTCTCGAAAAAATAAATGGCTTGATGAAATCACCAAACATATGATTATATTTAATAAACCAAACAATTATTGGACTTTTGATGCCTGTAAAAATGAAGCATTAAAATATATAACAAAAATTGAGTTTAGAAATCAGTCCAGTTCTGCATATCAGACTGCGAAAAGAAAAAAATTTTTAAATGAAATATGCGGTCATATGATACCATTAGGTAATCAACATAAGAAATTAATATATTCGTATGAGTTTTCGGATAATTATGTATATGTTGGTTTAACATATAATATCATAAAAAGAAATTGGGAACACTTAACTGATATTAAAAGTCCCGTCTACAAACGCATATTAAAAACTAATATAATGCCAATTCATAAAATATTGATAAATGAATTTGTTGATGTTAATGAGGCAAAAACATTGGAAAATTATTGGTACGAGAAATATAAATCAAATGGATGGAAAATGTTAAATAGGGCGAAAACGGGTGCATTGGGTGGAAATAAAATTTATTGGACTTTTGAGAAATGTAAGGAGGAAGCATTAAAATATAACACAAAATATAAATTTATTAAAAATTCTGGTTCCGCATATAATTCAGCACTAAAAAACAATTGGCTTGATATAATAACAACACATATGATTAAAACCCAGAAACCCACAGGATATTGGAATATTGAAAGATGCCATGACGAAGCAGTTAAGTACCAAAGAAAATATGATTTTCAAAAAAATTCACCAAGTTCTTATTCTGCTGCAAGTAAAAGGGGGTGGATTAATATAATTTGTGGTCATATGCATCGTTAAATAACAGTAGTCTTAGTAATTGAATCTGATATCAGTATATTTATCTGACCATCAACAGGAAATTTAATTTTACCACAACCACCATTATTGCCTGACGGAATAAAATCGACTACAAATTCTCCCAAGTATCTTCCTGGCTTAGAGGTATTGCCTAATTTAAACCTATAAATTAACGCATAGATAAAATTGTTTGGATATTGTGGTCTAAGTCTGGTATATTCAATACTTGCAGGAACGTTGGCAATTCGATATATTCCCGTTTCAGCATCTATCATAGAAAACGTAACTGCCACATTTGTGAGCATTTCATCGGTAATATCGTATTGTTCTCTTATGTCTTGAGTAAGATGATATTCTAATTCCGGAAGTGTACTGTCTTTTTTTATAAAAAAATTCATAATTAATTATATTTAGTATAAATACCATCGACTAATATTGTTGTTATTGCATTTCTGAAAATATCCCAAGTACCTTGTGTTAATACCAATCCACTTTCAGCCATTCCAGCACCTGCATAATCATTGGTTGACATTATATAATCCAAAATTCCCGATTTTTTATCACCAATTGCAATACCGAAACGACCCAATTGCGTGAATTCATATATTAAACTTTGTGCATCATCAAACAATTTTTCACCATCCGTCAATGAAACATATTGTGGAACAACAAACTTTATATAGTATGTTCTCAGATTACACGCTTCAAGCAATTTTGCGTGATATTTATGCCAAGACATCAGAACGAATCCCTGTGCTTGTTGTTGAGAATAACCCTTTGACATTAAATAAATTACTGCATCAGTTGGATTATCGCTGATATAATGTTTAATTGCAACATCTTTTTCAACATTAGTCATGTTAGACCATCCCTTTGCCTTACATAGGTCTCTGATTTCAAAACGAACAACCATATAGTCATTTGCAGTAATTTCACCACTGGCATATCCTTGTTTCCAAACACTACCTACTTGCCAAATTCTTTTGATTTTCCAGTTTCCCTTTGCGGGGTCACTGAAACTTCTTGATGTGCCAATATAAATGTTAGTATTTGACACTTGGTCAACCAATACGGTTGGTTCTGTGTTTATTGGCTGAAAGTTGATATTTGATTCTTCTAATGGCATGGCTTTAAATTTTAATATAAATACTTAGATTTTTTCTAATAGCTTATGTTATAATATATGTATCGTTGATTATTATTGATGCTACTGATTTTTGCATTTTGCATCCAATATACTTTTTGTCCTTGCGTCCAAGGAGTATTTGTACCTGTTCCAGTATAATCAAGACCCTGTACCAAGAAGTTAACTTGTGACTCACTTAAGTTCCACTGACCAGTTGTACCTGTTCCAAGTGGAAATGTTCCAGTATCACCTAATTGTTGAGTTCCACCAGTAACGGTATCACCAATATTGGTTATTTGAATATTCAATGAATAGTTTGTGAAATTCTTTCTATTGATAAACAAATAATTTATAAAACTATTCGAACCAGTAATGCCTGTACAACCATTGATATAGAACGCATATTGTGAATAATTTAATGTTACACCCGATAAATTACCTGTCATATATATACAACCATTAAAATCTGCAGAATATGTTCTATTAGTAAAATTAAAATCAGTTGCAATATTACTGGTTATTTTAGTACCATTTGCAAAAACTTGATACGGATTGGTCATTTTTAACTGACCACCCAAATTAGTGCCGTCAATTCTTAAGTCAACATTATTAACATTCCATGCGCTTGTACTTCCAGACAATAATGAACAATTACTTAGTACAATCTGATAAATTGTTGATGTACCTGTAAGCCAATTAGTCAAATCACCATGTAAATTTGGACAGTTGGTTGCATTAAAATTATAAACCTTACTTATATTCAATTTTGATAAGTCTGAATAAAAATTATTATTGCTATATAAGGTTAGGTTGCTCATTTGATTATCAATAATAAAATTTGATAAATCACCAAATATTCCACCAATATAACTGACATCAAATTGATTGATACTTTGTGTGTGAAAAACGCCAGCAGTTTTACCTGAATAATATGGTGTACTACTCAATGTAAATGTAACACCACTATTACTATTCACACCCAATTGATATAATGTATTTGGTATTGTCATACCACTAACATCACCAGTTAAAAAATTTGTATCTAATGATAAGTATTGCAACTTGGGTGGAAGCACCAATAATTCTATGTTTCCCGTCACATACGTATTTCTAATTGTAATTGATGATGCGCTTAATGGTATTACAAAGGTACTGAGTGTTCCATGCAATTTTGACCTTCCATAATAATTAAGAAAATTAATGCTCTGCATTTTTTCGTTGAAAACAAAATCGTTGATACTCATGTCGAGATTGTTCAACGCATACATTGTCAAACTACTGAAATAGGTGAGACCACTATAATTCATGGGTATTGATGTTATGCCCGTACTGAAATATATTTGAAAATTTTGAAGTGTGCTTGGTAATGTCCATCCAGAAAGACTTCCAGAAAAATTGGAACTTGCAGGAAAATTATTTTGGTTGCCATATAACAAAAAATTACTAAGATGAGTATTACTAATGTCCCAATTTGATACATCGCCCCTTAAATATTGATTACTGTATAAATCAAACGAAGTCAATCCTGTATTAAACGTCCAACCACTTACATTACCAGTAATACCATTTGAATTAAACAAATACCAATATATGTATTTTAACTTAGAAACATCCAAGGTCGTTGCATCGCCAGTAATTCCATAACATTCCTGTATGTATGAATAAATTAAATTAGGACTATTGGTAATGATATCATTAAGACTTCCAGTTAGATAGCTATATAAATATGATAACACTAACCTTGTTAATTTAGTGAATCCATTACCAAGATTTCCCGTGAAATGTGTATTAACCAATTCCAGGTCTTCGACATTATTAAGATTTGTAATTGTGTTAATATCACCCGACAAAGTATTATCAGCAATACGAAATGTACGAAGATTTTTAGGAAACACGCCATTAGTTATATCTTTATTAAAGGTTGTGTAATTGTAATAATTATTACCATTATAATTCAATATAACTGAATTCAAATTAGGAAATTGGTTCATGAATTTCAACAAATCACCAGCATAAGAATATCCATAATAAATATAATTATTGTATGGTTGAATTTTAGTAATTGCATCTAAATTACCTGAAAAATAAAAATTTTTATAACTACTTTCATTCGTTGCTTGCAATCCTTGATTCTGAAGACCATCATAATAAAATCTGTACTTCTGAGTACCCGCAGGTGTTTGATAATAAAAATTCACAGGATTACTCGGAGTCATACCTGTAAGTGTAAAACTCATTGAGTTACTATATAGCGAATTTAATCGTAAATACGAATCAACAATTTGTGCCTTAAACACACTGTCGCCATTTTTTAATATTCTACCGTCATTAATTAACATAGTATATTTTAATAAACAAATCCTTCAACTAATAAATGTGCGCAAAGTGGATTTACACTTGTTGAACAACATCCAACTCTGAAAAATATATCAACACCACAAGTATCTGGAACACCTTGATGTCTTGTACTTAAATCCAACTCATATGTTTCATTCGTCAAAACATCTGAAATTTGTTGTAAGTTAGCTAAATTATTCATTGAAAGGCTTGGGTCTCCCGGACAACAGTTGTTACCAATGCTTACAGAGAAACATGTTGGAGAAGCATTACATAATATTATGAGTTTTGCACGGTTAAGTAATGCAACTTTGCCGGATGGTATACTAAATATTAAAGTATCTCCGACATTCTTCAAGTTAATATCTCTAACCACAATATAGTTTGGAACTGTAACACATGTTCCAACATCAGTTTGCATTATTGTTTGAGTGGGATATGCAAATTTCTGTCCAGTGTACAATATTTCGGATGTTGAACTAACCCATTCATTAATGATTGGAACTTGTTTAATTAATGTGCTTCCTGTGTCCCACACTAAACCTTGTGTTGCAGTTGCGCCATTTGGCACATGTACTACCGCCAAGCAAGCATCAAGTTTAACTGATTGATTTACAAAATCACCACATATTAATGTGCAACTTGCACAGTTTGCAATGTGTAGTTTACTTGAACCAGTTTCATTATAACCAGCACATACACCAATCGCAATGTTATTACACCCACATATATTATTTTTAAGTGTCTGATTACCAATTCCAATATTAAAAGTACCACCAGTTATATATTTTAGTGATTGAGAACCAATTGCAATATTATCTATTCCAGAAACATTACATTGTAGTGCTTGTATACCAATTCCAATATTATCATAACCATCAACATTACATGTCATCGAATTTATACCAATTGCAATGTTTGAATCACCAATTGTATTTGCGCATAATGCTTGATATCCGAGAGCAATATTATAATTTGCAATAGTATTATTACCCAATGTATTAAAACCTAACCCAATATTGTATTGTCCACTAAGATTTTGTGTCATTGATGTTTGACCTAAAGCAATATTATTTCCTCCGCTTGTATTACTACAAAGCGATTGACAACCAATTCCAATGTTATTAGTACCACCAGTATTGAAATAAAGTGCTCTATATCCAATTCCAATATTATCATATCCTGTAGTATTATAAAAAAGTGATTGATAACCAACACCAATATTCTGATAACCACTACTATTAGTACTAAGTGCAAATGAACCAAGTGCTACGTTACCAAATCCATTTATGTTACTATTAAGTGCAATTGTACCAACAGCAGTATTATCATATCCACTAACGTTAGCACTAAGTGCTTCATATCCAAATGCGGTATTTTGACTACTTGTATTACTTTTAAGTGCAAATGAGCCAACAGCAGTATTACTATTACCAATTATAACAGACATAAGAGCACATGCACCAATAGCTACGTTTCCCGTACCTGTTGTTGTATTAGTACCCGCAGATACACCAAAATAAGTATTATCACATAAAGTACTACCGCTTATTGGTGTTCCACAACCTGCAACAGTTGAGCCATTAAGTGCATTAGACCAACCAATTCCACCACCAGTTGAACCTGTTGGTATGTGAGTATCCACATATTCTTTATCGACCAATGAACGATTTGTAAAGTCTGCACTATAATCTGTAACATATTCAATACCTGGGAAATTAACACCCGAAGCACCTGCTTTAATTGTGCCGCCACTAAATGACATATAACCACTAAAACTACAACCACCAAGTTTTCTTGATGCAAGTGATATATACGGACTTCCACCGGGGTTACCGTTAATGTATAATGTTGCTTCGCATCCACAGACGTTAGGTATATCGGTTGATATTGCAAGCGAATATGCATTAGTTCCTAAATCAAGAGAAGTATTTCCTGTTAATGTTCCACCTAATATGATATTTGCACCACTTGTACTTAAACCATTTGTACCACCTGTAATACTTCCACCGCCACCGCCAAGTGAACATATTGTCACAGTGTTAGCCTGACTTGTCATGACTATGCCTGTTCCTGCAGACAATGATTTAAATTGTAGGTTATTTCCGTTATTCTTACCGGAAAATATCTGTGCACCACTACCTAGATTTTGACCTGTTGTTGTATTACCAACCAAATTTATATTTGACCTATTACCCATTTTATTTTACTATTATATAAATACTATTAAGATATTATTAAAATTTTAAATTCTTGACCATTTGCAGGTGGAGAATCGAATGTTACACAAACACAATTAGCGTTTGGTCTCTGTACGTTTGTGTAGATTGTATCGTATGGACTACTACCTCTCACTACTTCAACTGCAACAAATTGTTTACCTTTGGCATGATTAATTGTAAATCCGGTTGCAGTGCTATTACCTGTAATTGTAAATTCTGATAGTGATGAACCACCAGTTGCACCACTTACATATGGTACTTTATGAACTTGACATGTTCCAGAATCCCAAACCAATACACTATCACTGCAAGTACCGTCTACAATATACCCAGATATATATGGTGAACCACAAAGTAGTACACAATTACCCTTTATCATCGAGATATTGTTGCAAGAATTAAGACTTAACTCTGCACAATTCATCATATTAACACAATATGCAGCAGATGGATAAGAAAGACACGTGTACATTGCATTTGCACCACATGTTGGTATTACGCATGTCATTACGCTTGTAGTGTCAATATTAATTAACGGTGGGTCATTAAATGCCATTGGTTGACGTGCTGCACTTAAAATCACACGATTATATTCATGACAGCCATCAAAAAGTAAACAACCACTATTACCCGATATATGAAACGAATATCCGTCAGTATTAGTAATATAAGTATTTCCAGTTAATGCGCCACCAAGAGCAATATTCTGACCAACTTTAGTAAGACCATTATTTGCTGTCGAAACACTTGTACCACCAGTAATCTGTGATATAACCCAACCCTTATTTACTAACGAACAATTGCTAAAATGAGCACTATAGTCTGCACAATATTCAATACCTGCAAAATTAGTCCATGTACCCTCAACACAAATAGCAGCAGCATTTTGGCAAATACATGTCTTATCACCACAACCATTATCTGATAATAAAATAATTCCACCTGTTGAAAGATATATCTGACCTTGATTTAAATGATAACAAGTATATAAATTTATGCTTGGATTAGTAAGTTCAATACTACTACAATATTCTGTGGTTGGGGTATAATTGCATCTATATGTTTTTAATGTTAAATAACCTGCAGATTCACTAATACATCCGTATTGCCTGCTACTATAGCCATCATCACCCAATTGAATTATCTTTGTTCCACCATAACAAGCATCTACACACAATTCAGCAGTATTGATACCATTATAGCCAGCATTATTAAATTTACTCCAAAGTCTACATTTATCCACACATAAAAAACGCTGATTACTATAATCATCATATCCATATAAAAATACCGATGGAGTTATAGTTAAGCCATTGTTACAACCAAGTGTTGAACCTGTTACAATGAAATTTCCAGCATCCGTATTAATTGAAGTGTTGCCTGTTAATGCACCACCAAGAACAACAATTTTATCACTAAGAGTTAAACCGTTTGTTGCACCTGTAACATCACCGCCACCACCTTCAGGAACAGCAGTACTTAAAGCACCTAAACCATCTATATATAAAACACAAGTTGCTGTTGTTTTTGCAGGTAAACCATTAAAAGTAACCGCACTTGGGGTCATTTGTATACTCGTATAACATGCTGTGGAATAATTACAAGCACTAAAATAGTTACAACCCTGTGAAGCACAAATCATTGCACCTATAGTTTCTGGAGTAGAAATAACACCGGATAAATATGCTTGTACTGAATCCACATACATTTCACCGCTATTATTACCATCATAATTAGATATATCAACATAATTATTAGCAACAGTAAAATAATTGTTACCAGAAGTATCGGTGAAACAAATGCAACCACTATCAGTATTAATACCAGTATTACCTGTTAATGTTCCACCCAATATAATATTCTGTCCCGATTTGCTCAGACCATTTGTTGCACCAGTAATACCTGCAAAATTCTGCCAAGTAGCATTACCGTTTTCATCAGAAGCCAAGTACTTACCAAGACCTGCTTGTGGACATATGTGTAGTGTTGCACCACATTCAACAGTAAAATCACCATAAATTGCAGTACAACCCGATAAATAAAGTGAATCACCTGCTAACTGTTCAAACTTGCAATTACTTAGGTTGGGTTTTGTATCAATTGACATAACTTCTTATCTTATTTAAGATAAATACTTAAAAACACAGACTTAATCCATTAGGCATAGAAAAAATAAAACCCACTGAAATTGTGAGTCTTAATTACAATTAAAATGTTGGTGCTTGTGCGTCTAACCATGTGCACGTACCACCAATTTGAAAATCACTTGTGCTACCCGGAACACAACTTACTCCAACTATCTGTATTTGACCACGTGAAAGACCACTGCCATTTACTGTACATGCAGATACCCCAACACAATAATCATCACCCAAACCTACAACAACATTATATTGACAATAACAAACGCCAGTTCCAGGTGTTGCAAGTAAAGTAAATGGATTTGGATTGAAAATGTGTGAATCAGCATATGCACCACCCCAATCACCCGCATCTGCTTGAGCAGTCATGCCAAAGCATAAATTATAACAATCGCCAAGTTCTAATGGTGTACTTGGACACACATACGCACATATATAACAATAACATTGGTCACCAGAAGAAGTGCTACATATCTCAAAATTAATGTACTTAACCGTAGGCGGTAAAGTAGTTGTAGAGGTTGTCGTACTCGTAGTAGAAGTACTTGTTGTCGTAGTTGTCGGTGGTAAAGTAGTTGTAGTTGTTGTCGTAGTGGTAGTCGTTGTAGTAGTGGTAGTTGTTGGTGTATTCCAATTTCTGAAATTCAACATACTGTTGCAGCTTCCACCATAAGTAGGGTCAAAGCCACCACATGCAACAGCAGAATTCCTTGCAGCCAATAAATCATTTGACGGTGGAACTACTGCTGCGATAACATCAGTAAGGCAGAATGTCGTATTATTGGGTACACTTCCCATTATCCTAATCTATTTTCCAGTTCAGCAACTTTATTTTTTAAGTATGCAAGTTCCTTAAACACGAAGTCCATTTGTGCAATGGTTAACATACCATCAGCACCAACTCTCACTAACTCAGGATTTACTTTTTGTAGGTCTTGAGCAATAACACCATATCTAATTTGATTTGGCTCAGAAATTAACTCATATTGTTTATACTCGACATTAATTGGAGATATACTTATTGGTTCTATGCAAGTTTTTAACCTACAGTCAGAACTTAAAATAAAGTTTGATGCTGTTATTGTTGAACTTGCACATACTTGACCACACATACATATTAAGCCACTTGCACCACCGCTTACACCTGCACCAGATTTAATCATAACATCACCACCAGCTTTAGGTGTTCCACCAATACCATCAACAGCATAGCCACCACAAATAAATATACTACCCCCCGCACCCGCATATCCTATTGCACCATATCCAACTCCACCACAAATACACATTGTAGTTGCATCAGTAAAGGCAGTACCACCACCCTGTCCACATATTCTTGAACCTGAAGGTAATGTTAATGTGTTTGTTGTAAAAGCAAACCCATTACAAAATAGACCAGATGGACCAATGTAGTTGTTTGGTGCAATTATATAATTTGATGCACCTGCCCCTTTAGGAGTTATAAATATGCTAATGTCGGTAGAAGTTCCTGCAGGACAAATATATGCATTACCAACACCCGCTTGTGTTGGACTTCCCATTATAAGATAGTTAGTACTACCATTCTTTGCTGCAATAAACACACAATTATTGTCAGCAGCCTGAATTGTCAAACAACCGTTATTACATAAAACATTACTCGTAAAAGTAGCCGTTGTATTGCAAACATTATTTCCTGTTGCATTAAAAACAGTAAGGCGATTCGCAGTACCACTCATTGAAGATGTAGTGTTCGCTGTTACCCAACGTTTTACCCAATCAACATCAGGAATACTGCGACAATTTGCATTAAATTTTGTACAATAATCAGCAGTATATAGCATACCAGAATTTCCTACGCCACCACCCACAGTAACATAAATTGCATCAGGTCTAACAGTAAAATCATTTGAGCAAACACCGTTTGTTGAAGTAAATTGTGCCGTTCCACTTGCTGTTATAGAACCAGTCCACCCAAGTCCCGTTTGTACTCCACATCCCAAAAATCCACCACAACGAACACTCATGCTACCACAACAACTATTAAAGATTGAGCACATTGTCAAGTCATTTCCTGTTCCACTTGCATAAAGCAGTGCATGTCCGGTAATTGTACCACCAAGACAAACATTAGCACTATCATATTTACAAACACCATTTGTTGCGCCAGTTAAAGTACCGCTTCCACCACTACCACCAGAAGTTATATAATATCCCGGATATGGAAGTACCCAACCCGTTGAAGTTGAAGTAGCAATTAATACAGATTTATCTATTTGTCCCGGTGTCGAAGGTTCAGTTGTTGTCAACAGACCTGCAACACTTGGACTTAAAAAGTACGTGCAATTCGCAACTAATCCCGTTAATCCTGTTACATATCCTGCTTGTGTCAAATCAAAGCAATTGGCATTATAACATTTGCTTACTATGCCTAAAACTTCGCCATTATATGCACCATTTGCTATTGGCTTACTATACACCCCACTACCGAAGCCAATTACATCACCACAATTAAATCCATGTGATGTTTGATTTATTAATTTTGTAAGACTTTCACCTTTAGCAACTTCCCAAGTACCAATGCCTGAAGCATTTGATACCCATGCCTTTCCTTGCCCTGCACCATAAGAAGCACTAAATCCTGTTGGACCACAGATTTTTAATTGACCACAGATTACTGTCTGACCAGATAAATGTATTGAATGACCGGGAAATTGGTCGAAGTGGCAATCGTCCCAATTTTGTTTTGTATCTAATTCTGCTGTTGACATATTAATATTTTCTAATAAATACTTTAGAAAGGCAATAAAAAAACCCATCGAATTCGATGGGTTTCCTTAAAACTAAAAACTATGGCAATTATTTCTGCTTGTTTACGGCTTCAATAATCTTGTTTATGTCAAACAGGTTGACAGTATCATATGGGAAAGCCTGGATTTGCCCACTAATATCGAATTGCTCCAAGTATGAGAACTTGTTAAGTTCATTTATATACTGTGCATTTGGAAGTACATTTATATGTTCCGGATAACCAAAAACTTCCGGCTTATTACCAATCCAAACAACGGTTGATTGCAGGTCGAGAGCTGCAGCGACATGTTGGCTGAAACTATCTATGAAAAGTCTCTTTGTACTCAAAGGAAACACCGCATATAATTCTCTATATGGCAAGTTAAGCATTTCTACTCCTTGTAAAACAGGTTGCTCTGGGGACTTAATATGAAGTATACGGTAAGATTTACTGAAATAATTCACGAGTTTCTGTGCAATCTCAACTGGCATATCCCTAAACCAAGATTTCTTTGAGTATTGCCCCGTAGGACTGCCACCATGCGTTTGTAATAACATGATTGGTCTGTTATCAGGTTTAATCTTATCTCTCGCTATTTCGAGTTCTCTGGGGTTTATATAGATTTTTGGTTTATAACCATCATAAGGAATTTTATACATATCACACCAACTTTGAGTCAAATGTTTTCTCTGTAGGATATGGTCTTCGGTGTGATAAACCTCTTGTCTGAATATTTTTGTTGTCGGTCTAATGAAATCTGCGAAAAAATATTGCATCTGACCAAAGGTATAAAATCTGAATACATCTGGGTTGTAAAAGAACGGACCATCCCAAGCAGTTACAACAATTATTTTATAATCAGGGTATGCCTTTTTAATTGCACGAATAACTGCAACACTCATAACTTGCTTACCATGACCACCTTCCGTATGAAAAATTATATATTTATCATCGTCTCTTATTTTATCATCTGTTACCATAATTTTGAATTTTTATATTAATTATTATTTATATTCCCAACAAAAACCACCAGCGTGCTTTCTCTCTTTTTTTAAGCAATGATTTATATTTGGTTGAAAAATGCTTGTTATTGCCGATGCTTCCTTTTGACTTTTATATTCTTTAATAAAATCACCACTTTTAGATAATTGTATTATTGGTATGTTGTCTTTTTTTGTTTCTTTAAACACAAACGAATTTGCTTTTTCTTCGGACGAAAATAAATACGTGCTCCTATATGATTTTTTTCCTCTTTGGTCGATTACTTTTGAAATTATATCAGCACTAACACCATATGTATTTGCAACTTCATTAACAGAATCATATCTTTTTAAAAATTTACCTTCTTCGGAATATTGATAAACAGGTTTTAAGTAAGTACAACCACCATCACCACCATCAGTTAAATTTGTCAATTTAATTCCCTCATTTCTGTACTTTTGTATGTAATATCTTTCTAATCTTTCATGCTCACATATCTTCAATTTATTATTGTATTCGTGCTCACATTCATCAAGTATTTTAATTTCCGGTTTTAATCCTAATGCAAGTATTTTATTAATGACATTATCTTTATGTGTGTTCTTTTCTCTTTTCTTACCATTCGTATTTAAATGCTCATGAAATCTTTTATTTAAGTCATTAGCAAATCCAACATAAAAAATACTGTCATTTCTTGGGTCAATCAATCCGTAAATGTAAACAACTGCCATATTATAATTTTTTATACTTTTTTATAAATACGAGAAAAAATCAGAAAATCTATATTTATATAAAAAAAAATGGAGAAAATTTCTTCTCTCCATTTTTTGATATCGTAATTAACTATTATTAGTTAACGAAAGCCAAACTGTACCATGCTGTTGATGCTGTGTCATACATTAATTCAAGTGCACCAAAGTCAGTATTAATCAATCCAGTTGCTGAACCATCGATGTTATGACCGCCACCATTAACCGTGATATTGTTTACTAAGGCATTACCACTTATGTCTTTGATTTTGAATGCCTGTCCATTGATTGGTGTAGCAGGTAATGTAATTGTTGTTCCAGAAGTAGGATTAACCAACTGTACATATGTACTACCTGTTGTCAACGTTGTTGAAACTGCAACAGTTGTCTTAGCATAAATGTTGTTCTTGTCACCAAGACTTGAACCTACAACAGTTTTAATTTCACCGGAAGTATTTCTTACAAGTACTGAATCACTTATAGTACCAGCATTTGGTATAGTAGCTAAACATGTTATACCACAAATTATAACATTTGTTGGATTTACTACTATACTATTTGTAGTGAAGCCATCAGTAGTTTTTATTTCTCCACATGAACTAAGTGCAGTAATATTTGTAACAGCATTAACATATTTTCCAATCATTTCAGCTTTACAAGTACCTGCATTTAAACATAAACTTGCAGAATAATCATTATTACATTTATATACACGAGAATAAACCGTATAACTATTAGGGTCAACACTCGTAAATGCTCTACAAGTTACAGAATTATCACCAATAAATAAGCTACTTGATGTAGATGTAATATTAGTATTTCCAGTTAAAGCACCACCAAGACTAACTATGCTACCTGCTTTGGTTAAACCGTTATTTGCAGTTATTGTTGTTAATCCTGTTAATGTAGCAACACTAAGTGTTCTAACTTCACCGCCTGTATTTCTTACAAGAAGAACATCAGAAGTTGCACCTGCTGTAGGCACAACACCAAGAGTTAATTTACCATTAATTGTTAATCCAGATGTACTGAAATCACCTTTAATAAGTGCATTAGTACCAGTACCAATATAAAGTTGATTTGAACCAGCAGTTACTGCAGCACCAGCACCCTTACCAAGAATTATGTTATTACAGCCAGCCGAGATATTCAAACCAGCAGCACAACCAATTGCAATGTTATCATTACCACTCGAAATATTCGCCAATGCATTTTGACCAATACCTAAGTTATTACTACCTGTAGTTACTATAGCACCACCCATAAGTGCTTGACAACCAATACCAATATTAAAAGCACCTGTACTAAGACAACTCATTATCTGTGTACCAATACCGATGTTTTGGCAACCAGTCATTAAACTACTACCAAGTGCCAATACACTTCTACCAATAGCAATGTTACCACTTGCAGTTGGCTGTGCATAATATAGTGTTGAAAAACCAATAGCAAGGTTACATGTACCACCACCAGAAGCAGGACCTGCAGCATAACCAATCCATGTGTTAGCATTACTTAATGTACTACCAGCAATTTTTAATATTGTTGAACCACTCTGCTGATAACCAGCTTGAGTATTCAATTGTGCACCACCACAAACGTTAAGAGTAAATGCACCTGTTATACTTGTTGTACCTGTTAAAGCACCACCAAGTTTAACATTTGTTCCTTGTTTTGTTAAACCGTTATTTGCAGTTTGAATACCGCTTGTAGTAGTTTTACCAGTTACATAACCTGCGTCAACAAGTGAACGTGCTGTAAAACCTGCACAATAATTACCAGTATATTGAATACCAACCTGAGTAATACGTGAGTCTGTTATTACCAATGTTGGACTACCTACTCCAGATAATGTAAGTGTTGTTGCACCTGTTATTGTACCACCAAGTTTAACTTGTTGAGCTGCTCTTGTTAAACCATTTGTTGCTCCAGTTATAGCATTTGTTGCAGTTATTAAATCTGAACAAGCAACCACAAGACATTCACCTGCGTTATATCCAACAGGAATTGCGGGAACTGCACCACAGTTTGCAGCACAAATACTAATAACACCCGCAGAATAACTTAAAGCAGTACCTGCAAGGTTAGGGTCAACACATAATCCAGTACCTGCTGTAGATAAACCACAACCTGTAGAACCACCGTTTCCTAAGTTAACACAAACTGTATGTACTCCACCAACCATTGAAATCGCAATACCTGCTCCTGCTTGAACATCAATGTTCGTTGCAAATAATGAGAAAGTTAATGAAGTTACACCTACTGTTATTGGGTTAAGTGTTGTTAATGCCCAAAGAGTATTATTTTGTGTTGAACCTGACGTTACCGGGATTAAGTTACCATTAGAAACTTCACCTGAAGGTGTTCCATCATAGTCAGTTGCACGTGTCCAAGTACTTGTTGAGGCACTATATATACCATTGGTTGAACCAGATGCTTGATTTTTAACAAGAATTCTGTCTCCAGTTACTGTTAAAACACCATCAATTGTTTGGTTACCGCTTAAAGTTATTGGACCTGTAGTTGCCAATCTTACTGCTCCGTGAACGTTAAGTCCAGTAGCAATACTGTCAACATATTGTTTATCAACCAAAGAACGATTTGTATAGTTCAAACTATAATCAGATACATACACAATACCTGTTTGTGCAGCACCTGCTCTATTATCGAAAATATTAAATCCTGAAGAACCATTAAAGTCAGCTAAGATACCAATAGCATTTGTTGTACCATTACCAATAGCACCACTACCAGATTCTGATTTGAACATTACTGTACCATTGCTTTGTCCAACAATAATTAAATCAGTTTCACCCGATGTTGCAAGTCTTAAGCCACAAAATCTTCCTAATGTCAATGTACGATTACCATTATCAGATTCAATAATAGTATTTGCAACTAAAGCACCACCAAGGCAAACTTTTTGTCCTGTTGTACCAATACCATTTGTTGCTCCGGTTAATCCACCAAGAGACGTAACTGATGTTGTACCAAGTACACCTGTTGAGGTATTAACACAAACTAAATTATTTGCACAACCAATAAGATTCTTTAATGCTACGGATGAACCACCTAAGTTTACACCACCAGTTGCACCACTAATATTTATTTGATTTACGTTTTCACCTAAAACGAATGCACCTGTGATGCAAGTATTTCCTGTTAATGCACCACCAAGAACAACTCTATTTCCAACCTTAGTTAAGCCATTATTTGCTAAAGATATGCCAGTACCACCTGTGATTAAATATTTAACCCAAGAAACATCTGGAATTGATTGTTCGGTTTGTGCAATGTATTGACAGAATGGTTGAGTATACTCAAGACCGTGGAAAAGTAATCCACATTCTGTTGCAACTGCAATTTTATCTTGAGATACTGATACTGATGTTAAACATCCGCTTGGTAATGCCTTTGAACTCAATACCACTGAACAGTTTCCTGGACACATTTTAATGCCAAGTGCTTCACCAACACCATCGATAAGATTCAGTTGTTTTGTATTAATATCAATTGTTGTTGCACCAGTTAATGTACCACCAAGTCTTATATTGTTACCTGCTTTTGTCAAACCGTTGTTTGCACTTATTGCAGTTGCACCAGTTATAGTTGCAACGCTTAAACATTTAACTCGTTTGTCAGTTGAATTCCAAACTAATACTGAATCTGATGTTGTACCACCAGTTGGAGTTGTGAAAAGTTTAACACCACCAGTAAGTGAAACAGTACCAGCATTAAGTGAAACAACATTAGTAGCACCATCAACACAAGCCAATGCTCCACCTGCTGATACTAAACCGATTCCATCTGTTGTTCCATCGATATACATTAATCCACTATTACATACTGACATAGAAATTTGATGTCCAGCAATATCAATACCATCGCTTACACATGCATATAATGATAAATTATTATTAGTAAATTTATAACATGCATTCGTATCTTCAAAACATAGTGAGTTACCTGCTAATCCAATTGTTGTAGTACCAGTTAATGTACCACCAAGTTTAACATTTGTACCTTGCTTTGTTAAACCATTATTCGCAGTTTGAATACCAGAAGTAGTAGTTTTACCTGTTACCCAAGCAGCATCTGGAATTGAACGTGCTATAAAGCATGTGCTATAATCATTACCATACAATAAAGCATTTGTACCTAACAATGTTGTTCTGCAACAGCCATTACAATTATAAAATTCTGAAAAAACACCATTATTTAATTGTGCGCAAACAATAACAGCACTATGACCCATACAACTATTTGCTGCAGCTACAACCATGTTACATGAACTTTCAGCAGGAGCACAACTTGTACCGACATATAATTTAGTTCCACTTGCTGTTGAGCAAGTGCCGTTTCCTGCCATAAAATATCTTAAAGCAACATCTGCAGGAATAGCAACGCAAGTATTGCCAGTTAAAATACCACCAAGTTTTACTTGTTGTGCTTGTTTTGTCAAACCGTTGGTTGCACCAGTTATTGCTGACCCTAATACACAAGCAGTTTTACCTGTTACATAAGCTGCATCAGCTAATGAACGTGCAGTAAACGTTGAACTTTGGTCTGAGGTATAACAGATTGTACCAACAGATGCAATCTTCGTATCACCCGATAATGTTAATGGAGTGCCATCTGTTTGCTCAAACTTAGCACAACTTAGATTTAATTTTGTTGAAAATGCCATAATTTCGTATTTTTATGTTATTTATAAATAGTTAAAAAGCCGATAAGTCTTTGCATTATGTTAAATTTAGTTTATGAATGCAGTTGCACTCCAAGAGTTTCCATTATTGACCAAAGTAACTGAGCCAAAGTCTGTATTAACAGTCGCACAATCGGCACAGTTAATGCATCTTCCATTACCATTTACAATTATCATACACTCTAATGCATGACCACTAACATCAGTAATTGTAATCCTCTGACATGGTTTTGGTGTTACTGGCAAACAAATTGTTGAACCACTCTGAGCACCAATAAAATCATTCGAACAAGTTGCCACATATACAGCAGTAACTGCTTGACAATAAACATTAACCTGATTTGATTTACCCGTTACATATCCTGCATCAACAATTGAACGTGCAATATAATTCAAACTATAATCACCCGCATAAGTAACACCAATTTGATTTGAAGCAAAACGTGAGTCAACAAATGTTAATGTTGAGCCAACCGAGAGCGTAAGTGTAGTACCTGTGATTATTGAACCACCCAATCCAAGACTTTTACCTGAATTATATAGACTTAAACCGTTGGTTGCACCTGTGATAGTTCCACCTAATGATTTAAGTACCAAATCACCGTCACCGATACCAGTTTTATACCAATATTCACTACCACCAATGTTAACAGTTAAACCAGTATACCTAACACCACCGACACCACCAGTAATATTACTGTTCGCTTGACCTACGCTCGTATATGGTGTAAGGTTGCATAAATATCTGCTATCCGTTGGTTTCGGAGCACTTGTGTAAATATTATCACTTAAATTTATTGCCATATCTGTATTTTTTAACTATTTCTAAATTGTATTGGATTTGCATCTGTTGCAGCATATCCACTCATATAGACTTTATAATTTACACCCGCCCAACATCCCTGTGCCGAAGTAATTGCTATTGGACATTCATCTGGATATTTATCTGACGGAGCATTGTTAATTCTACCGTTATCAAGTGCGTTTACAAACCAACAGGTCTTTGATGTTGAGGTTGCAGGTATTGCAAGCCAAGTCCATTCACCACTGCTACTAAATGTAACTGTAACTGTTCCATTACTATCTGCAACTGGTTTTGCAATACATCCTGTTGTTATAAGAGCATTTGTTACTCCGGGACGACTACCTGCAGCAAGTTTACCATAATAATATGGATAAATACCTGTTATTGAAGCATTTGATACATTTGAACAACCACTTACTAATGGTGTGTTATAGTTTGTTCCCGAACTACCTTTTGGTTGAACGCCACAATCATATCTTGTACAAACACTCCATGTCTGACCGCCTAATAATACACTATATGCAGTTGCTGTTTCAACAGCAGGTGAACTTGCGCATGCTTGAAATCCCACAGGCATTTGACTGCCTGTAAAACTATATGCATTTGGTAAACCGCTTCTGAATGGAGAAGCACTACAATATTGTGGAGAAATACTACCTCTACTAAATGTTGCAGTAACACTCAAACTTGCTATTGAGCAACCAACTTCAAATGTGCCAGAAGGACTTAAACCAATGCTTACACTTGGATTTACCAAAGAAGTCGGAAATAATTCTGGTGCTAAAATCTCTTGAAGTAAGCATAATGCTGTTTTTCCCGTTAAATTATCTCCTGCAGTTACACCACCAACTGTTTTTGTTGCGGGGTTAGCAAGATTATAAGTACCACCAGTAGCAACAAGACTTTCTGCAAATTGCTTAGTTATAAGCGAGTTGGCTGAAAGACCCGGAAGATAACTACCACTATATTGTAAATTAAAACCGCCACCTAAAACTGTATTTCCTGTTAAAGTACCACCTAAAGCCAAACCCGCCATTGTAGCTGTTAAACCATTTGTGGCATTCACACTAACTGTATGTGTACCGCCAGATTGAACAACTGTTATGCCAGGACCACCCAGAACATCAGAAACGTGATTAAATAATACAAAATTTAATGATGTTACACCGACAAATATTGGGTCTGGTGTTGAAAGCACCCATGAACTATTTGCATTTGTGTTTCCACTTAAAACCCACATATATGAACCACTCTCCACTTCAGTACCGTCAAAGTCTGTAGTACGACCCCAAATACCTGTTGAGGCACTATATACACCATTTGCAGTATCACCAGTGGTAGAATTGTTTTGATTTTTAACCAAGACTCTCATGCCAGTGGTTGTCATATACCCATCAATTAACTGATTACCGCTTAAAGTGATGTTGCTTGTTGTTGCCAAACTAACCGCTTGTTTTGGTTTTAATCCGGATAGTATTGCATTTGCATAACCTTTATCAATTAAAGAACGGTCAGTATATGATGCACTGTAATCACCTGCATATCTTAAGGTATATTGTGAAACAGTACCATCAAAGACAGTATTTCCTGTTAATACACCACCTAATATTGCTGTTGTACCACTTTTAACAAGTGTTAAACCATTTGTTGCACCTGTCAATACGCTTGTGCCACCTAATGATTTGAGCACTAAATCTACGTCAGCCACTCCAATTTTATACCAATATTCTTTATTAACACCACCTGTCTGAGTACCGTTTATTAATACAGTTAACCCCGGAAATCTTTCGCCCGAAGGTATAAGCATATTAACCTCAGTTGTGCCAGTATATGGAACAGTAATGTTCAGATATCTACTATCTGCTGGTTTCGGTGCTTGGACCTTAATATTATCACTTAAATTTATTGCCATATCTATTGTTTTTTAACTATTTCTGAATTCCATTGGAGCACTTATTGCACCAACAGTTCCACTCATATAAACCTTATAATTTATGCCCGACCAACATCCTTGTCCAGAAGTAATTCCAATTAAACATTCATCAGGATATTTATCTGATGGAGCACAATTCACATGACCATTATCAAGAGCATTTACATACCAACATGTTTTTGCTGTTGCTGTGTATGGAATTGCAAGCCAAGTATATTCACTTGTACTTGAGTTGAAACTAACCGTCACAGTACCGCTACTGTCTGCAACAACCTTAGTTCCACCAGTTACAAGAGAATTTGTTACAGCCGGACGACTACCTGCAACGAGTTTACCATAATAATACGGATAAATTCCTGTTAAACTTGCAGATATTGCAGAAGTTTCTCCTGCAATTAATGGCGAACAATAATTATAACTCTTACTATCTTTTGGCTGAACTCCGCAATTATAATGCTGACAACTTCCCCATGTTTGTGTACCATATAATAATTCATACGTACCTGCAGGAAAAGTAAATGTGGGTGAAGTGCAACTAAATGCACCCGGAGCAGTTTGTGTACCTGTAAGGCAATATAAGTTAACACCATTACTTCTTTTACTACATGTTGCAGTAAACTGTGGATTAATACAGCCAGCATCAAAACAACTTAAAATACACAATGGAATATGACAACCCACTTCAAAAGTACCTGAAGGACTTAAACTCATACTACTACTTGGATTAGTAAGTACTGGATATAATGTTGGGACTAATAATTCCTCGAATAATTCAAAAGAAGTTTTACCAACTAATGATGTTCCTGCACAAATTCCACCAACACATATTGCAGCAGGACTTGCTAAGTTATATGTGTCACCACTACCGCCAGTACCACCGCTTGAAAAAATAACGATTGTGTCACCACTTTGAGTAACAACAGTGTTTCCACCACCCACAATAGTTCTGAAATTCAATGTGGTATCACTAATATTTATTGTTGTGTCTTTATAAACATCAACACCAATTCCGACATTTGAACCTAAAACTGTTGGAGTTTTTCCAGAAAAATAAATCAGGGATTCGTCAGCAGTAATTTTCAGCAAGTCTGGAGTTTTACTCTGAATTGTTTTAAAATTCAACACATTATTAACTTCACCTGCAAATACTGGCGCACCATTAGTATATGTACTACCTGTGGTAAGACTTCCAAGTACTGTGTTTATAACCGCAGTTGAGCCGTTATTATAAAAACTTCCTGTTACCCAAGCAGTTGTAGTGTACGGAAATGTTGTTACACCATTATAATATGAACTTACTGTCGGATTAATACCAATCAAATTGGTAACATCGCCATCAACAAAAATCCAACCAACACTATAGTCTAAACCTTCATTCCAAATCCATGACTTAACCTGCCCGGTTGATTTTAAGTAACCTCTTTTAGCAATATTATCACTCGGTGTACCAGTATGAATTTTAAAATCAGTACCCCTATAAAAATAATTATAAAGTGAATTATAATTACCATCATAGGTATTGTCAGTCATGTTATCAATTGGAAGTGTCTGAATACCAGTAAATCCACTGAAATATCCAACATTAGTTCCACCTGTAACAAAATCACCAATCGGAACAGTTGAGTCGTATTTCTTTTCAATAAGATTAATATCAGCAACACCGTCTTTATACCAATATTCAATATTAGTTCCACCGCTATTAACAAGTACAGTTAAACCATTATATCTTACAGGAACAGGTAATAATGCATTTGCTGAAGTTACTGAAGCATATGCGGTATTACCAGTGGTTAAATATTTTGACTCACTCGGTTTACCCGCATTTATTTTAATGTTATCGTTTAGTATTATTGCCATATCTTTTAACTATTTCTTAATTCCATTATTGTTGCTGAAGCAGTCTGATAATTACTGATATAAATCTTGTAGCACTGACCACCCCAAAGTACTGTTGAAACAGGACAAACGGTTGTATTTGAAGGAAATAGATTACCACCAGGACTTACAGCACCACCAATATTACCGTTATTAAGTGCATCTACAAACCATTTTGTTTTAGTTGCTGAAGCATCTGGTGTTGCAAACCAAATATAATCATCTGGAGAGCTGCTGAAATTAATACAAAGTGTACTTGTACTTAAAGCAACTACTTTACAACCACCAATTATCATTGCACATGTTGCAATTGGTCTATTAATACCTGCAGGGCAACCACCACTTGCTACTTTACCGTAATAATAAGGATATAAGCCACAAACACTTTGTGCAATTGGTGCTATACAACCAGCAGGCAATGCAGTGCAAAATACTGCACCACTGCTATCATATGCGGGTGTTGGACCTGCATCATAACAAACTGTACCATATGAGGTATTATTGCCGGGAGTTATTGTGTGAGCAGGCATTGCATAGGTTGATGTTAATGTAGTCAGTAAGCAATTACAGAAACCACCATTCATGTCTTGATATCTATGAGTATTTGGTAAACCACTTCTGAAACAGCAAGTACCACAATATTGTGGAGCAATTGAACCTCTGGTGAAGTTTAAACAACCCGTAACACTCACACTCACACCAACTTCATAATATGTTGTTGAAGGACTGATGTAGAATGAAAGTCCAGGTGCTGATACAGCAGGACTAACTGTTGGTACTAATATACTCTCAAGTATGTCTGAAATTGGCAATCCATATATTGGACTTCCACAACATAATCCACCTACTGTACATGTTGTTGGCGATGCACCGCTATACACTCCACCGCCACCAGTACCTGTTGAAGGTTCTAAGGTAATTTTACCATTACAATAAGTTAATACATCGAAATTAGTTCCACCAGTTACAATGACAGGAATAAAGTTACTGCCATCAGATATTGAGAAACCTGTTACATTTTCAATTTTTGTCTGACCCGATAATGTTAGTGTTGTACCCTCTAATTGCTTAAATTGTTCATCACTAAGGTTTGGACGTGCGAAAAATCCCATATGTTTTTATTTTTAAATTATTATATTATTTTTTAACACTTCTGAAAGATTTTTTCTTTCAGTATATGGAATACGCAATAAAGTAATATTATTTTTCTCTGCATATTCAGATTTAATTTTATCATTCAATTGAGTAACCATGTATTCGCTTTCACCACCAAAACATTCAACGGGTTTAAAATGTTGTCTTCCATCATATTCAATAAGTATATTTTGATTTGGTAAATAAAAATCATACCTCAAATTTCTACGATTCCTACACCCGTTAAAAGTTTTTTGTTTTTCATACTTAATTGAATGTTGATTCAGCCAATAACCAATTAATTTTTCACCCACACTACCAATCATCATGCTTTTCTTATTTACCCTTTTAATAAACCTTTCACGTCTAATTCTTGGTTTAATATTTTTATTACATACTGAGCAACCAATTGGACCGTGTAAATGATTAATTGGTGTTTGTGTGAATTCTATGTCATGTTTTTTACATGTGATTATAATTTTAGTTGACATATTAACATATTCACACTTCGAGTAATCAAAAATATCGCCATGAACATTAACTGCTCTTTCAATAAATTGTATTGTTGTTAATGACTTATTCTTCTTCTCACGATTTATTTCAATAACACTTAATCCGGATTCAAAAAACGAGTTATATTTTTGTTTATATGTGTGCATTTCTCTTTTCATTTCTTCGTAACTGCAAGCCGTACCCCTAATTAGCAAATCCGAAGTTTTTCCTTCGGTTTTATTTATAATAAATACAATAGAAACAGATTAAAAACTTACAGTTGTGGAAAATAAAAAACCCCGTAAGATTTCTCCTACGGGGTTTCGATATACTTATTCAATCTTATAGACTGAAATTTTTCTGCTTACGAGCCTTCTTACGAAGTTCGTTTACTTCCCTGTATGCGTCAGGATTAAACCTTTCACGCTTAACAACTGATACAAGGTGATTGAATTCGTTCTCAGTAATTACCTGTCCGATATAACCTTCTGCCTTGAGAACATAAGATTTGGGAGCACGGAGTGACTGAGACTGACCTTCGGTATCAAGTTTTGCTTCGAAGGTTAAATCAAGAATTTCTTGAATCTTTTCAGTAACATCAGCAGTCATTTTAGCTTTTGTCTGCTTCAATGCTCTTTCAAGCAAATCAACAACATTTTCCCTGTGAGTCTGCTTCAATTCCTCATATGTCTGAGTAAACTCATTCATAGTAGTTTTGTTCTTCAACTCACTAATAATTGCCAATGAACCGTAGCAGTCACGAATCATTAAATCCCATACCTGTTCAGCGTATGTGAATGAAGGAAACTTGTCTATTGCAACAATCTCACCATCAATCAACACGATGATACCAATCAAGTTCTTTGGACGTTCAAAGTGTGCAATGAACTGTTCAAGTTTCTTGTCGAACTTCTCGAAGTAGATGTTCAAGTAGTTACCAGTACCAGACTTGGTATCTACACCTAACTTCTGAATAGCAGGGTAAATATTACCGTGACCTGATGTCTGACCAACTGCATCAAACAACATTTCACGCATAGATACGGGAATCATACGGAATTCCTGAGTTCCACGGAAGTATCCGGTCTGTCCACCTTGTACACAACCTGCGTCATGGAAAGTTGTCTGAGCACGTGGCTCAACATAACCAGCCTTTACCATACCGTGGTTCTGTGCCTGTTGCTTAGTTAAAACAGCCATCTGAGTAGGAAGAATAACTTCCTTATCCTGTTGGTTGGTAAACGTGATTTGACCATAGGTAGAGTTACTTGACACCAATGATGTCAAGGGATTCGCAAAGCGAGTATCCAATGAAAACTCAGCATCGGTTGTAAGGCATACAATCTGCATATTTAATATGCTTTGTACAATAATATTACCATCTTTATCTTTGACAGGACGGCAACCTTTCAATAATTCTGAAAAATCTTTTGTATTCATAACGTATTGATTTTAATGTTATTAATTTCACACTCTAATTTATATGCATTAAATGCTAATTCTTCTGTTTCAAATCTACCTAAAAATTTTGTTTTACCTTGAATGTTAATTCTTGAAATCCAAGGTTTTTGATATTTTTCTTTAACATACGATACTCCAACATATTTACTACTACTTTTCATTTTTGTTCTCGCATGATGAGTATTTTCTCTTGAAGTGCACCATTCTAAGTTAGAAGAAAAATTATTTTTCTTATTTCTATCTTTATGATTTACTTCATCCAAATTATTTGGATTAGGAATGAATGCTTCTGCAATTAATCTGTGTAAACAAAATGCTTTATTTATACAATTTTTCGATAAAGTAACCAGCACATATTTACCTTGATTAATAAACGTACCTTTCAACGAACCCTTCAGTCTTCGACTGACACCATTTCTGTTAATTTCATTTCTATCCAAACTTCTAACTCTTCCAAAATTACTTATTTGATAATAACCCTCATATCCGACAACATCTTTCCAATTTTCAAACAATATTCTTGGGTAGTGAAACATATTAATTTGCGTTTAAGCGTTTACACTAATTTTTTTAATTCTCTTAACAGGAGCAGCTTCAAGAGCAAGAACCTGGTTTTCAAGCCAACGTTTGGTGTCAATTTCAAGTAACCTTGCGTTAATCTGTGGCTGTAAAGCTGCAGGGTTGTTAATTGCCATTGTGACAACACCCTTACCTAAAGTCCTTACATTAGCACCCATTTCGGCACTGGTAATCGGTGAAATCTGGAATGTTGGTACACTCCTTCCACTTTCTGCTTGCCAGATTGAGATAACTTCGTTAGTCAATCCATCGTAAGCGTTTTCGTAACCATCGGTTAAGATGAAAATTGCATCGTATGGCTTTGAAGGGTTTTCTTCCTTCAAAAGTTCAATAAATGCACTTGCAATATCACTTGCAAAACCTTTAGTATCAACTCTGTTAGATTCCCTTGCAGATGCCATAAGAACCAATGAAGTGAAATCTGCAATTGCCCTTGGGGTATTCTTTGATTCGGTCTTGTCACCTGTCATTGAGATACTACCGTCAACAATAATACCGATATTCTGGTAGAAGAAACCTGCAATTTTCTTTTTATCTGCAAGTTTTACAATTGCTGACCTTAATTCTGGTGTGAAAGTTGTTTCATAACCAGTTTTGTAAAGTGCAAGGAAGTCTGTTGCCTTTTCAACCTCAACGTGTTTTTCAACACCGAGTTTTGCGGTTGATTTGGTCTGACGGACCTGCTGGTTTACAGAAGTTACCTTCACATTCTTACGAATGAGTGCCTTTGTAGCTTCTCTCTGAACCTTAGTTGACCACAATGAGTGATACTGAGGGTGTGAAGTACTTGCAACCATACCGATAAGAACTTCTTCCGGTACTGAACTTACAGAAGTAATGTCAGTTTTTGCCTTCTGGTATTCTGACAAAAGTGGAAATTCGTTTGCAGGATACTGAACGCCAACAAAGTTAGCACCACAATCCCTCTTGAACAAGAACATCAATAACTTATATGCACGAGTATCACTACCGTTAAAGTACTTGAGAATGTTCTTAGTTGCAATTGTCAATTCCTTGTCACTTCCGTACAAACCATTTGTGATTATGTTCTTCTGTGCAATTGAAAGCAATACTGATGTCTTTTTAACACCATAAACGTGACGTAAAATCTGAGCAATCTTGTTACGGTACTTCAATGAGTAGAATTCCAAGTTAGTTTGACCCCAGATAAAGCCAAGAATGATTTTCCTTGACCTTTCGTTGTTAATCTTAGCATCCTTTAAGTCTACGAAAAGACGTAATACATATGGAAGACCGTTTTCACCCAAGTTGTTGAGTGCGGTAAGAACTGCCTTATCACTAAGACCATTATCATACCAGTCGATTGGATTAACAATATTACATGCGCCACCCTTCAAAGTATTTTTAAATTCGTTTAAAAGTACCTCAGACACGAACTGTCCAGTCGCACCCTTTTGACTTGCTATAATCAAAGGGAGTTCCTTAGAAAGACCGTACATCTTCTTGATTTCCTTCTGGAGAGCAATTGCTTGCTCATCCCTGCTGTGGTAGTAAGTTGCTGATGCTTTGCTACCTGATGCTGTGGTAAGACCGTCAATCAGTGTCTGTTTAACGCTTACAAGCATTTTCTGTGTTAATACCAACTTTTCCATAGTGAATGTTTAAAAATTTACATTACAATTATTAATAAAAAACATTTCAGAGTGCAAATATACTATTAAATCTGAAACATCAAAACATATTCGAAAAAAAAAACAAAAAAAATGGGCGAGTAGACACATTTCTATGTCAGTCCCCGCCCATTTTCTCTTCGAAAAACACTTCTCTCTATTAAGGAGAAGAAGTTTAGTTGTAATTTGGTAAGTTTGTCCCTCTTCTTCATGAGAGGGATTACATTTTTCAATCTACTGTATTCACAACAAGTTCTTCTGTCAAATTGCTGCTTCAGGTGGCACGCTCCGAAGAACCCGACATCTACTCACAACAATATGTCTTTTTTTATGAAAAAATAAGCACTTCTGCTTAAAAAACCATTCTTAATCATCAAATGTTAGGCGACACGCCCCGTTTTTTGTAAAAAACACTCTGGTGCCGACAGCCTAAAAACTTCAAGCGGTGGGGTTTACTTGATTTAATTTAAATTTGGTTTAACCCTTACCACTTTTAAAACTTGGGGAACATTTTAATAGTATTTGTTGTTTTTCTTTTGATAGTTTAACTGACTATTGACTTTACCACTTGTCTACTTCCCCAAATTTGTTTTGTTATTTGTGGGGAAGGAAGGACTCGAACCTCCGATATTACTGTAAACACTTTTAGTTTTCCCTTCGTATCTTCACCCGAAAGTTTGTGTTGCCACAGGGACAGTCGGGAATTCCAGAAACACGGTTACTTTACTTTCGTAAGAGGCTTTTCCGTGCATACCTGAAAAATTTGTGGGGAGAGCAGGCTTCGAACCTGCAAATCATTGAGTTCAAATCAATTGCTTTACCTTTTACTGAAAACACAATCAGTTCTCTCATCTAAGAGAGCAGTGAGTATGTATATTGAAATTGGATTATGGTCTACATGAGAATGAGCGTGTTATCAGCATAATCCTTAACCAACCTTATTTTCTCAATTAGATGTAAAAACTCAAAAAAATCAATATATTTGATAAGTTTTCAATATAGCCATACGAATAAAGTTTTTTTAATTAAAAGTGGTTAAAATGACAAATCAAACATTCAGTGGACAATTGGGTTTTGTTATTAAAAAAATCCACGCAATTAATAAAAGCGGAAAATGGTTCTATTTTTTTAGCAATACCGATATAACTAATACTATTTCAAATAATTACAAAATAGTTGGTGTTGATGTTAATATATTCTCTATCACAAATAACTTAAAAACGTTAATTGATATTGTTGGCTCTTTGAAAACCAATGATAATGAATTAAATGATTTATCTATAGAACCATACCCACTATTTAAAATTCCTGAAATAACTCAAGAGAATTCTTCTGAGGAATGGTATCTGATATTTATTACAGGTTGATGCCTTATCCCATTCTGGAATTAGATTAATTATTCTTTTAATATTTTTTTCTGGAGTCCAACAACTAAGTAATCCATTCTTAGTTATATCAATATTAAAGTAAACATGCAAAACATTATCACTTGAATAACCGTGATATTTATAGTATGCAAAGAACACTCTCCTTTCATACCATCGTAGTAGCCAATACATAAATTTATTAACTGGATTATATTTTTTCATTATTGATATATAATTATAAATACTAATAATAATTATTAGCAAAACCACCAATTGCCGTTTTGTTTAAAAAGAGTTTGTTCAATTCATCTTTACTGGGTAAATACCAATCGCTATAGCTACCTAATACCAAATCAGAACACAATTTTGCAGCATAGTTTCCTGCCCCCTGATTACTGACTACAGTGTTTGTGTTCGCATTTCCAGTTCCCAATCCTGTTGCTGTTGCCCCTGTTGTAGTATTAGTTCCATTATACCATTGTATACCTGTACTATAGTATCTTTTGTTTTATTTTTGCTATCTCCCCATATTAATACTTTGTTAAAGAACGTTTAAAAATTTAAGAAGAATTTCGTCAGTCTTGTTTTGTAGTTTTCTGATTTGCCGTCAAATTTACTGTAAACACCAACAGTTCTTCTTTTATTTCTCGAAATCTATTGGCGCAGTCTTCTTGTGACTTACCTTTGTCGGAGTGTTATGCCGAGACCATTAAATTTCATTGTAGCGTTGGACAGGACTCGAACCTGTGATTCCGAGCTTATGAGGCTCGTGAGATGCCGCTTCTCTACCCCGCTATATGCTTCTCAAAATTTTCAAATTCCTTTGTTACAAAGGATTTATCGAATTTTCCTAAATCTTTTATAACATATGGTTCATACCCACAACCAATAATTTCTTTAATTTTTAATTTATCTCTATTCTCTGTTTGTAATAATGAATGATTTTTCGATATTTTCTTATAATGCCAAGCACCATTCCATAATACTGCAATTTTATAATCTTCTATAATTACATCTGCATCCCATCCATTAAAAATTTGTTCATTACAAAGAACCAACTTAAATTTCTCACAACATAATTTAGCAAAATATATTTCGTTTTTACTTCTTTTATTTTGTGATTTTACAGAACATAAACCACCAATTCTTTCATACCCTTTCAGTGGCATTCGGAATTTTGTGGCACATGAATGTCCACAAAATCTTTGGTTTACTTTCTTCTGTTCAAAACTATTTTCACAATATTCACAATTAATAATTTTAACCTTTTTGTTTTTTAATGAAAGTTTATCTTTTGTTCCTTGTGAATGTACTCTCTTATTAGCACAGCCTCGTGAACAATAATATATTTTCTTTTGTGGGTGTAGTTTTTCACGTTCATTTACAATAAAAATTTTAGCACATGAAATACATTTAACCGAATAATCAACAAACTTACCATATTTTTTATCATTTTTTTGAGTATTTTGAAACTCATTTTGACAAGAAACATTACAAAATTTATTTTTTACCAATTTTCCACAATTCAAACAATTATTCATAATACATATTTATTATAAATACTGCGGACTTTTAAATCGAACCATAGTTTTCAAAGAACATTATAAGGTAAAAAGGATAATTCGTTTGTTATTTTTGTTTTAAACAATGAGGTTTCGACACCCCAACATTCTGCCTGAAAAGCGGACACTCTACTTTGAGTTAATTGTATACTGTAATAACGAACAGTTTCCTTTTGTATTTTAAATCTTGTTAAAGAACATTTGTCATTTCGGACGATGCAAACATAATACACTTTTATTTAACATGCAAGTGTTTTCTGAAAAAAATTAAAAATATTTTTACTATCGTCTGGGATTATAAATACGTAATAGTTTTAAAAAAGTTACAAAAAAATATAAAAATTTTTATCTTAATCTTATATCTTCCTCATTTACACGCATTTTACCCAAGTAATCAAACACATGTTTTTGGTCAGAACTTACTTCATCGGGGTCAATTAACAACTTTTTTTCTGCCTCACTAAGGTCAATTTTTTTCTTAGAAATCGGATTTTTATTCACATTGCTGACCATTTCGTGCACAGATTTTCGAACTTCTGGCTCAATTTTCGGCTTAATATCTTCGAATTTTACCTCAGTTTCATTCGTGGCAGTAGTAAAAGTTTCTCCCGACCAATTTAATAACTCTGGTTCTACACCATCATTTACACCCTCACTTACACCATCATTTACACCATCACTTTTTTCAATAGGTTTGTCTTCAAGTATGAATTTATCGTCACTTGCTTCCTCATTTGCACCCTCATTTGCACCCTCACTTACACCATCATTTACACCATCATTATTATCTATTTCACGTGTTGAGATTCCCGGAGATACAAATTGTGAAGTATCTATGGGTTTCTTTTCCTCGATATTTTCTGATTTTATATATGCACTTCTCAATAACTCGTCTTCCGCAGTTAATCCCCCTGCATTGCTTACAAGAGTATTAAATAAACCACCCGGAGAATGAGATTCAATTGATTCTGCTTTTCCAGCTATTACATCTTCACTATATTTTTTCTTTACACTATATGTTGTACCTACATATCTTTCGTCAGTAATTTTAATTTCCATTGTATCGTTGTTAAAGATACAGTCTTTAAATGTCTGACCGTCTTTAGCAAACCTTGCCTTAATAATACGTATACTTGCGAGACTTGCTTCTTTCTGGTCAGGAGTTTTAGCTACCGACATAAAGAAGTGTGCTTTCTGTACTCTCTTGATGTTACCACCAGACTGATGCGCCTCAACGAGTTCAGCATCAAAACCTGAACGATTACTCTGAATTGCAGACCAACATGGAATGTCAAAATCACTTGCCATTGCTTCAAACGACTTAACAATTTGAAGTTCAGCCTCATTACGGTCATTGACTTTCTTGTGAGATTCTAAACAATCAAGATAGTCAAGTATAATAATATCGAATTTAATACCTGTTTTTTTCTGTTCTCTGAGAATCCAGTCTTTAATATCCGTCATTGTGGTATTTTCCTGGCTGAACTTTTTCACTTTAAGTTTACCCGGATTCATGTGTGCAATATGGTCATTTGCCTTTTGAAGTGCTTCGTCATTTCTTTCATCGAGTTCACTTAAAGGTATTCCTGTCCAAATAGTAACATGCTTTCTCTTAATTTGTTCTTCGGTATCCTCAAAAATAATCTGACATACATTATAATCATGTGCACGTGCAGTATTGGCAATTTTAGTCAGTAATGTTGTTTTACCAACACCTGAAGGAGTCAAAATTAATCCAATTTCGCCTTTACCCAATCCACCACCAGTAAGTGTGTCAATAACACCAACACCAGTAGGAATTGTTTTACGAAATTCTTTCATTAGTGCTTTGTCAAGACCCTCTGTTGCATCACTACCATTATCTTCTGTATTGCCGATAAGTGCAATTTTTTGCATTTTTTCGTCAAACTCAGGTAAGAAGGTCTTGCTACGAATCTCACCTGTTTTTACTTTTGCAAGAACACCCTCTGCCCATTTGCGTATTTCTTGCTGTTTAATAAATTCAGTAGTTGCCTGTTGAACAACTATTCCATCGTGCATTAAAGTCTGATTGAGAATTCTTTCATTCCACAACTTAACTCTTTCGATTACAGCAAAAAGTGATTCTTCCTCAATAACATTATTGGGAGATTTGAATTCGTTTATGGCTTGGATTACACTCTGATTCTGTAGATTAGGTACTTTACCGTATCTCTTGACGTATTCCAACATAATAAGGAATAACCTCTTTATGTTAGGGTCATCAAAGTATTCTACTGCTAAGATTGGTATTGTTCTCTCGGCATATTCTGGTTCAACCAGAAGTTGCCACAATAATTTTTGTTGAAATTCCGGACCTTTGTATGCCGTTAAGGTATTATCTAATTGTTCGCTCATTAAAATGTATGTGTTAAGAACAGGAGGTCACTGAAAATTATCAGTAACCGCCCGTATGAATACCCCAACTATCGTCTCATTTTTCTGAGCAGTTCTTCCCGTTTTCCGGTAGAAAGTTCTCTGATTTGATTTATTGACATCCCTCTGACGTTGATTAAATCATAATCGTCCCACATATTTTTAATATCGTTCCCTTTGATTTTTGTGAAAATGTCTTTTGTGATTTCTGTGACTGCATCAACCACATCAGTTGACCATCTTGCAACAGGATTAAAACCATCTACATAGAAAACTCTTTCTACGATAGGATTTTCGTTGATGTAGAAACCAATTTTACATTCTACGCCTCTTATTGTTTTTTCCTCGATTTGCTGGATGATTGCCTGTGGATTGTATCTCAAATCATTCTTAATTTGTGAAGGATATGATTCAAGAATGTCTTGATTAAAATGGTATAGGTCATAGCAGGTATTACTGCCACAATCCCATAATATGTCGTACTTTTTTCTCGAAAGGGTTTTCTGCAACTTAGTAATTGCACGTGGAAGGATATCCCGAATGTCTATGGAATATCTTGTAAATGGGTTGAACTTATCTGCATCAAAAATTTTCTCACACAATAATACGTTACCTTGCATTAATGCAAATCTGAATGTATTGCTGTATTCTTTTTCGTTCATGGGGTCTGTTATTTTTAATTGTTAATACTATGTACAAATATAATGTGAATATGCCGAAGATGAAAGACTTTTTTATAATTTACCCTTATTATTTTTATAATATTCGTTAAGTAGCTGTTTCTCATTCTCTATGACAACATAAAAAGGTTCTACGTAATTCGGAAAAGTGCCAGTGTATATCGTCAAGAACTCATCTTCCGTCATCATCTTAATCAGGTTTTTACTACCTCTGTCTGTCGGATTTAACGGCATTTTTAGCTGTTCGAGTTCTTCTCTTGCCTGTTCGTTTAAAAATGGTTCTCTGAGGTTAACTAATTTGTAATTCATTATAAGTCTGTCAACATTTGCCAAAAGACTTTCAAATACTTTCAATGGTTTTTGTTTGTTAGCAATGCGTTCCTTGTTAATCCTGTCGGCTTCCCGGCAAATTTCCCTTACAGTAAACTTTTTATACTGCATATCGGGGAAATGTTTAACGAGTGTATCTTCTCCAACACCTGGAATTCCTTTAATATTATCTGCCTTGTCACCCGTAATTACCTTCATAATAAGCGAGTTAGTATAGTGGTGACCAAAGTTCAAGGAATAATTTGCCTTTGTGATTGGCATATCGATGTTTGCGAAAAGTATTGTAATATTTAAGTCTAATAATTGTCCGAAGTCCCTGTCATTAGTATAAAGATAAATTTCTTCACGATTTTCATATTGCATACAATAAGCTGCAATTATATCATCGGCTTCGATATCATCTACCTCAATTTGTCTCAGAAATAAATCTTCGGCATATGCTTTTATTCTCTGTCGTTGTTTTAAAATGGATTCTTCTTTCTCTGCTTCCCGTTTAATTTCGGCATCGCTCAATTCAATTTTTTGATGCCAACTTTTGTTTTTACGATTGGCTTTATACGCAGCGTCAATATGGTGTCTGTAGACACCACCGTTTTGACCGTCCCAGACTAAAACGACTTTATTGATTTTATGTGCTTTTATTAATTTGCGTACAGTTGTGAGAAAAGAATATAACCCACCAATATGACCAAACTTATTGGTGTGTACATCCTTTGCCCCGTTGAACGAGCGTTTCAACAGATAGGAAGAATCCACTAACAGAGTTCTTGTTCTCATCCTATTTCGAAGGTATCTTCTTTTGTGAAATCAGTGTACTTGTCGCCCAAGTCACCTACTTCAACATCAGTTCCAAGAATATCACGGAAGAATCCAAGATTTTCCTTTTTATATGCTTCAATACTATCTTTGTCCGGAAGTATGAATCCGTGTGGGGTACTTACTACCTTTCCTTCAAAGGAAATTCCACCAAGAGGTCCGTCAATTTGGTTTTTAGCAACGTTTACATTAGCCTCAATACCATATGCGATATCCCTGCTTTTGCTTGTAGCAGTTACTTTCTTAGCACCATGAGCAGCAATACCACCAAAATGATAGATTAGTCGTGAACCATAAAAGAATGTTTCACCACCTTTGTGTTTTACAACACCTGCACCCATACTGTCAATCCAGATTTTCTGTACGCCAATAACTGTATTGGTATACTTTTTACTTTCTTTTCTACTGTTTGGAATTGTGTTGTTGAGCATGTATTTGAAAGATTTCTCAAATGCTCCGGCATTCCACATGTTGTTATCTGAGGTATTTTTTTCTTGTGCATTGATTGATTTAATGCAATCAAGCGTACCCAATGAGTCGATTGCGAACAATAAATCATACGGTAAATCACCGTTTTCCTGTTGGTCGATTAGGAAAAACATTGCTGCAGCCATATCTTCAATGGCAGCTTCTTTTCTTTTTGGGTCTTGTTTCTTACCGAATTGGTTAAGAAGATATTCGTTATCGATTAAAATAAAAAATTCGTTATCCCAATCGAAACCCATTTTTCTTAAACGTTCATTTCCAAGGTTATTTTCAGTATCAATGATGACAGGTAATACTCCCATTTTCTGTGCACTTACAATGCCTTCACAAACTGCTGTTGATTTACCTGTATTACTAAAACCACGTGCCAATGAAACATATCCCTTTGGAAAGCCGGGAAGACCTGTTGATTGTTGTAATGCTTTTGAACTTGGAATCCATATTAATGGTTTGTCTGGAGAATCTTCTCCACCAATTTTTTTCTTGAAATCGTTTAAGGAAAAAGTTTTTTTTGCCGTAGGTTTCCTAACAGGAGCTGCAGGAACTCCACTTTCGTTATCTTTTGCCATTTAATAAATTTGTTTAGAGTAAATTAAGGGGGAACATTATATTCCCCCTCAATTCGATTTAATAATTTTTTCCTTAGAAAGGTAGGTCTTCGTAATCACCTGAAGGTGGAAGTTCTTCATTTTCATCACCTACAAGGTCCTCGTGCTCGTCATGAACTAAAGCAGAACCCGCATTTTCGGTAAGGTCAACAGAGTCTTCCTTGTACGTACCCACTGTTGTAGGTGTTATGTTTGCAATAGTTGTACGTGGTCCTTCTTCAAGGTCAGATGCGTATTCGAAGTTCTCGTCATCATCTGCATCGAGATTCTGCTTACGTGTGTTAGCAGCGAGTTCAAGGTCTGGACGACCAGGAAATACCCAATGCTTGTTACTTGCATCACTATCTTCCCAATATGGGTTAGTACCTGCAGCAACCATTTGAAGGAATTCCAACGGTGTGATTCCCGGTGCTTTCTTTGGTAAGAAAACTTGTCTCCATGAAGTTGTGTCTTCGAGCCACTGTCTTGCAACGATTGGGTCGCTGTGAAGTGGTGACTTAGCACGAGTACTCATGGCAGTAATTTGTTTGTAACTGATTTTGTTGAATTCAGTATCTGCCGTTGTTATACTGATATCAGTACCGTTAATCGGGTCTGCGAAACTTACACCATTCTGAGTGTTGAAGTCATCGAGAATCGGGAACAATTTATCAAGAGTACCTTGGTTCTTGAAATTATGTTTGAATCTCCAGAATTTAACACCGTCTTTTTCAGCACCCTTGTCGATACCTTTGATGATGTAGAATTTTTTAGCATCCCATTTACCTGCCTCAATAAAAATCTCACGGTTTCTGTCCCATATGACTTTCTGTGCAGAGGTCAAGTCCTCTTTCTTAACTTTCTTAAGAGAAGGGTCTTGTGTTGCAAGAATTCTTTTTGCTTTTTCACAAAGCGGACATGGAGCAGGAATCATAATTTTGTTACCATTTCCATCGAGCACTGGATTACCATCTTTGTCAACTTTGACAATTTTTGGGTCATTGTGTGCAGGGCAATAAACTTTCGCATATACCCTCTTACCACCAGCGATGGTCATAGGTACTGCATGGAAGAACGCCTCAACGAAAAAGAATTTCGTCTTGTACGGTAGAATCCTGAAAGTTTCTTTAGGTTTGCGGGGAGTGAAATACTTTGAAAGTATATCCTCTTTTGATTTGCGTTTGTTTTTTACTTGATTTTTCTGATAAGTACTAAACGCTTCTTTGAAATTTGACAAATCGCCACTTTGGGCATTTACATTTTGATTTTCCATTTTGTTAATTAAATTACATTAAGTTATTTTTACAATATATAATTGTGCTACAAATATAGCCTACATTAACTATAAATACAAGGATTTTTAAAAATAAACTAAAAATCCGAAACTTTTTTTAAGGTAAAATACCATCATTAACGACTGTGAATGATAACGTTTGCTTGTTCTCATAATAGTCGCCATTTTTTAATCTTATCTGCAAATAATAATCCTGCGGAATCAACCATGATGTGTCCAAATCGAAATCATAACCACTTGAAGTCCTATTAACTTTAGTAAAAGGTATAATATCTATCTCATATTTTGCTCCGACTGTCGTAAATAGTCTATATTCAATATCCAAAGGTAAGAAATTACTTTGATTTGGGTATAGTTCTTTTATACTCAGCCTGATTTTTCTGATATTTCCTGCTCTGACATTCTCTTTTTCGTTGATTCCCCAGAAATAAAAGAAATAATTTCTTGGGTCAATCTGATTGCTCTGATTAAAGGTATAATACTTGTCTGCAGAGATAAGATAAAACTCACCATTGTATTCTGTAGTTCTACTATTAATGGTTACTGACCATACATCACGGAATATTACTGCATCAGGATATGTTAGAGAATCAATGTTTATGTTTATTTTGTAAACACCCCTTGACACATGTGTGATTGAATCACCTGTAAGGGTCAGCACAAGATTATCTTCGTAATCATAAATGTCTACCTTATTTACTGTGATGTTTTGACTGAAGTTACCGACATTTACATATAGATAAAGGTCATTATCCTTATCCATGTAAAAATAATTTCTGTCGTCCGTAATTTCGTCCGCAATAATTGTTTCAATGAAAGGTTCGTAAAAAGTATTTGTGTGTTTAGCATGAAATGCAACTGCCTGTCTGAATTCAGTCTCTAATGCTTCGATATTATCGGGAAATTTAATTCCTAAACCAAAAGAACTACCCGTATATGCCGATGTTCCTGTATAACCTGTACCAAAAAGTCGTTGATTAATGTAATGTGTAACGTCAATTTCCATATTTTCATTACCTGCCTCGAATCCCTGTGTACCGATTATCTGTGTTACACCACTTATATATGCACCCGCAACTGTCCAACCGCTTGCTGTTGTTCTTGCGGTCCAGTTAGATGCCTGTTCGGGAATTACCGGAACAGGTCCTAAAGTAAATAAATCCTGTTTATCGGAATACGTAAAAACATAGCCATTACCTTCTCGCCAATCTTCGTTAACATTAAAAAGGTCTAAAGTAAAAGCTGCAGCACGGTCAATACCCATACTATATGACTTTTTTCCAATGAATTGCGGTGCATATGCAATAGTATTAGTCATATGTAATACGTGTCCGATAATCCTTTGTGGATTTATTGAACCCTGTACAATTCTATCACGTAAACCCTGTAAATCAACATCAAAAATAAATCTACTAACCTTTGCATCGAATGTACCATAAGATATTTCGGTAACGGGGTTCTGAGAGTTATTCGTAAGGTTACTTTCGATTAACGTGTTATTCTTGGAAAAATATGACCTGAATACTGACATGTTACTTTTCTATATAAATACGAGCAAACAAAAAAGACTACTCGTGGTAGTCTTTTTATTATCTGAAATATTGTATTTTATTTCATGTTATGCTTAATTAAAATCTGCACAGCCTCTTTTTTACTCATTCCTGTTGGAACTCTACGATATGTTAGGGTTTCTCTTGCAATTTTAATCTGACCTTCGTTTAATTCTTCTTTCTTCTCTTCTTCGGGTTCTTCCTCTTTTTCTTCTGGTTCTTCAACAGGTGCTTCTACAGGACTTTCTGCAGGAGTTTCCTCTGCTTCTGGTTCTTCGTCACCTTCTACTTCGTCACCAACATTATGAGGTTTAAATCCAAGTAACACATCTGTTGTTGCTTTATCGCCACCTTGAGCATCTGTTGATGCATTTGCCTGTGCTGAATCTTCAGGTGTTTCTTTGCTTGTATAATACTCTGGGTCTTCTGTAAGATGGTCCAAAACGATTTCCAATGCGTACATCGGGTCATCGGTATGTTCCATTTCAACTTTCAATCCCATTAATATTTGTTCTTGACTGAATTCCATTGGAGATTTACCTTCACCCTTACCGCCAGGAATTAATTCACCTACTTCTTCTTTGTCTTGTGCAAGTTGTTCAACATTATCTGTCTCTGGTTCCATTGACATTCCTATTTTATCGAAATCCGGCTCAATTGCAGGTATTGGCATACCCTCATCATCAGTACCAATTCCCGGCATTTTACTCATATCTTCTTCTTCATCACCAACTTCGCTTGGACTTGGATTATCGATATCTTCAATGCCCTTTTGAGCATTTGGTTCTGCTTCTTCTGCAAACTCTGCAGGTTCTTCTACTGGTTGTGCTATTCCACTATAACTTCTTGCCATATCTTTTTGAGCAAGTCCCTTTTCACCATATCCCTTTGGAACTTCTGGTAAATTAGAAATGTCGTCATCGCCATACACTTCAGTTTCATTCATGTTCGCCATATCATACTGTAAGCCAATATAGCCAAGACGTGAATTCCAAGACATAATATAACCGTCTTTTTCGTAAGTTTGGTCTTCTGTACCATTACCAAGTTCCTGTGAACCTTGGTGTTGACCAGGATTATGCCATTGTTTAAGGTATTCCATTGCAGCGTCTTTACCTTTAGTATCAAGAATTTCTAATGGCTGATATGCTTCATCACCCTGTAAGAAAACAACATCCTCATATTTGTCACGGTCTGTACTTTCATTTATTTTAACTGTTGACACCGGATTTTTCTTTTTCTTCGGATATTTTGACTGTGATTTTGGCTTGAAAGTTTTACCCAATTGTTTAAATGGAGAAAATGCATCAGTATTTTCTTTTTTCTTATCCTCTTTTTTCTTCTCGTCTTTCTTCACTTCCTTCTTCTCTGCTTCCTGCAAGAAAGGTTCTGCCTCTTTAGGATATGTTCTCGTTTTAGCGGGTTTTTTAACGCCTGCCATCCTATCAAGTTCAGCCATTACTTCGGGAGTAGTCGGAGAATAATTCGGATTTCTTGTACCGTTTCTTTGTACTAAAGCATCATATGCCTGTAATATTTTGTCTCTTTTTTCTGGAGATACTTCAGGAACTGGCTCATTGTCAGTAGGTAACACATCATCAACAGTTGGAGTTTCTGGCTCTTGTTGTGGCATATCTTCTGCATTTTCAACATCATCTGGATTGTATTCCATTGTATCTACTTCTGAACCATAGCCGGGATTTTCTTCGTCATATTCATTTTCAACAACACCGCCCAATGTCATACCTGCAATAGGTTTGTCCATTTCCAAAACGGGTTGCATTTTTAATTTCATTGCTGGTTTATCGGTTTCACCTAATCCCAGACTTTTAAGACTATAACCTTCTTCTTTGAGTCTTTTGTTAACTGCTTTTTTTACGTTTGCAAGCAATTGCTCAAATGTCATACCTTCTCTGATATAATCCCACATAGAATTAACGTCAGCCAAATCATCCCAACTCATTGGTAACATTTTGTTTGCCAATCCCATTGCAACCTTATAAAGTAAATCTTTATGTAGGTTTGGAACATCTGCCTTTGTTAATTTTCTACCAAGTTGTTTTATATCGGTAATTTTACCACCAATCGGACTAACACCGCCAATTGGGGGAACAGGAGCAACCTCTTCTTTTACAAATTTGTCGAGTTCCGGAGATTTTACTCTTACAGAAGGATTTGTAGGTTTATTGTCTGCGTAATTATGTCCTGTTTGCATTTTATCGAAACTATTTTTGCCAAACGGCATAGTATCGATAATATTAATTGCCTCTTGAAGTTCCTCTGCATTTGGTCCTTCTTGACCTTTCACGTCAATATACTTGTCGATAATATCGAATAGTTCGTTTGTATAGTTGCTGTTGAAGTTCTGTAAAGCATTTTCATCCAACTCAAAAGTTTGTGAACCATTTGCATTGGCATATGAGAATTTCTGTAACTGTACACCTTGAACATTGTACACACCCTGTTGGTCACCATCATTGAATTCTAATTTGAATACGAATGTATATTGGTTTTTATCTTTATCAACACCGTTGATTGAAACTACGCTGTTGTCATCAGTCATTTGTACTGTAGTCGTATTGCTACCACCATCATTTATTGTTAACTGACCATTTTTTAATGCCATGAAGCCACGGGTTAAAATTGTTTTAGCATCGGGTGTACCGAAACCTAAGTCTTCATTTAGCTTAACCTTATTGACTTTCTGAAACACTTCAAGAAGTCTGTCTGTACTGCCAACTGGTTTATATATTCTCATGTTTATATCTATTATTCGAAAATTATTGGGTTTTTCTGACCGAATTCTCTTAATAAAACACCTGCAAGAGCATTTGCTTCGTTTTCATGCTCACTACCCGTTTCATTTGAACCATCTTTCAAAACACCCGCTTTACGTTGTTTATCGTGTACTAATTCATGTGCAAGCGTCCTTAAAACGTCTGCTAAATTCCTATTTGTTGCCACCACTCGCAATTCATTTGTCTTTGGTGTGTACTTACCGAAGGAATGCATTGTTGGTGCTTCAGTTTCATCATACGAAATCACTATGTCTGGCATACTTTCACCCAAACCAAGTTTATTCTTAGCAAACTCAACGAACTGATTAATAACCTCTTCCTTCTTCTCCTTTGGGAGAATCGACTCGTTGAGATTATTAACTCTTCTCATCATTTCAAAGAGTCGTTGTGGACTGCCGTATGCATGAAATACTCTCACTATTAATTAAAATCATTAAAACTATTCTGAACATCTGTTTTGGAACTCTGTGGCAGGTCATCAAAGTCTGCAATAAAACTACCATCGGGTAATTCTCTTACACCCTTCTCGTGCTCTTCATTACGTTTCTCACTGAACCAGTTACCCGACCAAAAATCATTTAAGTTAAAATAATATGGATAACTCACATTTTTCTTACTCATAAGTTTCTCGGTATTAGTCGGTTCACGGACTTCCTCAACATCGACACTAAGAGTTTCTAACTTCGCATTTAAACCTTGTACGGTTGCGTTTAGACCTTCTAATTGGTCGTGTATGCTTTGCATTGCTGCAATATTATGTTTAATAATGTCATTCTGAATGTCATCAACTTCCTGTTGTGGCTCTGCACCCATACCCATAGGGTCAGGATTCATACCACTTGGGTCTACTGGTGGTTCAGGCATTGTGCCACCGCCTGCTGTCGGAGCATCTGTTCCGGGTGGTGTTTCTGCAGGTGGACCTGCTGCTGGTGGTTCGGGTAATGCACCCGGAGCACCTGTATTTCCTGCAGGGGGTTCACCCATACCCAAAGGCTGGTCATTGGAAGGCGCAGGAGGCACTTCGCCCCCACCTGGTTTAGGTGCGTCTTCTTGGTCACCTGCTTCGTTAGTAATCGCAGGTATCTCATCGAACTGGTCGTTAGCACTAACTAAAGAACGATATCTTGGCGATTCATTAATCGTATAGCCAACACGATACTTAAAGTTTCTAAGACCTTCCTCAAAAACTTTATCTTTCTTATTATCTTTCATCTATATGAAATTATTAATATTGCTCTCTTAATAATTGTTTACCGTCTTTAGTAACATAGATACGGTCAACACGTTCAATCAAGCCTTCACGTTCATCGAGAATGACTTTTTTTGCAGTGTCAACCTTTGGTTTCACTTCCTCAGTTTGAGGAACTTCAACAAAGTTATCAAGTGCGTTTTCTACTTTAGTTTCCATAGTACTTATAATTATTTCATATAAATACTATGTTTTGTTAGAAAATAATTATTTTGGGAGTATCGTAGATGTGTATTTGAAATTTATTTTAAATCTTGTAGTGTATAGCCACCAATTCCACCAGTTTTACACCTATTTAATGGTATCCAACCCTCAGAAACATATTTATTTAATGTTTCACGTTCTAATTTAATCGCATTTTCAACTGAAACATATTCAGTTAATTGTTTTCTTATTGGTACTAAACCTGTCATTTTCATGTGAATTGTGACACTATCCCTTTCATCAGAATTTCTAATGTATTGTCTTTTAACTATATTATATGTTAATCCAACATATACGTGATTGTCTGAAAACTCATATGCGTATATACATCTTTTATATTTACTACCCACAGGAATCATGTGTTGACAAATATCATCAAGCCAACCACTTTTCAACGAAATAGTATATACGTGTGGTGAGAATTTACAAAATTCGGTTTTTGTCTTATATTCCAATGCTCTATTTCGGCAATTTTCAACATTATTCCAATGTCCATTCGGCAATTTTTTAAATTTCATATGCCGACAAACATTTTCAAGCCACCCATTGTGTTTTGCTGATTCATATGCTTTTTTATCTCCTTGTTGAAATTCTATTCTATGTTGATATTTTAACGCAACAGTGCGACATTTTTCCTCAGTCCACTTAAATGTATCTTCATACGGCTTTTTCATGTGTTTACATGCAATATCAAGCTGTCCACCTTTTCTCAATATTTCGTATGCTCTCGAAGATATTTCTCTGAAATCACGTCTATTCGAAAATTTAAGTGCTTCGTCAAAACACATTTTTTCAGTCCACTTATTGTATTTTTTCATAATAAAAAACCGTTAATATAAATACTAACGGTTTACATAAATTTTAAATTATATTTATAATATTGTAACTAAATATCTTTTAAGTAAAGTAAAATTAGGGAGAATTTTATAATATGTCAGGTACGTATCACCGCTTAAATCTTCGTGAGATTTAATTGCCCTATTACATAAACCCAATTTTATTTCATCTATACTAATCCGAAAAAAACCATACATATTGAGATTCACACCCCAAATACATTTTTGTTTTGAAATGGCTGTTCCTAACACATATAACATTTCGTCTTTGTAATTATAAAGCATGTCTATTTCTTTCGGCAAAACATCCATTAAACCCTGTACATCAACGATTTGAAAGAATATTGGGTCTAAATTTACGTATAGGTATTTTGGACTGAAATAAAATTGTGGTACGGCTGCGATAAAACTTTCAATGCCTCTGACGTGCGATTGTTTGCTTTCTTCGAAGCTGCATTCCCAATAAAGTTCATTGCTAACTATGCGTTTTTTCAGAATATCCGCATTCTGAATTATCTGATTGTTGGGGTTTGAAGCCTTCATGAACGACCATCCAACGTATAGTGTAGGAAGTTTGTCGAGACTGTCATACTCTTGTGGTCCTTTATAGTAGTTAATATAACTGACTTCGGTATGATTTACCAGTTCTTTTTCATAAATAATGTTACCTATTTTCATTTTTTAGCTTATTTACGTATTTCAAAACACCATCTTCTAACTCATGAAAAGGCTTTTTATAGCCAGCAACCCTCAACTTATTCATCTTAGCCTCAGTAAAATACTGATACTTGTCTCTGATTTTAATTGGGGTGTCAATATAATTAATAGTTCCGGGATTACCAAGACTTTTAAAAACTGCTTTCGCCAAGTCATTAAAAGTACGTGCTTTTCCTGTTCCGACATTATAAATACCCGAAAGTGGTTTTTCTGTTGCCATAAATATGCAAACGTCAACAATATCATCCACATATACAAAATCACGTAGCTGTTCACCGTCTTTGTAGTCTGGACGATGTGACTTAAATAATTGAATTTTTGCAGGACCTGAACAAAACTCAATTTGGTGATATAAATGTAAAACAACAGAAGCCATTTTACCTTTATCGGCTTCTCCGTAGCCGTAAACATTAAAAAATTTTAGTCCGTACCAATAAGGTGGTTGTTTTTCCTGGACTTCTGCCCAAACATCGAACTGTTGCTTTGACCAACCGTAGGGATTAAGTGGTTGTAACTTAATGATATCCTTCTCGTCATTAAAACCTAATTCTCCGTCACCATAGGTTGCTGCACTTGAAGCATAAACCAAAGGGATTTGGTATTCTGCGCAGATATTCCAGATAAATATACTTGCGCCAACATTATATTCGTCAAAAAGATTTCTGTCCATAACAGTAGTATCGGTAATAGCACCTAAGTGATAAATAACATCTATATCTTTGGCGTGAATTAAAAGCCATTCATATATCGACTGCAGACTTTCGGTACGGGTATCAAGTACCACAACACCAATTGCTCCACGTCTTTGCAATTCTGCAACGAGATTCTGACCAATAAAACCTAAACCACCTGTTACTACTATCATAAATTTTTTATTTTCTCAATAATATTTGTGCTTGACCTTTTATCTGTTGGGTAAAAAACCACACCAAACCTTGAATTTTCACTGCCGATTACCTCTTTATTTCTATATTGGTCACCAACAACCATATAATCAATATCTAACTTATCGACTAAGTTTCTCAACTCATCATCTGTGTCAAAGATAAATACTTGATGAACCATTCGCAAATTTCGCATTATTGTTATTCTTGTGTTAATGTCATTAATGGGTCGTTTATCACCCTTTAACCTCTTAACACGCTCATCTGTATCAAGTCCAACATATAGCTTATTTTCCGCATCGAGAACTGGATATACATCACCGGGTTGATAGTTCTTTGCATACCAAAGTAAGTCTATGTGTCCCGTATGTAAGATGTCAAAGCACCCGTTTACCCAGATATTCATATTTCTTCGATTCTTTTAGTTTTGTCATCAATAAGTAGGTCGTATGAGGGTTTAGTTTGGGTGTCAAGTCTGTGAAATTTACAACCCCAATCAGCAAGTTGTTTCGCTGTTAATTCTTTCCAATCTATACCAGTATTTCCACCCCTGGCGGTCCAATAGGTAATTGAATGTCCTTCGTCAAAGAGTTTGTTGATTTTCTCAATCATATCATATCTTGGCTTGGCATTTGGATATCCCTCACTACTGTCACAGATTGTTCCGTCTATGTCTACTAAAATTTTCATTGCTGGCTATCTCCTTTCTCTATTCTTATTGAATCTTCCGGAAAATCGGTTGTTGACACTTCAACTATAATCGAATTTGTAATCGCCATTAACTGATGTTCTACGTTTTGTTTAATTTCTATTTTGTCTCCTCTTTTAAAAAGAAAATAATCGAAAAAATCACCGTTTTCACTATTCATAACACATTCCAAACTACCCCACATACAAAACCACAATTCTTGTTTGAGAATATGTTTATGCCAACTAAATTTTTTTCCTTTGAAAAATACTAAATATTTTAAACAATATTTTTCGTTATTTACTAAGTGAATTTCCAACCCCCACCCCTTCTTAACTACCTTCGAGTTCGAATTTAATCCAATAAAAACTTGTGTCCAGAATTCTCGATTGAAATTTGTAATATTATGACACTTTTTACATAATGTAATTAAATTATCTTCACCATTATTTTTTTTATTATAATCAACGTGATGTACATGTAAGTCTTCGGTTTCGCCACACAATTGACAACAATTACCGTCCCTCTCTTTTATTCTGTCTTTTAATCCTTTATTAAATCCTCTCGCATATTTATGGTCTAACCTAACATTATCTTCAATTTCTTTATTATTTCCATTATTTCTGGAACAATTTAGTGAACAAAATACCACATTCTGTCCCTTATGTAAATTTCTCCTTGTGTATTCAAAAACTTTACCACATCTTTTACACGTAGCCTTTTCTTTATCTTCAATCCACGCAGGATTATTTTCATTTAGTCTTTGTTGACTCAAGTACACGCTTAGACATTCTCTTGAACACACAATTCTTTCGCCATAATGCTTAAATTCATTACCACAAACCTCACAATTACTCGTTGTTCTTATATCGGTCTTTGGTCTTACTGAATCTAACTGACATGTTTTTGAACAATATTGTCTGTCCTTCTCCCAAGTTGGTGCATTAAATTCTTTCTGACATTGTTTACAAACCAATGTTGATTTACGATTTTCATCAGTTTGTTTTTTATTTCGATTTCGCTTACACTCATAACAAATATCACTTTTAACATATCTCTTATCGACATGTCCATATTTACAAGGTTCACCAGTAAAGTACCACTTCTGACCGATTTCTTTAGCTTCTTCCCTTGTAATTATCTCAATCATAATTTTGCTTTATTTAAATCCACAACAACCACACCCTTTTGAGTAACAACCCAAGCTGCGCACTTGTTTGCAAACTGAATTGCTTTGGAAATATCTTTATTTTTCATATAATCTGCAACCAAAGCCGCAAGGAAAGTATCTCCTGCACCACTTAAATCTCTGACTGGGTGTTCATCGTCTTCATTTAAAATCTCTTGATAATCAAAAATACCTACTTTATTGTGTGAATACATTGCCCCCTTTTTACCGAGAGTTACAACTAATATATTACTGTATTGAAAGTCCAACCATTGTTTATTTTTCAGAAATTCTTTTTCGTTTATTTTAACACAAAAAACCTTATCACACCAATGACCAAAATCTTTCTTCGTGTCCATAAAAACCAACGGATGTGAATTTGCAATGTGTTCTATTACTTCCTCACTAATAAAACCCTTATCATAGTCACTAATAACAATTGCTTCGTATTGACTATAATCAAACGCCATTTGCCTATCATATATGTTTGGTCCAACAAATATCATGTCGTTTTCATCAACCCGAAGTAACATCTGATTTGAAACTTCATCAACATATCGGGTTTTTGTTATGCCACTATATGTGTGGATATCTGCATCAATACCTAATGCAAGTAAGTTTGCATAGACATTCACAGCCATACCACCATTAGACTTATCACCCAAAGGTTTAAAAACGGGTACTGGTGCTTCAGGACTTAACCTGTCGCATTTTCCATAGCGAAACACATCTTTACAACCGTCACCGATTACTAATACTTTACTCACTGTAATCTCTTTAAAATCTCAATTATTTTTTCCGCAGCGTGACCATCACCAAATGGGCACTCTACATTTATTTCATAATCATTATGTACTTCGTCAAAAAAGTACTTTAAGTCTTCTGGTCTTGTTACCAAAAGACCATTTACACCAATTGCTTCCGGACGTTCTGTAACAATTCGGCAAGTTAAACATATTTTATTGAAAAAACAAGATTCTTCCTGAAGTCCACCACTATCAGTTATTACCATACGACACTGAACCAGTAATTCAAGCATATCCTCATATGGCAATGGGTCAATAACTACAACATTTTTTAATAAATGCTTCCATTTCTGCACATTTGGATTTGGATGCATTGGTAATATGAAAGCATATTGTGGATATTCCGTTGCAAGTTTTTCCAACTCAGTAAACCATCTGTCCATCCAATGATGATTTTCACGCCTATGTAATGTAACCAAAATTTTGTTGGTATATATGCATTTATCTTTATATAACAAGAGATTATCAATGACCGTATTACCAACAACATAAACATCATCCAAAATTTTTTCTCCCGCAAGATTTCTTGCTGCCCAATCAGTTGGACATAGGTGAATATCTGCAATTTGTGATATTATTCTCCTGTTGACTTCTTCGGGATATGGGTTTTCTTTGTCGTATGTTCGGAGTCCGGCTTCCAGGTGTATTACTTTAATACCATGATGAAATGCAGACAGTGCTACCGCAAATGCCGATGTGGTATCGCCTTGGACCATTACATATGCATCAACGAATTTACCTGTTTCTGTGTTGAGTTTACAGAAAGACCGAAAAAATTCCCACAACTGTCCTGTTATCGAACTAACAATCGAATCCAGTCTGTTGGGTTTATTCTCGATATTAAGAATCCAATCATATTCGAATTCTCCTATGTGAACCTGTTGTCCAGTGAATAGTATGTTAAACTCAAAATTATTCTTCCTTAATTCATCGATAATCGGCTTAAGTTTAATGTATTCTGGTCGTGTGCCGTATGCTAATAATATCATTGTAAATCTTTTAATACTTCAGGTAATTCTTCGTTAAACTCAACTGCCTTACACCAAGCAGGTGGATTAACAGGATGCATATTAACCATGTCTGGTGTCCATTTAAGCCATATATTATTAAACCACGCATCTACATCAAAATCATTATGATGACCCCAAGTTTTTAACTTTTCTCTGAGTTCACTATCGGTTAATACGTATGATGCATGATAACAAATGGCATTTGGAATATTAATGGTTGATATCCCCGTAGGTTTTCTTTTTCTTTCGAACCTATTTCCTCTGTTTAGGTTAATAAATATTTGGGGGTGACCAACAATTTGACTGCCTAAATTAGCTACTGTTATATGTTTAAATGATTTCCAGAAACTTATCCACCCACAAGTATAAATGTCGTAGCCGGGATGATTAACAATAAACATTTTCATCTGCTCAAAGCCATCGTGAAAATAAAATTCGTCTGCATCATGAATCATAAGATAGTCAATACCATCTTCTTTGGCTCTGTCAACACATGCATTCCTTTGTGCTTCTTCGGTAAGCCAATCACCTAAAATCAAGACAATTTTATCAGCAAATCTCGATTCTCTTATTATTTTCAAGTCAAAAGAATTTACATATTCTTGTCTTGCGGTGGGGTTATATCCCCAAGGCTTATCGCTATATGCAATATAAATTTTATCTACATGTGGATATGCATTTTCAATATTTCTCATAATCCACTTGTCTTGACCGAACAATACTATGTGTGTTGCAAATTTCATTTCTTTTTAGCTATTAAACATCCACAATCGGTTACAGAATCTTTAAATCCCTGAAAACCATCAAACATATGTTTCATTTCATCCCACGCACGCCAAACCCCGCATTGGTCTGGTTTACTTCTTTGCCAATAATCGTGCGTCCAAACATAATATTTATTTTGCATGTTATATTTAAGTATTAACTCAATTTCTTTTCTTACGTGCTCTTCTGTGTGGTCACCATCCTGTATAATTAAATCGAAATCAAATGGTTCTGACAATATTTTCAGCGAATCGTCAAGAACACGTTTAAAATTATTTGAATGTAACTTGTCATATTCAAGTCTTTCTTGAATGTCAAGCAATGTGACTTCACCGCAACCATTCATTTCAACCGCCTGCAATATGTGATTAGAACTTCTACCAAGAAAATTACCGATTTCCAATATTCTTTTTGGCTTTAAAATGCGCATCAACACAAATATTGACTTGCCCTCACTTTCCCATATGCTTCCTGCAGGTTCTTCGGGATAGCCACCATATAACGACTCATCATAATAACCACAAAAATCCGTAAGATTAACTCCCGTTAGTTTTTCAAACCCAATAAAATACGTCTTTATAAAGTCTTCCCTTTTATCCATTTTTTTCAAACATAAAAAATTTTGCTGAAGTCAATAAAAAATTATCAACCTCTTCTATTAATTTAAAATCTTTACGATTCTCTTCCACCCAATCAGTAAACTTGCGATGAATGACATGTGGTGCACTACTATCGTAGCTATTAAAATTTGACGAAAATATTAACACGTATTTCTTTGACCCATCAAACAATCTGGTCAAATATTTTTCATATTCCTCTTGAGAAAGAATGTGATATACTACGTCTAAGGATATACACAAATCTGCTTGGGGCAAATCCGACATTAATGAACAAAAATTCATGGCTTTATTGTTCTTAAACTTTTCGTGGCATAAATAAAGTGCATATGAAGATATGTCATAACCCATATAACTATCAAAACCCTTTAACAGACTAATTTGATTACCATCACCACACCCAAAGTCCGATATTGTTTTAATTCCGAACTTCGTGATATAATTATTAATCACAGTCGCTTTATGGTCGGCAGTTTCGCCATACGACCCATTACCCGAATTACCGCCTGCTCTATATCTCTCTTCCCAATAATTATTCATAATTAATTTATTAATCGCTCCACCCTCTTAAACCTGCGTTTAGATGAATATACCCAACTTGTGGTGGCATTTCAACATTATATAGCATAGATTCACTGTGTACATATTTAATTATATTTGATTTTAAGTTTGTTGTTGCAATTTTTTTATAAAACCAAAGTTCGGGACAAATACTACCATTTTTATATTTGTCAATTTCCGATTCACTTTTTAATAGCGAAATTTTAGTAAACAATGCTTCAACCGCCCTTCTATTCATAAATATCACTTCCATCATTGCATATTCATTGCCATACCACACGGGGTTTCTATATACTAAATCACATTTATTTTCGAAAACACTTGTTATATGGTTCATAACAACATCAATAGACTTTGGATTTATTCTGACATCATCGTGTGAAAAAATTAAAACATCGAAATCTGTTTCCAATGACATATTACATGACAACATCAGTCCATTAACACATCCAATTTTATGTTGGGGTGTTTCCATGTAATATTTAATACTTAGGTTATTTTCTTGACTAAAAAACTCATCATTTTTATAACTATTACACGCAATAAACTCTTGTGCGTCAGGAAAAAAACTTCTTTCAATATTTATTGTTTCCTTTAACGTTTTAAATCTATTATAAACATTATGTGCAAAAACTATTTTCATCTTACTAATTTACCATATACAAACTTTATTTAATGTGTCAGCACCACGCAAATACCCTCTTGTTGGACCAAGACTCATCATTGAATCTAATGTCGAACCTGCGTCCAGATAAGTGTTGTTGGGGGAAGACTTAAAACATTCCATGATTAGAATGTTCGAAAACGGACCTGCACAGAAGAGAAACAAATGATTTTCAATTTTTTTCTCTTCGATATATTTTTTCATCTTACCAACCAACTCAAAATCTTGCATCCACGCATTAGTACCAACGTAAAACGTCTGTACTATTTTACCTGCAAAGGGCAAGTGATTAATAACTGCCTTGTTGTTTACTACCATAACAACATTATAATTGTTAAACTCAGGAATTATTGTTTTCACATAGTTGGGATAGTTTGCATTGACAAATATATTACCCCATGTCAGATGCTCATCGTCCTGTCCTGTTAGTGCTTTTAATTTTTCGTGTTTCTCGTTACCAACACAACATCTACATGCAATTCCAACATAATAATTGTCTGCCTTGTATTGTGCAGATTCAAGTAATTTTTCCCTGAAGTATCCGTGGTCTGGTTGATTTGGGTCATAAATAAACTCACCGTTTAATTTTTGCCTTAAGTCAATGAATTCGTTGAAAAGAATAATCATTTCACCGTCATTGTTTCTTGAAACAGCAAAAGGTATGTGATTTTTTATCTTTTCTTGAAACTTTATAAAATCTCCACCAAATGTTTTCATATCATTTAATATTATTTACAGTTTTCCAACCATTATTTATACAATGTACACAAATCTCACCACGTAAATCCAGGTGATTTCCAATTCTCCATGAAGCATTTGCATCACTGCCAACCTCATTACCTGTTCGAAAATCCGAACTCCAGAGATTCTGATTATTATCTGGATGTGGTGGAACAAATGTATTAATGTTGCCGTACTTTTGTGCTAAGTAAGAAAATGTAATATCTTCACCATTATCCCAAGAATATGGCTTTTCATACCACATATATTTTGCCCATTCTTGTCTAAAAAACCAAGCATGTCCAACTAAATCAACACGTTCAACTTTATTGGAGTGTCCACCATTCCAACCGAACTTATGATGAGGATAATACCCTTTACAGTCAACAATTACACCACTACCACCAAGTATACCGTTGCTTTCAGGTTTTTCAATTGTTTCTACACAATTTTTAAACCAGTCCTTCTGTGGAAGTATATCATCATCAAACATTGCAACGAACTTTGTTTTAAGCATTGGTAGTATGGAAAATCTACCCCAAAATTTAGTGTTCCAGTTACATGCATATGTTCGTATATCTTTATCAACAGGAAAATATTGTGCAACATCTGTTTTATTGTACCAAACATGAATGTTTTCGCTTTTAATTTCAACTGACTGTGCCTTTACTGCTTGAATTTGTCTTTCGAGCATATAGGGTCTTTTATATACATTTAATACAACACTAATCATAATTTTTCAATATATTTTTGAGTATAAACACCGCCACCCCTTCTTGAGTCTGCATGAAGTTGTGAATCATCATTGCCGTCATGATAAACCATAGAATATTGTGTTCTGAAAATCCAACAACTCATTTCTTTAATTGCATCGTTTATTTGATTCCACGCACGCACAGGTGTTCCTGGTTTACTCACCGCAACAGCATCAACGGGTTTCATCTTATATTCCATGTGTTTAATAACAGCATCGTCTATTAGTGCAATTCCATCCACAAAATCTTTTCTCTGCCACCATTGTTCGTGCTCAGTTATTTTTTTAAATGACCATAAATGTGGTGCAATTGCCATAATTCTGCCATTTTCTGCCTTTTTACTAAAAAACATATCCACAACCGCATCCAAGAATCCTTTAGAAAGTATAAAATCGTCATCCATCTGTAAAACAACATGACAAGTAATATTCTTTAAAAATTCCCACATCTGATTATAACAATACCAGTGCAACACCTTTCCGTTGGGGGTTTTATTTTCAATGTATGTAAGATTTGAAAACTCATTTATTAAACTACCATATCTCGTATCAGTTGAACCGTCATTGAGAAGTATTATTTTTATTGTATATTTTGTTGGTTGCTCGTGAAATTGTTGTATTAATCTCCGAACCTTTTCATATCTATTGTGTGACGGTATGCAAATAACTACGTCATAATCAACAAATGCTTTTTTTTCATATATTCTAAAGCCACTTGCGCCATTTTCAGCACGTAAAGCAGTACGTTCAGAATTATTTAATCGACTCACATCAATATATGTGTTCTGTTTATCTTGTAAATAGACATCAGCACGTTTTCTATTTCTAATTTCATCCAAATCATCCATTGCTTTATTTCCTCTTTTATCGAGAAATAATAATTTCTGATTTCGTAATTCGATTTTCTTCTCGATTAACCTCTTTCTCGAAATTTTTTGCCTTTTCATTACCAACTTTCAGCTATAACTTCCTCATATAGTGTAAATACTTTATTGGCAGAAAAGTCCGAGTGATATTTTTCCAAGTCCTGTGGAACTTCCTGTAATTCCTTATTTTGAATGTTTCCTTGGTCATCCACAACATATATCCAACCTGGTTTTCCACATAAAAATCCCTCAATGGTTGTTCTGCCTTTAAAAATTCCTGCAGTATAGTCACACTTCTTAATGTATTCTTCGACATTCTGCTTAACCCCAAGATATTTCACATGGTCGCCAACGAGAATATTAGCATACCCGCCATTATCCGCACCGATTATCTGTAATAATTGACCATTCGTTCTGGTCATTTCAACTAAGTCGAGTAAAATGTTTTTTCTTAAATGGTCAAGTGTACCAATAAACAGTACAATCTCTTTGGGATTCTTAACAGGCGTATAGTTTGTATTAAACCTCTTAGTATCGAATGGATTGTCAATTGTGACAATCTTATCAGCCTCAATACCGTAAGACCTAATATAATCGGTGATGCTATCACGAATACTTATGTATCTCGCAATTCTTGGATTGATAATTGGTTCTTCGAAGGTAGGTATGACTTCGCTTCTGACATGCATAACTGCAGGAGTATTCGGGTATAAGCCTAACATAAGTTCCCCGATAGGTTTGTGGTTAATGTGAATGATATCGAATTCCTGCTCATTTTTAATAAAATGAAATTTACCGTCTTGGTCCAGTACATAATTGGGTAAATTTATGTAACTGCAAACTCTTACACCATTTGCAAGTGCTTTCTTGTGTAATGGTTCGCCAACAACTTGAGAAATTATAGTAACATCACAACCCTGTTTAACAAGTTCCTTTGAAAGTTCGTAATTTGACATTTCAGAACCCGTGTAGTTTTTAAAGAACTGACAGCAGAGCAGTACTTTTAATCTACCCTCAGAAACATGACGAATAGGTAAATTATATTCACTGGCGAACTTTATCCTATTTCTGTCCCAATCTGGATTAGTTTGACCCATTGACTTGTGTAATACTCTTATTGAGGCGGTTACACCAATATTAACATCTTTCAGATAGTTATCTACACAAAATGGTAAGTCATAAAAGTGAAATAAACCATAATTCTCGTTGAAATTTTTAACTATTTGGTCGGGGTCAACACCCATGAATAAACCATCAATAATTATAACTGGTTTTACTCCGTTGAATTGTGGTGAATACTCACTTACCCATGTACTCATGCCGTTTGTGTGTTCAACAATACCATACATTTTGCTTCTGTCTTCCCACCACATGCCAGATGCCGGGAGAAATGTTGTCCCCGCAAGTCCAATAATTGCGTAGTCGGTATGATTAAATTGGTTTAACAATACTTTTCCCCAGTTTTTTGTCTTATATACCATGTCGTTATGACAAAAAACAAACACACAATCTTTTTCTGCGTGGGTTTTTAGTGCATCGTTATAAATCTGTGGCAAACCAAACTGTCCAAAGTTCGGATAACAAATGGTTTTATGTTGAACTCCAATAGTCTCTTTTATGTGTGATATGAATTTATTATTTTCTTCCTCAGACAAATGTGAGGAAAACACTACGACAATATTATTTTTCATTTAGCTTATATATTTCTACCTGTGCTTCCAATAATGCTTTTGTTTTTTCCATAGAATAGTCTCTATTAAAACATCCAATTAAAATGCTTTGTAAATTTTTTCTTAATTTTAATTCTGATTCGCTTGCATGTTGCCAAGGATTAGCTGGAAAAGTTTTTCCAAACACTAATATCTGAATTGTTCTTGCTTTATCCTTATAATCTTCCATTGTGGCTTCTTTATCAAAACGTCTCATGTAATACATATTTACCGCATTACACAATTCGCCATACAAATCAGAAGTTTCTTTACGTAATTCAATGAGGCTATCATAAACAAATTTTATTACATGATACTCAAATTTAGGATTAAGCCACATTGAGAATTTAATGAAAAGATATGGATGCATCCATATCTCATCTGGCTTTCTTCCCATAAGAGTGTTTCCACCCTTTTTAATCGTAAATGCCTGATTTTGAGCCAAGTCACTATTCTGACTTGGGATATTTTCTTCTTTAAAAAGGACCTCAATGAAATCCTCTGTCTGTTTTAAACCCAAAAAATTTGCAATTTTTTTTGTGTCGTTATTAGACCTGTTCCATTGTTGAATTAAATAACTTGCATTGAACATTTCGTCTTTTGTACGCTGATTAACTAAATAATCACCCATTTGACGAACCATTATCACACTACTTTTCATTTATTTCTATTTACGATTTAATTTTCGCAAATATAAACAATAAAAAAGTCAATGTCAAGGTATTTTTTAAACTTCGATAAATATTCCGTTTTTCAGCCACCCATGATAGGTACACTTCAGTCCTTCATCGGTTATCGAGTTACAAACTATTGACGGATGTAAGGTTTTGGTGTCTTGGTCATAAATGTGAGGACCAGTAGAAGTTTTACCGCATTTGGGACAGCAAATGATTAGTCCACGTGAGATTAATTTACCGTCTTTATCGTTTCTGACGTAAACAATACATTCACCACGGACTAATTCATCCGGATATGCGTCTTGTTTTATTACTGCCAGTAATTCTGCCATGTTTATTGTGAACGAAATGCAGTCAACGCAGCTTCATAGTCTGCTTTTACCTTTGCAAGCGGGAATGGAATACGAATTAATGCGCCATCAGGTATGTCAAATTCATTCATATAGCCGTTTGCGTATAAAATCAAAAAGTCATAGAATGGATTACCATAATATTTATTTGCTATTTTATCCAACCTACTAAATTCAGTATTCCAATTTTCAAATTTATCACTCTGATTAACTGGCAACTGAACAAAAGGCATCATATCGGTAGTACCGTTACTATTAACGAGTATTGCGTATCTATTATAATCTCTCTGTGCCATAATTATTGTTGTTTAGGTGGAAATTTTTTAATATATGCTGCATTTAATATGTCTGATTCTGCTTTTAATATGCCATTCATATATGTTTGTTGGTTTTCTGCTTCTTTCCAAGGTCTGTTGTATAATCCCTCTGATGTAAAGTTTGAATTAGCATAATAGTTAAATGTAATAGCATTCTGTAAAGCATCAATTGGTCCTTTGAGTGACTGACCACCAATAACTTTCATTTGTAACGTTACTTTTGCTATCATTGGTTGCATACCAAAACCTTCGGGGTTCATATCCCAAGTAGTTTCAGCATAGTCAATGCTCAGGTTTTCAATAATAACCTTAGTAAAGAAAAAGTCACCAACTCTCAATATACATACAGGTTGTCTACCAAAAACTGAATTCTTTGCTCTTGGAATTCCAGCTTCATCAACAACATCATAACGTTTTGCAGCTCCCTGTCTCATACATTGCTGTAAGAAGGTCAATCTCTTATGAAAATCTTCTGGTGTTTGAGTATGAAAAACAGGATTATAATAATTGCTTTCAACAGACTGAAAACCTTTCTGCATTGCAGCATCCTCTTTACGAACACTCATAACACACTGACTCGCATTATTACTGTTCTGTGACTTAACAAGCGGTTGATTACTTGCACGTAATCCCGCAACAATTACTGTATCGGGATAAGAAAGCGGTGGAATCTTCTTGGGTGGTGCTTCTCTCGTTCTCCTAAATTCAATTGTAGCATAACGCTCTTGTGTGGTTGCGGGAAGTTCAAGTTTAGCCTCAATTTCCTTTTGGGTTTTACCTGATGAGTTTGCAGGATTAGCACCTGTTGCACCCACACTATCTATGCTAATTTGTATACTGCTAATATCTTCGCCAGGAAATATGGCTTCAAGTCTACCTAATACAATTTGTCTTGCTGCCTGTGCTCTTCTTCTGCCAAGCATATAATTATAGCCAGATTTACTGTCATTTAATTTAGAAGCTGCTCCGACTATTTTAATACCAAACATTCTTCTATTACCGACAGGCTTAAACAATTCGTTGAGTTTTTTATCTAAAGCACTTTTAACACCAACATAATTATATTGTGAAAATCCGGGTGGTAATAAATTCTTATCAAGTACTGGTGGGTCTGTTTTGGTCATACCTGTAACAAAGAATATGTCTTGATTAAACCCCGAACTAATAACTTTTTTTTGTTGTCTACTACCCGGCATAATTTGATATTCATAATCCAAATACATAGTATCAACTATCTGAGAACTTTCACTTGCATCTTTAGGTAAGTCATTAGGAAATACCATTGTTACTGGTTCGGGTATTGTAACTTCAGGTTCAGGAGTATCAACAGGACCAGTAATTTGCTCTATATGGTCGTCATTGACTCTTTGTTTTTGAGCAGGATTTTCTAATATTGGAGCAGGACTATATGGGTCACCACCAAATGCGAAAAATTCTGCAATTGCACGATGTTTATCAGTACCTTTATATGTGGCATTTTTCAACTGTTGTGGATAGTCAATAAGCATGGTAAAGTTCAAAGTAGCTGACCTTTCACTGTGCATGTAGTTATACATTGGTTCGTTTCTGCCAACCATAACAGTCTTGTCAAAGTTTGATTGCGTACTTTCGTTTATTTCGAGATTATATGGTGGAAACCACATAAGTCTGCCATTAAACTGTCCAACTTCACAAATAGGTATCTGTGAACCATACTCATCGTCAATAATACCAACACTGTCTTTACTAATAACTCTAACTGCAAGGTTTTCAATTGAAAACATTAAATTACGATTATTTGGTTGGTCCGAACTGCTTTCGTGCGGTGGTAAGGTAGGGTGAATTCTTGGCATTACTCTGTCATAAATTACTGAGTTCTCGTTGCCACCATAAACATAGTTACCTTCGAATCTGATTGCTTTGGCAAATCTATCGTATTGGTCAAGCATAGAATGCTGTCGCACACCTGTAAGACCTGCAGTTTCCGCATTCATTGCATAATCACTGTCATTAGCCACCCACAAACCAGAGCCGTTAAAACCAACAATGTTTTTATTTTTATTTTGAAATGCTTTTCTTGTAATGTCAACGACTGCACCATCACTGGCATTAAGTAAGTTACGTGTATATTCAAGCAATCCCGAATATGCACGAAAACTAACATTTCTTTGATTTGTTGGATTTACCTGTTCGTCTGCATGATTTGAAGTACCTAATAATTTATTAATATTATCACTTGCATTAGGTGATATTCCATTCATACCCCAAACAAGTTTATTACTTACTGCATCATCACCAAATTCGTCTGAAGTATTAATCCATTCATTTGCGGTTTCACTTAATTTAAAACCGTTTACTTCTTTAAATCTGATGTTTGCAACACCAAAGTTTTTTTCTACAAAGTCTGCAGTAGGAGCATACTCTTGAGTATTATTTGAATCTAATTCCAAAGTATTTAATGCAAACGAAGTTGCCGTATTTGCCTGACTAATACTATCATCACTTGGCAAAATATTGCTATATGGATTGGTTTTAAAATAGTTAAAGTAACTTCTATAATGACTAAGCGGAGCATTAACTAAATCACTTCTTAATAATAATTGAGTGTCTGCAAATCCCTTACCACTATATTGAAGTAATGCCTTATCGTCCAATATGCTCTGACCAAAATACTCTGAACTTGCAAATCCTTGTTTATAAACGTTATTATTTAAAGCTGAATATAAAAATGAAAGTTGTCCCGTACCACTATTTTTAATATAATCGGCTTCGGTAGAATTCGGAGTAAAAGGATAATCAACAGCAGGAAAATAATATACTACAGCATTAAGAAAACTTTGAAAGTTTGATATTGCTGGTTTTTTTGTAATTCTTACGTCTAACCTCTTGGTAAATAGGTGAGTATTCTTAGCACCGTCAAATAAGTTTGAAACCTTTATAACAGGAAAATTCTGTTGTGCAATATGTGAACCTGCGTTCATTGCAAACTGTTTACCTAACATAGCCAAGCCTATTTTAGTCAAAGGACTTGCTTCTGCAGGATTTAACAGTCTACCATAAACGGTATTCTTGAGATTATATGACTTGAATGGTGCGATAATACTTGCAATACCATTGACAGCATTAATAATATTTTGTGCTTGATTCTTTTCAGTAACAGGATAAAGATTGTTTGGGGTATAGAGATTCCTTGTCTGCAAGTCATTTCTTAGACTATCAGTATTAAGTAAAAGTCTTGAAGGAGTGATACCTGCATTCTGCGAAGCATTACCAGTATTATTAGTACCTCTTACGAGTGTTGGGGGTGTATTGCTACCTGCCATTTATTCTTTTTTAAATAAATACTTGCAATTTAATTTATTTGAATTATCTTTACATTGCCAAATTCTATACAAACCTGGCGCACGGGTCGAACCTTATATCTATCGTAAAATTATTGGGTTGAAATGTTAAAACATAAATTACAAGGCGATTTAATTTGTTTCTTTTGTCAAAAAGAAATAAATATAGTATCCCGAATTTACCACAGGTTTTTTGAAAGTCTGAAAGAATTTCGAACAAATCTTTGTAATTTCGTGTTTGATTCGGAGAAGCGAACAAGCGTTTGAGTTTTCACGAAAAACGTGGCGAAGTTACAACTTTTTTTCGAGATTATTACTATGTTTTTAAAAATATTTGAAAAATTATGAAATTAAACACAAAAAAATTTGCAGGACTATGTGGAGTTAGTACAAGTACTATTAGATGTTGGTCAAGAAAAAACAAATTAAATTTTATATGTACTAAAGGTGGTCAAAGAAGATATGATGAATCTGAAGTTATAATATTTTTAAATAAAAGTAAAAGAAATTCTATTAATATAATTGAAGATTTAAAAAAATATGAAACATCATCACCAGAATATATGAAAGCATGGTGAAATAATAATCGTGAAAAATGTCGTGAATATACAAAAAATAGAAATCATAAAAATCTTCAGTTATCTGCAATTAAATGGATGAGAAATTTTTTATATAGAACAGAACAACAAGGATTTAAAAAAACTAAATTAAATACTATTACTGAATTTGGTTATACTCCAGAGCAATTAATAAAAAGAATTGAATGTCAGTTTCAAGATGGTATGTCATGGAGTAATAGAAAAGAATGGCATATTGACCACAGAAAACCAATTTCTATGTTTATTGAAGGTACAAGTCCAAGAATAATTAATATGTTATGTAATTTAAAACCTGTATGGGCAAAAGATAATCTATCTAAAGGTTTTAAGTTTTAACCCTTACCCTTATAACCTCTTTTTGACTCATAGCTGTCATTTCTGATGTAAGCACCTGTCTGAGTGGCTTCATGAAACTTATAGCCGTCAATATTCATAGTAATATTTGAAACTACTGCAACTTGTTTGTCACTGAATTCAACTTTTAATGGATTTTTAAGTAAATTTGTTAATTCTGAAAGTCCGCTACCGCCCTTGAAGTTTGCTTTTGAGATTCTTTCAACTGCATCGGCAACTGCCATAAAGTCTTCACGACTTCCAGACATAACTGCCTTTATGTTTGCAAATGCTTCACCAACTTTTGAAACTTTATTTGCTGTAAGAGCAATAATACCTAAAGTACTACCAAGTACTGCTAAACCAACCCAACCACCTACACCTGCGATAGCCAAAGCTGCACCGATTTCTGCAATACCAAGTCCGACTTCCATCATGTCTTTACCTGCACCTTTACTATTTTTTACAAGGTCACCTAAACCAAATCCTAATACTCCAATACCCGCTGCAGCCAAACCAATGCCTGCACCAATTAATGCAACACCTGCACCGAAAGCAATAAGTGGACCTGCTGATGCACCAGCTGCTGTACTAAATGCTAAAATGCCAACGGCAGCCAAAGAAGTTACACCAATTGAAATACCTAATGTTAATACAATATCTCTTAAAACTTTTGCTTGTTTATCGTCAAGTTTACTCATGGAATTTGCAAGTAAACTAATACCTGCGGCAGCAGTTCCAATACCTGCACCTATACCTAATGCAGCAGCCCCAACACCTGCACCTGCGCCAGCAAGCATTTTTCCTTTTCCTGCCATTGCAGCACCTTGACCAATACCTTCACGTTGTTTACCTAAACTACTAAGACCACCACCACCTTTACTTTTACCCATGCCCATACCACCACTAACCCATTTTTCTATAGTGTGATTTAGACCTGCAGTAACTGCTTTCCATGCAACGGCTGCGGTAATTAAGCCAGCACCAGTTATCCACGGACCAACTGATTTAAATAAAGCAGTAAGTGGTTCTAAAACATTTGCCCTTGTCCAAGTTAAAACAGTATTAACAGTTTCAAGTATGGGTAATAAACCCGATTTTATTTCAAGTAAAGTATTTTTAAGTGCATCTTCGAAGGTCTGTGAATCTATTGCACGGTCTTCCAAGGACTTACTTTCTTTCATAAATGAATTTGCCTGTTCTTTAGTAAGTGTTGAAATATCGTGCATATGACCTGCAAGTTTAACTTCATACCCCATAGTATTCTTATTAAAGATTGCAGCACCCTTAACTAATTCCTTTTCTCTATCAGATAATCCCAGACCAGCTAAGTCTTGATTCATTTTATCTAAGTCCAGTCGTCTTTTAGTAGTTTCAAAGATTTCTTCTTTAGAAATAATACCCAATGACTCTGCAACACTTGCAAGACGCTGTTTATCAGCAGGACTAATAAACTTTTCAAATGTACCGTCTGCTTGTTTTCTGAAAGTAGCAATGCCCTTAGTCATTTCAGAGATTTTTTCCATGACTTTTTCAGGTTCATTACGCATCTGATAAAACATCTGCATTGGGTCTACCTTTGCAAATTCTCCACCCATAACCTGCAAGTTTGCAGTTAATTCGATTACCTTTTCAAGACTATCACCCATGTCAGCAACTTTAAGTGCTGAGTCCATGCTGACTTTCATCTTTTCAGAGTTCATAGCCATTTCAGCCATTGCTTTTGAACCTCTCTGGAAAGTATATGTATTTAATTTTTTAAAATTATCATTTAAATTCTTAAGTACTTTAATTGTATTAACACCCATACGTTCTGAAGTATCAACAATACCTTGTACATAATTCATGGTGTTTTTAGCGTCAAAACCCATTAATTCAAATTGTGCACCGAGTTTGGTTGCCTGTTCAACACCAAGTCCAGTACCTTTACCAATTTTCATAATATCATCAACCATTTCAGAAGATAATGCACGTGCACGTCCTGTTTCATCAGCATAACCTGTCATGATAGTGCCAACATCTTCAAGACTTCCACCTAATTTAGCAGCAAATCCTGCAGATTGTTCAAAGGTTTGACGGAGTTCAGCAGCTTTAGCACCCGACATACCAAGATTTAAAACAGTAGTTTTAATAATCTTGTCTTGGTCCATTAAAAACTTAATACCTGCACCAATTTGCTTATTGGTTTCACTAATAGTATTAACAAGATTTTTTCTACAATTTTGCTGTTTTTCTAATTGAGCATTAACTTCTTTTTCATTTTTAATTTGCTCCTTTTGTAAATCAACAAGTTTTTTTAGTGCGGCTTTCTGTGGGTCACTTAATTTATTTTGATTGGCTAATAAGTCATTAATCATACGCTGTCTCTCAGCGATTTTCTCTGATTCTTTCGCTCTGGCAGTCTCCATATCCCCAATACTCTTATACCACTTAGCTTCTTCGCTTAATGCGTCTTGGATAGCCTTGTGGTTTTCAAGTTCGTCTCTCAACTGATTTTGAATCTGCCTTCTTGATGGACCTGCTGCTGGTGTTGTAGCCATTTGTAATAGTTATTATAGATATAAATACAAAAGACCGAGATTTTTATCGTCCCGGTCTAAAATTGTTTTTACTTCGTGCTTGCTCTTGAAGTTTTTCTATTTCTTCATTCTCTCTTTGTAGTAAAAATAAGAAGTGTCGTCTTCTGTAGATTGGCAAGTGTTCGATATAATCTGCTTGGAACTTAGCGTGCTTGGTCAAGACGTATATCTCTTCATCGACCATTTTTTTATATTCGCCCGTTAAGTTGAGGGGAAAAAAAAATCTATGCCCACAGTTAGGTTAGCATGAAATTTATATCCGTCTTTAGCCATGAACTCGTAATCCATATCAACATCAGGACTGACATCCATAATTTTTCTACGAATTGTAAAAGCATCCAAAGCAGGCATTGCATCAACAAACTTGTCAATATATGACCTGTCGGTTTTCTCGTTGATAGCAACAATATGTGATTTTAATTTCATTGTGTTGAAGTCTGAAAACTCTTGATTATAAGTTTCTTGTAATGCCTGTGCTTTCTTAAATAATTGATTTTCATCACCCGAACTAATAAGTCTGAATGTTACAGTCTTCTTACGCATAGGAATTTCAACAGTGAAATGACCATACTGGTCAGGTTCTTGCTTAACTATCTTATACTTAAGTTTAGTTAAATCAATGGTATCTTTAAAAGGTATACCACTTCGTGGGTCAGTAACTTGTACGGTATAATCTGGACCATAACTTGAAGTCCTTAAGAACAATATAACCGCATTTCTGTCGCCTGCAAGAAGTTCTTCGGGAAGAATACCTGGAGTTTTAATCTTTCTACGGAGTAAAACATCCAATACAGTACCATTTTCTATTAAAGAAGGTGTAGTAAGTAAGTCTTCGTCTTTTGAAGTCATGTATTCAACATTAACTTCGGCAATACGACTTTGATAAAACTGACCTTTTGACGGAAGTTTAATGGCTTCATAAGAAGTCATCAAGTCTGGGTCGGTCTCTTTCGACATGGTTTTTTCAAAGTCCTGTGGATTAAAAACAGGCATTTTAGGTATTCCTGCACCAACTACTGGTGGCTGACCCTTTTCCTGACCTACAGTCGCTTCTTTATATTTTTTAATGGTTTCAGAGATATTCTGCTTTTTTGGTTTGTCGTTAATTTCTTCCATAATTATAAAATTTTATATTTTATTATTGTTTTCAATAAATACGTAGAAAAAAATTTTCGACATAAATTCAAGATTTTTTATTAAGACTCGTATAAGTGGGTATTGAAGTAAAACATTAGATAATTTAACATAAATTTTATGAGTAGAGATAGATATAAAGAAGAAAAAGACTTTCAGGAACTAACTTCGGTTTCAGTAAATAGTGGTGAACAAATATCCCAAATAAAAGCAGAAATAAGTAAATTACTGCCACCGGACATTAAAATCATCGCAAAAAATGAAAGTCAAAAAAAACTTATAAATTCTATAAAAAATAATGAGATAACGATTTGTGCAGGTCGGGCAGGAACTGGTAAAACCTTTGTTGCAATGGCAATAGCACTTGGATTACTGAGAAAACCGTCAAATAGATTTAAAAAAATCTACTTGGTCAAATCAGTTACCACGTTAAAGGGTGAGGAACTTGGATTTCTTAAAGGCGATTTAAAAGAAAAAATTGACCCGTTTATGTGGAGTTTCTACATTAATATGGAAAAGCTAATACTTGAATCTTCGATGAAGTCCCTTCTTGAAAAGGATATTATCAGACCATTCCCGCTTGCATACATGCGTGGTGCCAGCTTGGATGATTGTATAATCATTGCAGATGAAATGCAGAACGTCAACATTGACAACTCTTTAACACTTATGACTCGTATTGGTAGTAACTCAAAGTTAATATTACTTGGGGACATGAACCAAATCGACATGAAGAACAAGCACGAGAGTTCATTAGAGGCTATTTTAGACATGTTTACTGACACACAGAACATCGGAACTATAATGATGTCAGGTGAGGATGAGAATGTCAGAAACCCTCTTATTGTTGTAATAGAAGCAAAATATCTCGCATATCAGAAACTGCCGAAGAAGAAAAAGGTAACAATGGTCAATTCTACAACTCTTATGGTTGAAAACCGATATGTTGACGCAAATAAAATAACAGTAGGAAGTAGTGAATAATATGGACACAAAAATATTAGTAATATACATTGGTGTTGCTGGAATTCGTAGTGAAGATATTCCAGAGTACGTACAGAAAGTATCGAGCAAAATAACACCACAAACTTTTGAGGGTGAAATAATTTTATTACCCACACAATCATACGATACAAAGGTCGTATGCATCAACCCTGAGTATATAACCGAACCAGAATTGGTCGAGCGACACAGGACTATGATGAAAGAATTACAGGAAGCACTCCAGAATCAATTGGAGCAATTAAAAACAAAAAGCAATGAGTAAAAAACTTAAAATCGGAATTGACATTAATGAAGTACTGAGGGCAAGATGGCTTCAGTTTGACAGGTTTTACGACCAGGAATTTGGTACTGAGGATAGTGAAACAAAATATGAGTTTGACCTATTTGGTAAATATCCTTGGAAAGATACCGTTGAGGTAGAAAAGGAATTAAAAGAACCTGACGATATGCCTGCAGATATCAACCCAATTGATTATCAACTGGATAAAGACGGTGAAGCACCTGCTGACATTTTCTTATTTAAAGCACCTGTGGAGAAACATCTTACCGTAAAGGAAGTTTATAATCGTTTCATGTATGAAGATTTTCTATTTGAAATCTTCGCAAGTGCACCAATGATGTACAAGGACATGGATGTGCACGTAAACAGATTTCAAGAAAAATATCGTGACACGGTTGATTTTACAATTGTTTCAAAAGAAAATCGTTTCAGCATACCATCGACATTGTTCTTTCTCAGTAAAATTCGCAGTAGATTTACTGAGTTTCGCTTTGTTGAAACCAACGAAGAAATGTTTGAAGGTCTTGATATTCTTATCACTGCAGACCCTGAACTTCTCGATGGCGTTGTTCCAAGCAAAAGCGTAGTAAAACTATTAAGACCATATAACGAAAAATGTTTTAGTGGCGAAATTACTCCGGTATTTCAAATCAATGACTTGATTGACAACGAAGAATTTGAAAAATTAATTGACTATATAAAACCAGTAACAGAATGAGCACAGACGTATTAAATGTAGAAGCACAAAAAGCCGAAACAGAAAAAATCGAAAAGATTAAAACATCTTTAAATAACATCGTGACCAAGAAATCAAAATTCTTGTTTTGCGTATCTGAATCTCAAAGTCCCGCAGCAAGTGTGTATGAAATTTATTTTCATGCAACAGTTGTAAAAAACATGGGATACGAAGTCCTTATCTTAGTTGAAAAGGGCGATTACGTTATTCCTACTTGGATTGAAAAGGAACTCACAGCATTTAAACACGTATCAATGGCTGACCCAAAATTAGCAGTTGGACCTGAAGATGTAATGATAATTCCTGAAGTATATTCCAACGTAATGGAACAGACCAAAAACTTACCTTGCGTAAGAGTTGGATTATTGCAGTCAGTTGACTACATGGTTAACTCTTTAATTCCCGGCACAGACTGGAAATCATTTAACATTAACGATATTGTCACAACTTCAGAAACATTGAAAGAGTGGGTTGAAACTTTCTACGGTAAGAATAAATTCAACATTAAAACTTACAACATTGGTATTCCCGATTACTTCGAAAGAACAGAAGTTCCACAGAAACCAATAATTTCTGTTGTAGGTAGGAATGCCAATGAAATCTCAAAGTTTGTTAAATTGTTTTTCAGCAGGTTTCCGCAGTACAGTTGGGTTACTTTTGACCCGATGCTTACAAAATCAAAACCACCACAGCAAATGCGTAGGGTTGACTTTGCAAAAAGACTTCAAGGTAACTTCGCAGCCGTTTGGATTGACAGGATTGCCAGCTTTGGTACATTTCCACTTGAGTGTATGAAATCCGGTACAATTCCTATTTGTTTGAAACCCGATATTACACCTGAATATATTCTCGAAAGAGATACTGTAAGCGGTAACACCGTTGTAAAAATTGCCGATGGTGCAGGAATTTGGACTGATAATTATTATGACCTTCCGGTTATAACAGGTGAAGTTCTTGTTAAGTTCCTTGACGATGCAATTTCTCCCGACCTATATACTTCAATGGAAAAAATTGCAAGTAAATACAGCCAGGAAAATGCAGAACTGCAGCTTGCAGAAATCTATCAAGGATTTCTTAACACAAGAATTGCATTATTCCAAAGTGCTTTAGGACTTCCAGAAGTACCTGCAAACGGTCCTGTTCAAGAAGAACACGCTCCAGAAGCACCAAAAAATAACTTAAGAATTGTATAATTTATAAACATGAATACAACAGTAATAATTCCAATACATGAGTATAACGATAAGATTTCAAGTCTTTTAGACCACGCAATTGAATCGGTACTTAAACAAGAAAAACTAACAGAGCAACCACAAATTCTTGTGGTATATGCTTCTGCAATAGAAGAAGGTATAATCGCCTTTCAACAGAGTCTGTTGAGAAAGTACCAGAATGCTCTTGACATTCTTTTTATTAAGAATGACGGTAAAACCGATTATCAGTCACAAGTTAATCTTGGAGTAGAGTCGGTAACTACCGCATATTTCTCGGTACTTGAATTTGATGACGAATATGGTACTACCTATTTCAGCATTGCAAACAAATACATTAAAGCATATCCGGAAATTGACGTATTTCTTACCATGATGATTGAGGTCAACGAACAGAATATGGGTATTAAGTTAACCAATGAAACCGTATGGGCACAACAGTTTGTAGGTGAGAACGGTGAAATGGGTTACTTGAACCTTAACGCATTGAAACAGTACACAGACTTTAAAATGAGTGGTGCTATTATTAAAAAGTCAGAATTTGTCAACGTAGGTAAGTTTAAATCAAACATTAAGTTAACCTTCATGTATGAATTCTTACTCAGAGCATTAAACAATGCCTGCAAAGTCTTCAGTATTCCAAAAATCGGCTACAAACACCTTGCAACACGTGAAGACAGTATGTTTGATGTTTACCAGAAGAACATGCCTGCAGACGAAAGAAAATTTTGGTTTGATACTGCAACTAAAGAAGCAAACTTTGTCAATGACAGAACTATTGACATGTCAAGAATGCTGAAGATAGTTGTAGATGAAAAATAATCGTATACTGAATTCTACCGTGAATGAAAGAGAAAGAGTTAGAATGTGCTCCGTATTTTGCAGAAAGGGAAGAGAAAGCAGTACTCGATTATATTAATTCAAATTCCGCACAGGAAAAGAATAAAATATACAACGAAATCCTGCTCGAACCCTTCCGCAAGATGATTCAATCCATACTTCGTAGGTATCCGATTCATATCGGAAACTACGATATGGAAGAAGTCGAATCTAATGCTTTGACACACCTTATAGAACATATGGTGAAGTTTAATCCCGACAAGATTACCAAGTCCGGAGTGAAAACCAAAGCATTTAGTTATTGCCAGACGATTATCAGAAACTACTACAAAGACCACAGTAAAAAAAGTTACACTGAGAAAAAAATCAACTTGAGTTTTGACGACTATGTTGATGAGATTAATGAAAATATCGAATACACCTATGAAATGGAAGTCGATACACACAATCAACTCGATAAACTTATTAAAACTGTGATAGATAAAATAGAGGATAAAATCAATAATGACCCTCTAATGAAGAAGAATGAGGTAATTGTCGGTGATGCTATCGCCAACGTATTAAAAAATTGGCAGGTGTTATTTCAAGAAGACACTCCAGATGGCAAATACAATAAGAGAGTAACAAATAAGTTTGCAAAAAACAAAATATTACTTTTTTTAAAAGAGCAAACTGGTCTGTCAACCAAAGAGATAAGAATTGCAATTAAACCTTTCAAGGATATTTACTTCCTGGAAAAAATTGACTATCTCGATGACTAACATAAATTAAAAAACCTGTATTTATATGTACTAAAACTATAAACGATGGCAAGACCTGTTAGAAGAAAATTGGCATTTGACGAAGAAAGCGTGAATAAGCTACTTCAAGAAATCTATGATGATAGTCACAATTTAAAAGCTAAGATTACCCGCTTATTTAATAAGTGGGAAATCAAGGTGAAAGAAAGTGGCGAAGTTGCCGCAATTGGCGACCAGATAATTAAACTTATTTTGGCTGAAGCTAAAAATCAAGACCAGAAAATCATGATATTAAAATATCTGAAGGAAGTGGTGTTTGATAACAAGGTAGGTGGACCGAACAACAGACCTGAACCTGAAAGGGAAGGTGAAATGACTACAGCAAGAAGAAATGAACTTCTTAAGATGGTGGAAGACGGTATTGAGAGAAAAGATAAAGAAAGACAGCAAAACTAATGGGATTACTCGACCAAAAAAAGGATATTTTTACTACTATTGGTGCATATACTTCTATGTCGCAGTCTGGAAGTATGCCCGATACAACCAATATTTTTCCGTCAATTAATAACAAAAAAGACATTGTACCGCTATTGCTTGATGTTATGAAAGTCGTGGTTGGTACGGATGCCCTACAACAATTGACTGGTCAACTTTTTACAAAATTTATTACTAAGGTTGAACCTACATTAAAAGCTGCAGTTAAAAACCAAACTGTTCAGCCAAATAGCGGAACAGTAATTCCCGATGGTTTTAAAAATAACGGCTATACCATTAAAGTAAGGGATGTTGACCCATATAGTTTATTGAAAATCAATCCTACAAGTACTTCGGGAAGTATGCTTTACGATACTTCTAAACCAAATTTTAATAAACTTGCATATCAAGCAATACAAAATGCTGGTACTGACACGATTTTTGGTAGTATAATTATAAACTACAGTCAATCAACAGATACTTTTAATTTTAAACCAAACTTAGCAGTTACGGGTGCAAATCCAAAAATAGGTGATTTTCTCGGTGGGTTTGTTGATGACATGGAGATTATAAATAAAAAAACTTTCACTACCGATGTAATGAATAGCATTTATGGAACGATTTCACATGCTCAGAAAAAAACAGTCGAACAAATTGCCGCAGAACTTGAAATAAATAAACTTATTGAACAATTAATAAACGACAACGATAGTTTTGTAATTTCACCCGAAGACTATGAAGCAATTCTCAGACAGGCACAAGAATTTGCCAATGGTGTTGTTTTTTACGACATGGGTTGCGGTGTTATGGGTGCAAGTCTGCCGTTAAGCGGATTATCTGCACTAATCGGCAGTATCAGTGGCTCAACCGACCCGTTTTTTGTTGGTAATGCAGTAAATGCTACAATTGACGCAAGTACAAAAAATACTCCCGAAATGGCAACTGCCAATAAACAGACAGTCAAAGACGGATTTTTTCAAAGACTCATAAAATTAATAACACAATCACTTGCACAGGCGGTAACAACTGCCCCGCAGATTAGAACACTACAGGGAATTATAAGTGGATTTCAAAATAATGGTGTGGTGCAACTCGGTAATCCAAAAGATGACTTGAAAAAATTTAAGGTGTATTTAAATTGTGTGATTAAAGCTGCAATGGCAATGATAAATAAATTTATCTTTGACTTGGTAGTTACACTTTTAAATAAGTTGTTAGTTCCGGTAATAAAAGCAATAATTAGAGAAAAAATAAATCAATATATAAAAATTTTACAAAGTTTAATACCAGTAAAGACATGATAGTAGACCAGAAATTAAACAAACAGTTTGTGGGTGTATATCTTATCGATGGCGATATAGAAGGCACACAACTCGCAACAACAGTTAAGCCTAATTGGTTCAGGATACTGATGACCAATTGGTTTTTAGGTTGGAAATGGATGAGTATTCCAGTTTTAAAAACAAAACAAGAGCAACTTAAAAGAATGAAAGCAATTGCTACCGACATCGCAAATGGTGTTGAGGAAGCAAATAAAGCAAAGTAATATGCCAATTAATTTCAACAGCGTAGAGTCAATAATCGGTGGTTTCGACAAGATATTGAAACTTACCTCTATTGGTGGTCCACCAAAAGTTCCACCGCCTTTGATATTGGTAGGTGTTCCCCAACGTCCGGGATTATCACCGACTAAAATTGCTTCACGCATTATTTCAAGAAAGTCAGAAGCGGGACTACCTGTTGGTGCATTACCTTCAGGTGGTGTCAGTCCAGATGAACTTATGGAAAGAATTAGGGTTGAAGAAATTATAAACGCATTACAGCAAGAAGCTATTATTACTATTGTCATTCCACCAGGAATTACATTAAGTGCGTCAGGTATTGGACCTACAGGACCTGTTTCTGTATTTGGTTCAACCATTTATTATGCTAAAGGTTATGGAGTAATACAGTAAAATTATGGTGGAACATTTTAAATCACCGATGGCTTATGAGCCATTTCGCCCAAATCGTTGGATACTAAGTTTTCCAGACGACTTTAATTTACCAGAATATTGTGTCAATAAGGTTTCAAAGTTGAAACATTATAGTGAGGGTAAGGGTAGTTGGAGAAAACTTACAATTACACTATACGATATAATGGGTGTAACCGTTACGAAAAATTTGCTTGATAATCTCAATCATGCACCAATAAGGGTTACATTAAAAAAATTAGACCCCACGGGTGTATCTGTTGAAACCATTGAAATTTTTTCTAAGACGGTTGATATAAATTTTGGTGAGTTTGATTATGCTTCTGATGGCATAAGTAAGATTAAGGTAATATTAAAACCAACAAAAGTACAGGTATCATAATGGAAAATTTAAGCGGATATACCCCAACACAGTTACTGAAGATGATAAATGATTGCAAAGCAAAGCATGAAACATTAAAACAGGAAATCATTGGTTTCGTTGACGAAGTTGAAACAATAGAAATGAAAATCAATGCAAGAATTGATGTTCTTGGTAAATGGGAAAAAGAATATGTTGAATTAATCGAAGAATTAAGTAATAGAGAAAATGGCATACGACAAACCGATATTACAAACGAGTAATCCATATAAACAAGAGGGCATGCAGATTTCTGTAACCCGCACGATTTATTATGGTGAAGTGGTTGACATTGCCGACCCTACTGAGGGTGGTAGAATTAAGGTAAAAATTCCAGACTTGGATAATAAAACAACCAATGCTGATTTACCTTGGTGTTATCCTATGATGCCTAAATTCGTACACATATATCCTAAAGTAGGTGAAATGGTAAGAATTTATCTCGAAGACGTAAAATATCCACAAAGAAGTCGTTATTGGATGGGTAGTATTATCTCACAGATGCAAAAAGTCGAATTTGACTCGATTTATACCGCACTTTCAACAACAAATATGGCATTGACCGCACCAGACCCTGCACCTTCAACATATCCGGATGCGGTTGGTGTATATCCACTACAGGAAGACATTGCAATCGTTGGTAGAGTTAATACCGATGTAATATTAAAAGTAAATGAAGTTCAAATCAGAGCAGGTAAACACGAAGACGGTAATCCTCTTAAACTCAACGTAAGAAATCCCGCAACAATTGACATGAACTTCGAGCCGAAGACAAACGAAACAAACTATTATAGTAACACAGTTATCATGTCGGATAAAATTGCAATAATTTCTCACGATGGTAAACCACAGTTCAAAGCTGCAAGAATTACTCCCGAAGACCGTGTAAAGATTTTCGAAAACGGTCATCCTATGGCGAGAGCAGATGTTTTAGTTGAGGCACTGAATGTTATGAGAAATGCAATTATTCAACACATTCATGGCTATTCAAATCTTCCTGCGGATAAAACTGCTATAATTCATAGCTTAGAGAATATTAATTTTGACGCAATTTTACAAAAAAACATTGTCATAAATTAATTTTATTGTACATTTGTCCTGTATGGATTTTACAATACCTACCGAACTATTTACTGCATTTAATGATATTACGTTTTTTGACGTACCTCATAAATATTACATTGACAATAAAGAACTAATATCGGTAACCACATTAATTCACAAGTATCAAGAGGAATTTCAAGAAGATTTCTGGGCAGAAATTAAGGGTTGTCAACATGATTTGACTCCAAATCAAGTTAAACGTGCATGGAGATTTATTAATAAGAAAGGTACTATTAAGGGTTCTGCAATACACGACTATGCTGAAAATATGTTTCAGAATAAGGAGTTTGACTATCCTCTACATACAATTCTGACCGAATTTGGCTTTGACCCTGTTTGGAACGAATACCAAACAACCAAAAAACACGTTGAGGCATTTTATAAGGCAGTTCAAGGTAAATTAATTCCTATCCGTACTGAATTTGTTGTTTATGACAGAGAATCCCTTATTGGTGGTATGCTCGACATGTTGTTTTATAATGTCAAAGCACGGGAATTTCAGATTTGGGACTGGAAGACTAACAAGAAATTCATTCGAGAAGAAAAATCCAGGCATTTACTCAATGAACTTTGTATGATTGAGGATTGTGACTTGGAAGTTTATAGTTTGCAATTAGAACTCTACAAATACATCATAGAGAAGAATACAGGCATGAAACTCGGTAAGTCTTACATAGTATGGTTTTCTCATAATAACCCAACCTACGAGATAATAGAGACCAAAAACCGCAAATATGACATCGGTGTTATAGTCAACAACAGAATTGCTGAACTTGCAGCTTAATTCTGGCTCAGTACATTTACTGTTGTGGCTCACATATTAGCTATTGTGAGCCAGAAACCCGTTAGTAGCTAACATTTAGGCTACGTGTGACCAAGTTTTTCTTGTGATTATTTTATTAATTGCACCATAACTCACATTAAACATATTTCCAATTTTTTCTTGTGTTAACTTACCTTCGGCATATATCCTACGAATTTCAATGACTTCTAACAGATTTAATTTTAAATTAGTTTGTCTGTGTGTTGGAATACCCATTTTAGCTGATGATATTTTATCTTTTGTTTTAAGCGAAGTGGTCATGCCATATCTGGGATGCTTATTACCCGTTCTACCATACATTGGATTTTTTTCACCTAATTTTTTAAATGAAAGTTTTTGTTTTGTCTTTTCACTATGTTTTCTATCTAAAAACGTATGCTCTGGGTCGTTGACATTATAACCAAAGCTATTATCGAAAGAATTATGTGCCAATATAAAACTTAGTTCATGTGATAATAAATCATCTATTCTACATTCTAACAATATTGTAAACTCAAATGATTCTGCCCCGTACTTATTCCACGATGACTGTAAATGTAAATTATGGTGTTTATTATGATTTAAGTGCCACTTATGGTCACGCCATCGTTTTTCAATAGTGGTAGTACTACCAATATATACTTTATTATTGATTTTATTTAATATTTTATATATTCCCGTTTTCATATAAAAGAAAACCACAAATATACTAAATATTTGTGGTTTTACAATACTTTTTAGTTTATGTATAACTACTTGATTACAAGTTGAGTATACATCTCCAGGGCTGGATTGAAAGTGTAATGTTGGTCAAAGTATCTTCATCGTAACTGTTGTCGCCAAAGTCGATTGATGTTATCATACATTGTTCCAAGAACCATTTTTCTACCTCAATACCTGTTGGGTCGAGTGCTTTTAATAGAATGTTCTTCTTATAACCTGCTGCGTAACCCATACGTCCTGTAAGAGATTCAGCGTGTAATCTAACCCATTCCATGAGTTGCTGTGATGTTGATGGACCAATTGGGTCAAGGAATGTGATATCCATTGATTCCCAGTTATAACGTCCCGCAACATAGTTACGCTCATTCATGAAGTTAATTTCTACTGAATTGATTTTCATTGAAGGTCTTTTGAATTTTTGTACTTTCCAAACTTCAATGCCTAATTCATCTGCGAACTCCGCAAAGAATCTATTTACTCTTTTCGGTTCATATTCGAAAGGGATGCCCCTAATCATTTCTCCTGCCATGTTTTTATCTGTTTAATTAAATAATGCTTATTTTTCTAATAAATACTTACGTATTTGAAAATAAAATTACAATAGCGGCATTATTCCGGTCTTATGAAATATGTTGATTTCACATGCAGTCATCTGTTCTAATGTTTTTTTCTTTGGTGCTTCAGTTACCATGAGGGGAATATATGGTTCTTCTGCAGGAAGTGTCAAATCACATGTACAGTCTTTGTCGCATTTTTCATCGCATTTTTCGTCATCCTTACATTCGCAATTTGGGTCTGCACATGCACATTTTGGTTCTTCGGGAAGTGTGTCAATTACTGCATCACCGTTTCCTGGTCCGAAATGATATTCGTCTTGAAATTCAAATTTAACTTCTTTTGGAGTCATTTCTTCCTCAAGCAATTTTGAAATTTCTGCTTCCGCATCAACATTATGATAATTTTCAAGATTTTCAGTGATTTTTTCCGGTGTTTCACCGACTTCATTGATGAAATGTTCACGTGCTTCTTCGTCTGTTATTATTTTTACTTCTTCTACAGGTGTGTTAAGTATTGGCTTAACATATTCCTTTTTATTATTTCTTGTACTCATTTTATAAAAAATTATAATATTATTTTCTCATAAATACTATATAAAAAAGAAAAGACCCACGGAAGTGGGTCTTTGTCAATATGAAAGTCATCAATTATGCACCAACGTCAGCAAAGGATGCTCCGGTAGGAGTAATTGTAAATGTGATTCCGATATATTCAACTGCACGTGTTGGTTTGATGAAGATTTCGCCAAATAACTCGTTTCTGTCGATTGTTTCTGGAGTGTTAATAATGTCGTCCATTTTAATTCTGAAGTCATATAAACCTCTTTCTCTCTTAACTGTATCGAGTACAGGAGTTGCTTTTGACAAGAACTGGTCGATAGTAGTTTGGTCGTTCTGTTCGAATACCAATCTGATTGCGATGTTTGTAATAAGAACTTTAAGTTGAAGAAGTAATCTACGAACATTGATTCTATCAAGAGCACTTGCTTTAACCTGTAAGGTCTTCTGACCAAAGATTGCTGTACCTGCATCTGCAAAGTCAGCCATTGGATTGATTCTACCTGTGTAAAGAATATCACGTGCTTCCAGTGATAATTTATACATAGATTTTCTTGCATTTGTAACACCACGGTTCAAACCAGCAGGTGCGAACCAAGGGAATGCTGTATTGTCAGTATAAGCCATTGCTTTTACTACTTCACCTGTAGGTGGAATATAAACGTTGACGTTATTCTGAGTATCCCTCATTTGAATCCAAGGGAAGTATGTACATGAGTAGTTGCTGTCAATACCTGATGTATCAAGTAAATCAACAATACCCTGTGCTGCAAGTACGTCCTGTTTTTCACTACCTGTTGTTTTAGGTATTTCAATGTCAGGAGTATCAATTACATAAAGTGTGTCAGTTCTTTGAGTAGTCAACATGTTGATTGTATCGAGAACTAATACGTTTTGGTCTGACCAGTTGATACCTGGAGTTGCAAATACGTTAATTGTTACCTGTTCTGGGTTTGAGAATGTATTTATTGCAGTTTCCCATGCTTGGAAGTCATTTGTTGCTGGAACTAATGGCTGAACACCATCATAAATTCCACCTTGACGATAAAAGTCACCGTATGAACGACTGTTTCTGTTAACATCCCAACCATCGAAACCACCTGCAGGTGCAAGAGTGAATTTTCTTGAAGCCAATAAGTAATAAGGATTTAATGGGTCAACAACATCTGCGATACTTTCAAACGAACCTGCACCAACCTCAAAACTACCAATTAATTCAGCACCATCCATATATGTTGCACCAGTTGCGTTAATATCCATGTGGAAACCTTTAGTTTTTGTGTATCCAATTGGATTTGCATTTACATTATTGTAGCCGTCAAAGTTAAAGAAGTTCTGGTTGATACCATCACCAACAACACCCGGAGCATCATAACCACTTGCTGACATACCTAAGTATACTCTTGCAACTCTTTCGTTTGACTCATAATGAGTTTTGTAGAATACCTTTGGTGTTATACCTGCATAGTTAGTAGGAACACTTCCTGTGGTAGTTGCACTTAATGCATAATCATTAAACCACAAACCTTCGAAACCTGCAGGGAATGAATCCTGATGTTCTTCTGAATCCATTTCAACCATGATGTATTTGCTCTGAAGGTCATATTCGCCATCAGTTGTACCGATACGCTGTGCAATATATGCATTAGTACCTTTTATTAATGTACATCTTGTGTATGTTTCCAAAACATTGGGAGCTGCGTCAGTATCGTAGAAAGCACGTACAAGTACGTCAAATTCCATTGTAATTGGATTGATATTTCCAATACTGATTTTTATTTCTTGGTTAGCTGCGTCACCGTCAGAGATACTTATGAATTTAAATAATCTTGCAACATTATTACCTTTAAGTTGTGACACAACCCAAGGAGTTTCTGGAGTTTTGAATTGTGTTTTATAGTCTCCAAATAAAGTGGTGTTTGTTCTAATCATATCGGTGTGAATACCATATGCATATGATTGAACGCCACTTATTCCGTATTTTGTTAATCCACTTAAAACTGGGTCTGTAATTAAAACAGAAGTACCGTCTGCATCAAGTTTTTTAATTAATTGAGGATAGGTTGCTTGACACCAAATTTTAGTTTTTTTGTCTTTAGGAAGGTTTCCTATTACGTTTGGTAAGAAACTTGAAGCATCTGGATTTAATGAAGCCGTATAAGATTCTGTACCACCACTATAGTTATTAGGTGCTGGAACTGCAGGTACTTTAAGTCCTCTATTTGTTGCTTTCAAAGTAAATTGTCCAAACAAATCACCACTACCAATTAATGTGGTATTAGTCGAAGCTGAAATTGTAAGACCAGTACAATCAAATACAGTTGTTGATGGCAAGTTTACGTTATCTTGAACATAACCTCTGCTTCTTATAACTGCAAGCACCATACCTTCATATGCTGAATATGAAGTACCGCTTAAAACAGTTGTTATTTGACGAACAGTACCACCTGTAAGGTTTACTGTTGTTGCTGTGAAAGAATATGATGTTCCAAGGAATGAAGTTGGACCTGTTTTAGTAAAACCTGAGAATGATGTTCCTGTTTGACCACTACTATATATTGTAACACCCAAATAGGTATTGCCTGCATATGTTTTAGTCACAGCACTGCTCGTTGAAACAACACCCATTGTGTGAGGGTCAACACCCGCACTTAAGGTAATGTTCCACGCATTTCCTGCATCATATCCGCTTAAACCCAATACTCTTGTAACCCACATTTGGTTTGATTCATCCAAATATGCATTAGCTGTATAAGGTAATTGATATTGAAGTTGTCCGTTACTTGGAAACCTTTTAACGCTCTGAGGACCAAATCTATTTGCAAATTCAGTCTGGTCTTGAACATATACTGGTTCGAAAGCAGGACCTTTTGTTGTTTCGCCAACAACACCTAATGTTGTTATACCTACGTTACGTGTAACGAATGTTAAGTCACGTTCTCTAAATTTTATACCCGGAGAGGTAAATACGAATTCTGCCATGTTTATAGTTATTAATAGTTTCTATTATTATTTCTGTAATTAAACGTTTTGTCGTTTTCAAATAAATACTAAAAATTTATTGAAAAGGTAATTTACCATAATTTATATCACAGGGGTATTGGTACTGATAAACACAGATTTGGGGAAATTCGGGATTTTTCGCCAGGAATTTCGGATTTTTCTGGATTTTTTGCATGAAATTTTCAGAAATTTCATGCAATTTTTTTTCAGTTTTTTTTAAAGATTTTTCAGAAAATATCGTATAAGTATTTATGTGAAACACAAATTAGTTACTATGAACAAATCACAACGCATTTATTTAAACACTGGAACTACTCAAAACGATAAATATATCCAGTTTCAACTCGAACAAGACGTGGATACTATTGAGTTCATGACAATGAACATCTATACCAAAGACGCATACCAAGACTTTAACTCAGACTACGGTGTATTGGTGGGTAGAGTCATAGCAAATGGTGGAATTGGTATTCCTAATGCAAAAATAAGCATATTCATACCTTTGACTGATGCAGATGCCGACATTGGAGATATTGCAAGTATCTATCCATATAAAACCCCAAGGGATAAGAACAGTGAGGGTAAAAGGTATAACTTACTTCCAAGAGTCTCAGAGTTTGAACCAAGTACTGGCGTTTTTAAACCAAAACAACCTTTCGGCAGTTTTCCAATTAAACCTGAAATAGTAACAAATCAAGCATTTTTGGATGTTTATAAAAAGTATTATAAATATACGGCACTAACTAATAATGCGGGTGACTATATGATATTTGGTGTACCAATTGGCGTACAGACGGTTCATTTAAGTGTAGATATTACTGACATTGGTAAATTTTCGATGACTCCTGCTGCTATGGTAACTAACTTAGGTTACTCACCGAACTTCTTTACAGACAATAATACGAGAATTAAGCCTTCGGAAGACTTAACCGACTTACCGAATATTGAAACCCAAGAAATTACCGTTGATATTGTACCTTTCTGGGGTGATACAACAAACTTTACAATAGGAATTACACGTCAAGACTTCAGAATTCGTTCTGTACTCACAAATACTTTTACAATCTTTGGGTCGGTGTTTACCGATGCATATAAGTCAATGTGGGGACGTGGTATATCCGGTACTGATAGTACGTGGGCATTATATCAAATGGGAGTAGATAATGGTTTAACAGTTAGACAAAATATTGGTGCTGCACAAAAAGCTGCGGGAACTGTAACGGAGAAAATATATTATTATCCAGTAAATATCAGTGATACACAAATTGCCACTGGAAAATTTGTGGACCAAATGCTATTATTAGACACAACACAATATTCTGTATATAAAAGGGGTGGTGACTTTGCGGCTATTGTTAGTTGTAATAGAAGAAAAATTATTACAGATGATTTTGGTAATGAAGTGGTGGTTGCAGATAATGCACCAGACGGTATATTTACAAGATTCAGTGGATTTATGACACTTGAAATTTCTCCCGATACCATTCCTTTGGATTGGGAATCAATCGGTCATCACGTAGAAATGAAACCAATAAGACAAATAATCAAAATTCCACAATATGCAGATGCAGGAAAAACATTTGTTAATCCTAACACTTATCATGATTGTTGTAATAGTAGTTTTCATGGTAATGATACAGATATTGCACAAAATAATGCATGGAGAGCCGAACATTATAGTTTTAGTGGTGGTGGACTTTATAGCGTAAGCAGATTTCATGGAATTGTTGCTAATGGTCTTGATAGGGAAAGTAGTTGTCCATATGGATTTATTGCTGGTGATACCATAAACGTTGCATGTATTGCTTGGTCTCAAAATGCAGGGGTAATTCAAACAAATAATTATGATTCGGGTAATAATGATGATGTTGAATTTCCAACAAATTCTATTATGACTGGTTGCGCTGCTATTAGTGGTTTGACATGTGCGACTGTTTTTGGTGCTAACTGGATGAATTTATCGATATATCTGCCACAAACGGGATGGGTTTATAATAATTATGCTTATATACATTGTTGGAGAGTCAATTCTCAATTTACTTTTGCTGACCGAAATAAATATAATAATAGTTATTATCAATTACCCAACAAACAATTAATTGCGGGAAAATATACTGACACATGTAGTTTTACACGTTCAGACTTAAACTGGAGTGATTTTATTCCTATGACAAAATGTGATGTGGTTAAGATGAACGAAACTGGAACCAAAGGATTTAAGACATTTAATGATGGTAAGACTATTACTACTATAAGTGGTAATTACCCATTACAGGGCACGTATCGTAATGGAACATATAAACCTTCGTGTAATCCCACACCTGCCCCATTCTGTGGGGGTAAATGTAATGGTGTTTCCACATGTGCGTCAGATGGTAAAACATATTTCTTCAAGGGAATTGATACCTCAGACTGTGTTGCCTTTATTACTTGTTTAGGAATTATATAAAATGAAAAACCCCCGAAATTCGGGGGTTTTTATTATTTGTTAAAAGTGTAAACTGCGCTTGAAGACGGAGTGTGCAGAACAACCTTAGAACTCAAAAGTGATAGTTTAAGTTCTGTTTTTCCAGAATTAAGTGATTTTATTTTAAACACAAGTTCATCGGATTGATTTCCTTTACAATGAATGGTATTATCGGTTGTGTTAATGGTAACATCATAATCATAACCATTAACATCAGCAGGAACGGCACAAAGGTCTTTGATATTTAATATGTCTGGATTTAAAGTAAATTTAAGATTCAGCGCACCATAATTAATGCCATCATTTTTCAATGTAACAAAATCGGCAGATGTATTTCCGTATTTTTTTGTTGGTGTAGTTTCCAAAGAAATAAATCTCCAAGTACCGAGCAACATATTTACTGTTATGGGATTTACTTTTACAGTTACACTATTTGATGTGGCAGGACTACCAATTGCATCCGATGCATTTGATGTAAGTACACATGTTACCGCATCGTTATTATTGGGAGTGTAAGTATATGTGGGACTATTTGTTCCAGCATTTACACCATTAACTTTCCACTGATATTGTGGTGATGTTCCACCAAATGTCGGAGTGGCTGTAAATGTAACAGAAATACCTGGGTCAACAGGATTTGTCAACGTTGCAATTGATACTTTTACATAATTAATGTCTTCATTAGCGGGTTTTTCACAACTGGTACTCATAATTACCATTGCAAACATCAGAGTCATAAAATAAATAGCTTTTTTCATCATACAAGTTTTTAGTTAAACAATAAAAAATTAAAATTAAGTTAAACAACAACTGATTATACGTATTTGCTCAGAAAATGTTACAAAAAAGTGCAACTATTTTAAAAAAAATTTCTGGGTATTTATAGAATATGAGCGAAAACATTCAAATATTACTCGGCAGTTGCCAAAATATCCACTCTGTCAATACGGATAATTTTCAGAAGATAGAATTGGAAAACAAACCTGCACAGATTAACGAATATGACATAAAGAATGCTTTAAGTGCAACCGAGATTTTCGATGCGGAGCGAGAAGCAAATCAAAACTACAGAATTTATGGCAGAATTGAGTATTTGTCATTGTTGAATGGTCTTAAATTGGATTACACTAAATTACAGGACTTTTTTATTCCACAAACACTAAACAGTAAGAACATTTTTAGTTCGTTTAAGTTTTACTTGCTTAAGCCAGGAACAGGATATACTCAAATTGCTGGAAGTACTGTTGAATACATAAGATATTTCGATGTGATTGCAACTCCAGATGATTTCGAACTTTATAACGCTGGCTTTACCAATAATGTTTATGGAGAACAAGTATATGCGTTTAACTTCAACAAGGACTTTGATGTTTTACCATACGTAGATAACTTCGGATTTCCACTAATGGAATTGTTTCTATATGCGGTGTATCAACCCGCAAGAAACGGAAGTTTTCAACTTGAAACAATGTTTAGTACTTCTTTTGGTACAACTGGCGTTTCAACAAAAGTACCATTTACACCCACAACACTTAATACTGGCAATAGAATATATGGTGACCTAATAGAATATTCAAAATCAGATTTTCTACAAGTGCCTTCAACTCAGCACCCAAATGAGCAGCTAATGTATATTAATACACCATATGACGCAGGTACGCTTCAATGGGTATACAATTCGTTAATTCCATTCAGACTAAGATATTTTTATGACAATCTTAATGCGGCAAATACAGGAAGTACTTCATATGAGCAATCTTCAACAATACCATACTATGCAACTTCGCTTGGTCAGGGTAATTATGTTTGGAGAGATATTATACTACAGGGAAATATTGACCCACTAACAGGATTAGGTGTTGATTATCCGTTTGTTAATAAAAGGAGATATTTGTTTTCACCTGTTATTCTCGATGTATCTCCAAATTTAAATGACCCATTTACTCTCGGTGTATTCACTGAGATTAAGTTCGGTACACCTACAATAATGAACACCAAACCAATTAGCGATTTAAAAAATATTGGAAAGCCATGTCTATAATTAAAGAAACAATAAAATATCTTGGAGTTGATATGAATCTGAAAATTAATTTGGGTTCAACAGATGGCTTTTTGGGTTTACAACAGGAAATAGACAATCTTACACAGGTTGTTGGTGTTGATTTAGTCAATCCACCTGTAGATGGCGAAGAGCGTAGACTTAAATATTTGCCAAGTATTACACCGTTGTCATTGTCATTCAGATTCTACGACATACCTTCAAGCGGGTGGGGCGCAAGTTTCCAAAATGTGGGTTTTAGTTTAGATGATATTCATGGCTTAAGTTCAAACATGCTGAATAGTTTTTTCATTATGGATTACTATGACAGTGTTGATACGACAACACAGAATAAAATATTTACAACATATTTAACAAAATTAATTTTATACGATGCTTATGGTAATAAAGTCTACACCCCGACATATACAATTGGTGGGACAATACCAAATCAGTTCTACTATCAATACATACCGCTTTGGTACTTGAATTCATTTACTGGAAATACTATTACAGGTTACACTAAATTTAGTTTTTATAATGCAATCAACGGTAAAATTGTGTCGTTTTATAATTACGACAATGGCAATCCTTTGCCGGGAAACTATGTTAATCCGGAGAAAATGTATTTTAAGACTGAAATTAATCGTACAAACAAGACATGGAGAATAATAACGACATCATTCCCCAATGCATTTGCAAATGAATTGTGGGATGCACCTGCTTATAAGGATAAAGTTGATAAGACTGTTCAGAACTTCAACAATGAAGCACAGGATTATCCTTCGGGTAATACGTTTAATTATGTAAATGGAACTTACAATACTATTTAACAACAATACCAATTTGTGGTTTTCTCATAGTCTTAACAATGTCAAAGTCTTTTTCGTCTTGGATGAAACCTTGGACTTTCAAAGCATATTTAGCTACGAAAAATCTATCACCGTCAATATTCTCAATAGGATTGGCTTCTGCGAAACCTTCGAATAATAGTGGCATTGGTGCACCTTTAATCCACACGTATTCTTGACGTGATTTGAAATTTCTCAGAATTTGCTCATCGTATTGGTTAACGTCTACACGGTATTTTGTAAAAAGAGTTGCCTCAAAGGTCAAATCGACATTTGTAGGTTCAGGCATCTTAAACATTAATGAGATTATTTCGCCTGCATCCATGATAGGCACGTTCATGTATCTGAATTTACGTGGTTGTGGAATACTGTATTTAGTACCAAGTCTTGTGCCGGGTTGTTTATCAATACGTCTGACTGTAATGTAGGGAGTTGGAACGTTTTTGTCATTATCTACGAATTTCCAAGTCTTAGAAAATTCACCCCAACGGTCATTGTCGAGATAAAAGGTCGGAACTATCTGACCATCGATTGCAATTTTCATACCGTCAGTATTCACATAGTGAAACAAAGCTGCGTCAATATCTTCAAGTAAAATAGTTCTTGGTAGATATTTAGTCTTTTTGTCGGTATTGACCATCAGTTCCTCAATCCTGTCGAAGCCGTACTTAAGATATTCACATCCAGGCTTTGGTGGATTTATGTCAATGGTGTATTTTATTTTCTTTGGTAATGACATTTAATTACAGTTTTTATATAAATACTCTTGCCTTTTAATTAGATTAATACTATATTTGCCTTCTTAAATCACAGCAGATGTTAATTGAACGCAAAGAAATACTCAATGAGGACAAGAGTACCGGATATATAGAAGCAGTTTTTAATTCGGACAATGTACTCAAAACTACCTACTTTCCTCAAGCACAAAGACTTTACATTGCATTTAGCAGAGGACACACATATTCTTACGGCAATGTTTCACGTGAAATGTATAATGAATTTGAAGCTGCGGACTCCCAAGGCAAGTACTTTCACGCAAAAATAAATAATAAGACAAAATTCCCGACACGCAAAGAATTTACTCTGTACCCAAGTGAAGTACAGGGTTTAAAGGAAACTGTTAAAAACAAAATGTCGGAATTAAAAGAAGACGAAGATGAATAGTATCGAAGAACGAGACAATCTTATTCAGTTAATGCAAGAAGCGTTGAAATTCTATGCAGACCCAACCAATTATATTGGTCCAATGGGAACTATTGCACCGATTTATTCTGATGATTATGGCTCACAAGCACGTTTTGCTTTAGAAAAGGTTAAACAATTAAATGAGCAAAATCAGAAAATTCAAGACGATTACGACAAACTTATATTGGAAGCAGAAGAACTCGAATCTACAGGTGAAACAAGTCCTTTGGACCTAATTAACATATTTATACAAACCCGTGATGATAAAAACGTTTAAAGAATATCAGCAAGAAGCAAATTTTCTCAAAATATCTTTGGATAGGTTTCTTGAGAAATATCCCGACTTGCCTGCAGACGTAATTCTTTTAATGAGAGTTACTTACGATGGTTTAGGACTTGGTGAAGCAGGTGAAGTACAGGGTAAAATCAAAAAGATTATTCGGGATGATGGTGGAAAAATAACACCTGAACATATTGAAGCAATTAAGGGTACGTGAACAGTTCGGTTAAATCTACAAAAATCTATTAAAACCTATGAAAATCTATGGACGAAATAATTTTAATAAAAACTGATATTTTTAATTAATATATACTATTTATAAAAGAGTATTAAAATTACCCAATTAAATTAAAATGTTGAAAGCAATTAAAATTAGACTTTATCCGAACAAAACTCAAAGTAGTTATATAAATCGTCTATGTGGTTCATATAGAAAGGTATTTAATATGTGTTTGGAAAAAAAGATAAGTGCTTATAACAATGACAAGACAAGTCTGGGATTAAAGGAATTAGGAAATTATTTTCATCAGGACTTAATTAAAAAAGAAGAATTTTTATATCTCAATGAGCACAACACCAAAGTATTAAAACAAACAATCATAAATTTACTTGATAGTTATAAAAGATTTTTTGTAAATGGTAATGGTTTCCCCAAATATAAATCAAAACATGATAACAATCAGTCAGCGAGATTTCCGCTGGAAGCAATATCAAAATTAAATAGTTATTCTGATAACAAGATAACATTAGGCAGACCATTAAAAAATATTAGTTTTGAATGTTCTAACAGAGATAAAAATTATTTAACAAATCACAAAGATAAAATCAAGTCAGCAACCATAAGTAGAACAAAATCCGATAAATACTTTTTATCTGTTCTTATTGATAATATAATTGAAAAACAAATACCAGAACCAACTAATGATATTTTAGGTATTGATATTGGTATAAAAGATTTTATGGTTTGTTCTGATGGTCAAGTGTTTAATAACTTGAAACTTAAACGTAATAATGAAAAAACATTAATTAAATTACAAAGACAATTAAGTAAAAAACAATTAGTTGGGACTGGTGAATATCGGTTAAATAAATATGGTAATAAGGTTGAAATAAATAAACCTTCAAACAATAGATATAAAGCAAGAGTAAGACTTGTAAAATTTCAAGAAAAATTAAATAATATAAAAATAAATTACATACATAACATTACAACTCAATTAGTTCGTGAGAACCAAACGATAGTTATTGAGAATTTAAATGTTAAAGGTATGTTAAAAAACCATTGTTTGGCAAAATCAATTCAAGATTTAAGTATCAACGAGGCATTCAGACAGTTAAAATACAAATCTGAATGGTATGGAAGAGATTTGATTATAATAGACAGATGGTTTCCTTCGAGTAAATTATGTAATGTTTGTGGTTATAAGTATAAGAATTTATCATTAAAAGAAAGACATTGGACTTGTCCAGACTGTGGGACACAACATGATAGAGATTATAATGCGGCAACAAATATTATGAAAGAAGGAAAGAGATTGATAGGGACACGTTATCCCGAATTTACGCTTGTGGACTATCCAACTATGGATGACAGACTCAGTAATGAGGTACTAAAAAGTAGTGATAGGTTGAGACAAGAAGAAAAAAGTACAAATAGTGAACGAAGTGAACTTCGTACTAAGTTTTTGTAGATTTTTTTGAACGGTGAATTATCTGATATATTATGGTATATCTCATCAATATGTGATACACTTGGATTAAAAATGGAAGATGTTGCCACATATAATATCGAAAAATTAAAGTCCCGTAGAGATAGGGGAGTATTACATGGCAGTGGTGATAATCGTTAAAAAAATATTATTGTGTTTATTGATTATTTCAATAACACCAAGTATTTATTGTAAAAATAATACTATGGTTGAAAAGGTATGTTTAAATTGTGGTGGTCAATATAAAGTAATTGACAGTCGAAAAGATAAGGCAAAATTTTGTTCAAAAGAATGTGCCAATATACAATTAAATGGTGAAAAAAATACTGTATGTACTGAATGTGGTGAATCGTTTCATTTAAAGGAATCGTCAAAGAGAAGATATAAGAGAACACAAGGTTATTTTTGCTCGACAAAATGTGTTGCAGATTTTAGAAAGAAAGCATATATAGGTATCAATAATCCTAATTTTAGAAATGCTGAAACAAGTAATGGCTATTTGCTTGAGCAATTACCTAAATTCGGAAGAATTAAATTACATCATAAAGTAGTGTTTGAGTATTTAAACATCAATGAAATACCACACAATTATTGTATTCACCATAGAGATTGTCAAATTAATAACAACGACAAAGAAAATTTGGCACTATTAACAGGAAGCGACCATAGATGGTTACATAAAAATTTTGGCAATGCAACTTTATGGGCATACGTAAATAACAGAATATCTCTGAAAGAATTGTGTAGTTGGTGTAAAAATCCCGAAAAGGCTATGAAATTGTTACCATTTAACATTATAACACAAAAAGAATTAATTATATATGAAAACAGTTAAAATAAAATTACTACATCCCGATGCACAAATACCACGAAAAATTATTAATAGTGATGCATGTTATGATGTTGTTGCAACAAGTAAACGAGATTTGGGTGATGGTAGAATTCATTATGGACTTGGATTCGCATTAGAAATACCGGAAAATACACAATTGGATTTACGACCAAGAAGTTCAGTACATAAAACCGGACTTATATTAAGCAATTGTATTGGAACTGGTGATGAAGAATATCGTGGAGAATTTCAGGCGGTTTTTTATCACATAATATCAACACTACCACCGTATGAAATTGGCGACAGAATATTACAAATACAATTAAGAACAAGGGAAGATGTTGAATTTGAATTAACAGACGAATTATCTAACACCCAAAGAAATAGTGGGGGTTTCGGAAGTACGGGAAAATAACTTTATTAAATACAGGCAAATAATATGGAAGAAAGAATTTTAGAAGAAGTAGACCCAAAAGAAGTTTTGGATGAACAAGGACCAAACGTATTTCTTTATTATAGAGATACTAAATCGGTATTCATAACATCAGGTGAAGCATGGTATATGAGAATATGGCTATTGCTATCAAACCCATTCCGTTACTTATTTACGGGACGTGTGAGATATTAAAATAATTTTATTAAAAACAAACAATTATGTTTACAAAAGAAGATTTCAAAAACGATTCGGGTCTTGAATTCAAAGACCTATCCGATGAACTAATGCGTGTTTATGTATTTCCCGACATGAAAATAAGAATAAATGAACCTCTCCTGTTGAATGTTTCAACAAGCGGTGGTCATAGAATTTTTGACTCAGAAGGCAATTCAAATTATATTCCTTCGGATTGGAGACGACTTTATTGGGTCGTAAAAGAGGGCAAGTCTCACTTCGCTTTCTAAAAATAATTTTATTTAAAATAATCTCGATAATGAAGGGTACAACTGGAATCAGATTAAGAAGAGAAAGTGCTAAAAGACTACTTGAGGCACAACTATTACGTGGCACTAAGCCAGAAAAAATCAACAAGAAGACTACCGCTAAGATGATACCGCTAACTCCTGCGGACATCACCCGCATCAATAAAGAAATTGCTGCGTTAAATAATCCGAAAAACAAAAAGACCGTAAGTGCTTAATGGAAAGTTATTTAGACTTACTTCAAAACATCATTGATAATGGTGTTGAGAAAGAAAGTGGTAGAGCAAACATGCCGAATACCATAGGTATTTCACATGGAGTGATTAAAATGGACCTTCAAGAAGGTTTTCCACTACTTACCACAAAGAAAATGTACTGGAAGGGCATCGTACATGAACTTCTTTGGTTTCTCCGTGGAGAAACAAACATAAAATATCTCGTTGATAACAACGTGAATATCTGGAACGGTGACGCATACCGTTGGTATTTAAAATGGTGGGATGAAAAGGGTAAAACATTGGGTGGACTTTGTAAACTCGAAACAATTGAAGAATTTGTTGAACAAGTTAAGCAGGATTCAAATTGTTCATATACTTGGATTGATGTTCCATCAACAGGTCAAGGTGTAAAAGAATATACTATTGGTGACTTGGGTAAAGTCTATGGCTACCAATGGAGAAATCAGAATGGTGTTGACCAAATAAAGGAAGTTCTTGATGGTTTAAAGTCAAACCCATACAGTCGCTACCATGTAATTGATGCTTGGAATAAAGCAGACTTCAAGGAAATGGCATTACCACCATGCCACCTAATGTATCAGTTTATTGTCAGACCACTGAGTTTAAAAGAAAGAATTGATTATCATTTTAATGTACTGAAAGGCGAATTCTATCTGACACCTGACGATAATGAAGAATTAGCATATCTCGATGCGGCAGGCGTTCCGAAGTTCTACTTGGACCTTAACATGTATCAGAGAAGCTGTGATACGCTATTAGGTGTACCATTTAACATTGCTTCGATGTCGTTACTGCTTAAATTATTCGCAACGGTAAACAATATGCTTGATGGCGTGGCTACTTGGATTGGCGGTGATACACATTTATATGTGAATCATATCGAACTTGCCAAAGAACAAATATCAAGAGTTCCTTATGACCTGCCACAACTATTCATTAGAAAAGAATTAAGTTGCCTTGACGATATTCTTGCATTGACCATTGAAGACTTTGAATTGGTTGGCTATAAAAGTCATCCTGCAATTAAAGCAGAATTGTTCACTGGCTTAAAAAAGTAAACAAATGGGTGACAAAAACTTCAAGCAAATCGGCAAATTTCAGTTTTCGGTAGAAGTGCCTGTAGATTCTGATTTGGCACTTGCTATCAGACTTGCTACTGAAAGACGTGATAAAAAGTTGAGTTTATAAAATTGGGTGCAAACAGGGATGACAAGGATAAGATTCTTGAAAATCTTGACGGTATACTCAAAATGAACGAGAGCATTAAGCTAATGGAAGATGCAGCTATTGCCGTGAGAATGTATAAACTTGAAGAACAGAAAAATAAAAGTGTTGAATGATAATATTATACATAATAGTCACATTATTAACAGTTGCAGTATTACTACTTGCAGGTGCACTTTATTTCTTTGCGAGAAAGAGTCAGTACATTTCTGATAAGGAAAAAGAGTTTATTGTCTTCGTCATAGATATATTTGAGCAATACGGTGACGACTTAGGTGTTCAAACTAAAGCAGAACATAAGAGACTCTGTGAAGAACTCGAAAAGATTAAAACAAAGTATTTTACAATAAAAAAAGAGGACAAATAGTCCTCTTTTTTATTTCCGGTTTTTAAAGACTTACCATTTCTCCATGAGAATTGATAATGCATCTAATGCTGCAAGTTGTGCTACAACGCTTGCGTCACTATTAGTTACTAAAGTCACACCTGGAGTACTGTTAAAACCACTACCTGCTAAACCTGCGCCAATTCTTGCCCATAGTCTGTAGGTATTTTGTGTTAAAGGTGATGTTGCTGTCATTTCGTTTTAGTTTTTAAATAATATTATTTACATATAAATACTCAAAATTTCCCTAAAATCGAGATATAATTAGGGTTGTTCATGAATAACTGCTTCTGCAGCCAAGTATGCCAATTGTCTTGCTATACTTTCATCTGTAGGTGTAACGCCAGGTATATAACCGATTTTTGCCCATAAATCGTAATCTTCGGTTGACAAATCTACTGCCAAACCTGCGGTAAAGCTAACTTGATTACCATATGTGGTTACACCACCTGTGGTTGCATATGCTCTGACATAATATGTGTTATTTGCAAGCAATCCAGTTAATGAACTTACAAAAGGTGCTAAAGAAGTACCATTGGTTGTTTTACTGTTTGCTATGGTTGGGTTCGGTGAAGTATTCCATACTACACCCTTTGCTGTAAGAGTCACACCTGTGACTGTTGAAGTGACTGTACCACCACCAGTTGCGGTTGCTGTGGTTATCGAACTTATTGCGGAAGTAGTAACTATAAGTGCCATAATTTTTTCTATATTTAGTTTAAGTTATTTTATATAAATACTTTGAAATATCTGGATTTACTTAAAATCGCCTTTAGTTTCATTGAGAAAAGGTACAACGTCCTCTTTTACAGGGACTCCAGTTACCAATTTCCAGTATGTTTTAAACCCACCGATTGTTTTTTTAGTTTCATCGGTAACATTATTGGCAGTTTCAACTTCATAAAATCTGCGTTTTTCGCCACTCATGTTGTATTCGATGAAATCGCCACGGTTGATTTCTACTTGTAGTTCTTCCAGTTCTTTCAAATAAACACCAAAGCGTAGATTTCCCGTATCATCCCTTGTAATGCCACCTTGACCTGCACCATAATAATCCTGCTTGCCGTCTTCAACATCAACCATAACAGATATTTTAACTGGTGCCAAGAATTTCTTATCTTTGGTTTTTGCTTGACCATATAAGGCATGAACCTGTGTCTGATTAATGTTAACTCTGTGAAGTATAATAAATTGTGGGTTATCTGCTTTCAGATAATTTCTACCGTACATTATATCCAAATCAAAAGAATTCTGGGTCATAAACATCCCATATCTGTCATTCTCAAGGTCAAGTAATTGCTTTTTCTTTTTCATTGGTTAAATAGCTATAATTGGGAACATTGGTGGTTGATATCCACGTTCTCTGTTGACATTCTCTGCAATATCTGCACGAATCTTAGTCATGTTTTCCTGGCTTAAGTATGCCAATTGTTCCATTATAATTTTTTCTGTTGCTTCTTTTAGTTCTTTACCTTCGTCAAGTAAATGTCTGTAGTCCATAGTTAACTGCTTGTCAGTTACACCAAGTTCACCACTGTAGAAACCTCTCATACCACCGATAACAATTTTCACTTTAGCCAACAATAGATTTCTTATTTGCTGATGTGCAACGTCATTCATCTTTGACCACTCAAGTATTTTGGCAGGTGGGTCTGAAGGTAATTTAATAACATCGTTATTTTCCTCCAAACATTTATCTCTGTCGGCAGGATTCGTATCGTAATACCAATACCAAACTTTCCTACCTGCATAGTGTGTTCCCCACTGACCAGCAATTTCATGACGGTCACCGGGAACTGGGTATAAATGCAAAATCTTTTCGCCTGATGCCAAACCTGTAATACGATAGGTTAATATTGACTGTAAAACTCTTTGCTTCATTCTACGGTCCTGTGCAGCAAGTAATGTTGAAAAGGTCGGTTGTACATATGATGCAGGACGACCTAAATATGACCATCCAACCATGCCGGGTGACCAAGCATTCATTGCGAATGGGTCAGCAAGTCCACCGTCAATTTCTGGTGGTGTTTCCCAAAGCACTTCATTAACTTCTCTACCCGCAGGTATGATATAGTGCTGAGTATGTCCCGAAGTTACAATAAAATCACGTTTTAGTTCCCATCCTTCTGCTGCAGGAGCATTAGTACCCAAACCTACTTGTTTAGAATAGGCATAGGTAAAACTCTCCATGTAATGGTTTGATTTATTGGTATATGCTGAGAGAAAGTCGCCTGTCTCTTTATCCATACCTTCCAATGAAATCCACTGCTGTTGAATTAACCAGCCATTTACAAGTGCGGAATAGTCCTCAACGACCATTTCAAGAAACGAAATCATCTGTTCGTCATCAAGTTCAAATGGTCTTTTTGGGTGACCCATTTCGTGTTTTATCTTAAGAAATAAATTATTTCTATCAACTGTTGTTATTAATCCCATAATTACATATATTTGTGGTCTGTTTCACATAAATACTTTAATAGAACTATTATGCCTACAATTGAGTACGAAATTAAATTAAATGATGAGGGTAGACCTTGTATTGATTTACCTAAAGATTATGAGCATAGACCAGAAGACAAATTTTTCTGGATTGAAATGGCAAGATATTTCTTGCAAGTCACTCGTGGGCACATGATTGCACCACCATACGACCAAAATACAATGAACATGATGGATGTCACAATTCCATTGCTCGGACAAATCGGTGATGAAATGGCGAGAATTGTATACCACAACATGATTGCGGCAGGTGAGGCAAACAAACTCATTGGTATGGATTGGGATATGTCAGTTCAGACAATTGCAGAGCGTGACGCAATACCTGACGTGGGAATTGTATACAATAACAGACTATATTTAAGAAAAGAAGGACTGAAAGTCTTTGTTCTTGAAGGTGGTGCGATATACGAATTAAATGGTGGTACAACAAACGAAAATTGGACAGAAATATGATACAAACATTAAAGTTTTCAATTGAAGTCGAAGTCGGAATTCCTGACCATGAATATGGTATGAAAATCAGAAATAGGTTTATTAAAGCATTAATTGCCGATACTCCCGAAAGAATATCTTTCGAAGAATTGGAGAAAATACTTTGTCTTACTGGTTTACAATATTATATTCAAAGTGTAGACTTTGCGCAAAAAAGTCCAAATGACGATGAGTCAATAACTAAATTTGTAATCAGAGGATGAGTTTTAAACCTACCGATGAACAGGAAAGGATATTTCTTTTCATAAAGAAACGTCCTGAGAACGTATTAATTAAGGCATTTGCTGGTTGTGGTAAAACTTCAACCGTTGTCGAAGCAGTTAAATTACTGCCACCCGATAAGTCTATTACCTTCTTGGCTTTCAACAAGCATATCCAAGAGGAACTGAAAACAAAGTTGCCGGAGCATGTAAGATGCTATACTACCTATGGTTTGGGAACTTCCGCAATTAAGAGGAAGTATGGTGACAAAATAACTTTCGATGAGTTCAAGGCAGATAAAATCATATTGAAAAAATCGAAAAATTGGGGATTGGAAGATGAGTTTAAAAGCCAGGAAAAACTTGACTATTATCTTAACTCAATTAAAAAACTTGCGAACCTCTGCAGACTTACTTTAACAGTTAAGCCGGAATACATTCCGTATATAGCTGACCGATACGAAATAAATAATCTGAGCAAACCTCAAGATATCAAGAGGGTATTGAAAGTACTCGATGAAATGTCAACCAATAGGGAAACCTTTGATTTTACGGACATGGTTTACTTACCTGCAATAGATAATGGTATCTGGATGTTCCCGCAGGATTACGTATTTGTAGACGAAATCCAAGACGTTAATCGTTGTCAGATTCGTATGATTGAGAAAGTCTTAAAACGTGACAGAAAAACAGGCAAACTTTTGGGTAGGTTAATTTGTGTTGGTGACTTTTATCAAGGTATCTATGGTTTTAATGCAGCCGATGAGAAGTCTTTCGAATGGTTCGAAAAGTTTCCGAACACCAAAACTCTACCACTTTCATATTCCTTCCGTTGTGCTAAGAATATTATTACCGAAGCAAACCGACTTGTTCCGGAAATTAAGGCACTTCCCGAAGCACCCGATGGTATTGTCCGGGAAGGACATGTGCTTGAAGAAGCAGAAAGCGGTGACTTTGTACTCTGCAGGACCACAATGCCGTTAGTTAAATTATTCTTTGAGTTCTTGGTTCAACACAAAAAAGCAATTGTTAAAGGTTCTGATATTGGTGTACATCTTAAGGAGTTAATCGGCACAATTAAAACACTTAGCGAATTAAAAACTTTCTGGGAACAGGAACTTGATAATTTTAAAGCCGACTTGAAAAGCAAAGGTGTGCTGAATCCCGAAGAACACTCAGGGTTTGTTGCACTTGCCGACAAGGTTTTGACATTAGTATTTCTTGCCAAACTTTCAACAGATATTCCCGACTTAAAATCAAAGATTGAAACCATATTTACCGACAAAATACAGGGTATTTGTCTTAGCACTGTGCATAAAGCTAAAGGATTAGAGGCGAACCGAGTATTTATAGTACGTCCGGACCTATTACCAATGAAAGCCGTAAAGGGTTGGCAACAGATTCAAGAGACAAATTTGGAGTATGTGGCAATAACAAGAGCAAAAACCGAACTTATATATGACAATGAATGGTCTGATGAATAGAAAACACGTCAAAATCACAGTCAACTTACCAAAAGGTTGTGATGACGTAATTGGCACAGCCGTCAAAGACGGTGAAGATGTCGTAGGTAAAGTCATTGAATATGACAAAGAAACTGGTAAGGCAACAATGAAATTAAAAGCTGCAACATGGAAAAAAATTGCAGGTAACACAGGATTACCAAAAAATTTATACAGCGAACAAAAGAAGAATTAGTATGTTACATGAAATGGAATGGCAAGTAAAAATTGAGGGACAATCAAAGCAAAGGATTTTGGTTACCTTCGACCCACAGGGAGAATTAATAATTTTCAAAGGTCAGTACTCGATTAAAAACAATTGGGTTGACTTTAGCACAGACACTTATCCAATGGACATTACGTTGGAAGGTATACAGGCAAAAATAATTAAGGTGTATAATCAGATGAATGACAGACTTAAAGTCTATGATGACCTTAATAAAAGTTTCGCCTTGATTAAAAATGTGGAAATACGAAACGGAGAATTGGCAGGTACTATAGTAGTTACCGACAATTCCATTTATGGAAGTCCCGTAGAAGACAGGGGAAGAGATAACGTTTAGTGTCCACCTGCATTTGATGCAGTGTTTTGACCATTTATGTTGGTATTTAATGAAGTACCACCGTTCCTATTATTACTGCTACTAAACTGACCACCACTATTATTTACAGGTGGAGTAGTTGCTCTTTCTCTAACAAGTGCTTCGACAGTACCGTTTAATGTACCAATGGATGTATTGATTTTAATGAGTTCTTGTGAAGTTGCCGCATTTTGGTCATTTTGTGCTTTAAACATTTCACTATAGTGTGATTCTGTGGCATTAACTTTAGGTACTACAACAAGTTGATAGAACCCATAGAATAACCCCAATAATGCAAATATTAACGCAAAAAAACTTTTTACAGTAAAAACAATTTGCGTACTTCCGCTAATTTGATTGAGTCCCATCAGTTTAAATTTCTTATTTCCTAATTTATTTTTTAACCACTTATTTATCTCTGTAATACAGAGAACTTTTCCAAGTGATTTTAATATTAATTGTATCCAAGTCACTATCATATCTGTATACTACTGTTGGCGTTGTTCCAATTATTACTGCAAATCCGTTTGGTGATTGTTCACGTGTAATTTCCAAACTATCTATAAATATTTTTGCACCGCTTATCCAAGTTTTAACCGCTTGACCATTGTACTTTGAATTGCTTTGTAACACCAATTCATATCTGTATTTGGGTAAGACATTAACCTGTTTCTGAATAGTAGTCTGATTTATAGACATTACATTCAGTTGTTTTGTAACATATGATGAAATACTTATTTTATTTGCTTGTGATGTTTCTCTATCCCAAGTTCCTAAATCTTCTACCTTACTTTTTTTGACATAATCTTGTGCATTTAATGCAATAAATCCAAACAATAGTACGGCAATAATTAAAATTTTTTTCATTATATAAACATTACGACTATAAATACTTTTATAAAAAGAAAAAGGGTGTCAATTGACACCCTTTTCTATATTGGTTGTTTTAAGATTACCTTAAGTCACCGATTCCGAAGGTTGTTAAACCATCGCAGTAGATTCTACCGTAGTAACGGTTAAGTACCATTTTCTTTGCATAACGAGTCATGATACCACGGATTGGTGTGAAATCAAATGGGTTATACATTACAGGGGTTAACTGCATTGGTACGTAAGGAGCGTAGATGTAACCTGTTTCCAAGATACTTGTTCCTTTATGTCCGATAAGCACTGTGTTAGCAGGTGAATAAGGGTCACGATATACAAGATAACGTCCGCTAAGTGTACCGATTTTCTCAATACCCATGTTGTACTTGTCCTGTTCTGGAGAAGCGTTAGATACATGGAAATATTCAAGGTCATCGAATACTGCAGATACCTCAGGAGATACTACAATCCATGATGCGCCACCACGAAGGGTTGCTTTGTGAATCTGTGCAGAAATCTGGTTAATTTTCGTAACCAAAGTCTGGTTCCAGTCCTTCTGTGTACCCATGTAAGCAGTTGTCTGTCTACGGATACCGTTGTAGTCCCATCTTGATGTCCAAGCAGCACCACGTCTCAAATCACGAAGGATTTCACGGTCAATTTCAGCAGCCATTTGCTCAGAAAGCAATGCTGTTAATTCAGCTTCAGCGTCAATGTTTTGGAAAGCACTAACGTCCTGTGCAAGTTCTGGAGTCCACTGTGCACGCATTTTTCTTGTCTCAACTGATACAGTTACCTGGTCAAGTTGGAAAGTTACTTCAGCCATACGGCTATCTTCTTCCATATCAGAGTAAACTCTGTATTCGAATGAGAAAGCAGGTGTGCCTGTTGATGCGCTTAATGCCTGGTAACCATCAGTTCCAGCGTAGGTTAAGTCAACAAGTAAGGTCATGTTACCAAGTTTGTCAACCATTGCCTGTCCGTATTTCTGAACTTTTACGTTGAAAGGAATAGATGTACCTGCAAGAAGACTTTCACTTACGAAAGGAGCAGGAGCAGTAAAGTTAGCACTTGATTTGATTTTCAAACCAGCTAAGAAAGATTCAGTGTCCATTGGAACGCCCGTAGGTCCAACTAACTTACCTTCGAAGGTTGTACTGAAACCACCAACTACTACTGTAAGATATTTTGTTCCAGGTGCGTAAGGGAATGGAAGTGAAGTAGCACCAGTTACAACGGTGATTTCACCTTTGCTTCTGTCAAATAATGATGCACCTTCTTCAGCGTATTCAGTTGCATAGAAAGCATCGTATAATGAACGGCTTTCGAACTGAGTTCTTGCTGATAATACTGTGGTTGCTGCGTTAGCATATGCACCATCAGGTGAAGTGTTAGCGAACTGAGCTGCGTTAACTTGAACTCTCTCAGATGCTTTAGGGTTGATGTAGTACAATTTACCGATAGGTAAGTTAAGTGCTTGTACAGACACGATGTCGTTTGCTAAAAGTTTAGCGAACACTCTACGGATAACCGGGAATGCAACGGTTTCAAACTGACCACTGTTATATGATTCAGTTGACTCGTTAATCATGTGTGATAACTGGTTTTCGAAAAGCTGTGCGCAGTTCTCTTTTACGTTACCTTCAAGACCTTCAAGAAGTCCGATTTTTTCCCAACGATTCGTTGTTATTTCTCTTTGTTCACGGAGTTGTTTCAAACCAATGTTGCCAACTTCCGCACTTTCTAATAAAAATCCCATTTTGTATGATTTTTTTTATGTTATTGAATTATTTTTTTGTCTCTTCTTTCGACATACTCAATCAGTTTTTTCATTTTATTGATGTGTTTGTCGTCTTTGTAAGCGGTTACCTCATCAAGTTGTTGCTTAGAAGAAGGCTGTATAGAGACACTTGCCTTTGCTTCTACGCTCTCAGTTAGAGTTTTCTTACCTTCCTTCATTTCTGTAAGGAAGTTTTTGTACACCTTCTGTGATGAAGCGATACTATCAACCTTTTTAAATTCGTTGATAATCTTTATTTTATCATCTTGTGTCAAGGCGAGTTCTTCGTTAACCAACAGATTGTTGACGTGAGCCAAGTTGGTGTTGAATACTGCCATTTCTTTCAATTGATTGCGATACTTGTCAAGTGCAATTTTGTAATTTTCAAGTAATTTGGTAACACTCTGTTTGTACTCCTTAGTTTCATTCAACTTTTTAGTGAGAATTTTGTTCTCTTTGATTAAACCACCTAATTTCTTAGCTGATTCATCCTGTTGACGGAATCTTCCGTGAGTTCCTTCGTGGTCACCTAATTTACCGGGTGTGATTGTACCTGCAGAATAAGAAATTTGCATAGTTTCATCAACTGGTGCTTCTGAACCTGCTGAACCCAATACGTCTTGTACGTCTTGGTCGGTAATAGTTGGCTCTTCGTCAATCATTGGCTGAGTAGGTCCACCCGGATGAATGCGGTTTGCACCTTGTCCACCGTTGTTTTTTTGTTCGCCTAATTCGTCAATCATTGGGTGAGTAGGTCCACCAGCGTTGACTTGGTTTGCACCTTGTCCACCGTTGTTTTTCTGCTCTCCAAGACCACCGAGATTATTAATCATTTCATCAAGTTGTTCTCTCATTTTTACAAGTTGGTCCACCGGACTGCCTGTAGTTGTTGCAGCTTGTACTCCGTTTAATTCCTCACCAAGTCCCTGCATCTGAGAAATTTCTTCCTCGATTTGTTCCATTGTGAGAACGTCATCGTTTCCACCTGCATTACCCAAAGCATTGTCCACACTCTGTGTATCAAGTTCTGTTATGTCGAATTCTTCTGTTAAATTTGGCATTGGTTTACCTGAAGTTGGTCCTTTGATTTTTTCTTTAAAAGCAACACCCTTTTCGAGTTCACCTTTACCCTGATTTGGAGTTTTAGCTTCCACATCAGCTACGAAATCTTTTTCACGTTCTTCTTCAAGCATGTCCTTTCCTTTAGCTTTCGCTTTTTCTTTGAAAGGTTCACCCTTACCAACAGTATCAGTGATTTTTACATCTTCTGCTACTTTCTGAATTCCTTTTGGTTTTTCACCGAAAGGCTTGCTGCTACCAGCTTCTTCTTTTACGACCTTTTTGGTCTCTTTTTCTTGATTCTTCATATCAGATTCTTTGTTTGATTCAGTTTCATCTGATTCCTCAGATTCTTTGTCATTATCCAATATTTTATAGGACTCTTTTACTGACTTTTTATTTTTAGTTATTTCTTCTTTTAATAAGTTGTTAAATTCCTTTGGGAATTCTTCTGCCAATCTTTTTTTAGCATTAGCATCTGCAGCTTCTTGGATTGAGTTATAATCCACTAAGGCTTCTTTGAGAATAGATTTGCTTTCGTTTGCCATATCTTTATTGTCGTGACTAATACTATAATTTTTATATAAATACGTAATTTTTATCAAAAAGTATTATTTTTAATGATTTCGCCTTTAATTTTCTTGCTTATCAGAAAAATTATACTATATTATGCGCCCAAATATTTATAATAAAAATTTGTCTATTGCCGTAATTATCTTATCGTCACCTTCTTTAAGATAAATACCATTTTTATTTACGTAGGTTTCTCCAAAGCTAAGTTCGCCATTTTTGCCAGGGAATAGAAATGCTCCGGGAGTACTTGGTGTTGCAACTAAGTCAAAACCAATTAATTCGAAGTCATTTTGTACAAGGTTCTCACCATGTAATTCCTTAAGCGTTCCGACACCACGGCTGGAAATACCTAATCTGATTTTATTTTGTAAGTAGAGAATTACCTTATCGCCAACAACTGAAACCACACCATACTTAATAAAGCCGGGTGATACAATTATTTTTAATTCTCCGAATAAAACATTTTCTTGCTGACCTTTACCCCACCACATTTTTGTAATCATGTGTGAGATATTCTGAAGTGATATTATGCTTGAATTACCTGTCCAATGTGATTTGCCGTTTACTTTAACTAAAAAGTTGCCATTTTTAACTCTAACGCAAGCAATGTCACCATCAAAATCAATCTCATTAACACTAATACATCTTTTATCTAAATAAATGTTTTTTCTTTTTGATATATTTAAATTATATTGTAAATGAGAGTTTTCTTCTTTAATCAACCTTCTTTCATTAACATCTTCGTTCATATGTTCAATTGTTCCATCGGATAAAACAATCTCTTTTTTTATTATTACACAATCTATTAAATATCTGTCTTTAGGTTGATATGTAGTAATATTACCGTTTCCACCAATTTTAATCAGCACTTCGTGTAAATCATTAATTAATTGTTTTGATATTGAAAAAACCGATTCTTTATTCGACCAATTTTTATGCTTTGACTTAACCGATTTACCATCGCCAATTTGAAACCAATCAAAAAATATTTTCAATAAATTTGATGATGCCTGTTTTAATTCAACAGGAATATATTTATTATATGAATATCCTAATGGATATAAATAATTATATAATCTTGCGTCTGCTATATGATATTGACATTTTCCATTATCATGTTCATCAACCCAATATTTAAAAGGTAATTTATTTAATAATTCTACAATAATTTTCTTTTTTTCCGTATTTTTTTGTGTTATAACAACATCATATCCTTTCAATTTATATTGATTGGACTTTGTACCGCCACAATGCCCTTCAGCCAAATAAATACCTATAAATGCAAACCAATCCTCAGACTTAATATTGATTGGTCGTGTATATTTTTCAATTAAATCATGTTTTGTATTAAAACTAAGAATATTTGTGTCAACGCCATTTAATGTGAAATATTCATTATATTGACCAACCCATTCACCTGTTTTTAATAATTTATATTTACCTGATGAGAAAATATTGTTTTTATTATTAAAAATATCTTCAGCAAAAAAATAATTTCTATCACCTTTCGAGTTTTCAAGTAAAAATCTGTGATTACCAGTCACAGTTAAATCAATATTTTGACCAAAAAATTTATACATCTTACCCTTATAATCCAAATAGATTTTTTTATCAATTTTTTGAATTTCAATTTGATTTGTTTCGGTATTTAATGTTAATATTTCTTCATCTTCTGAAATGTCCTTGAACCATTTCCAACCATTTTTAGTACAAATCATTGATTCAGAAGCATTTACGCAGTCTGGGTGGTCGGCTTCGGAAACCGCACTATTAGTATCAACTAACTTTTGATACTCCATAACTTGTGGTAGAAGAACCTCTTTAGGATAAATCCTACCGTTCTTATTTTTAACACCCCACTTCTGTAAAATACAGTTTATTAAAACTGGCTCATTTGGCTTAAGCACAAATGCTTCGTTAACGTATTTGGGATTTAAATCAGAGTCTAAATAACCAGCATCGTGCTCGATTAAAATTCCAAAACCCACATCACCAGCTTCCAGTATCCTGCTTAATTGTTTCTTTAGCATAACAAATTCTTTACTATAAATAGTTTGCAATATTAATTTAACTCAACACTAACCTTTTGTTGAGGTTCTTTTACCGTTTTAACATCCTCAACATTAATATTTTCAATAAAAATGCGAGTCTCTGTCTCGATTAAAATTTTTTTAAGAGTTGCGTTAACCTCTTTTAGTTTTTCTAATTTGGTCATTGGATTGAATTATGATTCTGGAGTTATTTTTTCAACCTTTTCACGAATTTCGTCTAACTTCAATAAGATTTTTTCACTCTCAACTCTTCCAATTTTTTCGTTTAAATCCAATAACATAGATACACCATTTAATACATGTAGGGTTTCTTTTTCACTTTCCATCCACTGACGACCTCTTTCTTCCTCTTTTTTAAGCATTTCCACTCTGATTCTTTCGAGTGTATCCGAATGGTCCTTTCTGATTGCATCAACTTTTGCAGTATGTTGCTGTTGCATGAGTTTCATTTCAGCAGTTTTCTTTTTTAGTGACCTCATTGCAATGATGATGGATATCGTGTATGTGACGACTGAAACACCAATCATCGCAATTATAATATATTGATGCAAAAGTGTGGCATCTGTTCCGGCTATTTGCATTAAAATCATAGTTTTTGTTTTATAATAAATAGTCTTGAAACTCTGATAAGATTTTATTATCTTTATATTTTTTCAATTTCTGTATTTATAGTAAAATCAGAATAATGGCAGTAACAAACTCAAATAACTTAGTAACATCACACGGCAATGTTTTATTGATTGACCCTAACATGGTTAACGTCAATCCGAACATGATAAATAGCATACCGCAATACCAAGATATGTACATCTTTGCGGAGTTGACGGCTAAAAGGAAAATGAGAACTGTGTTGGAAACATCTGCAAAAGGAACAACAACAATTCAAGATAATGGCATGGCAGGCAATGATTTTATTGTAAACTTCATAGGCAATAATCAAGACTCAACTGATGCCAACCCAAACTATTTAAAATTTACCACAAACTGGTATGATGGCAGTACTGGAAATAAAACACAGTTTGAGGGTTTTGGTATTAGCAGTATTAAGGTAGTAATCAACTCATCATATATTCCGCAGGTAAACATTGAATTTATTGACTTAAGAGGCTTGGCATTCTTCAACCAAACCAATTCACCATATAGAATATTGTTCGATTTTCCACCGCCAATCTTTGAATTAAAACTCAAAGGATATTATGGTATGCCTTTATTATATAAGTTGCACCTTGTTAAATATACCTCAGAATTCAAGTCAGAAACAGGCAACTACGTTATAAGTGCTCAGTTTGTTGCATTGACATATGCGCCATTAACTGACGTATTGTTTAGATACGTGATAAACTTTCCGCTAATCAGCAGTGGCTCAGTTTCAATAACTCCAAGTGCAGAGGTTAAACCAAAAAATACGTATGAACTTATACTTAAGTTGAAAAATCTTTATACACAATTCAATGAAAAGAAAAATACTGATGTAGATACACAGGTTTACAACAACATTCTGTCACAATTAAATGCGATTGACGCAGCTTTGGGAATATTAAACGGATATGCAGTAAATCCGGGAT